AATTGCTTGGCTTTTGGAACCTAATGACATATCAAATCATGCATACAACTATGTAGAAAATCACCAAAATGATTTTGTCGGAATAGTTTCTCATGACATAAATTTTGTTCAAAAAATTGAAAATGGAATTTATTCACCATTCGGCGGAACATGGATATCACCAAATGATTGGACCATCAATACCAACAAAAAAATGGATGTATCTATTATTGCTAGTAACAAAAATTTCACCGATGGCCACAAATTACGACACGAAGCTGCAAAATTATTAGACTTTCAGCATAGATTTGGGCGAGCTTATAAGTCAATAGACAACAAAATAGAGGCATTAAGAGATTATAGATTCTCAATAGTCATAGAGAATTCAAAATCCGAAGGTTATTTTTCAGAAAAATTGATAGATTGTCTCATAACTTGCACAATTCCCATTTATTGGGGTAGTAAAAGTGCTACGCAAATTTTCAACAAAGATGGAATCATAGCGTTCGAAACTATTAGTGAATTAAAAGAAATTTTGGAATCCATTAATTTTGAAGAACACTATGAAAAAGCTAAAGATGCAGTAATATCGAATGCTAAAAAATCTAGAAGGTTCGCCTCAGTTGATGAAAATTTTATTTCAAGCGTCTTGGGATTAGGTTGACTATGAAAATCGACAAAGTTATTTTTTCAACTTCAGAAGAATATAGTGGATTTTGGAACATTCAATCAAAAATTTTTAAATCAACACTGGGAATCGATCCAGTGTGTCTTCTCTTTGGGAAGAAGAGCAATACTGACATGAATGAAGAATTTGGCAAAGTGATAGAGATGGAATTCATAGAAGATCTTCCTAAGATCTTGCAAATCACTTGGTCAAAGTTTTATTATCCACAAACTGAGCCTGAAACAACGTGGTTGATGGGTGACATTGACATGATTCCGCTCACAAAGAGATATTTTCAAAATGATAATTTAAAAGGCATTGATGAAAATACGACATATGTTCACATGAACATAGGTGGCTGTGCACGCGGATTGGATCTATCGCCAGAAACTTGGTTAGAAAAAGGAAGCACTACGATGGGTGGTTGCGATTTACCAGCTCATTATCACGTTGCAAAAGGGCATATATTTGGAAGAGTGTATGGTAACGAAAGTTTTGAACAACAGGTTAGAAAAATATCGAATTCCCAAAAATACGGTGTAGGTGCCCGGTGTAATTGGGATTGGCAACAAGTGGAAGAAAAATATTTTTGGATAGCAGAAGAAAATTATTCATCAGAAAAATTATGGGAAAAATACAGTGATGGTGTAGTTGACTTTGTTGGTTTTTATTACGATACCAGAAATAATGCGAACAGGGTAGACAGAGATTCATGGGATCATCAAACGAATGATTATGTTTATGATCTTCAAAAACTTAGAAGCGGAGGCTTTGTTGATGTTCACTGCATGAGATCCCATGGAAAAGGATTTGAAACACAGTCATGGTGGGGAAAAAATAAAGGCTTTGATTTGACTAGAAATTCCTTTAAAGATTTTGAAAAACAAAACATGAAACTGATTTTAGAATCAGGAATGTTGAAATGACAAAGTCAGTTTCAGATGTATTGTTTGTCACCTATGGCGACAAAAATTTTCACAATAGCAAAATGCTATTGTGCAATGAGGCACACCATTTTGGGTTTAGAAAATTCTTGGTCGGTTCACCAGAAAATCTACCAAAAGAATTTATTGAAAAACACAAAGCATTTTTTGATCGATCTAAAAGAGGAGCGGGTTACTGGTTATGGAAACCATTCATTGTCAATGAGGCATTGAAATTAATAAATGAAAATGATCTATTAATTTATCTTGACGGTGGTTGCTCCATAAACCAATTCGGAAAAGAAAGATTCCATGAATGGATTGACATGACAGAAGAAAATGAAATTTTGTCATTTCAGATGAGCCATCTTCCGGAAAAAGATTGGACCAAAATGAATTTGGTTCATAAGCTAGATTGTCAAAAAGAAGAAATTTTAAATTCCGGACAAATAAATGCAACTGTTTTTCTCTTGAAGAAAACACCCAAGGTTTGCAAGCTCATAAGTGAATGGCTGGAAATTTGCTCACTGGAATGGACAATCGACGACTCCACCAGTGAAATACAAAATGACATTGGGTTTAAGGATCATCGTCATGATCAGAGCGTGTTCTCTCTCTTGAGAAAAAAATACAATTGCTTCACAATTGAAGATGAAACTTATCCATCAAAAACCCATGATTGGTCAGATCCATCAGTGAAACATGTCCCAGTTTTAGCGACTAGAAGAAAATTTTAATCATGCCTAAAATAATATCGATAACTGGCAGTTCAGGTGTGGGTAAAACTACAATATCGAACGTCATGTCTTTGGTGTTGGGTCAACACAACAGCTGTCAAATAAGCGGTGATGATTTACATCTTTGGGAAAGGGGTGACAAAAATTGGGAAAACGTGACCCACTTAAATCCCAAAGCAAACAATTTAGAATTGGGTAAATTGCACTTAAGCTTATTAAAGCAAGGGTTATCAATCAGTAGAAAAAAATATAATCATGATACTGGGTTATTCTCTGAGCCCATTGCGATAGACTCTCGAGATTGGATTATATACGAAGGATTGCATGCCTTATATGGAGACGCAAAAGATCTCGCGGACTTAAGAATTTATGTTGAAACTTCGGATGAGCTAAAAGCGGATTGGAAGATTAGACGAGACGTCAATAAAAGAGGTTACACCAAACAACAAGTCTTAAGAACTATCAGCGCAAGAAAACAAGACGAGACATCATACATTCAACCACAAAAAAAATATGCTAATGCCATTATCGTCTTTAACGAAAATAATGGAAAGATAGAGATGTCATACGTTTGCATCGATGAAGAATATGAAGTCATAATGAAAAAAGTCAAAGACTTTTATGACACCATGAATGGTTTTTTTGAACTATGTAAAAAACTCTCTTTAGAACCATCCTTGGTGCAAGGCAAAGGAGGAAACGTTTCGGCAAAATTTCAAGACTCGATAATCATTACCTCTTCTGGACAAAACATTGGTGATGTAAGTTGGGAAAGTGGATTTTGCGTGTGTAAAAAATCTAAACTCTCAGAAAAAGACGAAGATTCATTTTTACAAACATGCAGGGCCAGTAAGCTTTCCGGTTATAAACAGCCTTCTATGGAGCTAGGAATACACAAGAAAACATCGCACAAATATGTTGCTCATACACACCCTGTGCATTTAAACAGTATTCTTTGCAGCAGCGAATCCAAAGAAATATTGCAAACAATATTTCCAACATTAAAATATGACTATGTTAGATACTCTAACCCCGGACTCGATTTGTTCCTCAATTTCAATCCAGAGAACAACATAGTTTTCTTAGAGAATCACGGATTAGTGGTTTCAGGAAATGATGAAAATGAAGTTTTTGAAATCACAGCAGATATCGATAGAAGGTGCAAAGAATGGATCTCAAAGAATTCGGAGCCGCACACTGGATTAAAACAACGAACCCTTAATGACAATCATCTATTCCCAGATTCAGTTATTTTTCCTGAAGAAATGGCGTACATTGTCGAACAAATCTTTCATAATATATATGCTGCCGGACTTTCACCCCGCTTTCTCAAGGAAGAGGATGTTCTTTATGTGAAAGAAATGAAGGCTGAAAAGGATAGAAAGAAATGAAAGTCATTGTGCCGATGGCAGGAACAGGTGATCGATTTATTGCAAAAGGATATATTGATCCTAAGCCACTTATAAAAGTAAATGGAAAAAGGATCATTGAGTATATTGTAGAAATGTTTTCAAATGAAGATGAATTCATCTTCATTTGCAATGATGAACATTTAAAAAATACCGACATGAGAAATTTATTGCTCCAGTTGGTTCCAAATGCAAAGATAAGATCCATTCCTAAACACAAGCTTGGGCCTGTTCATACTGTGATGGCTGCAATTGACGAAATAAAAGAAGAAGAAGAAGTCTTAATATCTTATTGTGACAATCCTTTTATTTGGAATGAGCAAGCATTTAGAAGTCATGTGTTAGAAAACAATTTGGATGGCTGTATATTGACCCATAGCGGATTTCATCCGCACACGCTAGCCAATACAAAAATGGCATTCGTTAAATCGACCACTGATGGATTGGTTGACGAGATAAAAGAAAAACAGTGCTATACATCAGAACCAATGAAAGAACATGCTTCAACAGGAGCATATTACTTTAAAAATGGTTCATTAATAAAAAGATTTTTCAATGAACAATTGAAAAATGGGATTCACTATAACGGAGAATACTATGTTACATTGACCTATAATCTTTTAATTAAAAATGGTTATAGGGTTGGATATTATGACACACCACTAGTAACCGTTTTTGGTACGCCAGAGGAAGTTCAAAATTTCGAAGCATGGTCTACCATATTAAAAGGCGATCAAGTAAAAAGTGAAGAACAATTGGTGCAGTGTTACAGGTATTGGAAAAAATATCATGCAAAAAGTGATTTATATTGATATTGATGAGACCATCTGTGTTACACCTGATAATCCACGAATTTATCAAGAATCAAAGCCAATTCTTGAAAATATAAAAAAAGCAAATGACCTATTTGATGCAGGAAACAAAATAGTTTATTGGACAGCCCGAGGCAGCAGGAGCGGCATCAATTGGCATGAGCTCACAAAACAACAATTGGATTCCTGGGGTGTGAAATACCATGAATTGCGGTGTGACAAGCCTTATTATGATGTTTTTATAGACGACAAATCTATTAATATTGAGGATATCAAATGAAATTAATTTCACATAGAGGCAATTTAAATGGCGTCAATCCCATTTTAGAAAACGAACCAACACAAATAGAAACGTGCATAAAGATAGGCTATGGTGTTGAAATAGATCTAAGAATCAAAAATGGAGTGCCTTGTCTTGGACATGATTATGCTCAATATCCGATTAGTAAGGAATGGATCACTTCAAAAAAAGAACACCTGTGGATACATGTCAAAGAATACGATGCGCTAACTTGGCTCATGAATTCGGTGCCAGATTCAACATATTTTTGTCACCAGTCTGACGAATTTACAGTTGTCAACAATGGATATGTTTGGCTTCATGATTTAAAAAATACAACACATGAAAAGTGTGTTGTCCCGCTTATTGGAATCGAAGACATACAAAAATTTGATTTTTCATTAAATCCAAAATTAGGTTTTGTTTGTACAGATTTTGTTTTAACACTAGAAAATCTAATGAAGATGTGGAGTAAATAAAATGATTAGTTTGGTGACAGGAACTTTGAATAGAAAAAATCTATTATCACAATTAATAGAGAATACAGTCGAATCAAATAAAGATTTGGAATTAGTTTTGGTCGATGGCGGCTCAACAGATGGAACAATAGAGTTCATAGAAAAAACTAATCATCCACAAATCAAATTAATAAAAGTAGGAGAAAGATCATCATATCCTCACTTCATGAATCTTGGCATAGAGAATGCTTCCCATGATTTTATTTGTCAATGGAACGATGATGTCTTGCTGGTCAATGATTGGGATGAAGTTATCAAAGAGATAAGTGACGAAAAGGTTGATTCATGGCTTTTTTCTTGGCAATACATTCCAACACATCTAATAAAAAACAAAGAATATTGTGATTCACTGAAGTGGAACCTCTGCAATTTGAAAGATTCAAATCCAGATGGCGAAATAGTGATGAATTATGGAGTTTATAAAAAAGATCTTTTTAGAAAATACGGATTATATGATTCCAATTTTCATTTTTATTATGCCGACGGAGAATTGTCACACAGATTTCATTCTCATGGAGCCAAGTTTAAAGATTGTGCACATATTAGGGTGGCATCAATAGAAGGTGTGCCAAAAGCTTCGGGGCCCGCACTGTATGAACATTCGAAATACTATAATCTTTGCAGGGAAAATCATTTGCAAGGAAGATTTCAATCCCATTTGGATTTTTTAAAATGAATGTATTGAGTTATAGCCTCTTCGGTGAAGAACCGATGTATTGCACAGGTGCAATAAAAAATGCTCAACAAGCTCTCCAATTCTATCCTGGCTGGAAATGTTTCTTTTGGCATGACGACTCAGTGCCAGAATCTACATTGTCAGAACTAAGTTCTATGCAAAATGTCGTGTTGATAAATGTTGGAAAGACGATTGTCCCCGGAAGATATTGGCGATTCAATCTGTTTAACGATCAAAATGTAGACGTTTTTTGTGTTAGGGACACAGATTCAAGACTTTCTGAGAGAGAAGTCTTAGCAGTAAATGATTGGCTACAAAGTGAAAAAATAATGCACGTGATGAGGGATCATCCGCACCACAATTACATCGTGATGGCAGGCATGTGGGGATTCAAAAACAAAAAATCGATAGGTTATTCCTATGAAAACAAATTAAATGTGTGGCTAGATTCAATAGAGACACCAAATAAAATTGATGACACCATGTTTTTGAACACTGTGTTTGGTGACATGTCGCCAAACATCCTGGTCCACGATGATTGGTTGAGATGCCAGTTTTCGAAAAAATTTCCAAAGAACAGACAAAATCAAAGGTTCATTGGAGAAATTTTTAACGAAAAAGACGAACCCATGTTTGAGCATTATCGTTTCATAGAATGCCATGTCTAAATTAGCAAAAATAAACTATCTTGACCCAAGATGGAATTATCCATATAAAGGATTTACATCTATAGTCAATCAAACTGTAGAGATTGCAAAAACATATCGCAATCATCACGTTGATGATGTGAGTTTTTGTATTGATGATGAACAGATAAATTATTTTTTCGAATCAAAAGAAGAATCAAAAAAAACATCAATAGATGCATCTTCATGGTGGTTAGAGGAATTTCTGGCAGGCAGAATAAACAACTCCCCCAATTCGCACGATGTGGCATCTCATGCAGACATAGCGTTGAAAAAACATATTTTTGATTCAATGTTGGCATTGAAAAGAGAATTTGAAATTTCTTTCAAAAAAGACCATGTTGATTTAAAAACAACAGAGTGCTTAGGAATTCAAATTAGAGGCACCGACAAATGCCAAGAGATACCAAGAATAGACAAAGATGTTTTGATCAAAAAAATAAACTATTTTTTGGAAAACAGCAAAGAAAGCTATTCAAAAATCTTGTTGAGTACTGATGATCTTGAATATGCAGATGCCATATGGAAACACTTTGGTTCTAAAAATGTAGTGGAGCAAAAAAGTGTTCAAAGGAGCATCGGCGAAAAATCTGTGCATCATAATCAGTCATTTGACAAAAATGAAATAAATAAACAAGTTCTTTGGGACGTTTATGCATTGTCAAATTCCAAGTCCATGTTGTATACGTTTTCTAACGTAAGTCATTTAGCCCTCTGTTTGGGTTGCAACAACCACAAAGAAATATCTTGTCTTTCAATTTAAACTAATAAACAAAAAACATTAATATCATATCGATATGAAAATTGCATTAATAACGGGGACAACAGGGCAAGACGGTTCTTATCTTTCAGAACTATTGTTGTCTAAAAATTACAAGGTCATAGGCATCAAAAGACGCACGTCAGTTCTTAACACTTCGAATGTTGATCATTTATATAGCAATCCAAATTTCAAATTGCTGTATGGCAACATGAATGACACCGGATCAATGTATAGATTGTTATCCGAACACAAGCCGGATGAAATCTATAATTTAGCCGCGCAATCACACGTTAGGACTTCATTCGATGTTCCGGAGGAAACTGTTGACACTGTTGCAATGGGAACTATGCGTCTATTGGAAGCGGTAAAGAATGTTGTACCAAATGCCAAATTTTACCAAGCATCTTCTTCAGAGATGTATGGCGACAACATGGATCCAATGAAAAACGAATTCACACCAATGACACCAGCCTCCCCTTACGCAGCAGCAAAATTATTTGGACACAACTTGGTGAGAAATTACAGGGAAGGCTATGGTCTTCACGCCTCTTCAGGAATCTTATTCAATCATGAATCACCCCGTCGTGGCGAAACATTCGTAACCAGAAAAATTACACGTGCTGTTGCTAGAATCAAATTAGGCAAACAGGATAAAATTTTTCTTGGAAACCTAGATGCCAAGCGAGACTGGGGATTTGCCGGTGATTATGTTGAGGCAATGTGGCTCATGTTGCAACAGGACAAACCTGATGATTACGTCATCGCCACAGGGGAATGTTATTCCGTTAGGGATCTTCTCGAGGTGGCCTTTGGATTGGCCGAACTTGACTATAAAAAATACGTTGAAATTGATCCAAGACTGTATCGACCACACGAGGTCCCATTTCTCCAAGGTGATTCTAGCAAGGCCCAGGGCACACTGGGTTGGAAACCAAAAACGTCATTCGATGAGCTAATAAAAATGATGTATCTTGCAGACATGCAAAAGGAACTAAAATGAAAGCAACAATTTTTGGGGCATCTGGCCTGCTGGGAAGTGAGTTGTTGTTGACTCGTGACCCATCAATTTCCGTTTATTGTCCTACCTCAGACGGTGTTGACCTAGAAAGTCTTATTCCAACTTCAATAAATAATGATGTTTGGTTTAACTGTGCGGCCAAGGTAGGCGGAGTACAGGCAAACATAGAGCAGGTTTCTGATTTTTATAACATAAATTCAAGAATCAACAACAATGTATTCGAAGGAGCGCACCTTAAAAATGTAAAAAAACTCGTGTCAGTGATGAGCACATGTATTTATCCGGACTCACAATATGTCAAATATCCATTGACAGAAGATCAATTGCATAATGGTCCACCTCATCTTTCCAATTTTGGTTATGCTTATGCAAAGAGAATGATAGACGTGCAATCAAGAGCATATAGACAACAGTACAGCTGTAATTACGTAACGGTGATTCCAAATAACTTATATGGTCTCAAGGATAATTACGATGTAAACAACGGACATGTGATTCCATCGCTTATAAGAAAGTTTTATGAAGCCAAAAAGGATGGAACTGACGTAACAATATGGGGCACGGGAAACCCCATGAGGGAATTTACTTATGCTAAGGATGCTGCAAAAATTATGTGGTGGATTGCCTCGAATTATGATGGCTTCACCCCAGTCAACATTGGGTGCACCGATGAAATTTCAATAGGCGATCTTGCAGGACTAATCGGCAAAATCATCGGTTTCAAAGGCAATATAAAATTTGATAAAACCAAGCCAGATGGACAGCTTAGAAAACCAAGCAGCAATAAAAAATTGAGGGATCTTGGTTGTGATTTTTCATATACATCCCTTGAACAAGGTTTGACAGAAACGATAGAATATTTGCATAAAAAATATCCAAATTTAAGAGGAATCAAACAGGAGGCAATAATTTAAACATGCAAACAAGAATACAACCAATTATTTTTTTTAGGCAACAGGCAACTATCCTAAGGGTGGACAGCGTCCAAATTAGGTCTTTGGGTGAAGATGGAAATGCATTTATCTTTTGCTCATTATTGAATGACGACGGCGAACCATTACATAACGTCCCTGTGGTGATATCTGGCAGCGATTATTCTGCATGGGGAAGTGACGACAATTATATTTTGCAAAAAGCGATAGAATCACTGGGTGTTGTTGTCGAGTAATTAATTGAACTTTCTATTTTTTTGATATTATGATTCCGGAATGGAATCAATAGTTAGCAAATATGAGACTCTCCCAACAGGAAAGTCTCATATTTCTTTTTCTGAAGTAAAAATGTGGAAAGATTGTTCATATAGACACAGTCTTTTTCATGTAAAAAAAATAGATTTTTCAAAACCATCACCCATTTTAGAATATGGAACGGCGGTTCACGCTTCCTGCGAAGATTATCTCCTTACTAGATCGATGAAGCCAGAAATTTGTCATGCAGCTTTAGATGCTGCATGGAAAAAACACGAAAAAACAGAAGAGTTCAGCGAACTAGCGTTACAAACGGCAAAGAACAATTCACTTATAGTGCTATCGGAAGTTCCTGGATTTCTGGATCGTGAATTCCCAGGCTGGGAAGTAGTTGATGCAGAGCATCAATTGTATGAACCCATTGGGAATCATCCGCATGCGTTTAAGGGATTTATTGATGGAGTGATAAAATGTAAAGGGAAAAAGGGTGAAGACATATATTGGATTTTGGATTGGAAAACCACACAGCGAGGGTGGTTTCGAGAAAAAAGATCAGACGAAATGACAAAAGCCCAGTTGGCCCTTTATAAAAACTATTGGTGTCAAAAAAATACACATGTGCTGCCCAAAAACGTGAAGTGTGGATTTGTGCTTTTGAAGAAAACAGGAAAGGCTGGACAGCATTGTGAATTGTTCTCTGTTCCAATTGGTGATGTTCCAATAAAGAAATCCCTAAAGGTCATAGGCAATATGTTGACTTCTGTGAAAAAAGGAGTCTCGTTAAAAAACAGGGAATCTTGCACATATTGTGAATACAAAAATACCGAACACTGCACATAAATTTTGTATTTTCTATACAACTTTTCATTTTGAGGTAATATAAGCGATGATGAATAAAAAAACTATTCTTTTGTTGTCGGATCATCCACTTTCAACTTCAGGAGTAGGGACTCAAGCCAGATGGTTAATATCTGGTTTGGTTGATACTGGGAAATATAGTTTTAGGTGCTTTGGTGGTGCGATAAGGCATGACAATTATGACACCGTAGCTGTTAATCCTGATTTCATAATCAAGCCAACTAATGGCTTTGGTGATAAGACCCTACTAAGAAAAACACTCGCGCAATTGCGACCAGATGCACTGATGTTATTTACCGATCCAAGATTTTTTATTTGGGCTTGGGAAATGGAAGAAGAGATACATCAAATTTGTCCAATAACCTATTGGCACCTTTGGGACAATGGACCGTGGCCGGAGTTCAATAGGGCACTGTATGAATCAACCGATTTGTTGAATTGCATCAACTATCCAACATATCAAATGTTGAAAGAAAGATTCCCAGAAAAGACGAACTATATACCCCACGCTGTACCAGAAGAACTTTATCACCCATTGCCCAAAGAAGATTGCCAGAAATTCAAAGTGGCCCTCTTGGGCAATGAAAGGGCTGATCATTTCACAGCGCTTTTTGTCTCGAGAAATGCGAGAAGAAAAATGCCGAGTGACATACTGGTCTCATGGAAGATGTTTGTAGATGAGCTTAAGCAAAAATACGGACACTCCAAGGCGACACTCATATTACACGCCGATCCATTAGATCAAGAAGGTGCGAATCTTTATAGTGTAATAGACACACTGGGTATCAAGGAACATGTCGTCTTCTCGAAAGAGAGAGTGGGATTTGGGGAGATGAAATCCCTTTATAATCTTTGTGACACCATTGTCAACAGAAGCTGCAATGAAGGATTTGGTCTCCCAACACTTGAGGCAACTATGTGCGGAAAGCCAATCATTGTAATAAAGACAGGTGGCCTAACAAGACAAGTAGAAGATCCAGACACAGGAGAACAATACGGCATTGGAATGGATCCGGACGTAAGAACGCTTGTGGGCAATCAAATGGTTCCTTACATATACGAGGACTATGTCTCTCATGAGACATTAAAAAATTCATTTATGAAAATGTACGAAATGGGACCTGAAAAAAGGGAAGCCCTCGGCCTCAAGGCGATGAATAGGGCAAGAAAAGAGTATGGTTTGAAAAATGTAATTTCTGAGTGGGATAGGACATTGACAAATACAATCGACAATTGGAAAGAGAATGGTCGCAACAAGAGATGGGGGGTTTCTGAGCTATGATTGATCCTACAGATCTTTTTAATACATCAGTGAAAAAAAAGAAAGTTTTACTCAGAGCTCCGGTTTTGACGCAATCCGGTTATGGAGTGCATGCAAGACAGATTGCCAAGTGGCTATTGTCAAGAAATGATATAGATCTTTCAATTCAGGCATTGCCTTGGGGCGACACTCCTTGGTTAATAGACAGTGATATAGATGGTGGTTTGATCGGAAAAATAATGGAAAAGACGACCGATCCATCTAATCAAAAGTATGATGTTTCAGTGCAATTGCAGCTGCCTAATGAGTGGGATCACAAATTGGCGGTGCAAAATATTGGCGTAACTGCAGGTGTAGAAACAGACGTTTGCAATCCAGCATGGATACAGCACTGCAACAACATGTCTGCCGTGATTGTTCCATCAACACATTCCGAAAAGTGTTTAAAAAATTCTGGGCATGTAAAGTCTGAAATGCATGTGATACCTGAGTCTTTTTCGGATGCAATCATCAAGGAAGAAAAGACAAGCGTTGATTCAATGGAATTCTCCACAAATTTTAATTTTTTATTTGTGGGACAAATAACAGGAAATAACCCAGAGAATGATAGAAAAAATTTCTTCTATACCATCAAATGGTTTTGTGAAACATTTTCTGAGGACAAAGATGTAGGACTGGTCATAAAAACAAATGCCGGTAGAAACACAAAACTAGACCAAAAGGCAGTTCATCAAATGCTGAATGGTCTTTTGTCGGAAGTTAGAAAGAAAAACTTGCCTAAAATACACTTTATCCATGGTGACATGAGCGATAGTGAGATGGCTTCTTTATATAAACATCCACAAATAAAAGCACTTGTTAATTTAACAAGAGGAGAAGGGTATGGCCTTCCAATATTGGAGGCCGCGGCCTCAGGTCTTCCGATATTGGCAACTGCTTGGTCAGGTCACATGGATTTTCTTTCTCACGGAAAATTTTTAGAGGTAGCTTACAAACTTGACAAAGTGCACCCTTCAAGAATTGACGAAAATATTTTTATGAAAAATGCCAAATGGGCATATGCCGATGAGGATGATTTCAAGAAAAAAGCCTTAAAATTCCGAAACAATTCCACAATTCCAACAGAGTGGGCAAAGGACCTTAAGGAAAAAATAAGAGAAAAGTACAATTTGAAAAATGTTATACAGGAATACAATGATAAATTAGGGAAATATTTTTCATGATTTTTTTATGTCTAGCGATGTCTTCTTTGCTTTTAACGCTGCTCATAGTCAGCGTTAAAAAAAACTTCCAATTGATTAATCAATTGGAAGATGTTTCAAATCAAGTCGAAGAATCGCTAGACATTTTGGATTCTTACTACCAAAAAATAGACCTAAAGTCAAAAACTGAAATTTGGTCTGATGAACCAATTGTCAAGGACTTAATTGAAGACATTAAGGGATGTAAAAATGCCGTCTTATTGGTTGCCAATAAGGTATATTCTCCCCTGGAACAGAATGATGAAAATGATGAAGGAAGCAAAAATTGAAACAGAGAAGAAGCACCAAAAAAGGAGCAAGCGACATTGCTGAAGTCGAATTAGAAATAGAGAATGCCAGCATTCTCGTTGACCTATCGATAATAGAAAAAATCAGTCCCTTAGGCGAAAAATCACCAAAGCCAAACCCCAAATTATATTTTAATTCGGACACACAAGACGCAATAGTCTCTTTTCAAACTGAAAAAAATAAAAAAATTAGAGACTCAATCTACGTCAATGACATACTCCCTGCATTCGAAAAATTGGTTGAAAATTTAATCAATATACACAAGTTCACTGGCATTTTTGACTCTTATGAAGACTTAAAGAATGACTGCGTTAATTTTTTGTTTGAAACGATACACAAATTTGATGCCGCCCGAGGAACTAACGCATTTTCTTACTTCAATGTCGTTGCCAAAAATTGGTTGATTATAAAAACCAAACAAAAGACCCAAAAGATAAAAAGAAACATTAGCGTCGATGATCCAAGCGGATTGACAGCTTATGAATCAATGGTTATTGATGAACACAATTCCGTCCCTTCACAGGACGTGGTTTTTGAACAGAGTTTTTTCACAGAAGAAACACTGAATTTGCTTCATGAAATAAGGTCAAGAACACGCTCAGAGAACGAATTGATGTGCATAAATTCCATAATCACTATATTTGAAAATATAGAAGAAATCGATTTATTGAATAAAGGTGCCGTTTTGCTGTACATGAGGGAGTTATCAGGTTTGACGCCCAAGCAGTTAACAACAACGATGCAGTCAATAAAAAAACACTATAAAAAAATAAGGGTTGATTTAAAGAAGTGAATCGATATTTTTAACATGACGACGCACAAAAAAACAGAAATCATTATTGAGCAAAAAATAAAAGATTTTTCAGACCTGCTGAGCCAAATAAGTGATGTTTCCGATAAAAAGAAAAAACTTTGGAAGGAAATATATGAAAATGCTGTAGCAGATAGGCAAAATGCTTATGTGCTCTTCACAACACTTGTCGACATAGTGGAAGACAAAAGCACCGAGCATGCAATACACGGAAAGACCATCTCTACTTACATAGAGAGAATGAGTAAGGCGAATGATCAGCTAATAAGACTAGCGGAGCTTATAGCAAAATCAGAAACCAAAGAAGAAAACATAGACGCAGAGGAAATGTTTAAGAAAATAGGCGAAAAGTGTAATGGCTGATGTATTTGATCCAGTTTCTTTTGCGGAAGGCAACTCAGGCAAGAAAAATACTCTTGCAGCGACTATACCTACCACAAATAGCCAATTTTCTAAAATGATAGTTTTGGACGTGGTGTCTGATCCTGGAGTGGCAACCGATGAAAAGGTCGAATATTGGAAAAGTGTTCTAGGCGTCACCAACATTAAGTACGCAAAAGTTTTACCAAGAAATACAATAATAGCCATATCGATAGGAAGAGGTCACGAACCAATGTTCGTTTTTCCATTTTTTCCATCACATCTCGCAATGCCCTCCAAGCCAGGCGAAACGGTTTGGGTTCTTTTAGAAGACCCTAATTCTCCCCTAACAGGAATGGTCTACTGGGTGTCAAAAGTTAATATGCCACACTATGTTGACGATGTCAATATTCAACACAACCCAAGAATTTCTGAAATTTCATTTTTTCCTGGATTGATAGAAACGGCAAAAGAAGAAATAAAGACATACTATGAACTAAGGAATGGCCCAATAAGAACTGACGAGAATGACATAAGAGGAACTTCAGTCGACGACTGTTATCTTGTCTTGAAAAGCAGGCCCAAAGAAGACATATTCGAAGATTTATTAATGAAATCAGACTCTGGAAAAATGTCAAATTGGGAATCCGTTCCTAGGTTTAAAAAGAGACCTGGAGATGTTGCAATAGAAGGTTCGAATAATTCATTAATAGTGCTCGGAACTGATAGAGCTGGACCCATTTCAGGGTACGAACAATTTACAGTCGGTGAAGGCAATGAAAAAAATGATTACGGGCCAGTGCCAATACCTTCTGCTTCCGATTTAGCAGGGTTTGCTGGATCTATAGATTTAGTGGCGGGAAGAGGCCAAACACAAGCAACAGGTGGGAAAACGGTTGATACAACGAGCATCATCGATGCCGGCCCAAATAAATCAGGCACTTCATTTAAAAAAGAAATTGGCAAATCAGAAAATGAACTCGAGTCTCAAGAGGGAGATCCGGATTTAAAAAACGACAGCAGTAGAGTTAGAATCTCCCAGAGAACTATGACAGATACAAATTTTAACCTGTCATCATTCAATTCAAAAGAATTTACAATAAGTGACACATCGACAGGTGATGCCGCTGTTGTAATAAAAACAGACAAGATGAGAATTGTGGCAAGGTCAGATGTAGAAATTTTAGTTACCAATTTTTCACCAATGAACGATGCACGAGATCCGACAAAGCCACCAACAAAAAATGAAAAAGATACGACGGATGATTGGGCAGCCATAGTAATAAGAGCCAATGGCGACATAATTTTTAGGCCATCAAAATTAGGGTACATTAAATTAGGCAGCGACAAAGCAAATAAAGCCATCATGTGTGCCGACCTGCCAGCCGAGCAAAATCAAGGCACCATTACTTCTTCCCCTATATTTTCAACAGGGAATGATTTGGTTTGCACTAGCCAAAGTGGCCAAGGGACATTTGCAAAAAAAGTTTTAGTTGATTAGGAGAAATTATGCCTGGGGCTCAAGAGAATTTTGGCACACTAAAAAAAGACGAAAATGGAGAATTGCAAGTCACTGATGAGGCAAGGACAAAATATATAAAAATCTGGAAGGAATTGGCCGCACAAGGGAGCGAAACATCGCAACCCTTGAATTTCATTCCAGAATTAGAAAATAGGGAAAAATTCGGAGATTGGCATAAAAAATGGATCGATGGTCCATACAAAGACATGCTCATTGCCTTAAATCTAGAACCTCAATTTTTGTTGCCTGTTTTTGATCCCACGGGCGTGGCAGCAAAATTAGGAATGGAAGTTCCTGATTTGGACATGTTAACCATCGTAGGCTCATTTGCAATGCCGCCAGTGGCCACCCCTGCAATGTTGAATATAGGTCCGACTGATATACCTAGTTTTTTACCTAAACTGTTAGGACTAGTTGTTCCTTCACCGCTCCCAGTTCCAAATGTAAAATTTCCTGAAATTCCAAGTATTTACGTTGGTCCCCTTGAGCTCCCCGGCGCGCTTAACTTTCCTAGCAATTGGTCTTTTAGGTTTACGACGATGACTAATTTGCCGACTATGTTTTCTGGATTATTGGGAGACTTGGTCGATCTTGGGTTTTGGGCATCTTTTACTCCTTTTAAATTGGTGGATCTGACAACAAAGGCCGTATCTGCCGTTTTTCCAAAACCACAAACAAGCAATCCATCAACATTTAATGTTAATGTGGCCACGTTGTCTAAAATGTCAGGAGAGGCCGTCGCGCCAGCAATTACAAGTGTTATGGTTGGAGGCGCAGGTCTAAATCAACAAATGGGGAAGCAATTGGAATACATCAGCGGGTCACAAGCAACTACACCAACAGACACAAAGGCATTGTTAAATAACCTCACAAGGGTAAAAGACCAACCGGGTCTGAAGGTGTATTTCAAGCACAGGGAAATTTCGTATGCAGATCAATACACGGTAGACTTGTTAGCGGCAGTCACAGCGCACATGCAATCAGACACCAGCTACAGAAAAAGTCCTAATGAGACGCCCATAACGTTGGAGGTTGGCAACATCACTGGATGGGATAGAACAAACAATTGGTCAGATACACACGGAGGTTCTTCATTTGACTTTGCCTATCCAATGAGGGACGAATCAGGAAACTGGATGTCAGGAATGAATTTAGATCATCCTGTCACAAAAGAACTTAGTCTCGGAGAAAAAGGAGAGACTCCATATAAATGTGTAAATGGCTCTGCCGAAGATCCCTGGAGATTGTCAAATGGTGCACTGGCACATGATTTTCCAGCTCTTTATGAAATAGCTAGATATATTTTTTGGGATTGGCAAACAAAACTAGTTGAAGAAGACAGGATCGCCTCTTGGCCACCCAAGGGAAGTCTCACTCCTCCACTTAAAACAATTTTGATAGGTAGAAAAATTTATAAGAAATTTTTGGATTGGGTCGGCGTGAATAAAAAATCACTGAAGCAACCAGATTACAACAATTTCAATCGGAAATATCGAAATTCGGCAACTTACATGTTCCAACCATATGGCCAAGGTTCCCCAAATGAATTCGAACCAGATCCAGCCGATCCAACAAAACGTAGACGAGTTGGTTTCGGAGAATCAGGCCACGAGGACCACTTACACTTCACCATTGTTCGAACATCAACGATCTTATCTGGCGAATCAGGGTACGATGCGAACAAAATTATATACAAAGTTGCAGGAGGAACCACCGACCACATAAAAAAAACGACTGAGGCCAATTATTTCAGGTGGCAAGTTGTGGAAAAAGATGATCCATTAAACAAGGGTGCAAAAATAAAATGCAGGTACTGACTCTATGATTGGCCATAATTAAAACATGGCTTCCTACAGTTTTAAGAGCGCAGGAAAAACTCAAGAACAATCTGTGATTGAGCAAATAACGAAAACGCAATTTCCATTCGGGATAAAAACTCCGGTGACAATTGGCGACAATGGTTCCATCTTTGCCATGAACTATAAGCTGGAAAATCAACTTGCCGATAATCTTAAAAATCTATTGTTGACAAACCATGGTGAAAGATTGGGCTTTTATTATTTTGGTGCGAACCTGAAGCCAATAACCACTGAGCTGTCGTCCCAAGAAAACTTTGACAATGAAGCAATTGCAAGAATAAAGAAGGCAGTTGATGTTTGGATGCCATATATTGATTTGGAAGATTTCTCTTCCTCAGTCGATAGGAATGAAAATAAAAATACGGCAATCATAAAGATAACGATTTCTTATAACATACCTTCTATTCAAGTGAAAAATAAAAGACTACAGGTAGTCTTGTATGCAATTTAACCTCAAAGGATAATGTGAAATGGCTGACAAAGACAATGCGGCGGTACTAAAATCCATCAGAACAAGAAATTACCTTGCAAGGGATTTCAATAGCTTTAGAGGGGCCTTGCTAGAATATGCCAGGGAATATTACCCCGATAAAATTCAGGATTTTTCAGAATCATCAATCGGTGGATTGTTTTTGGACATGGCTGCATACATTGGCGATAACATGTCTTTTTATTTGGATCACCTATACGGTGAAATGAATGCCGACACGGTGGTGGAAACAAAGAACGCAGAAGCCATCATTAAAAATGCTGGTGTGAAAATTAACGGTGCATCTTCTTCTATGGTTTACATCGATTTTTACATTGAAGTACCAGTTGATTTAACTCTAAAATTGGATGTTACCCTCTTGCCAACGATAAAGAGAGGCTCAGTCTTCAGCTCGGATGGAGGAATTAATTTTGTCTTGACCGAGGATGTTGATTTTTGGGAACCAGAGGATGACATCACGACAGATGCAACAATAAAATTAGCGAGAGGAATAGAGCCTGTCAATGGGAGGAGAGTTGGAGGAAGGGTTGTTTCACAAATTCTAAAGAAGAGCGGTCTTTGTGCATCTGGCAGCGAAACGACAGAGGTTTTTTCAATTGGTGATTTCGTTCCATTTAGAAAGATAACATTATCACCCAAGGATGTTTCGAAAATAATATCCATCACAGACAGCTATGACAATGTCTACTATGAAGTAGAAAATTTAACACACGATGTTGTATATAAAAATGTTTTAAACACCGCTGAAAAAGACGAATACGTCAAAGATTCTTTGAAATTGGTGCCTGCACCATATCGATTCACAAAGAGCATGTCTTTAAGTGACAGAAGAACGACACTGACGTTTGGCGGTGGAAGCGCCGACACCCTTGACGACGATATAATCCCAGACCCTTCAGAATTTGCCTTGCCTTTGCCTTACTCGCAGACATTTTCAAGATTAGCAATTAATCCTGAAAAAATGTTGCAAACATCCACGTTAGGCATAGTTTCCATAAACACATCTTTGACAATAACATATCGTCACGGCGGTGGACTCTCCCATAATGTGCCACCAAATTCAATAAGAAACATAAGAAATGTTTCGATGTCATTCCCCGAAAATCCACAGCTCGGCCTGCAAGTCAAAATAAAGAATTCTCTGGAGCTTTTAAATCCCAAAGAAGCAACAGGTGGAGAAGATGCCCCAACAGTTGCCGAGATGCTCGAGCTAATTCCAATAGTAAAAAATTCACAAGAGAGAATAGTGACAAAAGAAGATCTTCTCGCTAGAATATATTCGATGCCAAGCAACCTAGGAAGAGTATTCAGAGCTGCGGTCTCAAAAAACCCAAGCAATCCGCTGGCTGCACAAGTACATATAATTTCAAGAAGCTCTGATCTTCAATTGATTCCATCGTCAGATGCGTTGAAGAACAACTTAAAAAGGTACCTAAATTCCTACAGAATGATATCTGATTCAATGGACGTCATGGACGCCGCAATTATAAATCTCGAGGTTTATTTCTCTGTCGTTGTCGATCCGTCAATCAATAAGTCGCTCCTCCTCCAAAACATAATATCCGATCTTCAAGATAGATTGAATATAAAAAATTTCCATATTAACCAACCACTCATAATATCTGATTTGACGGCAGTCATTTTTTCCAAGAGAGGCGTTATTTCTGTTGATGAAATAAAAGTCAGGAACATGTATGGCACTATAAAAAATCTTGAATATTCACCTTTGCCATTTGATGTTCAACTAAATACAAAAAATCAAATTATATACCCTCCAACTGGCGCCATATTTGAAGTAAAATATCCCGATATAAATATCATTGGAAAAGCGGTGACAAATGTATAAAAAAATATCGGCAGACAAAGACACCTACATAACCAATAAATTTGTCAATTCAAAGCAAGCGATATCTTCAAATTTAGGCGCGGCCGGAACTTTAGATCTCTACAAAATACATGGTGCGAATATTGTCAATGGCATGCCTCAAAACGAGGTGTCAAGAATCTTGATGCACTTTGACCTAGAAGGGCTAAAAAAAGATGTAAAAGAAAATAATTTAGACATTAATGATAAAAGTTTCTTTTGCAAACTTTATCTCAGAGATGTTTATGGCGGACAACCAACGCCTTCTAATTTTACTATTGATGTTTTCCCCCTGTCTGCTTCGTTTGATGAAGGATTCGGCAAAGACGTCGTAAAATATTCAGATAGAGGATTGTCAAATTGGTTGACTGCTTCTTACGAAAAGCCCTGGGCTCTAACAGGTTCATCAAAGGGCGGTGGATCAACTGAAATTTGCGATTTTATCACTGGTTCTACCGTCTTGGCTACCACAACTTCTTCTTGCTATTTCAAGACTGGCACAGAGGATCTAATTGTTGACGTTACAAAAATAGTGTCATCGACCATCTCAGGTGAGTTGCCCGACAGTGGATTTAGATTATCATTTACGTCTGCTGCTGAGGAGGATAAAAAAACTTACTTTGTGAAGAGATTCGCAAGTCGACACGCATACGATGAAACAAAGCACCCGAAGCTAGCATATGGATATGATGACTCTGTTTTTGATGATACACTAAATCTATCCCTTGATAAATCTTGTAGCATAAGTCTATATAACTTTTCTCAAGGTGAAATGGCAAACATTATTTCATCTAGCACACAAATAACAGGGGAAAATTGTGTCTTGTTGAAACTCTCGACCAACAATCCATCCGGATCCTCCGGGGATTATGCCCTATACTTTACAGGTTCGCAGAGTTCCCGTGGAGATGCATACTTGTCCGGAAGCTATTATGCAGAATTCATTGTCAACAATGACGAAACCATCCGAAAAAAATTCATAGAGTCAAGCTCTGTAAAATTTGAGGCTTCCTGGTTGTCGCTTGATTCAAAGTTGACGTATTCAAGCGGAGACCTGATTTTCTTCAACTCAAATTCATCCCAAATGTCACACAATGACAAAAAATACATTGTCAGCGTCCTTGGCCTGCAGGATTCTTATTCTGACAAAGAAGTGGCCACCTTGAGGGTAAACATATTCGATTCAACAAATCCTCTCGTGAAAATTGCAAAAATGCCAATAGAGTCACCAAATGTTGTTTTGAGAAATTCACATTACAGCATTAGAGATGCAATTACAAATGAAATTGTTGTCCCTAAGGATGAAATAAATAACTCAACAAAATTAAGTAGTGACAATAAAGGAATGTTTTTTAAACTTTATTTATCTGCCCTTCCCATAGGAAGAACATACGTTGTAGACGTGCACACAGAGGCTTATGGAGTAAAAAAAGTCCACCAAAATGCATCTCAAATATTTAAGGTTGTAAAATAAGAAACGATAGGGACAAAAATGGCAAGCAATTTTGGACAGGGCTATTCATCGCTATACATCAAGGAGGAACTGGAACAAAGCCTGCCGGTTCAATTAAATTACAAGGAAACCATCGTCGAAGGCGAGACAAACATAGTCGATGAAAACTCATTCAGGTATGATCCGCTCAATTATCCACTAAAAAGCACACAACAGCTGAATGTCGACTGGTCCAAATTTGAAAACCACACTTTCTTTTCCTCTGCAGAAGTTAAGGTCAATGAAGCTTTTAACACGATAATAAATGGATTTCCTTTTGATGGAACAAAAAAGGAAATGGAGGCATTTTGCGATAAACTGACCGGATTTGAAAAATATGTGTACGACAATTTTCCAACTTGGTCGGGTGCATTGCACTTCAAAAGTAGCCAAAAAAATTATATCTCGGTGGAAGACAAGTCTGGTTTTTTGTATCCTGAAATTTCTAGAAATTCCTCGGGCACAACGATCATAAATCCAAGCGATATTGAAAAATCATTCACAATAGAAGCACAAATCTTTCTTCCAACCGTGACAAATGGTCCGCAGGTGATCATGCAGAAGAATGCGTCTTCCACCGAAGGCTTTACCTTGTTTTTAGAAAGTTCAATTTCCACAACAACAGTCAATGCTACGTTTTGTGTCTCTTCAGGATCAGTCAGAAACAAAGTAACAACAGCCTTAGACAAAGGAAAATTTAATCACATTTGTGTTACTCTAAATAAACAAGATCAAGCGGAAGACTTTTTGCAATTTTATGTCGACGAAGACTTGAAGGCAATGAGCGATTCCAATATTAGTTTTTATAAACTAAACATCGATAACCAACCGCTCCTGATCGGTTCAGGCTCTGCGTTTTATAGCGAAAATACACTCGTAACACCCACTGCGACACTAAGTGGAACAATTGACGAATTAAGAATTTTTCATTCCACAAGGACCCCACAACAACAAACACTGTACGCGACAAGGGGAATTTATCAATCTCCCGATCTTAAATTATACTATAGATTCAATGAGCCACCGCCACCACTGTCCTTGTATTCTGATAGTGATGCAATCAATTCAATGATTTTGGACAGCTCAGGCAATTCCCTGCACGCATCCATTGTTAATTTCACCGGCAGCCTTAGAATCAATGCAGAGACAGACGAGCTGAACCCCATAAAAAATGAAAGGCTGGATTTTAAAAAGGTTCTTTTTCCTGCTTCACTTGATGTTAGAGAATACAATGAAAAGCTGCTCGAAGAAGCAAAACTGTATGATCTAAATAATCCAAATGGAATAATAAAACTAATTCCACCACACTATCTTCTCGAAGGTGCTGCCGAAGAGGGGTTTAGCGACATAGAAGGAAATGCAGGAAACGCATATGGTGGCTCTGGCATGCCTGGTCAAGGTGAAAAGGGATCAACGCAAGTCATACTTTCATTCCTCTACATATGGTCAAAATTCTTTGACGAGATTAAGCTGTTTTTGGACGCATTCGGAACGATAAAAAACATAAATTACGAAACCGACATGTATGATACCGTGCCGGATAATTTTTTGCAAGACATGATAAAAAACAGTGGATTTTATCTTCCTACGTTTTTTAACCATTCTTCGATAAAACAATACGTCGACGGGGAAGATATTGATGCAAATAACGCAATCTTGGATGTTTCCCTAAAAAAACTGCAAGCGAATATCATGAGGAGAGTTCTGATGGCCCTGCCCGACATCTCCAGGTCAAAAGGTACACTACACAGCATAAAATCATTCCTCAGGTCCGTCGGCATAGATCCCGATAACAGTCTAAAAATAAGGGAGTATGGTGGATCAACCACAAAAACACTAACAAATTCAAGGGAATCTCGTAACGAATTTGGTGCGCTCATAAACTTTACAACCTCGTCGTTGGTGACCACGCCCTTCCTGACAGGATCCAGAATAGAACCCGGTTATCCAGAGCCCGCGGGTGCGTTTGTATACTCAAACGACCAGAGAGTCGGCACGACAAATTCAAGCGATGGACTTTTGACGTCAGGCTCTTGGACAACGTCAGCGGTGTTTAAAGTACCTAAAAATGCAAATGCTGGAAGCATATCATTGTTGAGGATGTTTTCGACAGGATCTAATTCCTATTCAAAACCAGGCCTTATTTTTAACCTCATAGCAACACAAAAAGAAGACAAGGTGCCTTCAAAGATAAAGCTCTATGGAAGACCATCCCACCAAAACACCGCTCCCACGCTGAGCATGTACCTAAACCTGCCGGATGATGGAATATTTGATGGAAATAAATGGAACATATCTTTTGGTAGAAAAAGATCTGACGAAATTACTGGAGCATTACACACTTCTTCTTCTTATTACCTGAGAGCATCCAAAACCGGAGAAGGTGAGGATTCAATTTATTATTTGACTTCTTCGTTTTTTGGATACAACCAGTACGACATACTTCAACTTAAGTCTAGCAATTACAATGCATCAGGCACATTTTTTGCCATGGGGAATCAAAAAGATTCTTCATTGCCGACATTTTCATTGTTCGGTCACCTAAATGGCACAAGTATAGACCCAGAAGCAAGAACTTTAAATTTCAATGGTCTTATTTCTAATTTCCGATTTTGGTCAAAATCAATGGACGAAAATGAATGGAAGGAACAGGTAAAAAATTATAAGTCGCTAGGAACTAATGATCCATATGCAAATTATAACTATACAAAAACCCCTTCAGGTTCATTCAACCAAATAAGAATCGACTCCTTAGCAAAACAACCAGAGGCATATTCCGCCACAGACGGAAAAATTACCTTCCTCGATTTCAGTCAGAGAAACATGCACCTGACGGGCTCAGGATTTGGTTCAAAATCCAAGGTTTTGGTGGGGGATAGCTTTAGTTATTCCACATTGTCGCCTTCTTTCGATGAAGCCTCAACAAACGAAAAAATAAGGATTAGGAGTTACAGTGATCCAAGGCTATTGGACGAGAACCCATGGGCGGTCGCGACGCCGTCTTACCTCAAAAACGGACTGTTCGCCACTGAAGAGCCACAGGACGACACAAGACTGTCAATAGAGTTTTCCTTGGTCGATGCACTCGATAGAGACATTGTCAATATGTTTTCAACGCTTGAGATATTGGGAGATGCCATCGGAGCACCAGAGTTAGCATTTTCTGTTGACTATCCGGATTTAGAAAAACTGAGGGATGTCTATTTCAATAGATTGTCTGAAAAAATGAACTTTAAAAAATTCTTGGAGTTTTATCGATGGTTTGACATGTCAATATCGACGTTCGTCCACCAGCTAATACCAAGCAGGACGAAGTTCTATGGCACAAATTATGTCATAGAATCACACATGCTGGAGAGACACAAGTACCAGTATAAGTACGAAGAAAATTATCTAGGTGACGCAAAAACTCAGTACGATAATCAGGTGACAAACTACATAAACAGCATGAGAAAGATTTGAAGAAATGGCAGACCTAGACAAAGACGATCCTAATCAGGTTTACAGCGCACTCAAGAGCGATGGTGTCGTCTCTGCACAGCTGACAGCAAAAAATGCAAATAGCGTTCCCTATCTGCAGATAAACATCGACGAAAATTATTTTTCTTTTGATAAGCAAATTTCTCTTAAAAACAGAAGGTATTTCGTCGACTCCTTTCCTGGAAGTCAACTGTCAGGCAGCAACGTTGCCAATGGGTTGTTGGCGACGGAGAGAACCACGAAAGCTCGCCCAGTCGCCAGGGACATAAATAGGGAATACCTTTCTGGTTCAAATTCATCCGAGGCATACAAAGCCGGTGTCGAAATTTCCTCGATTAACGATTTCTTGTCCGGTCTTGTTAAAATTTCTGCAGGAACTGCTGGTCACGTCATTCAGCCCTTGTGTTTCGGAATAGCCGAAAACGCAGTGCAAACGACTCTTAGTGAAATAATGAATTCCGACAAGGAAGAAATGGACTTGGTAGCTCGCGGCGCTTTCCACGAAATTGATCTTTTCAACCCGCTGCACTTTATCGACCTCCAGGATGGCGATAAACCAATTGATCAATTGATCACCTTCCCGATTGTCACATCCGACAACAACCAGATTGAAAATTACATATTAAATGGAATCATAGAGCCATTCCCCATAAGGCCTGTCATCTCAAGCTTTACAATTAATTTTCCTTTTGAACCACAGGGCGTAAAGGGGTCCTACGGAAATGGCAATTCAAACATCTGGATGGCAAATGACGAGGTCTTGAGCGTTGATTATTACAATCCAACCAAGGAAAATGTCGGTTATTTTTTGGACGAAGGAGAGCCAATCACACTAACAGGGGACTCAGGGTCTGCGACAGTAGGCATGACAATTGGATATTTTAATTCAAACCTCAACAAGGTGGAACCGTTCGTCGACATCGTGCTGCCCCGAGGTGAAGAAAAAAGCAGTACATATTCGAGCGATCTTTCCGAAGTTGTCGATAGGATGCTGAGACAGACAGAAGTGTACGTGAATAACAAACAGAGATCATCCACCTCTGGAATTGTGTATGATAATGCTACAAAATTAGGCACAGATTCCATAGCTTTCGGAGGAATGACTTACTAATGCCCAAGAGAAAAATTTTGCCAAGAAAAGACTCCTCAAAGTACGATTCTTTGAGCTTTGGCACCTTTCCCGACAACGAAAATCTATTTAACGATCAAAGGACGATGATCTTCACTTCTAGCATCTTGGACATGCCAACAGGTTTGCCCAAAGATTATTCGACAACATTTAGGGGCTCAGAAACATATGGAGACCTTGTTTCTTCCAGTAGCATCTACATAACAGGGAACATAAAGTCGCCTATTTTTGATCATTTCATGAGAATTGATCCAAACTACAGTTCATCTAGTGAGCCCTTCAAGGAGGTTTCACAGTTCGAACAAGGAAAGTTCAGTGATCCATTTTATGCGACAGGGTCGGCAGGTTTTGTGGGCGATGGTAGTTTTTCAACGCCCTTGAAAGACAAGGTAAAAATCAACCTTTCTTTTCCAATCAGTCAAAAAACAACAATGCTGGCAAAGACCTCAAGCATTTATTATCTAAATACGAAACAAAGCAGGTGGGAAATTCCACAAAATGCCACGGCGGATCACGTTGGTCCATGGGAAAAAATTTGCTATGGTGCAAACGCATGGTATTACACCTCACCCTCCGCTCCCCGCGGTTCATTTTTTCCTGAGGACCAAATTGGATTTAATCAATATGGCCACAGCATAACTTCAGGCAGCTTAAACAAATTTAGGGGTGCTGATACCCAATTTTCTGATTGGGTAACTAGATCGACGCAGTCAGATTATCTTTTAGGGGAAACTTTTTATTCGACCCCAACTGCGAATCAATTGTATGAATTGATGACAAAAAATAATGAAAAAACGTTAACATTGAATCAAGACTATAATGCAAATGATGAGCAGCTTTTTGAATTACCAATAAATCAGCCCTTTTTAATAGAAAAAATTGTTTATGAAATACCAATGATGTTGGGGCAGGATTGGTTTAATGACAGCACGGTCGTGGCCAACCCCATTACTTCATCTTATGTCAATGGATCATATACCATACAGGGAGGAATATGGCCGGGTGGTATGCCTGGTGGATTAAACTCTAATTTTTATGACATGGGTGGACCAGGCATCACGGTTGCTTTATTTTCTCAAGTCAACCAAGGAATAAAAAAAATAAGGGATTTAATAGCAAATGACGTCATTACTCACAGCAACGACGTCGATTACAACATAAATACACGAACCCCGGCCATCCTCGCGCGCAATTTTCTTGATGGAATGGGCGGAATAGAAAAGGTGGGTGGTGTTGTAGCTTATACAAATAATTCTTTTACCGGCAGTGTTTTTATAAACAGCAAAGCCAAAATTTCAAATGGAATTACTAATCGCGCTCTCTTTGTCGGAGCCAGTTTCGATTGGGTCAATCCTTTTTACATTCAACAAGTAAACAATAAAAACCCTGGATTGACACCTGGGAGCACAGGTGAAGATCACCTAAGGTTTTTTAGAGAGATAGAAAAACTTTTGATTAAAGAGTCTAATGTGTGCAGAGCATTTTACGACCCTGTTGGAAGATCAGGATCCGGATTTTCACCATCAGGAGGCTCTATTTTTGGAGGAGAATATGCACTTCCGCAAAATAGTGTTTTTTCAAGCGGATATTTGACTAACCCCGTCAGTGAAATGGCAGACGAAGATTTTGAAAAATTGATTACAGGCTATAAAAGTCAAATATATTACTTTTTAGGACTACAAGACTTACAATTTTGGATGCCAACATTTGAAAGAACCGAAAGAATTTCCCCCTACCTCGTTCAGCCCGGCCAAAAACTCCTAATTTCAATTTCAAAAACAAGACCGGCTTATAAGGGTGCAAATGTACAAACAACTCCAACGGATATATTGGTTGGTAGAGTTAAGCTTATGGCTGAAGAATACGAATATGTGTCAAGAGCTGGTCATGATGTTCAATTAAATACCGGTTCAATCAACATAACAATCTATGGTTCTTATGTCAAGAATGGGAGTTCTTATATACCATGAGCTACGAGAAGATATACACTGACGTTGTAAAAGATGTTATAGGAAACGAACCTGTCATAGATCAATTCGATCTTTTTTACATAGACTCTTTCTATGGAACCATGCAGGACGATTACGTCACCGGCACCATGGTCAAGGAAATAAAGGATCAAAATCAAGTAAGCAAAGGTACACGTGCTTTTGTGACTGGCACAAGGGGGAAAGCATTTAGTTCATACTACGCTGAATTGGAACAGGACGATTCACAAATAAATTACGTTTCCACGGATGCCGAGAGGTCAGGCACGAGAGGCCTGAGCAGACTTTCCCAAAGGCTCCGGAGACCCGAAACGCAATCTTCTTTTTCTTATAGACTTTTACAGTCATATGACGAGTCAGAGAGGTTTTTTGATAGCTGCCTCCCCTCATTTGCAAATGCACTAAAGGTTAACAAAGCGGTTCTTTGGACCTACACCGGTTCGATCAAAGGCGCCGACAACATTGAAACCACAACACCCCAGCATGACGTTGGTTTAATTTTTAGCCCATTTGGCAGCGTTGAAACCGGGTCGATTGGATATGTCACGTTCAACGACGTCCCAATTTTCAAAGAAAACAACGATGGATTTGAGGAAGACCCATCGTGCGACAACGTCTGGACGTGGTCATACCCATATGAAAATAAATATTTTCCCGAAAATAGGTTCAAGGACTCAAAGGAAGCTTTGGGGATCAATAAATTGGATTACGCAATTAATGCCAATAAATCGGCAATAACAAAATTGCCAAACTCTTTGGGGATCAATAAATTCTTCCCAATCCTGCCTGGCAAACCATGCAAATACATGCCCGATAAAGATTTTGCATATCCTGCAGAAGGGCCAATTGGTTTCGCAGGAGGGACCATGGGCGGTAGCACTAATTTATTAACAATAAATATTAATTCTGAAACAAATGAACTAAGCGATAAATTGAAAATTTCAATTTTTAGTCCCCTGGGTCCGCCTGGATATTCCAATCTCATCCCAGCCGATGTTGACTTTGAAACTAAAAAAATTACACGTGACTATCTGAAAGAGCTTCCATTTTCCGGAACGCTCAGCGACATTGACATAGAAAGACTCCCTATTTCTGCTTCTTTGACAGGAACAATGTCAAATGATGACACCATAAAGTTTCTTTATGGATTTGGGGATCTAAACACAGTTTCATATGCCCATTTTTCTCCCAAAGAAGATCAAATTATTTTTGATGGGAAATTGAATAACCACAATCACTTTTTTATGCCGAAATATAATTCCGGCGGGACTTCAGATGCTGCCAGGTGGAGAAAAAGCTTGCCATTGTCGTTGCAATACCCGATTGATCCATATGCAATATATAAACCAAAAGTTGTGCTAAATGACACATCAGCTGAAATTGTTGATGGTTATGATTTTGGAAATGCCACAGACGGAGGAATAAGTGGCAGCTTGTGGTGGGGGATAAATAGTTCAAGCTATGAAATAGAGTACGATGAAACGACAATGGGCACAGTGGGATACTACTATGTCTCGGAATCGTTTAATGACGATGGAAGCAGGAAAAATTACGTCAGATGGGTGGTGTCTAGCTCCATTGACAACAATTTCTATTCCAGCACAGAAAAAAACCAAATAACATGGGGCTCTTCAACAGGCAGGAGCATAGTCACAAAATACGGAACAATAAGCGAAAAAAACAAGCAATTTTTGGACAATTTGCCCATAAACAAATCATCAAAAATGTTTGTCAACATTAAATCAAGTGTTCCATGGACGTTTTCATACGACAGGGCGATACATGCAGATCCCACAGATAGATTCTATAGCTATTGGGGCAATTACCCTGGTCATTCAGGTGCAAGGGATGACGTGATAATTGAACAAATTTATGGATCTCACGCTTCAGGAACACAAGGCGGAACAACCCTCAGCCCATTCACCGGTTCGCTAACAACGCTTTACCCACCGGGATTCTACAACTTAGCCTTTGTTTACGAAAAAAACTCCTACGTTTCCGGCACAATCGATAGGGCATTCGTAAATAATTTGAGATTTTATAGACTAAAAAAAGAGGAAGAAGTCATGGGGAGCTTAAACCCATATAGTCTCGAAACATTAACTCCCCTGGGCAGAGTCGGTGGAAATAATTATCCTGAGTTTAATGCTTATAAAATTGACTCGAGGCCCAACTTAATGACAGGGACCATTGTTTCGAAAAATTATGCCACTACTGCTTCTGTTGGAATAGGAATAAGTGTTGGAGAAAAAACCGGGGAATACTATGGATCACATGTCTATGGAATAGGGCCAGTCATAAGGGGCTGGAAATATGGCCTCTACAGCGGACTTCCAATGCACTCGAAGGGCGTATTTAGGAGGGATAAGTATGGGAATTTTAGGGACATGTTGGAACAGAGGCCATACACGAAATATGTTTTCGACGTCTCAGAAAATGACCCGTTCATTAATCCAGGTCGACCCAATTCCGGAATTGGCAAGGGAGATTCCGGGGAAAATACTAGGTTTTTAGGATCTGGCCCTGGACCTGTCGAGATTAGTTTTGTGAAGGCGAGACTAGAAGTCGACCCTAGGGGTGTCGGAAAAATAAGGTACGATAAGGTTGATCCACAGGAAACTAGCTCACAGAACCTGAGCACGTATTCCACTTCATCCCAACCTTATTTTGATGGTGAAACTAGATTTAGATAAAGTCGGGTCGCTCAATTGAGGAGATTTGGGGAGGGAGGGAAGTTGTTTTCAAAATCCTTTTCTTCCTCGCTCATTTTTCTTTTTTCGAACATCTCCTTTAAATCGAATTTGGCATCATAGTCACTTGTGATGAGTTGGGTTTTTATTGGGACGCCTCTCTTTTGACCCACTGACCCAGACATCCAATTGAAAATTTCTCCATTGACCCACCCTGAATAAATTTCCACGTATCCGGTCTTTTGGACGGCAGTCTGTATGGGTAATACTTTTGCGAATCTTATTTTGTCCAATTTTTCGTGCTGTATGCTTGCAAATTTTGCTGGATCGACTTCGTGCTCATCCGAGTAAATGTACTCGGAACCCATCCATTCCACTTCCATCATCTCTTGTGGCATCAGGGTTATTTTTCGATAATATTCCGCTGAGTCGAACTCTAAGATATCATCTTTTAAATAAAAGGCTGATTCCGCCGAATCAAATAGGGTAAACGACCATTCTTTCTTGTTCCTTTTGAGGCTAACTCTTATTTTTTTCACGTCGATCTCTGTTGGCGATAATACAATAAATCTACGCGACCGAATCCGCATTCAAGTACATTTTTTTAATTACTTTTCGCAATCCAGGGTTGACCTTTAGAGCTTCTGGAACAATTTTATGCCTAATCAAATTTCTCATGTGGGCAACGTCAAGATTCGACTCGTCCTCTGACCATTCCAATTTATTCCTCTCGGCCCAGGATAAAAATTCTGATTTTGGAGTGATCAAAAATGGTCGAATTACGTTCTTGTTCTTGTAAGGAATGACCCTGGGAATTCCGTGAATGGAATTAAACAACCAAGTTTCTACTGCGTCATCGAGGTGGTGGCCTGTGATCACAGGTTTGTTAAAAGAAAACAAGAAAGAATACCTTTCTTTTCTCCAATATTCTTCGGCGGATTCGCCCCTGCCTTTGTCTCGCAAGACTTTTCCCACCCTACAATCCAACCCTCTAGCCAATGCAAAATTGCGAACAAAAATTTCGGCATCGTGTGATGTCTTGGTTCCATGATTGAAAAAAGCCAACGTGACATTCTTTTTTCCCCTCAAGAGAAAATCAACAATGGCAACCGAATCTACGCCTCCTGAAAAAGCAACCACACAATTGTGAGGAAGTTCCCCAATAAATCTAATCACTGGTTACCCCTGGATGCAATTGGAGAATTTGTCCTATCCGTGGGAGTTGCACCCACACGCCTTTTGGGCACCGCATTTTGAGTGCGGCATGTCTGCTGTTCCATCAGGATAGGTTGCTTGACCATTTTTACAATATAACCAATGATCGCTTATTTTTTCACCTCTAAATCAATTTAAGATTACCTGTGATTTCATCAATTCTCTCTGGATCATCCGGACCTATTGCGGCACACAAAATTTCTTCATCAAAATCATTTTTGTTTTTTGGAGAATTTGTCATTGAATATGATGACAATCCGGCCATTTCTGCCTTGAACAATATGTTTTTAAGAGCCTCTTCTGAAGAGACCCCGAGAATAATTCTCATTGATTTACCTTGCATCCAGTCTGATTCCTGGGGTGTCAGGTTGACCTTAAGAGTGTCACCTCTTTCAGAAACATTATTGTCAACTAAAAATTCGCAGGATATTTTTGCTGCCATTGCGACCATGGCAGCCCTTTTTAACTTTAGATCTCTTCTGATAAGTATGACCTGTTTTGGATCGTTCACGGACATTCTCCCGTATCAGGATTCTATAACACATTTTATATTTGTTCCAAATCCAATCTCAAATGTTCCCTAATTTCCATCAATAATTTACCCAACCAGTTTTGACCGGAACCACGACAGACTCCCCAAAATTTATCATTCCAAGTATTTTCATTTATTAATTTGGCGCTACCGGTTTTTATCAGTTGGTCGGCCAAAAATGGACTTTCAAACTTTTGTTTCAAAAAATCTTTCATTAGGGTTATTTTGATTTCTTCCCAATCCTCCCTGAGCTGTAAACATCGACCGAGTTTTTTAGCCTCCTTGGGTCCGGGAGCTTTCCTTATTAACTCCCTTGCATTTTCATCCATCGTTTTTGAGGCCTGGTATGCGTGCTCAACAGTCGGATATGGCCTCTTGTCTATGTAAATTGTGCTAGGGTGATAATTTGACAAAAAACCATGCCCTGCTCCCAAAGTAAAACTTTTTATTTCATTATTTGATTGAGTCATTTAGGGCCCCAAGGGGAATCGAACCCCTGAAATAAATATCTAAACTTAGATCTCTTTCCAAAGATGGAGCAACGGGCAAACATTAAATGCTTGCCAATCGATTATTTCACTTCTTGATGGTGGGCGTAACAACAGCTGTTGTTGTGGGTATTGTAGAAGAATTTGTGGTGGTCGCTGGAACAACGGCGGTCGAAGTTGGACATGGCACGACTGGCGATGTGGTCGCAGAAGAAGCCGAAGTTGTTGGTGCAGCAGTTGGTGCCACACCGACGTCAGCTGCAACAGCGGCACTGGTTACACCACCAGCACCACCGGCTGATGAATCAGTCGACTTTGAAGAACAACCCACTAAACCAAAAAGACTAGTCACAATAACGACAGATAGTGTTTTCATTTTTACTCCTGGTTCCTATTTTTGAACCTGCACATTATTTATTGCATTTCAATAACCGTGTATAAAATTGTTTTAATACACGAATTGTTTGTAGGCAGATAAAAAATCATTTCGCATACTTAGAGTTAAAATGGCTAGTAGAAAAGACGTTCAAAGGAATAAAAAAGTCTATCCTTTCTCAAGGGTAGCACCGAGATATGCTGCAGCTAGCGACACTGAAGAAGTGAACAAGCTGGATTGGAAGCGATCCGTTAGGCTGGCTTCAGCTGTTTTGGAAAACATTAGCGATCTCACGTTGATTCCCATGACAATAGATGGGATCACCTTGAACGCCGGTGATAGAGTGTTGCTTAAGTCACAAACAACGGCTTCCGAAAACGGAATCTATGTATACGGGCCTACAGGACTCACGAGAACAATAGACGCAGACGTCAATACATTGTCTTCCGGGGCAGCTTGTTTCGTCGAAACGGGAACCACGAATTCCGCAACAATGTGGTATTTGGCCACAAATGACCCGATAACCGTCGGAACCACGCCGCTCTCGTGGATGAGATTCTTTCCAGACAGCTCTGGCGGCGGCGGGTCTTTTTGGTCTTCCACATATTTAAACGGTATTTTTACCACCGGTTCGGTTGCCATCAGGGGGACAGAGTCAATAATCTCAAAAGCATCAGACAAAGGATCGGATGTTTTCTTTTATGTTAGCGGCTCTGTAAATTCGAAGGACGTCAGCATTGGTACTTCCCTCTTCGGTGGAGATGTTTTTATAAGTGGTTCGACGTACGTCGACGCTGGTTTGTTGGAGGTGACTGGAACAATTTCACTAAGTGGATCTCTGCAGCATGGAATAAATGTGAGTGCGAATGGCGCAAATTCTCATGCTGGCGGCATCTCAACCACTGCATCCGGAAATGGATCGCACGCAGAAGGATACCTGACAATAGCATTGGGTTCTGGTGCACATGCAGAAGGTGCACTTTGTTTGGCATCTGCTGATTATTCCCATGCCGAAGGTTCGAGAACCACGGGTTCATTTAACTATGCACATGCTGAAGGTGAATTAACAACTGCTTCTGGATATGCTTCCCACACTGAAGGATATGCAACTACGGCTATAGGTACGGCGTCTCATGCACAAGGACTTTACACAATAGCATCTGGCAGCTATCAAGCTGTGGCCGGAAGATACAATGTCAGAAACAACACGTCATCCCTTCTTGTTGTGGGAAATGGAACGGGGGATTCAAATGCCCTAAGAAGCGATGTATTGAGAATAGAACAGGGATCTGCAGGAAATGGGAGAGTGGAAGTCACTGGTTCAATTTATGCAACGACTGGTTTCTCTGGTTCCTTAACAAAATTGACAGACGGAAGTTCTTATCTCATAGCCGGTTCTAATATTACACTCTCCACGGGATCTAATGGTGCGGTAACGATTGCATCTGCAGGCGCCAGCACACCTGGTTCTAATAATCAGGTTTTAACTTCTGATGGCACAGGTAACGCAGTAGCTGAGACTAATTTAACGTTTGATGGCACTCGATTATACGTGACAGGTGCCTTTACTCAGGGTAGTAATACCTACGCATCCGGTCCTAATGCACATGCGCAAGGTAGCAGTACATTTGCAACAAATACGAACTCTCATGCTGAAGGACTTGGCTCCGTTGCATCAGGTTTTCAATCTCATGCTGAAGGTTACTACACAGTGGCGAGTAATTATCAAGCTCATACTGAAGGCTATGGAACGTTGGCTTCTGGGAATGCGTCTCATGCCGAAGGGTATCAAACGGCTGCTTCAGGAGATAATTCTCACGCAGAAGGTTTTAAAACGTTGGCTTCTGGGTATGCGTCTCATGCCGAAGGCTATGGAGCGTTGGCTTCTGGATATGTTTCTCACACAGAAGGTTTGTATACGACAGGATCTAACTCTTATTCTCACGCTGAAGGCATGAGGACGACAGCGTCAGGACAAGGCTCTCATTCCGAAGGATATTTAACAATAGCATTGGGTTCTGGTGCTCATGCAGAAGGCACCCTGAGTTTTGCTTCAGGAAATTACTCCCACGCCGAAGGTGCTAGAACAACAGGGTCTTTTGATTATGCGCATGCTGAAGGTGAATTAACAACTGCTTCTGGATATGCTTCACACGCAGAAGGATACTTCACAAGCGCATCAAATTATTATTCACACGCCGAAGGATTTGGAACTCTAGCCGGATATGCAGCCCACTCTGAAGGTTATTTTACAACAGGCAGTGGAGGATGGTCTCATGCTGAAGGCAATGCAACAATAGCCTCTGGAAACTGGTCTCATGCTGAAGGCGACAGTACACTTTCGACTGGCAATTATTCACATTCTGAAGGAGAAGGAGGGACAACAGCTTCAGGCACTAGTTCTCACGCTGAAGGTTATAACACTACAGCTTCAGGTCGTCGCTCTCACGCTGAAGGCGATAGCACTACGGCTTCGAATCTAGGGGCACATGCTGAAGGACTAAGTACGACTGCATTGGGTCAATACTCCCACGCGGAAGGTGGAACTACGATTGCATCTGGCTCTCGCTCCCATGCAGAAGGTGTCAACACTCTTGCACTAGGTGTTGGATCACACACTGAAGGTCGTTTTACGACAGGCAGTGCTGCTTATTCCCACGCTCAAGGATTGAGGACAGAAGCTAGCGGAACTTACTCTTTTGCGGGTGGATTGTGGACGATAGCCTCAGGCTCTGGACAAACTGTCTTCGGTCAGTATAATCAAAGAGGAAATGACTTCTCACTCTTTGTGATAGGTAATGGAACTGATGATGCTACAAGAAGCGACATTTTGAGAGTCACTCCGTCTCGGGTAGAGATAACCGGATCTCTGAGCACCAATTCGCTTTATGCGAATTATGTGGGATCATCACTCGCAGACACGGATGGTGCTTCTTATCTCATTGTATCCGCTGATTATTGCATTGGATTTAATAACGTAAATTCATCAACAAACACCAACATTAATTACATAACCCTTCCAGATGCTAGCGTTTCTGCGATGATTGGTAGAATTGTTGTTGTTAAAATCACGGCGGCTGCAGCTTCATGTGCACTTAAGAAGGTGAGGTGTACAGGCTCTGGAACCATTGATGGATCAGCAGTTGCAACACTTCAAAAAGATGTAATGACTAGTGTAACGTTCATGTGCATAGCAATAGGCACTTGGGCAATCATATCAACATACGGCGGAACCGTCACTCTCGGCGCGACATGATAAAACCCCACGTGTATTTTAGCTAACAAATTGTTGGCTTGTGCGGGTCCACGTCATGTCATCCTCCAGCAAATAACTTCCGAGGTATTTGTGTGGTGGCTTGCCCCATTCCTCAGGAGATAACATGGACAAGTAATTATCAGTGTCTAGTGGTCCACGATGATAAAGATGATACACGTGACCAGTCCTTTTGATGAAAGAACATGAAGCCATGTGAATCGTCATGTTGTCCTTCGTAGATTCGATGATTTCCCTTGCTTCATTCTGAAGGTGTTCAATTTGCCTTAAAATCAATTTTAGCTTTGCTCTTGCCACCATGCCAAGTGTTTCCGCCGCCACTGCAATTGCTGTCGATTGATCGACAGGCGTGATTTGCGCAGACAATCGACTCAGGGGATACTCAGAATCTTTATTTTGAATTTGAATCGACATGTCAACCTCCATTATTATTCCATTTTTCAAAGGCGCTCAGAACCTTCGTATCGACGTCGGAAGGATCACGGAACCTACAGAACACTGGGAATCTTACCTTGCCATCCGCCGTAAGGCCGTCAGTGGTCAGTGGATCAGGCTGGCCTTCCACTTCAGCAATCTTGCCGATCCATGAATCAGGATCAACATTAATCTCGGCCTTAAGCTTGTCCGTGAACCCGCCGCCGCACCGTGTCACCACACCATTCGGCATGAGAATCTCGAAACCTCCCCACATTCCTTCACGCTTGGAACCACGGCGACCCTCGTAATGTCCGACAATGACGCCTTCATGAGTGGCAACCGGCTTGAGCTTAACCACTGAATCAGATCGCTTAAATACATAGGGAGACTCAAGGCGCTTCACCATGATGCCTTCGTATCCGCCTTCCATCGACTTGGAATAGAAGTCCATCAGGTCCGCTTCTCCATCAACAGACTTGCCTGGAACCTGTACGACGTGTGTCGAACCGACTTCCTTGACAAGATCAGTAACGAGACCGATTCGATCTTCGAGAGTAGATTCATTTGTCTGGTCGCGCCAATCTTCAAAGTGCATGGCATCAAAGACGTGAAAAATCATGCCACTGTCATCTTTGCCTTTCTTGTGTGACATGACAACAGATGCTGACTCATTCCAATCCTGACCCATGCATTCCCCATCGAGAACAAAGTCATCCCAGGAAGCAGCCTCAAGGGCAGACTTAATTGTTGGCAGTGTCTCAAGCACACTTCCACTTCGCGTAAACATGGTCACTTCACCATTATGTTTCACAGCAATACATCGAAGACCATCGAGCTTAGGCTCGACACGAACTGGATAGTCGATGGGATCATCGATGACAATTCCCTTATCAACCTCGAAGTGGGAGGTTAGCGATTCGGCCAGCTGCACCGAGAACTTGGCTACGGCTCCTGGCCAGGTTTTATCAACAATCGAAGAAGATGCACCAACCCTGAGATTACGAAGCAAGATACGAAGGCACCATTTCTGCTGCGGACCAGTCATATCAATAAACAACCTCACGACTAGGTCTTTTGCCGCATTGCCGGTAACTTTTCTTGAGGACAATTTTTCGTAGATTTCCTCAAGAAAATGCTCAACAACGAGATCATCAGCACCAATTCCTTCTGCTTTGGGCATCTTGAATTTATTCACGTAGAAATTGGTGTATGGATCACCGACTGCAACGAAGATGCGCTTGAGGAGATCGTTCTTGCTGCTACGCTCGAGAAGGTCTTCCTTGAAGAGGCGGGAGTTGTCAGACTCTAGGGCTTCGAGAATGTCGATGACGCTGTTCATATTCCTATATTACCTCGCAAAAAGTTGACTTTGCACCTCCGCATGGAATATTACTCGATACGCTTCACAAGGGCTCCATAAGCTGAATTTTCTGGCATAAAAACACTGTATCGCTTGATCCTCGGCCGGCGCCTTGTCCCGTCGTTCACAAGGGCTTCATAAGTACCAGGTTCCACTTTGTCGGTAAGAGCAGCTCGAGGGATGAGGCGACCCCTGCCATGGACCCTAAGGTTTCTTCTAAATTCATAGGTGTTCTCCTTGAGAAGCTTCGACAGGAAATCAGAAATGGCCTGTTTCTTATTCCTCAGGTCTCTCTCGATCCTCTGTTCATTGTTTAGTGTCATGATCTTAATGGGCTTTGAAGAAATTTGCCTGATGTCATCCACTAGATCCCGCACCAAAGCGAGGCATTCCATCCGATTTTCGAAAGCTTCCCAAGCTGCAGAATACATGGAACCCAGTGTCATGGTAATGCCTAACTTGTTGGGAACCCACACATTTCCTTCATCGTCTTGGATTTCACACTCGCCAGTCCAGCTCATTGTGCAATCAGCGACATGATTTTGCCATGCATTCGGCTTGTTGTCCTTGATCCTGAAGCGCAGCGAAATTTCCTTTTTCTCGGGAGCATCACTGAGAAAAACATCATTGAGATTATTAAGGCAAGAATTCTCCAGATACTGTACTGCGTCCGAAGACATGATCTTCTGGATGATGAGACGGCTGATGACGTTGGTTTCACTGGGAGTGTTCATGATCATTCTCCAATTTTTGATTTTTATCGGGAGTGTAGTCAAAAGTAAAGCAAGGGTAATAGTCTGCGCCGTAATCAGTGCCGATTGTCAACCAGGTGTGGCCGGTATTAACATCTTTGAGAACCCATCCTGAAAATGCATCAATCCTTGCTCTGTCATCATCAATTTCATTACCTTCATCATCGTATCTCATGTGGACTCGGGTGGACTTTCCACCGTGCTGAAGGGCTACTTTTGCAATTGAATTTTTAAAAAATATCTTGCCCACTTCTAGCGTTTTAAAACACTCAAAATATGATCGATATCCATCGCTAGGGTTTTCAACTGCTTCCAAGACCATTTTGGAGCCGTTTGCTCCAATACAAAAACAATTGTTGTCTACGCCGTAAAAATCATATACCCCATTGATTAGGCTGTTAAATAATTTGTGATCAAATCTATTATCAATATCTTCTTCATCAAAATAACAACCGACCATGTGCCCTGTTCTTCCTCTAAGACAAGGTAACAAAAAAATTCGGGACGTTGCACCAACGTCCCGAATAAAAAATCACACCAAATTCAAAAATGAATTATGTCGTGCACTTTTTTCTTGGCCTGTCGACACAAGCCTGCTCTTCTGATTGAACCGATTTGACTTTTTTTGCACTAGACAGTGTCTTTTTGTACTGAAGGAAGGTTTTTAACTCCCTCTTGGCGGCGTCCGAATGGATTGCCGCATTGCCTGCCACGTAACATCGGAACGTAGCGTCAGCCCTTGGTGTCTGTGCCCAACAGCGATTGAGCACGCGCAAGGACAATGTAAGTTGTAGCTTCCGACTGGAGCAGATTTCGGAACGGGTGTGACCTTCCCAGTTCCTACCTCTCATCACCTGTCCGAGACCAACAGAACGACCTCCATCGCCATTGGTGCTACACTTCTCTACAGACTCCTTTAGCCCGGATTCATTGACGATTGCCGCCGCCAAAAGGGCGACTGCGACCTCACTATCCATTCGGAGCCCCTTTTCACTGTGTGACTCTGTTTCGACCACTGCAAAAATGTCCTCCGTGATCGCACCAATGCGATCAGCGTTAACGGAGGGCACGGTAGCATGCAAGGCCAAAGCGAGTGCAGTTACTAACTGTGTCATTTTAGTTTCTCCTTAATCACTCTCAGAATTCAACTGCGAATTCACAGAAAAAATTCAAAAAGTGTTCGGTAATTATACGGAACACTTTCAAAATGGACAATATTTGTCTTATAATAAATCAAAAATAAATCATCACATAAAATATCGATGATTATGTGATGATTTATTTTATGCCAATTGTGGCGCACCTAAGCACGCAATTTGAGCTACTTATGTTTCTTCTTTTTTTTGTCTTGTTGGGTAATAATTTCTACTTCAATTGAAGGTGGGTCGAAGTCTTCGATATCTTCTTGCCTGCCTGTTGTTTCTTCAATGATGGGTGGTGGCTCGAGCAAAACAATGCCCTCAGTGGGTGATGAAACAGAAAATTCAATTTCTGATTTTTTGCCAATTGTAAGATTAAACATTTCTAGGTCAGGAGTAGTAACTCCCATGGAAGAACATCTCTCCGACAAAGTTTCATAGGCAGTTATTCCTGAATCTGTTAAAAAATCCTTTAAGGTTTTCTTTTTTCTTCTTAAGATGTCCATCAAGCCTAATTTGGACAAACTTCGTTGTTGTAACCTCATTTCTAATCCTTTCAGTGGTTCGATTTTACATCGATTGTCTGCAAAATTTCACAGATGCCTTGTTGAAATTGCGGGGAACGAATAATTTGATCCAATCTCTGCTCTGAGACATTAACATCCCACTCCTTCAAAATAGGAACGGCAAATTTTCGCATTACACGTAAAACATAATTGCGTGCTGAAGAGTGATTCATTTTAAAACCAATTGACGACATTGTATCTGCAATGTCTCTATAATTGATGCCGTCATTCTCCACCACAGTAGCATACGAAGGCTTCTTCGAACTATTCTTCATCATTTACCTTTCGCAATTTTCCCATTGCCATGGGAGAAAATCTAGATTGCTGCAAAACAGCCAGCCTTTTAGCTAAATCAAAATCAGTATCATATTCATTTTTAAGGACAATATCCTTATTTTGTTTTTCGTTCCTCTTCGACAAGAGGAATTTGCATTCCTTTATGTCATTAGACAAACTTCGGACTAAAAATAATGTGCTGAGTGAAATAATAGCTGAGGAAAAGAACAGCATTAATTCAAGTACAAAATTTATTCCAATGCGCATCCTGCCTCTAATGCAACTAATTCTTCTGGTGAAATAAAATAATCTGAACGATTATCTGGTTCGTCAAACAAACCGAACCGCAATCTTAAAATTGCCGCCTCCTTTTCCGAGAGTGTCATCAATACACTTTTGACAATTCCCATCAATTCCTTTGAAGAAACGTTAAAGAACGGATCGTTACTTTCCTCTGTGTCCTCAAGTCTTTCCTCAAGAGTTGCAGCATCAGGATCATTGGACACAGATTGATTCAAAGAGACAATATTCTTCCCAGAAGAAAGAGTTGCCTTCACAACAGTTTCAGACGCATCTACGATATCTGCCAAATCCCCATCAGAAGGATCACACCCCATTTGCTCACGAAATTCTTCGGTTGCTTGCAGCAATTTCTTTTGAAGCGTTGCAGCATGGGCAGGCAATCTAATCATGCGTTTTCGCTTCAGCACATGTTGACTAATGGCTTGTTTGATCCACCAAGTTGCATAAGTTGAAAAACGAAAACCTTTTTTGTGATCGAATCTTTCGATTGCCTTTAGTAGGCCTAAATTACCTTCCTGAATGAGGTCCTCAAGAGGAATATTATGGCCTTTGTGCTTTTTTGCAATGGAGATTACAAGGCGAAGATTACTTTCGATAAGCTTTTTTCTAGCCTTTTCACCTACAGTACCACCTGTTGCATATTGCTGAAAAAGATCGATGACCTCCGGGTGTTTAAGCTGTGTAAATGATTTCATGTCATTCAAATAGGAATGAATGATATCACTGTTTGAAAACGAGCCAATCTTAAAAGTTTCTGCCATTTTTATTTATCTCAAATAATCCGAGTCTTGGACTCAATTAATTCCAGCTTGGATGTGATCAATGCCAGTGCCTTGATCATATGAGTCAATGAAGTCTTCTGGGTTTAATTTGATGTACTTTTCATGGGCCAACTTCCTTGAATCCCTAATTCCATTTTCTCTCTGGATATAAGCCAATTCAATTTCCCAGGGGTAAGGGTCCATTCCTGCCTTGATTGCCTGGTCCCTTGTTAAATTCAAATAACCATACCTCTCCCATAGATCATCATCTGAAGCATATGCCAAGGAATCCATGTCTACGACATATGGCATATCGATATGGGGTCGAGAAATGCTCTGCTGGTTGTTCTGCTTCTTGTTCTTCTTCATGTTCAATTCTCCTCCTTGTTAATTGACTTCTTAGCGTAAAAAATAACTGCGCAAGCTGTTGCAACAATAGTTGCCGTAATTAAAAGTTTTTTTAGCACATGCACACCATAATCATCACACTTTCAAAAGTACACGCCAGTCCAATATCATTTTTCATATAGAATATCTAGTGCTTCTTCAATTTTTGAAGACAACTGTGATAACATGCTGACCGAATCGACAAAGTCGAGAAAAATTGGTCTGGAGTTAGGTCCATGGTGGAATTTAAATCTTCCGTGATTTGATACCATCACGTGTAGACTATTGTCAGGAGACACGTATCCTTGGATCCAAGTCTCGGTTTTTTCGCGGAGAGAAATGACTTTGCCCATGTTAGCTCCTTAAATCTAAGATCCCCCATTCATTGGGGTCAATCGTGTAAACGACTTTCGTGACACCCACACCCCTCAGTCTACGCTCACAGCCAGGACATGGCTTGGCTAGTGCCCAGTCACCTGTTCCTTTTGCGACCCTTGCCACCCAAACCACAGAACCATGTGTAAGCTTTCTTACTAGTCTTGTTTCTGCATGATGTCTTGGTGCACAGTCAGGCGCTGCAATATTCCTGGATGAAACAAGAACTCCATCATTCCGAAGACCCATCGCACCCAACCAAAAAGTGCGATTGTCATCAGATCGATTTCTACCTTGCAAGGCAGCATCAGCTGCCAATTGCAGCATTTTCTTATCTGAAGCCATGTGCTATTCTTGTTATATCACCGTCTTGCAAAATCTTGCACCGAAATAAAATTTTATTTTCTAAGACGAATTTGATGGAGCCACCCGGGTCGAACTGAGATCGAGTGATTCAAAATCACGAACCTTAATGTCCCAATGATATCACTGCACATTGCGATGACAGCGCCTTAGTTTGCATAAATTAAATTTATGAAATATTTAGCTTTATGAATGAATCACTTATTACTTCAATTGAAGGACTGAAATTTGTTTCAAAGTGGGAAGGTAAAATTTCACGTCCTTATTTGGATGTTGCAAAAAAATGGACAATTGGCGTGGGCCATTTGATCAAACCAACCGATTCTTTTAGTCTCATATCAAATGATCAAGTGAAAAGTCTTCTGATCAGCAAAGACAAAAATCATCCAGTTGCAAAAATAGCCTTGCCAGATGAAGAAATATTAAATATACTGTCTAAAGACGTATCTGAATGTGAAGTATCTATAAAGAAAAATATCAAAGTAGCACTAAATCAAAATCAATTTGATGCCCTTGTTAGCTTTGGCTTCAATTGCGGCGTGGGAGTATACAGCAAATCAGGTGTCGCCACTGCATTAAATGCAGGGAAATATGAAGAGGTGTCAACAAGACTTCTGGATTGGGACAAAGCAAGGGTTGACGGCGTGTTGCAGCCTGTTTTAAGAACTAGAAGAGAAAGCGAAGGCCAATTATTTTCAAAACCTGTCATTGAATCACAAAATCAAATAGAACAATCAGCGACTGTCACGCAACCCAATGATCCAATAGTACCTTGGACAAAGAACGAATTAAAAATAGCACAACAACAGCTAAAAAAAATAGGCCTATACTCCTTGGGAATTGATGGTATATGGGGAAATGGCACCAAGGCTGGCATAACAGCTTTTGCAAACAGTGTTGGGACAAAGCTATCCGTTGACTCTTCGACAGGAGTACCGCTCTCTCTCCTCAATGAATTAAAGAAAAGATAATTCAATTGTGAATAATAATTAAAATTGTGAAAAAATTATTTTCTAAACTAGCCTCAATAATCAAACCACAGTCTCCATTGGTCCCCAAGGCAATTGATGCCACTGTGCCTACAATTAACATCATAGATGAATCAACCCTTTTGGAAGAAAAGGATTTCTTATCCATGGTCGAAGCATGTAAAATCCAATTGGATCAACATGCAGCCCCCATGTGGCTTAGGGGGACGTGGAATATCGTGGTAAACCAACCAGGAGATGTTGGTTATCCCATTGTGATTGTTGACGATCCAGATCAAGCAGGAATTTTAGGATATCACACAAAATCACCCTGTGGCAAGGTATGGGGCAGGGTGTTTGTTAAGCCTGTTATTGACAGAAAAGGATCGATGTTAAAGGGACCACTAAGCGTCTCTGCAGTGCTTTCACATGAAATACTTGAAGCTTATTGCGATCCTGATGTCAACATGTGGGCTGACAGAGGAGACGGACTCTTAGTGGCTTATGAAATATGTGACCCTGTTGAAAATGATGTTTATGAAATTACAACTAACTCAGGCATAGACGTTTCAGTTTCCAACTTTGTTTTGCCAACATGGTTCGATGCCAATGCACCTCAGGGTGCCAAATTGGATTTTTTGGCAAAAACTGCAAAACCATTCCAAATGTCACCCGGTGGATATACCGTAACAATGCAATCGAAAACTGGCGAAATAAAGAATGTATATGGTTCTTTAGACTCAGAATATTTACACGGAATTAGGCAATTGCCTCATCCTGCGTCTAGATCGACCAGAAAAATATCTACAATCAAATCAACCTGATGATTTATTAGGGCTATTGTAGTTGTCTGCAGCCCATCCATTTCCCCTTAAGACAAAGCTAGTTTTAGAAATCAATCTTTTATGTGTTGAAACTTTGCAGCGTGGACATGTTGCAACAGGATTCTCATTAATTGATTGCTCAATTTCAAATTCATTACTGCAAACTAAACAAGCATAATCATAAGTAGGCATTTTCTTCTCTCTCACAATGTGATATAAAGTGGTAACAAAACTATGTTTTGATTTTCTTTGACGGTGCCTGGTTGTCTATCAATTGTTAGCGGCCCTTGATGTGAAACCAAGTGAGCTAAATTAGCATCCTTGATTAAATCTGAAAATCTCATTTCTACATCGTCAACCCAACAAGCCTGAGAAACCAGCTGGCAAATCTGTGAATAATCAACATGATGTGCGTCATGAGCTGTGGCATTTGGCTGAATTACTCTCGTATTAGCACCTGCTTCCACAGTTGCCGGCGGAAAACCTTTTATGCCACGAAAAAAAGAGCCACCAAAATGCCAGCCGTAATTACAAGCAGCATGCTTCTTTGCCTCCAATTGCTTGTCTAAAACCCAATGTTTTCCACATGTAGCCACCAATCCTTGATTAGAAAAGAGTTGTTTGTCAACTGCAGAGCTGTGTTTGATCATGGAAGCTGTCGATGAAGATATTTGTATTGGGCAAGGCACAGCTTTTCTTGTCGATGCAGAATACATCATATCAACGACCATAGGTGTTGGTAATGAGGCATCTAGAAGATCTGCCAATTTTTGAGCTAAATTGGCAGATGTATTTACTCTTATGCCATCAACCATCAGGCCGTCTTCCATGACACGCAATGTCAGCTTTTTTCCTTTGATGTTTCTGGTTATGTCAATCCATTTTGCGTCAAAAAAACCATTTTGAACTTGTTGATAGATATAATCTTCTCTATCTTGTATTTTTTCAGGTATCATTATAACATCAATATTTTATTGAAAAGCATCACCTATCCGATTCAGTGATGACAAATATCACTTTCGAAAATCTAATTGTTGATTAGCTTCGGCGACCAACAGTGCTTCTATGTATTCAAGATGTGAATCAGCACCAGGAATTTCTGCCCTTCGTCGAGTCAAATTCTCTCTCGTTTTTAAAATTTCTTCCCGGGTATTATCACAATAAGCCCTCTGACCAGGTTGAAGTAATGCAATGGATTCCATGAGAGACTTAAGCGGAGTTTCCGCTTTCATATCTAAATTGTTTACTCTTGACATATGTTTATTTTGGTATAATAAATCAACACTCGCAAATGGAAAATATTTCCTACCATTTTATTGCTAGGGAAACATCATAAACTCCATCATGTTCTACATTGCATGTTTCGCAATCCACACAGATGAATATTAATTCAGATTCGAACTAGCGACTAGGTGTTTCAATTAATTTGCTGGTAGGCGTGGAGTCGAACCACGATCGTACAGATTAACAGTCTGTTGACTTGCCATTAGTCGACCTACCAATTTTAGCTCTTTCTGCTCTGCCAGCTGAACTAACCCAGAATGATACCTTAAATATATTTTGTTTCTTGCATTAATACACACTAATTTTAAAAACTAAATTAATCTCTTGGTGAAAAGCCGATTTGTTTCTTTCCGCTTTTTGATGATTCTGAAAATTCATCTATTGCATGAACCACAGCAACTATTGCTGCACCGAGTTTTAGAGCTGCAATTGTCTTTGGCGACCTAAGGATATTCCACGCCTTGTTTCTGTTGATATTAAAAAGGTCAGTTAAAAACATATCGATAAACTTATTGTGTCACTTTCCAAAAGTATAAATCTTATTTTCAGTCTTGGGTGTGGCCTCCTCTGCTGCATCTGCAGGTGTCGCACCCTTTGTTTTGAAACCAATATACTCCTCGGCGTCATCTGGGCGCCCTGGATCATTGCTGCCTTTATCTCCGGGAGACTTATACCAATATCCGTGAATGTCAGCACCTCTCTCTAGATCATAGGGATAAAACCCTTTGACTTCGGTGGGGTCTGCCGTAACGGCCGGACTCTCTGAGATGACTTTTTGGATTATCTTACGTAGTTGCCCAATGCTCATTTTCATTGAAGCACCTAAATGTCAAGAGTCTTTGGATAACCTTCTTCACCGGGTTTTGCAGGAGGTTTACCACGATCCCTCTTGGCCTTTATGTTTGCCCAGAGACCCTTTGAACCGCTTCTCTTCTTTTTTGCTTCACCCAAAGCAAAACCATTTTCTTCTTCCTCGACATCCTTGAGTCCCATTCCTCCACGGCCGACCGTGTCCATCTCTTCATCAGACACAGATTCTCCTGTTCCTGGATACCAACGACCCGGAGGCCATGCTTCTTCTTCCAGGGCTTCTCTGATGATTCTTCTTAATTGTGACAAGGTAATCTTCATATAGATTATATATGCCCAAGGGGCATATATGGCTGCAGTGACGGTGATAAAAATTGTCTATAGTTTGCCTTTGTGGTTAGTAGCAGATGACTGAGTCACAGTCTTATAAGAAACACCAGGTGTTGTAGACAAATGAGTGCCGAGCTGACAAGACTTGCCTTTATTCATACCACTGTTGTTGCGCCAAAAATCTGCGTAACGATTGCGATCAGCTGTCGAGTTAAATGACAGAACGGTAATTCCAGCCTGCTTTCCATCGCCGGCTTGAAGGCCGAGATATTTAACGGTCGGCTCATTTGAGCAATCAGGGCAATGATTGATCTTGCCACCAGCTACAAACTTGGCAGGAGAACGGGAATCGAACACATAACCACAAGCAATACATTCTCGATTCATAAGAACCATCATACAGGGGCGAACGACAAATTTGCTCCCCCAATTATTTTTAATTCAAACTAGAATGATTTTTAGATTTTAAAAGCATGCCAATCCATGCAAGGAAGATCAAACGATTTTAAATAATTTTGAACATCTTCCATTAGTTCTTTTTGGGTATTGCCCATGGGGAAAACAGGATCCTCAGAACACATAGCTGGATTTCCATGTGTGTCATAGTAAACTTCATAAATGGCATATTCTTCTTCTTGTTGGCCATCTACATCTGGATCACAAAGCTTCCTAAGAACCCTGTAGTTCCACGTATTCATTTTATTCCTTCCATTTTGGAAATAACGATGGACAGACCGTCCATCCAGGATTTATCATTTGGATGTAAACCATGTTTTGATTTGTTGTGTTTGCAAAATTTTAAAGAACGAAGAATGTGCTCAAATTCATCTTGCGAAAGAGCTAAATTGTATTTGGGTAATTCGCCCGGGTCTAGGATTGTTGAGTCTTTTTTATCATCTTCATGCTGCAAAAAGAAATTTGAAGTGCACGTGCAGGGTCTTATTGGAGAACAAAGAATTTCACATTTTTTACACCACCAAATACTGCCACCGCCTTCATTTATTGATTCAATTAAGGAATATTCATCTACATCAGAAGATGAAACTACCATCCCCGGATTTTTAATTAGTCTTATCAGGAGATTGTGTCCTTCTGTCGTGGCCCTCATCTCAGCCATTTTTAATTGTGTTAATATTGTTTGACTCATTCATCATACTCTATTTTAGAAAAATGCAAATCATTGTACCAGCCAACCTTGCCTCGAGGAGTTAGAATCTTTGTGTAGGCACTACGTTCTAAAATTAGAACCGTTTCATTTTCAAAAATGACATCTACTACAAAATCTTTTTCTATATCGTCAAATGAAATATGCCAGACATTTAAAAATGAAGACCCTATTGGTCTTACAATCAATAGTTCACCTAAGACACACTGCTCTTTCACAACATGATTTGAAAATGTTGGACATTTTCTCATACGTATTTTAGCTCCGAAGAGTTATTGACGTACATCTTCTGAAATCCTTGTAGAAAGTCCACGAAGTTTTCAGTTTGGGCAAACCATCTGCCCATGTGTCGTTTGGCTATGTTAGTAGCCGAATTTAGGTCTCTATCAACTATCAAACCTGGTTCTAGTTCAACCTCTCTTATTGATAGTTCTGAACTTAGTGTCTTGATCCCGGTCAAACAGTTGATTTGAGATGTGTAACTTTCATCGACTAGATGAAAATCTATTCCCGCATTCCTCGCTTTGTAATCAAGGAATGTTTTGAACCTAGACAACGTGCCTTGGTTCTGTGTGGACTTGTTAAGTCTTTTAGTTGAACGCTTGCCTTTTGGAAGCTTTTTAGTCTGAATATCACCAACAATCATTGTTCCAACTTTTTCTTTCAAACACGTGTCAACAATCACCTTGCTGACTTTATGCTGAAAATCTTTGTTCTTGTTGGAATTTTTCCTAGCTAGTTTTTTATGAACTGAAGTTAACTTCTTCCAACGATTTGAACCTTTCTTCTTTTTGTCGCGAAGACTTTGAACATGTTCTTTTTGTCTTTCAGCCTTCTTGAACCTGTTGTTCTGAACTGCAAAAGGCTTCGTGGAATTTGAGAAACAGGTGGCAATTGAACTTACTCCTAAATCTATCGATAGAAATTTTTCCCTGTCAAGATCATCATTCGTTGGCTTTTCAGAATAAGTGAAGATCAAAAAGCACTTCCCTTCTTCCTCTTTAACAACCATTGTTTTGATTGTGACGTTTGTCACACCACACTTACGAACATAGTCTGGTAGATCTATGTTTAATTTGTGCCCATCGATCAATGAGATCTGAACGCCTTGTTCAAGGAGTTTAAACCCGCCACTTCCGTTGTTCCAATGAAATTGGAACGTACAAAAATTCTTGTAGGACTTAAACTTATAGGGAAATTGTGCAGTTGAATCTTTCTTCTTCAAGGCATAGAATGATTTGATTGAATCAAATAGTGTTCTACTTGTGGTTTGCGCTGGGTGTGACAAGATCGTTAGTTGATTATCATTCCTGAAATTCTTATATCGCTGATTGAGTTGCTTAAAATCTTCACCTTTCTTAGCAAATTCAAGCAAATGATTGTAGAGCAACCTGTGCTCGTTTGAAAGAGTTCGAATGACAATAACTTGTTGTCGTGAAGGAAAGATTCTAACCTTTAGAGATTTCATCTTTAATCTCCTCTAGGTTTTTCACAGATGCGCTGATCTTCTTCTTGTAATTTCTTGAACCATACAATTTCATGCTGAAGTGATGAACAATTGAGATGAGATCTTCTGCAAACTCTTGTTCTTTTGTCTTGTCGGATTCAGAATCATCAACAACAACAATCTTAAAGTTATTCATGACAGACAACTCTTCAAAAAGTTCAAACCCAAACCTAAGAAGACGATCCCTGTAATGAACCACCAGAGTTTCTATTTCGTCATTCTTAATCAATGACAAAAGTTCTATTAGACCTTTGCGTTTATAATTTAATGCAGAGCCAAATTCAGAAATGACCTTATCAATCTTCATTCCATTAGCAATGCAGAAATCCTTAATTCTTCTTTCTTGTTCCTTTAGAGAATTTGCCTGTTGTTGTGTTGATTCTCTACAATAAATCACGTTCAGTCGAGTCTTTGATGTTACTCCAATAACTTGACGATAATGTTCATCTGTGTAACGTCTATGACCAGACTTTAATACGACAGGTTTCAAAGCACCCTCCTTTTCCCATCGGTAAAGAGTCTTACTCGTCAACCCGCACATCTTTGCAAATTTCGTAACTGAGTACATCATCTAACAATAGATATTAGACAGGGTCAAAAATGTCTAAACTTTTTTCAAAATGTCTAAACTTGTTTAAATGGATTGGAGTATAATCATACCACCATTGCGTCGTACCATCAGTGAACAAAACATAACAACTGCTCTCACCCGATTCTGTGTTTCTCGATATATCAAGTATGATTCCTAAAGAACATTCTTTTTCAGAGAACACCCAATCATCGTAGAGACAAATCAAGTCACCTACTTTCATAGAATCTCTACTTCTCCTAGATAGCACCAACCAATTCCTTGTCGAATTAGGACTTTAATTAGGCGTTGGGTTTCAACAAATTCTTCAGGAAGATCAACAGCTCTACACAAATAAGTGGTGCCGGTCCTAGTATAGGTGAGCAGACAATTTTTATTAATGGGCCTTCTTGTTGAATCACAAAATTTTTGTTTTTCCATGTTCTATAAGGTAAACAATATTACATCTATGTTTAAATAGATCAATATTTTGATCACCGTTTGAAAATTATGCCTAGGACTTGATTTCAAAGATGTTTTATGATTTCATCTATTTTTCTCGAACGCTCCAAATTTCTTTTTGAAGTTTATCAAGTTCGCCTCGTCAAACCCAGAAATCCCTAACCGTGTGGCTCAAATCTAAGATCATCACTTAGGTTTTCACGTCTTCATCATTGAATCGTTCGTAGACCAGGTCGCATAGAAAAACAATATTGCTATAAGACAAATTTGGACAACTTATTAGGCGCTTGATTTTTTCTTTTTTCTTTTTTCTTTTTTGTCGCCTGCTAGCAAAATTTCTTCGGTTGTCAATTGAACCGAATCCCCATTGTTTTCAGGCGACATCCAAGGAAAAATTTCGTGTTCATTTGTCTTCAATTGTTCAATTGAACTCAACAAACATATTTCTTGAACCTCGGATATTCTCTTTTTTACTTCATTTGTCAAATTGTTGTATGCGATCCTTTCGGCCTCAAAAGGGTTGTCAGCATCAACCAGCATTTCTGTTAAAAATGAAATTCGATACAACATGTTTTTAATTATTAATGTTGCCACGTTTTTATTTTTCTATATCGAATTAAATTAAAAAACGGTGTTATATCTAAATGCTAACTCTTGGAAGAAAAATAGGTTCAAATTTTTGCATGTTGTTAATTAACATTGTGGGCCCATTGCTCCCGGGAAACATAACATCAACATCATTCAGGTCATAAAAGTAGACTAGAAGTGGCAACATGGCACGAGACAATCAAAGATATAGAAAAACTTATTCTTTCTATCGACCAACGCCACAAATGTCGGCGACTGTAAATGACAATTATGTTAATGAAAAAATTAATTCTCTAGACTGGAAACACTCTGTCAGAGTGGCGACAAAAGAAAACATCGACACAGGTGCTTCTTTTTTAAGCATAGACGGAATAAATTTGGTCGTTGGGGATAAAGTCCTCGTAAAAGATCAGAACACGCCGGCAGAAAACGGAATTTATGTTTATTCCGCAGGCGGTCTCCTCGTAAGGTCAGCTGATGCAAATGAACTTACACTTTCTCCCGGTGCCACCGTTTATGTAGAAGAAGGGACAAATCAAAAATCATATTGGTCTTTAACAAGCCTTGAGCCAATAACAATTGATTCAACTGCACAAACGTGGGAAAACATCATCAGCATACCCATTTTCAAAAAAGGGAAACTCAGTGGTGAACTAGTCACATCTGAGTACGGAGGCACTCTTGACTTTTCATCTATCGGCTCCCTTAGATCTACGGCAGGAGCATATGAATCAATGGATGTCTTTTCAAACGGAATCTTGTTGGATCAGGATGATGACTATACCGTTCCCACAGTGTCATCAATAACTTTCGGTCCAACTTTTCGTGTAATAAACACCGACAAAATTACGATAACGATTAGAAACGCAGCCTCCCCCTAAACCACTCACCATCATCTTCTCTTTGAACACACTTTTTGTGTATTTCTAGAAATGCTAGAAAAATATTTTTATTCATGGTTGAATATATTCAATAATGAATATTTATTGACGTTGAGACGTGTCGTGCACTAACGCACTTCATGCTTGACAACCTCAAAGTAATTACAAAGGAAGGTTTTTATATGGCTCAAACACATATACAACAGCATCAGATTAGCGGCTCGCTTTCAATGGACATCTCAGATAATGTCGAGCGCAATAATTTGGTTAAAGCAGGTCGCACAATTATTGACGACCTCAATTCACTTCGCTCACAGGTGAAAGGAATTCTCGGTTCAGCCGCATGGACCGACGAACAATCCATCTCCCTGCAGAACCTTAAGGCTCAGTTGACGGGAACCTTGGTTGCCAACTCAGCTTCTTTTGCCAGTGCCGTTTATGTGAGCGGTGCAGGTTCATTGGTGGTTGATGGCGCAGCTACATTTAACGAGGCAGCTGACTTCAACAATGGCATTACCGCTGATGTACTAAAGATCGATGGAGACGTCTCACAAAGACTCTACATCGTTGGTACCTCTGGTGAACTCAAAGACGAGTCAAAGCTCGTCTTCAATGGCTCAGCACTCACCGTGGACGGAGACCTCAACATCTCCGGAAGCTCAGTGTTTGCCAACCCAGCCGACTTTAACAATGGAATCACCACTGATGAACTAAAGGTTGACGGCGACGTCTCACAACGTCTCTACATCGTTGGTGCCTCTGGTGAGCTCAAGGACGAAGAGAAGCTCGTCTTCAACGGTTCAGAACTCACAGTTGACGGCGGACTTAATGTCTCCGGAAGCATTGTGATGGGTGGGACTATCACGCTCAACGAAGCAGCCGACTTCAACAAAGGAATCACCGCTGATGAACTAAAAATCGACGGTGACACAGCCCAACGTCTCTACATCGTTGGTGCTTCTGGTGAGCTCAGGGACGAAGAGAAACTAACGTTTGATGGTTCAGAGTTAAATGTAACAGGGGATCTAGAGATCAGCGGAGCTGCTGACCTCAATGGTGCCTTGGATGTTGCTGGTCAAGTTGACCTCGCTGCCTCAGAGGTTGCCACCAACGTTCGTGGTACACTTTCAGTGGCGGAAGCCGCTGACCTCAATGGCACCCTAGACGTCGCTGGTCAAGTTGACCTCGCTGCCTCAGAGGTTGCCACCACAATCCGTGGCACACTAAATGTTGCTGAGGAAACAACCCTCGCTTCTGCCAAGGTTTCTGACCTCACTCAGACTTATATTGTCTTCGCTGGTCTCGATGGCGCTCTTGAAGACAGTGAGGCTCTCTCCTTCGCCTCAAACCAACTAACAGTTGGTGCTTCTGGCGCAGCTGGTTCTGTCACCATCAAGAATGCCTCTGGTGATCCAATCTTGCAAGCTGGCTCCGGTGAGCTAGTGATGCGTGACAACAATGGCGATGCAGTCTTGTACGTCAACTCGGTATCCAAGACCTTTGATCTGAAGAATGTTGATGGAGACTCTACATTCCATGTTGCAGCAGCGTCAGGTAATACAGAGGTTGCCGGTACATTAGATTCAGCTGGTGACTTTGCGGTCGCCTCTGACAAATTCACTGTCGCAGCAGCATCAGGTAACACCGCAGTTGCTGGTACATTAGATGTCACCGGGAACGCAATCTTTGCAGGAAACGTTCAGGTCGACGGAGATCTTCGCGTCAAGGGTTCGATGACCTACATCGACACCGTCAACATTCGCGTCGAGGATGCATTCATCTATCTCGCCACCGGCTCACTTGGATCCACCGATTCAGGTGTTGTCCTTCACGGTGGTGCTGGTGCTGATATGGACCTTGCCATCGCCCAAAAGGGCGGCTCTGGTGAGTTCATATTCGGCAAGGGCAATCGTGCCCCTGACGGAGAAGGTGCTCTTGACGGAATGGTTCTCGTTCCTGCCAAGCTCAGTGAGGTAAAGTTCGGCTCAGCCGAAAATGCCCTCAGCGGCTCAATGTCAATCGCCGGAAACGATATCAAGCTCGCCGCCTCGGCCGCTGCAATCGTATTCGACGATGCTTACCGTGCTTCTTCAACATACGCTGCTCCCATTAAGCTCGCCGCCTCGGCGTCCGAGTGGTCAGCGTTCCAGACACAGTATCCCGGCAAATCACTTCTCGGTGCCCTTGGTGCCGGCGGTGGTGTCGGTGTCAACTTCCGCAAGAAGATAATCATGGGGAACAATGCTAACTTCAGCGGCAATACACTTGACATCGCTGCAGCCGGCGTCGGTTCTCTTCGCAGCACCGCTCAGGCAGACTCCGACTATGGTCTCGATGTCTACCTCAACGGTGTCCTCTTGGCTCTCGGCGCTAGCGCCGACTACACAGTGCCAAGCGTATCACAAATCAGCTTCAACTATGCTTTGAACAGCGATGACGTTCTCACAATCGTCGCCAAGAACATCGCATCTGCCTGAGGTTAATCTGTTAACAAAATGAATGCGGGCGGGAAATTTCCCGCCCGCATTCTCTATTTGGAATATAATTAATAACATGAGCAGCCAAGTAAATCAAACAATAGAAGCATTATTAAATCACTCCAACAACAAGTTGGAAACTTCAAAAACATCAAATGTCTTTTCACAAGGTGCCGTTCAGGCTTCAAAGGAAATAGTCGCTTCCTTTGCTGAACACATTATCAAGCGTCGTGACGAATACGCCAATTTAGTCAAGCAAGAAAAAATGACGGCCGAGGCGGCCAACTTTGCGTTAACTCAGCTTAGGAGCGTCTCACTCTTTCTAGAGGAAAAGTTCAGAGATTGCGAGAAGATAAGCTACGTAAAACAAGGCGAGCTCATAAGCATTAACTCCCAGGTCAACGAACTCCAAACTCTCCTCAGGGAAACAAACCAACAACATGTGCAAGTCACACCAGAGCCAATTCCTGTGGAAGCGGCACCTGTTTCTATTGAGCAGAAGGAAGAAAATTCTGTCGTAGAGCCCGTGATTGTTAAAAAAAGACCAGATGAAATGGACACAAGAATTGGTAAAGCTGCCAAAGATATTAAAAACAGAAGAAAAGAAGCACAGGCCTTATCTTCACAAGTTCAAACAGAAATAAAGCGTCCAGGGCGACCCAAAAAATAATCAAATGGTCTAAGCCTTGTCTTCTCCATTTTCTCTCAAATAAATTTCATAACGTTTTTCATCGGAACACAAAACATCGCCTACTATTAACCCAGGAAATTCCTCTGTCAAGTATTTGCAAAAGAATTCCTACTCTTAAATCATTTGGGGAAGAACTGGCATTCCATTCAACCAAGTTACCTTGTTTAGAATTCTCACGCGAGTGGCCTTAACCCTTCCAGGCGCACCCAACCCACCATTCCATCCACTAGCACCCTGTAATATGGAACATCCGTATTGGAAAAACCGAAATCTAAACAAACTGCAATCGATTTCTCGCTAAATGTTCCCACAAAAATTCGATGATGCCCAATGATATTCTTATAGATCTGTCTATCACCAAATGCAGACATCAACAAATCGCCAGGCTTCATGAGTCCACATTACCACAGCCGAAACAACATTTACACCTCACGTAATAATGCATAACTAACGTAACCAATTCCCTGTGGAAACATCACTTTTGCCCACTTGAAATCGGCTCGCGTCTGAACTGAAATGACCTCGAGAAGCACGCCAGGAGTTCGTAACGGAACTAATATCTTCTCTCGAGGTATATCCACACCACGTGAAACAGAAGGTGAAGAGATATCGGTATACACGTTAGAGTACTTCACACCAGCATCATCTGTGGCGTTATAAGAACTATGAACGTGTACGAGATCACCGATGTTCATCTACGATTATAACTAGAACGGTATGGGGTATCACCGATAAGTTCAGTAACAACGGTATTCTCTACCCTCAAACCGGTTCCGTTGAAATCAATTCGGTTCACATGAACCCCAAGTTCATCCGCCAATTTTTGAATTGGAACCTCTCCGTGAGAATCCCTCAGTTTCAAGAATGCATCATGAACATCCTGAGGATCTGGTGAATCCCATGAGGTTGGCATATCTCTATCAACATCACGGATGTAATCATCGAAACCCTTGGATTCTCTATTGAGTTGGTAAGGGGCCTTCCACTGTTTCTTTGGTTTCCCCGCGGATAAACCCTTCAGTTCACCACGAAGTTCCTCAAACTTATCGTTTGGAAGGGTGGTGTAACCCATCTCATCAACCTCAACGTGATCGAGGTATTGAGGAGGAACACTATCCATATCCAGAATCTCACCGGAATCACGGTTAACAACACCGCCATCCTTCAATGGAGCTCCGGTTACTCTCTTCACCTCTTCACGGATAATCCTACGTAACTGTGATACTGTTATTTTCATGATCAACCCTTATAGAACTGCCCGAGGTGAAGATCTTCCTCAACCTGCATGATGAGTTCCTCAATTTTTTCACCGAGAACTTCGCAAGCCGAATCGCACTGTGCTTCCCAAACAGGTTTACCACCGCTGGCATCCATGCTTGGATCCATGGGATCAAACTGGGATTTCCAACCATCACAAACCGCATCTAACATGGTTTGTAACTCGGCTGAACCGGTACCATACCCCAGTTCCTCCTTGAGGGTTGCTCTCTTAACTTCTTCTGCAATAATCCTACGTAGTTGTGTTGCGGTTAGTTTCATAAACTTTAATTATTCCTCACTTCTCATTTTTCAAGTTTATCACGGAGTTTCGTGTCAATTTTCCTCGCCCGGCCACTTCAGCGCGGCCTTGCACAGATCATAAACACTACAATCATCATCACCCTGTTCAAAGGCATGGGATTTCAAACAATCCGCTTCAAGAATCACTTGGATAACACTCCTCATCTCCCTCAGTTTTTCTCGAAGCACGGAACAATGGTAGTATCCAGCTTCCCCACAATGGCAAGGTTTCTCAGCCAACTCATCATCGGCTAGAATCCCATCCTTATTCCTCTCCCACCATTCCTTGGCCTGAAGAATCATGTTTTCGTTGATCTTATCTGTTCCATGAACTTCATTGAGAAATCCTACCTCCTCAAACTCCATCACCGGATCCTCAAATCCAAACAACTCACCTAGCTTGAAACTAACCTCTTCCTCACCAATCCTACAACAGATGAGATCGTTATTGTTGAACAGGAACCCGTATGAATCACTCATGATACTTTCCTAAGAATTGAAGATGAATATCTAAAAATCTTTCCCCTGCTCTCATCGTTCATCATCAACACATTGTATAAATGCGTTCCACTATTAAGTTCTATGATCACGGCAAGTGGAGGTACGGAAAAACCAGGATGAAGAACCTGAACAAGATCACCTGGGGTTAAATCACTCATATTTCCTTCCTACCCATCAAGGAACTCCAAGGATCCAATGTAACCCTACCTGGTTTCTTATTCTCATCCATGATGTGTTGTGATAGTGATGCTCCAATTCTCACATTCAACTCATGGCATTCCTCCCTACATTCCTGTAGGTTTCCTTCGAACTGTTCCAATGTTTGAAACCCCGGAACCTGAAGAACAACATAATAGAAATCCTCCATTTCACCACTGGAATTCTTAAACTGCCCGGCCGGAATCACGGTGAAAGGTTTCCAATCACTCAACATTCTTCTCCATCTCCTTTTCAATATTTACCCATTGAAGCACTAAACTTTTCAATCCCTCCCAGGGGTAAAGAATGTGATGGTTGCTGTTCTCGGTGGAGAACTTCACAAAGTAATTCACCTTGGAGTTTCCATCATCACCGATCTCAACCGATCCAACTATCATCTCCATGGTAACATTGGTGCTCGTGGCGGTTGGGCCTGATACAGGAATCACCTTGTTGTTCTCTAGATCGATTTTATCACTCATTATTCATTTCCTCCGTTTTATTCAAACACTCCACCGAACAATAACTCCTACCACCAACACTATACCCCAATGCAAGGTTGAACCTCACCTCACAATCCGGATTGAAACAAGGAAAATCCTTTGCGTTTGGAATCTCCGATGTTTTCATTCCCTTGAACTCATCGGTTAACCACCATGATACCTTACCACAGTATTCCTCACACATCAGCGAACATCTTTCCTATGTGAAAACCAATCTGCTTGGCGGGTTGAATTGTTACAATAACCGCCAGTACCATTTTCCCTGCGAGTTTTACAAACCGAATCTTTACAATTCAAACACATCTCTCCCGTTCCAGTATCAACAGTAGGATGACAGGAACATCGAGCATAATACTCACTCATCAGTGAACCTCCTCGGTTCTCCTTTATCTTCCACGTTGTTTTTGAGGATAAGAGAGATTTGATCTCATCCAACACCAGATCGCCGTATTCCGATTGTTTGATTTCAAATACCATTGTGTTTCCGATGTGGGTTGGTTGGTAAACATCCAGGGATTTGAGGTGATTCTTTTTGAGGAACAACCCAACCTTCCTGTGAACCTCCCACAGTTCTGCATAACTTCCTTTTTGATCTGGAGATTCAATGGTTATCTTCAAAGTTCCTCCCCATACTCTCCCACCTATCAATCATAACAATCCGATCCTTTACCAGATCATAGAAGAATTGGTACTGGAATTCCGAGGTGAAATCTACCTCAAAATCCAGGTAATCCTCCGGGTTTGGATTCTCCACCCCGTTATGGGTTCTTGGTGGATCCAGAACAACTCTAATGGTTCTCAGCATGGTTCTTCACCCCAGTTAAAGTTCACTTCATCGAGCACAGAATCATATTTCGATTGCAATTCCCCAAGTTTCTCTCTCAAGAACTTGATGCAAACCCTTGGATTTGTGTGGGAATCCATGTTATCAAGTGGATCAAGTTCACCTTCACACTCCAAACAATATCTCACCACCTTCTTCTTCATGGTTCCATCCTTCAGTATTCCTTAATGATTTTCTTGGTGGTTTTGAAACCATCCCAATCCACAACAACCTTCTCAATGATGACTGGATCATCTGGATCATAATAGGGAGATTCCCGAATCCATGTTTCGGAAAACTTCTCCACATCACCCTTCTCTCCACTTTGTGCAAGGATCTTTCCTGATTTGGTGGAGGAAATGAAGTAGTGATGCCCTCTGTTCTTCATGGTTCTACCTTACCATCATCCTGCGGAACTTTGCACAACTTCCAGATATTCGGCTGGAATCCAGCCGGTATTTCCGTTGTTCACCATGATCTTATGGGAACGAGGAATTCCATTCATATCGAAGTGATCCTCAAGAACCACACCGGTGTTTTCACGGGTGAATCCTGAGTTATTTGCCCGAAACTCGCACTTGGGGTCCACGTACAGGTACGAGTGTTTCACGTACTTATCCTTGAAGAGAACTACGGAATCACCAATCTTCTTGATTGAAGTTGAGAGGGTGAACTTATTCCTCATGATTCAATTCTATCACCTCTCGGTTTCACTTTTCACCATCCCCAACCGGTATAAATCCCATCAGAAACAAATGGATAATTTGGATTTCTTCCCCTAGGAACTTCGTGTTCAAAGATTCCGTAGGAGGAATGAACCACGAGAATCCTTGAGATTCCATCCGAAGGAATTCCTGGAAGTTCACCTAGGATTGTGTAGATGCAGTTTCGCATTCTTGAAAGAATCACATCACCAGCCTGCAATTCCCATTCCAGGGCAATTCCACCAATTGATCTCATTACCCCACCAGGTGTTTATCTGATTTCCACTCCGAAATGAGGAGCCAAAGGAAATTCCAAAATGATTCTCTGATGTACAGATAACCACCATGGTAACAACACCAACACCTACCTTCACTAATTTCACCGGGTTTCATTGATCACCTTCACCCAACCTTCAAAGATCCATCCAGGCCCCTGAGGGAAAAGTGCATACAAGAATGTTCGATCATCAAGCAGGTTTCCTGGTTTAACCGTTTGCTTCTTTAGGATGATTCCGGTTGTACCTTTCGGGATTTGAAATGATGGCCCTAACATTCCTACGTTGGCTCGCCAAGGAATTTTGGCACTTGAGTAAATGGTACCAACCTCATTGGCATGGAACACGATCATATCACCGGGTTGTTTCATGGTTCCAACGTACCTCTGTTCAGCGAAACATCATGCTTCAATCTTTCTCATTCCCCAAATCTTCTGAGGATCGTACTCCAGAGAATATCGAATGGTTCCTCCTTCGGATTTCTCTGGAGTTTGCGATTCGATATCCCGGATTAGTTGTGCGTGATACTCAGGATCCAACTCGATTTCCCATAAGATATCTTCAGCATCCTCCACCACCACAGGAATGCCTCTTCTTGGTTCCACGTTTGGCTCAGAATAATCTTCTTCAGCCTCATCGGTTTCTACCCCAACGAATTGAATGAATTTCTGGAACCATTCCAGGATCTCGGAATCACCGCCAACAGATAGAAACGAAGAATCCCATTCGTTCGAGCGGTGGTGCCAGAAATCGATTGCCTCAGATTCACTAATGGTAACCCCTAGTTCCCTTTTGAGCACATCCTGGATCCGGTGAACATCCTCTAGATCATGGTACATCCCAGAGGTACCATTTCGGCACTGAAAGGTTTTTGTTACAATATCTTGATTGATTTTCACCGTTTCTCCTCCAACTTCTCATAATCCTTGATGATTTCCTCCCAATGATCCACCAAAAGTTCACCCAATTTTTCACCAACCAAACCAAGGTTAACCTTCTTTAGTTCCTCCAGGTTTGGTGAATATGAACCACCTAGAGGGAAATCCTTGAAGTGATGATGTTCATCTGAATCAATTCCTCGCCTGATTAATTCAGATAGCAGGTTGGCAAACCACACCTCGGTGTTAAAATTCCTTCCCTCTACATCAACATATAGATTGGAATCACCACCAAATTCTTTACAGGGATTATCTATGCTCATCCTTCTTCTCCTTCAACTTTCACCATTTCATTGATGTAATATGGAATTGCACCTTGTGGAAGAGGTTCAACGGGGAATAAACTCTTTGCAACCTGATTGTAGTTAATCCTACCTCCGGGCCTCCCCAATGTATCGAGGAAGGGATTGTAAAAATCACCCCATAAAACCCTCCACCTGATTATTGGAGTTTTTTCTCACAATGGTTCCGGTGGAACTGGAGTAAAGGAAACGAACCATATCTCCAATTTTCCAATCAACCTCATCGAGTAGTTTTCCATCGAGGGTGAGGAGGGAGGAGATGAATACCGTGTTTATTTCACTCATGATTCTTTCTCCAGTTCCCCTGGGGCGATGATTTGTTCCGGACGGAAATAAATCTGTTTCCCATCGGGTAGCAGGGTGAGGTAGGATTGAATCCCATAGGAATTCCACCTTATATCCAGGATTATCCCGGTTCTTGTTGGCTCACCAAAAAAGTTTGTAAAACACAGATCACCAACATCCATAACCCTATCCTATCATGGTTCCTCAGGGTTTTGCACCGTTCCTAGAACAATATAGGTTCCATCGGTTACGTAAGAATAGTTCTCACACCTTCTCATGGGAACTTCGTGTTTAAAAACCGTTCCAGGCCGGGAAGAATGAATCAATAGGATCTTTGAAACACCATCACCAGGAATTCCAGGAAGTTCACCAACGATTGTATAAATTGTGTTTCTGGATTGGGATAGGATAACATCACCAACCTGTAATTCACTCTCCAGGGCAACGGAACCGATCTCCCTCACCGTTACCCCACAAGGTGTTTATCGTGGCGGAATTCTGTTAGGATCTCCCACAGGAGGGCCGGAAGTGAATCATGGATGTGAAGGTAACCTGGTATACCATCATACATGCAACACCAGGCCGGGCCAGGTGAAATAACTCCGGGCTTTTCTCTCCAAATCCTGAATGATTTCATTAGGTTAAACATTCAACTACGAATTTCTAGTTCAGCTTCGAGTTCGGTGATTTGCCTTTTTAATTCAGCAATTTGTAATCTAATCTGAGCGGTGGAAAGATTACTAAAATCTTTTGGTTTAGGTAAACCAATCATTCTACTTTTTTCTTTCTTATCTTCGGTTAGTTGGGCTCGCTTAATTTCTTCTGTAATAATCTGCTTAAGTTGTGCTGCGGTGATTTTCATGGTGATAAATATATCTCCTAATTAAAAATGTCAGTGAAGTTGAAAATATCATATACTGATGATTAGCAACGCGAGGTGTATCATAGGGATATTTATTTATTGTGAGTTAGAGAAAAGATACGGCCTTGTGCCGTATCATGAATCGTCATATTCTATCATGCTGAGTTTCAATGTATTTTTTCACACTTTCTTCGTTGGTTTCTCCAACAGATCCGTAGAAGGTTCCTCTACTCCACAAACCTGATCCCCAAAATTTTCTACCTTTTAGTTTTGGAAACTTAGTGAAGATATACACAGCTGATATTGATTTCAACGTTTTTGCTATTTCTATCGGAGCTGTTTGATGATCCGCCTGAACAAAAATGTGAACATGATCTGGCATCACTTCAATGGTATGTAATAGCCAACCATATTCTCCACAAGTTTCTGCAATGATATGTTTTGTCTCGACAGCAATATCATCTTTTAACACTGCATGTCGATATTTTGGGCACCAAACGATGTGATAACCGAGTGAATGAACGCAATTATTTTCTGATATTTTTTGCATATTGGTTATACTTATAAACGTGAACAGGACGATCAAGGTAAAATTACAACTTTCTGATGCAGATGTTCTCTCGCTTAGAGAAACTCAGAAGATTGTTTCGTCCTGCTTCAACGATCACGTAGCTTGGTCATTTAAGAAGAAGTCTTGGTCGAAGTTAACTGCCCATAAAGATCTCTATTTCTCACAGAGAGAAAAATTCCCTCAACTTCCGTCTGCAATGTTGCAATCCACAAGAGATACAGCTCTTGAATCTGTAAAAGCGTTAAAATTCAAGTTTCAGCCTAAGAAATCTGAAAACAGCGGGATTAGGTACGATAAGAGATTGTTCTCACTAAGAGGAGAACAACTTACTTTGAGCTCTATAAACGGTAGAATTAAGACAATAGTTCAATTCCCTGAATGGTGTAAGGAAGTTGTAAAAAAGGGAAAGGTTCAAGGAATTCAACTTTGCTGGGACAAGAAAAAGAAACAGTTTAATGCGAGTATAGTCTTTAGCTTGTTCGATATTAAGCCTAAATCAGACGGAACAGTCATAGGCTTAGATAGAGGTTTGATCAACTTAGTGACGAGTTCAGAAGGTGAAATTTTTGGTGGGAAATCAGTCAGAAAGAATCAGAGGAAGTTCCTCTACTTGAGGAAGAAGTTGTCGACAAAAGGTACTCATTCCGCTAAAAGGCTTCTTAGGAAGATTAGTGGAAAAGAGCAGCGGTTCAGTCGAGAAATTAATCACATCATTGCGAAAGAATTGTCTGAAAGAAGTGAAGTCAAAACGTATGTCATAGAGGATTTAAGCGGAATTAGAAACAAATCAAGAGGAAGAAAGATGAACAAGATTCTCTCCTCTTGGGCTTTTAAACAGTTTGAATCTTTCTTGACTTATAAGTGCACAGCAAAAGGAATATCTGTCGAAAAAGTTGATGCAAGATATACGTCACAAAGATGTTCTTGTTGCGGAACAATTAGAAAAGAAAATCGTTTGAGAGGAAGATACTCCTGTAATCGATGTAGTTTCACAAAACACGCAGACATTAATGCAGCAATTAATATCAGAGATCGTTGGATCTCTAAATCATCTCGCAGCTTGAACTGTGAGCAGGATGCAGTCAATCATCCACACGGAAACAGTGTTGTTCTTGACGTTGGATCAAGCGCTGAGTTCCAAGGTCACGGCCTCGTGCCGTGACTATTTGACCCTCCGCATTACATTTCGGGAAACTCCGTTCATCCGTTAATCCCTCGTGTTGGAAGAAGATCTCTTCCGATTCCTTGAATAAGGAACGTAGATCCTCGTAGCCCAGCTCAATGGAATTGGTTCCACTTCCCCAAGGATCGGTGATTCCAATACTAAACCTCTTGTAGGTTGGATTCCAATGAATGCTTAGATGATTTCCTTCCATATCATGAAAACCAGCCGAGGTGTTCTTCTTCTTTTTTGCCGTGGTGTTCAACCCCTTCTTCATGATTCTATTCTATCATCCTCCTGCGAAACTTTGCACCGGATCAACATCACTCATGAAAAGGTAGAATTCCTTAACACCTTCGTAATCCCACACACCAACTCGAATTCCAAACTGTTGAACCGCACTGATCCAGGAACCGTGAGGAGATCTTGAGTTCTGTGGGGAATCATAGGTAAATCCCCCGGCCGAGATCCATTTTCCACCCTTTTCCACCCCACGAAATCCTCGGTTCTTACCGGATTTTATTGGTGGTTGAGATGAAATATTTCCGTGTGGATCACAGCCAAGTTCCTCAAGGTTCATGTTACGCGTTTTCCCATCCTCCAACCGGCCGATATCCGGAAGGATACTGGCAAACATAACCACGCCAACCATCGGCCTCGCATCCTTCCAAGGCATCCGAAAGATTGTTCCAGGTGGTTGGATTCCACGAGGCTATTTTTCCTGTTGGAGAACCATCAACAGTGTAGGCAATTCCGTACAACATTCGCCCATCCAATTCCTTGGTGTGCCTAACCCATTCCTGAAGTGCCCCAATTAGATTTTCTGCCTCCTTCCAACCTTCGGAGGAGGGAGGAAGAGAAAAAGAAGTACTTTCGTGATAATCAACAGTAACAATTCTCAGTGTTCCATCTACAATCATCTCCAGGAACAAATCACCGTGTTTTTCGGAATCAATTTCGCTTGTGTATAGATCTGCACTCATGTTTCTATTCTACCTCACTCAGGTATGGGTTTGCACTCACCTGATCACCTCGTAACAACTTCGAAACCCATTGAATTCCCAACGAACAATCTCTCCGTTTCCCAAAAGAACCTCAACATTTCTCCAGGATACCTTGAGAATCAATCCAATCTCAGGTGTGTAACGGTGAACCACCAATTTTCCAGGTTGAATATCGTTAACACTTGAAGGAATCACGGATCATCCTTTTCATCCTTACACATGTGATCCAAATAGAATGGAAGGGCACCTGGTGGCATGGGTTGAACCTGAAACATTTGTTGGGAAATTTGAGTATAATTCCGTGTGATGGGCCTCACGATATTATCAAAGGGATTCTTAAAATTGCTCCATAACACCTTGGCATTGTTTTCATCGATTTTTTCCACCACCGTTCCAAGTGAATGTGGGGCCAAATAAAACCGTACCATATCACCTGGTTTTGGTTCATTACAAAACTTGCCTTCGATGGTTACCAGGGTTCTAATATCCATGATTCTAATATCACTCATGATTCACCTTCCACCTGTTGAGGAATTGCCCGATTTAACCAACCAATAATACCCCTTGAGGTGATAACCCGGCAACCATTTCCACCTCGTTCAAAGGAATCCTCCAATACCATTGCGAGTTCTCCTGTTTCAAAGAATCCACTAAAACCATTGGGATTTTCTTCGATCTTTCCCCACCTGGCACGGAGAACATTACCGAACATCTTATCAATCTCAGGAATTCCTCCTAAACGAACGAGTTCACCAGGTTTCACTTGAGCACCTCTATGCTAGAGTACCACACTGATCGGGTGTTTTACACGCACGAGATCATCTCAAGACTGACCGGTTGGAGGCTCAAGGTTCTCCCGTCTTGAAGCACGATCTTCCAAACATCCAGTGTTCCACGTTTCCCAGGGCTCAACACGATACCCAACATCCCGTTGTACTCTTTGGTCCAGGACTTGTCACCCGCCCTCACTTTCACTCGAACCAGATCACCAGGTTTCATACGATCACCTCAGTTTTAAGGTGTGTTACCTGAGATGATTCGGATAAATCCGGCCATAAAATACGTACCCTATTTTTATCAAATATTTCTAGTACAATTCCAAGCCTCATGTGGCCATTGTAGAAGTTACCTACCATATCACCTGGTTGTGGATTGTGTACCGGGCCACCGGTGGGGGCAGAAAGTGAAAGTGTGTAGTGATTAGAGATCACAATTCACTTTACCTCATCTGTGTAACCTGAGAAAATATTGATTACTCCACGATCGGTAATCACATGGTAAAATACCCGAGGATTATCACCGCTTTCCACAGATTCCTCCAGAAAAATTCCGATGGTATCCGAAGAAAATCGAATCACAGGTTCCCCTGGTTTATAATCAAGAGGATATCCATGGGAATGTGCATAGATTCGAATCAAATCACCCGGTTTCATGTGGGAAACTCCGTTAGGTTGTGTTCCTGATATGCCAACTTCTGACCCGTGGATGGGTCAAGAACAACACAATAATCCTTTCCAAAAGTTTCAATGATAATCAATGGGGTTCGAGAATCAATGAGTCTGGATCCCTTAAGAAAAACCATATCACCTGGTTTCACGAGATCACCTGGTAATAGTTAAGGAAGTATGCTTGTGCACCATGATTCACCTTGCCATTTGTGAATAAAACAACAAACCCGTATTCAGTTTCCTCAAGAATCACACCCATCTCCTCATCATGAAAAACCGAGGCATTTGTATAGATGGTATGAATCATATCACCGGTTTTCATGATTCACTCTACCATCCCTTTACGGAACTTTGCACCTCAAAGTGATTCTATTTCATCATAGAAAACTGGGAATATCTTTGCAGTTGCTGGATGAAGAACCTGAGATGGTTCGGATTGATCCACACCCATATCCTCCAGGAGTATGAAAAAATCATCTCGAATTTCACGAATCACCAAGGAACCATAGATATCGGAATCCACAGTCAATCGTACGAGATCACCACGAATCATACAGGTTTAATCCTTTCCAGGCCAATTCTTTTCACACCGGTGCTGGTGATGATTTCACAGGTTGGAAATGATGGTGAATAATCTGGATGATTCCACAGAATTTGCTGAACATAAATTCCAAGATAAGGAATGGCATAAGTGTAGGAGTTAACCATCATTCCTTCAACTTTTACGAGATCACCGGGTTTCATTGAGAATCTCCATATCCATTCTATAAACCCAACGTACTCCTCGAGGAAATAAAACCTTCAAAACATCCTGACCCCATTGATTCTGATGTTCTTCAAGAAGGCAAACAATCTCATTTTTTTCCATGTGAATTTCCCAGGAATCACACTGATCATCAGTGTATACACGTACCACACCAACCTGAATTTTATTGCTGACACGAAGAAGATCACCAGGTTTCATACCAATTCCAGATCACATCTTTTTATCCAACCACAACCACCTAATGTAGGTAAAACCTTTACCCAAAATGTTTGGATGTGTTTTCCATCACCAGGAATTTCCTTTTGTTCCAATACAATTCCAACATCAATGTAACTGAATTTTCCTACGTGGCACTTCCTATAGATCGATTCAAAACTCGGCGGATCATCCCACAGCACCTTAAATGGTTCCTCACCCTCCAATTCAGGAATGATTCGTACCATATCACCGGGTTTCATGATTCCAATCTACCACATCCATTCCACGGTTTGCACATCTTCTTCTCGAATCCAACCAATTCCGGTGGGACAAGAAATCTTCAACCACCTCTCGTAGATCTCATCATCTTCATCCACGTAAACATCACATTCCAATACCAATCCAACATCCAAGTAGTGAAAATGGGTTGCAGGTGGAATAAGAATTCCAGCCTTTGTGTACAACACCAAGGTGGCAACATCAGGAAAGTTTGGATCCAAACTTTCCGCACGAATTCGTACGAGATATCCAGGGATCACGAGATAACCTCGAGGATGGAATCTGTGAGTTCCGCAATTCTTCCTTTACCCATCCAATTAGGGAGAGTTTCGTTCATGAGAATCGTACACAGGTGAACCTGATCATATCCACCCGAATCACGGAAACAACCTTCCATCGGGCGAATGTGTAGGATGATTCCAATCATTTCCCTTCCTTGATCATGGGTTCGTACCAGATCACCAGGTTTCACGTGAGAACCTCTATATCATCCTCAATCTCTTCATCCTTCAACCAGGTTCTTCCAACCATTCTAACAGGGGAGGTGAGAAAAACATGGATCTCGTTGTACTTGGATCCTGGCTTCTTTGGGATGAAATCAATCACCATTCCAAACCAATCACCATAAACGTTATCAAAAACTTGATGACGATGGTAAAAATCAGGCGGAACAGGTTTGTTTCTAACCATATCACCAGGTTTCATGGTTCTACCTTACCACACTCACATGTGGGTTTGCATGGTTTGCCGGGTTGATTCCATACGATAAGCGGTTTGAGGTTCAACCACGATTAGGTCTGATTCCCTACAATGAACGATTCCTTGGGAAGGAAACAACACAGACCACCATGGAAACGGATCATAGGTTTTCGGTGTGTGACTCTCAAGCAAGAATCCATATTCAATGTCCAGATTCATTTCCCATCGAAACTTCCAACAGACAAGATCACCGGGGCTCATTTCGCTTCACTCTCTTCAAAAATGAATCCTCACCATGATCACCTGAATACAGATAATCGATATCCCTCATCACCTGTGACAGGTTTCTAAGAATAGGAATCTGTTCACGTAGGTAACTCAAAACCTCTTCACCGTAACCTCGATAATATCCCCACTCATCTTTTAGATCGTTATTCTCAATCTCGTGCTCAAGCTCATCAGCAAACTGGTGAACCTGATAATAGATGTAACCGTTGTTATTGAAACTTCCTCCGCTCATTTGCTTCCTCCTTTCAAGATTTCTTCTACGAGTAACTCAGGCTCACCCCATCTTTCGATCGAACGCCAAGGTAAAGAACCGAGCTCATTTCGCCGTAGCTGGCTCAAATCGTTGAGCTCAGTGATTCCGTAGATTTCAGCGTTCTCAATCTCTTCGTGGGCATATTTGAATCCAATTTTGCCAGCCTCGGACTCATCCTTCGCCTCTACGAGAATTTCTGTTTGAAATGTCACGCGATAAAGTTTCATGGTAGCACTTTATCATAGTTTGGACTGGGTTTGCACTCAATGGCTACATTTGCGATCCATAATGGTTGTCCATGCACCAGGATTCTCGTGAATTCTTCACGAATCTCTAGGATGACCCCTACGTCCTCGGAATAAACAATGACAGCCTTGTGATACCCATATTCCCCTGGATAGCTAGCGTATGCTTTTCTTCCAAGATCAAGGCCATGCATCACGGCCCACCGTGGGATCGTAGAGACCATATCACCAGGTTTCATGGTTTTATCTTACCACACTCACGTGTGGGTTTGCACCGGGTTTCATGATAACTTCTTGATATACACGAGTGGCAACCAACCGATTCCGGTGGGACAAACTATCCTTGCCCAAACACCATCGAGTTCTGGTGGGTCATACTTGTTGACATTCATAATTTCCACAATGGTTCCAATGTGATCATAGTGGAATCGAGCAGTAGACTCAAGCCGAGTGGACCAGATACCGGGGGAAGAGTAGAACAAAACATCAGGCTCAGGATGGTTACGATTCTGGATTCGTTTGTTGAGGATGACAAGATCACCGGGTTTCATGGCACCCGAGAGAACACCTTATCGAGTGACATCCCATCCGTTTCATCAACCAACCGTGTGTCACCTAGGATCTTCATTCGGGTATCCCGGGAAGGTGGACCAAACTCACGAACGAACTTGAACCTGGAAGGGCGGTTCTTGATGGAGTCATCGATTCGACTGATGTTGTTTGCTGTCATGATGAAAACATTCCCCCTGTAATCATTGTGCACCCCATCGAGGGCATTGATGATTGCATCAAATGTGAACTTCACCTGATCGTTCTTCATGGAACACTCCCTCCCGTCAAAGTAGTTATCAAAGTCCTCGAGGAGAACGATTGAGCGAGGAGGAACGGAGGCGAACATCATTGCAACATCCAGGTTGTTGTACTCCGGATTGAGGTAGACAACATTGATGGGCAAGGAATACTTTCGCGAGAGATACTTTACGAACTGTGTCTTTCCGTTTCCTGGTGGGCCATAGAGGAGGCAGCCTGTCTTGTTTGACTCTCCCGAGAGCACCTTTACAACATCCCGCTCAATGTCATTGTAGAGTTCCTTGTCAAGGACGGGTTCTGTATGAGGATCACACTTGAGTTCCCCCAGCCTGTCACAACCGTGAGGCGTGAGGGCCATCACGGGAGCATAATCTGAATCGGTCTCACGGGTGAGGAGTTTGTTGATATTCTCACGGTTCCACCTCATGAACGTGAGGACCGTCATCTCCTCCTTTCCTTGCCATCCGGCAGTGAGCAACCTCTCTCCACGAGAGAAATACATGTAAACTCCCCGAAGTTTCACGATTGCATCATAGGTGTTCGGAAACTTTGGCTCGGAAACGTGCTCACCAGCCAGGACCCACTTGAACTGTGCCTCCTTTTCAATCAAACTGATTACCCTCTTGGAGGTGTCGTTGTCCAGCCGATACGAACCAGTCAACAAGTACTTGAAGATTGCCCAGATCGATACAAATGTAGAACCAAGAATTCCAATCAATCCAAAGAATGTGTTCATTTATTTAACCACCAGAATCTTTCGCCATCCAAAGGCCAAAAGGTAGACCCGAAAGAGCCGAGATCCAGAACCAGTTCCACCAACCCATGAAAGCGTAACCCGTGAAGAGATTAACACCTACCCAAACGAATGATCCCATGGCAAGGAAAGCTCCTGGGAACACAACACACCATGCCAAAATCCTGATGAAACCCGGAAATACTGTGGCAATTGCCGCCAGAATTGCTGTCATTACAATGAATTGCATTTTTACCTCGTGAAGATCTTGATGAGAACAATCACAATGAAACACGGGATCACAATTGAGGCTACTGTACCCCACATCAACCAGGTCGCCATCTTCAGGAACCACGTAACTGCGTCAACCAAAACATTAATCATAAATTCTTCTTCACCCTCTCTAGGAACGAATCCTCATCGTGATCACCAGAATACAGGTAATCAATGTCCCTCATCACCTGCGACATCTTTCTAAGAATAGGAATCTGTTCACGCAGGTAACTCAACACATCTTCACTGTAACCTGGGCAATATCCCTACTCATCTTTTCGATCATTATTCTCAATCGCATGCTCAAGTTCATCAACAAACTGACTCACCTGATAATAAATGTACCCATTCGAATTGAAGTGTCCGCCTGACATAATTTCCTCCTACAGCTCTTTCACGCAGAGTTTCTTTCTCTCAGGATTTCTTCAACAGTTAGTTCAGGTTCCTTTGCCAAATCACGTTGGATGTTTCTCCACGGCAAAGAACCACGTTCACCTCGAAGGAGTTGATCCTCTGCTGTGATCTCCTTGATGGAATACACGTTCGTATTTCCATTACCAATCTCCTCTTCTAGATTATTGTACCCAATTCGTTCTGCCTCACGTTCATCCGAGGCATCCACCAAGATCTCTGTTTGAAATGTCAGCCTATAAAGGGTCATGTCACTACCTTAAACCACAAGGTATCAGATTTGCACATCTACATTCATTACTGTTCCAGGAGAAATCAACTTAATCTCATCCTCTTCCTCCACGAAAATTTCTTTCACAACACCTTCACACAAAAGTTTTAAGGTTGAATATGAAGTTTCCCAACGCCCAAATGGATCTTGATTTTGACCTTCATCGTGATTCAATACCACACCCACAATCACACCACATTCCATTCCTTCCCAAATCTTGGTAATCTTAATCAAATTACCCCTCATCAAACCTAAACACTGTGATCTAGACATACTTGAATCCCCCAAAGGTTAATCACGTAAGAAGAATGTCACCACCCACACTCGACAAATTCTCAACAAATTCCATCACTCATTTCCTTCCACATAAAACTTCGGTCGGATCCCCACAAAGAAAATCCGACCGAAATTGTTTTAATCGTGTTTAATCATTAAATCAAACCAACCCACCACGAGTCATCAGATCCGTAGTCACAGCGGCACGCTGAGAATCGGTCAGAGAACCCTTCCAGATGTGAAGTTGTGAGATTGAAACGTTAAGATCTTTACCCACCAACATTTGGTTTACTGTGATTGCACTTCTTCCACCATTTCCATACTGCGCAAAAGAACCATCGTCTTGATAGACAGTTTTACTGACACCATTTTGCCAGAACTTGAACTGACCTGCTGCAGTAGATGCAGATGTACCAGTGTATTCCATCAACCACAATTGAGGCACTGCTGTAATATTTGCATCACACTTGAAATTTCCCAAATTATTAATGGTGGATCTTCTGGAGAAATAAACACCAGATCCGTAACCGTAAAGACCTGGTGCTCTACAGAACATATTGCCATCAGTCGTGCTCATGAACGCAGCTAAACCGACAACACCACCAGCATGTGTAGCACCTTGACCCGAAGTGGGGATAATTAACGCAGCAACCGTGTATGCACCTGTATATCCAGAAATTTTTGACGCCCAATCATTTGCTTTTAAGTATAAATCTCCTCCCAAAACAGCAGTTGGTAGTGTTATGCCATTTGAAGACCATCCAGAAGCTCTATATTCTGGTCCATAGTTCGAACCAACGGTCAAGTTTTGTACGGCACTGCTGTCTGGAATAGATGAAATTCTACTAGTTCCAGAAACACTGGCAAATGTAGCTGATGCTACATCCCAGTGACTTTGCTCCAAACCTGCAATCACGTAAGCGGGATCAGAGCTCCCACCCCCTGATGATGAGACCCCAACTCCCATTGAGGTGCTTTTTGTCGTGTCACCGTTGATCACAACTTGTTTACTTGTATCTCCACTTATTGTTATCGGCATAATTTTTCTCCTATGGGTTAAGAATCCTTAATGAATTCTGTGCAAATAAGTATGGTGCAACTGCGGGAAACAAATTACGTGAATGTTTGTAACATGATCTGATGCCCACATATACGAACAATTGGTTTGAGATCACAGGTGTAAAAAACTTTTTTCTATCTCTTCTCTCTTCATGCCAACACCATAAACTACCCCACTAACTCTTTTCACAAACCACCTCAAACTCCACCACATCAAAGAGATCACAGATATCTTTCATCCGACCTCGGTGGGTTATTCCATTACTCAACAGGTACTTGTAGGACAATCCCCAGGTGTCTTCAGTCACCGACAGGATAACTCCGGTCAAGTTTGAATGTCCATTTCTCTGCAGGTACTCGTTTGGAAGTAATAGATCACCAGGTTTCATTCCACCAACTCCAGGTAATTTCGATGAAGTCTAACAATCATCTTGCCCGTGTCAGGGTGACCCACCCTCAACACCTGCAACATCTCCAGCTGGTATTTGGTGTACTTCTTCCCTTTGGTGGGTACGTACTCCGGACCAAGCACCACCCCAAGAATGTCGGGTGAAGTCTTGAATCGAACCAGGTTACCAGGCTTCATGATTCAAACTTACCACACTGAAATGGGGGTTTGCACCCGTGCCTAGATCTCCACATCATCTTATCTTTTGCGCGCCAAGTGAACAACCCGTGGAACCTTCCGATCTCCACGCACAACCTCTTGTTCCGACCCTCCATCGATCTCTTGGATGGGATGCTGAATAACTTACGGCACAAGGCCGTAAGGTTCGAGGGTAGTCTTGCCTTCATCGACTTTACCCTTTAGGGACTTCAGCTCGGACGGTTTTGCCGTCCTTCGGCCCTTCCTGCAAATCTCTTTCTTCACAGGATCGATCTTTAGGCGTAATGCGATGTTGAAAGCTGCATTCACGTCCGCATGATCAATGTGTTCACAGTGCAAACAGTGAAACACTTTTCCATTTCTGCTCTCTTTATCAACGACTCCGCAACGAGAACACGAGGTTGATGTCCAAGCAGGATCAACAACGTTCAACTCTACACCTTGCTCCTTGGCTTTGTAAGTGAGAAGCATTCTCACTTGATAGAACGGCCAAGAGTTCAAAGTATGATTTCCTTGTTTGCGGTACTTCTTCGTACAATCTTTTCTGATCCCTGAGAGATCTTCTAACTTAATTCCAACTCCACTTTTCTTTGCTTCTTTGACTATTGTAGTTGTGATCTTGTGAATCGTATCGGTCGTCTTCCTTCTCTCACGATCCTTGATCTTCTTCAGCTGTGACCACTGCTTCTTCTCTTGCAGGTTCTGCCTAATATTCTTATACTTCTTCTTCAAGAAGGGAATCTGTTTTCCAAACTTCTTGATTTTTCCTGTCTGCGGATTTGCCACAACAATGGAGTGAGAAGTTGAGTTAAGATCGATGCCGATGAAACCTTTAGGTTCATCGACCTGTTGATCAGGGAAAGTCACAGAAACATAAGCCCAAGTTTTATCAATCTCAACTTGATTAAGCTTTGTCCAATCAGAAGGAAACCAACAGCGAAATTCTACCCTAAGACTTGGAATCCGTAGTTTCCTAGTTTCTGCATCAAACTTTAGATTTTGACCAGGAACCGTTAGTTTAACCTTTTTTGGGTTAACTGATTTGATCTTCTTATTCAGTCCATACTTTCTAACGATCTGATTAGCAATCTCAGATTTTAGGCCGATATGTTTAATAGCTTTTGTTGAGACGAGACCATTTTCAAGAGCGTACTGAGCAACTTTAATTGCCTTCTCAAAGAGAGAAGGCTCAAAGCTTACACCATGTTTCACCTTGAATGTCTTGATCATCTCCATAATAAGTATTCTTTACTTAAGAAAAGTACTAAACAAAAATTCATGATACGGCACAAGGCCGATATCCTTTCTTTTTGTTAGCGTGTAAAGTAGCACATGCGAATATTAAATCGATAGGAAATTACCCACTCAAATCCCGTGCGTTTGCTCTTGCCGGTCTTCGGATCGTAACGAACACCTGTCCAGGAAAAATTCATAGGTTCACCTTCATCATACAATAATAGTTTCCTCTGGTCTAACGGTTCCAAAGTAAGATGCCCGGGCCACCACACACTCGATAGAATTAGAAACACGTACCTTACAAGGTGTATGTGTGTGTCCTGCCAAAACAATCACACGTTTCTTCTTTCTACCTTCCATAACTCTCTCAATCATTTGGCCTAAAACAGTGTTTGCATTGTACGGCAACCAAAACTTTTCCATCTTGGTTCCAACCGCCCGGGTTGCCTCCTTCCACGGTGGGAAATGTGTAACAATGAAAATCGTCTTGTGACTCTCCAGGGAATCAACCAATTTCTTCTCCAGTTGATTCGCAGACATTTCCGCAAGATGCCTAAAGAACTTGATTCTCGATTCCATGTCAGGCAAAACCCTCAAGTCATGTGTCAACAACCAATCAGTTGTCCACTTCAAATACGATGGATCACCTGACAATGCATCATACCAACCTTCGGCACCAATCAGGGCAACATCTTCGTTGAGAGAAACAACATCACTCTCGGTCAACCAATGAAGATTCGGATAAAAATCACAGAGTCGACGAACATCATCATGAACCGAATCCATGTATCGCCCATGATAATCATGGTTGCCAAGCACGAAATAGATTGGACCTGGAAAGTTACGTGCAAGATACCGCAAATCGTTTTCAAGATTCTTCCCAGAGGAAATATCCCCAGAAAGAAACAAACCATCCGCATGAAGTCCTTCCAACCTTCGAACAAAGAACCTCTTCATCCACGGCAAAACCGACATATTTAAATGCGGATCACTATACCAAACATATCGTTTCATACATCCTCCAAATCAATCTCAAGTTCCCGCTTGCGTACCCAACTCCCGCCTTCCCTCGCCCAAAACTCCAACACCTTCAATGACTCCGAAGTCATGGTTGGTCCCACATTACAACATCCGGAATTTGGTGGATCACCATAGTAGAGATCTGGAATCAACAGAGAAGGTGGTTCCTTTTGATCTGCGGAGAATTTATCCCGCGTTAGTGAAACCTTAAAGAGTGTTCCACACGCCTGACAGACAATCAGGTATAAAACTACTTCGTTTGCATAGGGATTCGGTGCCAGGTCCGGATGAAATGCACCATACCGTGGAACACCATTGTCATCCCACCACTCAGGCTTCTCAGTGATGCGTGAGAGAATGTCAGAATAACGTGTCTTCATAAATAACCAGTTGATCCATAATACTTAGTTAGTATTAAGATGAATAATGAGCAATTATTAAGAGAAGTAATTAGATTATCGTTAGTTGAACAATCGTTTCAACAACCTCAATCAAAGATGCGCAAAATTAAACTAACAGTGCCTCAAGAAAGTGGTCTAATAAAGACAATAGAACTTTCTGAGAGTTATATTGTCGGTGTTCTTGGTATACCAAGAAATCTTCTATTAGAAAGTGTTTACGATTCCAAACTAAATAAAGTCATATTGAAAGAACATCTTCTATTTGAAGGTTGGTGGAGTGAAGCAAAACAACTTCTTGGAAAAGGTATTGATAAAATCAAAGAAACAAGCAATGACATTGTTGATGTCATTGAAAACTTTGGATCAAATGCTAAAGGTGTGGTTGCAGGTCTTTGGGCGGCAGCATCTGACAGTAACATTCTAGGAAAAGTAACAGGCGCTGCATCACAACTTGCAAGTAGAAGAGCAACTGACATTTTTGAGCCACTTACCAAGATTACAAACTTATTAAAAAGTACAGAAATTGGCAAAAAAGCAGCTGGTGTATTTTCAAATATCATTGAAAAAATTAAAACTTTACTGAAGTCTTTCACTTCGTTAGATGGATGGAAAGGAATGTTGTCTTCTGCTGCTGTTTATCTTGGCATAAAGTTTCTCAGATCTAAAATCGGAACTACAATTCAAGACATAGCAGATAAATGTAAATCAGGAGATTGGAAAAGCATTGCAAATGAAATTACAAAAGGTGTTTTTGCAAAAAGTTTAGATGCAATATCTGCTCCCGAAACTGAGCAAGAAAATGAAGAAAATGAAGAAGATGAAGAAGATGAAGAAACTTCATCCGAAGGTTCGTATATACGAATAGTCATCAACTTCATTAACAGCAAAGTTATTAATGCGATTAAAAACTTTATTTTTGAAAAAATCAAATCAATCGCCGGCGATGCCATCGCAGCGCTCGCAGGCCCGGTAGCATGGATAAAAACCGCAGTAACAATATTCAAAACAACAGATTTCGTTGTTGAAACTTTAATGGACATAATTTCACGCGCAAAAGGTCCATTTAACAAATTGTAACCTTACATCGGTGTAACAACAATTAACTTACGCGAGAAATATAGAAAAATACCTATATATCAAAATACGAAATCAGCAAAAACAAAAAGTAAAAACAAACGATTAAAGTACCTACAACCTTCCCTTGTGATTCATCGGACCTGTCGCTGTAATCGTCCTAAAACTCACTCCCGGCGTCGTCGACAAGTGTCCCCCCCAACTGACACCTGCTTCCCATCTCCATTAGCCTAACCCAAGAATGCATCACCCAACCAATTTCGGTACCAAACATAACCTTCAACCAATCTTCACCCCACCAATTTTCGATGTCCAATACGAGTCCGGGAATTCCATAAACATTCATTAACCTCTGTCCACCAAAATTTCCAATTTGGACACAAGGCGAAATGTTCTCTGTAGCCGTACACACCAAATCGCCGGGTTTCATGGGCTCACTGGATGTCTTTCATCTACGCAACGAAGTGGATCCTCACAAGAACACACAACAAGGGTGCTTCCATCGTCTTTCTCCTGAATTTCAATAAATCCCTTTACACACTCAATCCTTGTATCCATCTTCGCTAAAACAACGAAAGGAGTGCACGTTGTGGGAACTGTGGGAGTTGAAACAGTTGTTGCCTGAGACAATGAATCATCAATGTTTTTCGAAATAAAAAGTGTAATAACAATTAAAGTTGCAACTGCAAATACACCTACGAAAATTCTTCTCTTACTCATGTCATTCTTCTCCATAAACATAATTTGCTTCAGTTTCATGTCCATTCGGCCCAATTGTAATCAATCAAATAGATGGCTTGTCCATGTAACACCTCTAGTCCATGTTTCGTAAGGGTACGTGTGTTTGCCGTGATTGCAATACCTTTTCCCGCGTGTTCACTAACATCATCCAGCAACATTCCAAAGCATACTCGCCATCGGGATTTTTCACTCTCCCACTTTCTCCACTTCACCATATCACCTGGCTTCACTGACAACCTCAAATTCCAGCTCATCATTTGGCATCTGAAAGAAATCCCAAACATCAACCACACCATCGTTCTTTAGAACACGAAACACGTGGGTAGGATAGACACCAAGTCCTCGTGACCAATAATCGAGCGGATTAAGAACCTCTAGGATCAATCCAGATTCACCATCCTCAAAGAACGTGGTCTTGATGTAGTCACCCGACTTTGGAGAAATCACTTTACCTCCGTAAAATAACTAGAGTTACTCCAACCAACGTATCCATTCGCCAACCACCGAACCCACAATTCACGATTCTTGGCAGTCTCAAGAATGATTCCGGTTGTATTGCGGGGTGCATCTGGAATGAGAGGATTTACCCAATCGTTCTTGAAATTTTCAGCCCCAGGAATCGACGTAAACATCGGGAGATTACAGAGACACTTGACGAGGCTTCCTGACTGCATATAACTACCATATCACGTCTCAATCACAAATTTGCAAAATTTGCACAAGTTTTTTCTATCTTGAAATCAACCTGAGGAAAGGAAGTTTTGCATTTTCGGACTAGACTTCGCAAGAGTCGACCACACAACACGACCGATTCTCACCGGTCCCAATGCCAAAACTTCATTCTCGTCAGACTTACTCCTCAACGAGAGCAAATTATAAAACCCATCAGGTCCACTCAAAAACGTTCCGCTGTTTTCGGCCACGTCTGCCGCCAAGATCACAATCATTCTCTTTCCAGGTGGCACAGAAGCTGTTGCAAATCGATACGCAATCGCCGGTTCATTCGTCCACGAATCAGCATTTTTTTGTGGGCTATATGTTCCACCCACAACCGCGTCACCTTCCAGCTCGTCAGCGAAGTCAGGAGATACTCCAAGTCCCCGGAGAAGCCCCACAGCCTCCTCCTTTGACAGTAACATTCCTCTATAAACTGTTTGAACAGCAGGCGGTTTCAACACGTCATCGTACGATCCATCCGCCAAACCAGCACGTAGCACGGCAACAGATTCAGGCGACATGTTGGTGCTCCACAAGATCTGCTTCGAAAGTTGTCGAAAAGTATCCTTTTCTATTTCGGTATCAGGTTCAGGCAAACGTTGAACTCTCGAATCACCAAAGGCATATGCACTATTTCTTCCCTAATGAGAGAACGAAGCTCAGATAAACGTATCTTCATGACGTTAAATATGGTCCCATCTTATTCAAGATTGTCGACGTTGTCTACGAGAGTCTTGAGAATCCAGCCCATTTTTCCTCGAGAAGTCAATGCCCACACATAATTTTCACATTCTGACGTCCTAATAACTACTCCTATTTCTTCGTACTTAAAGGTGCCGATTGTGTCGATTATCTCTTCATTCCATATGCGTGCAGAAATGGAAGGAGTGATGAGATCGCCAGGAAATATTTTTTTTGATTTTTCTCCGCCGATCTTCTTGGGAGCGTTGCCCACATATCGATGTTTCATGTTATGATATTTTTTCTATTGAAAATATAAGATTTGAATTTAAAGAAGAATAGTCATCACCTATCAAAAAGCGAAGCCACGTAAATTCGCCCCATTTCCCAGAGCCTGATCTTGAATTTTGTTGTGTTTCAATAAAAATGCCGACGTACACGGAACCCATGATGCTCCGAATTTTAACCAGATCACCCGGGTCCAATTCAATTTCTTTGGAGCTATTATATTTCACCAACATGGCTCAAAACTCTCACCAAAAAATTATTTTCCAATTCCTTGCTGGTTATCCAAACACTCTTAACACAACCATCCACCAATAGCTTCATTGCAAAAACCCCGACCATCTCCAAATCACAAATCTTATTATCAAATCCCAAAAAAATTGCCAAAAAATGATTGTTCTCTATCGAGTGACTATACACCCCTCTGATCTCGAGAAGATCACCGATAGTGATTTTTTCATTTTTATTTTTCGACATCGAAAATAATTATATTTGATTTGTTGAAAGTGAAATCATTGGCTTGGCCAACTCCCAATAATTCAATTCCTGATAAAATGAGTTTCATAAGAAAATCGGTCGGACTCCCACAAAGAGAATCCGACCGAAGTTGTTTTTTGTGTTACCTAACGAATCAACCAATTAGGGTGAATGGTGCAGTGGGTGGCGTGAAGTCTCCACTGTACAACGCAGTTCCCTTGGTGAATCGCACTTCGTCAATGTAGCCATTGAACTCAATTCCCAAAACAGTGGAATAGTCAAACACGTTGCCCAAAATCAAACCATTTTGAGCCAAGTTAAACGAAAATGTTGTTGAGCCATCGCACACACCGTTCAAGTAAACGTATACTGTGTTTCCTTTTCTAGAAACTGCAACGTGATACCAGGTGTTTAATTGGATCGCAGTATTGCAAGTCAGATAGGTACCACCTGCTGTATAGAGCTTCAACTTATTCGCAGAGTTCGTACAGATGAGGAGACCATCCTGTGAACTAACTCTGGTGTCAACCATACTATTGTAGTAGTCTCCAGGGAAACCCGTGCTCATGGCACTCATATTGAACCAATACTCTATTGTAAAGTCACCTGTTCCAAGCGCAAAGTCAGAAGAAGTCGCCGCAACCCTTGCGCCCGACCCTCTACCTCCTGGTAGATAGAGCGAAGAACTTCCAAATTTCGACTTGGTCGTTGAGATAGCAGTCCCGGTCCCATACGCTGTAAATGTCTTTGGTGAAGTTGAACTGTCCGTGAACGTTGTGCTTCCATTTGATCCCTCAAAGTGAAGCAAACAATTATTCCCATCGGTAAATGGTGCAGTGGGTGGCGTGAAGCTGTTGTTGTAGGCACACTTTCCAACCAATATGCGGAATTCATCAAAGTAACCATTGGTTGTTCTGGCACCGCCGGCGGCTGTCGGACAATTTCCGATATAAATTGTATCAGTGTATAAGGTTCCTGTAGCCCCTGACGTTCCAACAAGATTTCCATCGTAATAGATCTTTATTGGACCCGAGCTGGTTTCTCTTGTTACTGCGAAATGGTGCCAAGCATTTGCAGTGACTGTACCAGTCGCCGCCAATGAACCACCCCAGCTAGTACCGTTATATGACCAATACGAATACAATTGATTTGCACCAGTCACCATCAAAAGCAATCCTTTAAATTCATCACCTGTTATTATAAATTGCTCACCTGCGCTTAAAGCATTCAGGTAGAACCAACCCTCAATGGTGAAGGGACGGTCGAGGAGAGCAATGGGTCTAGCTTCGGTGCGATCCATTTTGACATAATTTGCAACATTTCCATTTAGTTTTAGAGAAGAACCTCCAAATTTTGACTGCAATGTTGAAATTTGAGCGGCACCGATAAATGAAACTCTACAAGGCGCAATATTCGTTGTTTCGTCTATCGTTGAAGTTTGACCATTGATGCCATCAAAATTTAACAAAACTGCAGTCTTTGAATTGCCGGTAACTGGTGTGGTTGGAGCAGTGAAATTTCCAGTATAAACTGCCTCACCTAATTGAACCCTTATGTTGTCCATGTAACCATCAAAAGGTGATATTGACTGGGCATGCGCAGCCAAACCTACGTAGAAATAACGGTAGGAACCAAATGTTGTATTGCAAGCTTGTGACAACACAGATGTACCATTAACATAAATGTTAAATGTGGATCCATTACGAACTGCTGCTATGTGGTACCACTGATTAATCTGTGGAACAAACGAAGTGACCCCCGCATAACCGGTCGCATCATCAACAAATCTCAGTACATTTGTTGAACTTTGAATAAACAATTGAGGACCAGCAACACCCGCAGAACCATTCCAGAACTCTATGAGATTTTGGAAACCAATGTTGTTGGAATTAAAGTAGAACCAACCTTCCATCGTGAAGTCTTGTGTTCCAAAGGAATAAGTGTTTGCACTTGGGTTTGCGAACTGGAGCTTGTTGGTGTTGGTGCCATTGAGGTAAAGGGATTTGCCACCGAACTTTGATTGGGCGGTGGAGGTGGCAACGGTGCCGATGCGATGCTGGGTTAGGGGAGATTGGGCAGAGTCTAAAAGGGGAGAAACGTCTTTTACGGTAACAGTACTGTTGCCATTATTTGAAACAAATAATTTTGAATTTGCAGCAACAACACCATAAGGATTAGTAAATCCTGCAAAAGTTGTCGTAACTGAATTTGTTGAAATGTCTATAACAGAAACTGTGTTTCCACTATAATTAGCAACATATAGTTTTTTGCCATCTGGACTCACAGATGATCCATATGGTGCTGCACCGACAGTGATATCGGTTCCTTTTGTTGAGCTTGAAAAATAAACTGGTGACACGGTCCCGCTAGCATTAGTGTAATTTGAATAGTAAGCAGCGTTAGTTGCTTTTGTTGCAACATAAGCTCCGGAAAAACCGGTTAAAGTTGACAACAGAGATATAGCACCAGTATCTTGGTTTAAAGAATAAACCTTTACGCTAGATCCTAAGCTTACATATAATTTAGTGCCATCAGACGATACTACTGGGGCATATACACCCCATGTCGTGTCTCCCAATAGTGTAGCCGAAGGTGTTGCGGCAGTTAAATCAATCCTATATAAACCTGCGTTTTGACATGCGACGAATAAAAATTTATCATTTGTAGTTATTGCCGACGAATGAACGCCAGTTCCTGTTGTCACAGAGCTAAAAGAGCCATTTGTTGTGTCTACAATATAAACTTTATTTTGACTGTAGTTAGTTCCATAAATTTTCGTACCCGTTGAATTTATTGTCAACTGGTGAATTTTATTACCCTCTGTTTCGAGAGTTTGTGTTTTCGTTCCTGAGGCAACGTCAATTACATGAATTCCACTTCCCGAAGCGAGAGACCATGAACCAATATAAGCTTTTGCACCATCAGGCGAAAGAATACCTTGCATTGGTGTTGTGGCGCTTATTGTTGAGTCTGCCACCGAAGCAGCGTCATCGAAGTGCAGCAACATCTTCGTATAAGGATCAGTAGTGATCGTGGCGGTTCCATTGATAATCTGCTGGATGATAGAAGATGTCCTCTTACGAAGAGCGGTCTTCGACATGTCACCCTTGTTCTTGGCGACGACCTTGGTCATGTCGCCCTTAAATTTTATAGGCATAATAGTACTAATTTCCTTTCCGGAACTCCGCGAAAGTTCCGTCGACGTATAAATATAATTCAATGTCGAATATTTAAAATTTAAAAGCGCTGTCCTTCGGCGCGTCCAGGACCAGGTGCATGTCTCCTTCCCACACATCGAAAGACTTGATGAATCCATCGATTAAAATGGTGGCTGTGACCATCGGTGGGAAAACCAATTGTCCTTCTTCTGGCAGCTCGAGCGCCAACAACAGGCCCGTATAGCGCCGGCCGCCGGAATATACGTCGACAAAATCGCCGGGCTTGAAATCTTTCCAATTCGAATTTTTCACGGCCATCTCACTTGACATTGAACAGGAAAAATCCAAACAACATCACGGCCGTCGCAACAACTTTCCTCACCGTCAACTGCTCACCTAAAAATATCACGGTCAAAGCAGTCGTCACCACCGGGCTCGTCGACACCATCGTCGACAACATCCCAGGGTCAGAACTCCCCTTCAACAAGGTGCCAAACATGACGGCCGCAAACACGTTCATCAAGAGGCTTATGACGGCAAATAAAACGCCCAAAGAACTGTACCCAACAATCCCATTCCTATTTATCAAATAAAGGAAAACTGGAATCTCCAACGCGTATACGGCGCCGGCGACGATCTGCATCTGATACGGATGAATGCGATCCACCGCCATCTTTCTGAAAAATGCCGACACACCAAACAACAGGATCGTCGGAATCAATAAACCCAGGTGCTTCAACATAAATTTCGAAAACTATATATTGTCGTTCCCCAGCGTTTTAGCAATTTTTAATTTTATTTTTAGATCAACATCCGTCGTCGTCCAACACCTTTTCCCTCATGCGACCCAAAAGGCCACCCAGGCCTTCCTTTTTAATGATCCTGTCGAACTGTCTCCGATAATTCTCTGATAAACTCATCCCCTCGAATTCTATGTCAACCACCTTATATCCGCCATCCTCATTCCTCAGCCTATAACCAACCTCAACAGGCTCGGCACGAGAACTCCTTGGCGGAACAGCAACTCCCCTAACAAAATCACCCTCGGAAGTCCACGCAACCTTCCAACCAACGACACCCTTGATGTTTCTCTGATAACTCCTCCTCACCAGAATTCCCATCATCATACGAAACTCAAGGCGCTCAACATCTGTCATCCCAGACCAGTGGTCATGCATTGCAGACTGCGCCATCGCCTCGTAATCAACCACCTCGTCAAGCACAAGCAACAAAGCAGTCGGATTCTTTGCACTCCTCAGAATCTCGGAATGCTTGGCAACCACGTACTCCTGGGGAGTCAGGGCAAAAACATCACAAGCAGATAGTCCAACAAAACAAAAAACAAAGGCACACAAGGACTTCTTCATGGCACAAATCTATGTTCCTTCAATAAGCATGTATAAAACATTTCATGACATTTTGATCACGAAATAATCACGCAGTCACAGCACCCTTGAGGCTCGTGCCAAATCCTTCAACAAATTTGATTCGATACGTGAATAACTTTCCTCCCACCGAGCTCACACAAAGCCACCCCTATTTTTTCTCAAATATATTCACACACAAAAACTTTAATCTACATATATAGCTTCGTCATGAAGCTACTCAATAAACTCGTTGCCAAAATACACGAAATAAAGAAGTCACACCTCAGGTCACCACAATGGGACGAAGTCAGGGACGCGTTCGTCAAAAAATACCCGACATGTGCAGCATGCGGCGGCACGGAATCCCTACAAGTCCACCACATAAAACCATTCCACCTACATCCGGAATTGGAACTCGACGAGGGTAACCTCATCAGCCTATGCATGGGCGAACACAACTGTCACCTCAACATCGGCCACGGCGACTCATTCAAATGCTACAACCCGGACGTCGACATCGACTCCGCCCACTTCAGGCTCGGCTCCCCCAACGAGAGAAAATTTATCATAGAAAACGCAAAAAAGAAGCGGCGCTCCTGAGAATATTCACCGCGACCTGAACGCCGGCTTATACCGCTCAACAACCTGAACGTTCTCGCTCTCAACGCCCATCACCTCACGAATAACTCCCAAGGCACGATCCACGTCAAACGTCTTGCAGCTGAACGCGTCCAAACTAAAGAACCGCTGCAACGGCCACGCATGCACACTCAAATGCGAAGTCGATATAACCTGTACCCCGGTTATCCCTCCCTCGTCCTCAAAACACCCCGTCTCACGCACACGCTCGAGCACTTCAGGATCCACAGGAACCTCGTATATCATCGGTCGATCCAATGGCTTCATCTCCAGCACATCGGTCAAAGCAGCAAACAATCTCCCTAAACCCGCGCGCGTGAACACAGCAACATCCCGCACACGAGCGTCAACAATAATATGCAATCCAGCGTCTTCCATCAGAAACTCCTTTCAGCGAACACGCATAACTATTCAACAAAAAAGAAAGGGCACCACACATGATGCCCTTCTAATCATCTTTTCTAACTTCTAGTCACATCATCATAGGATCAATGTCGCCCATTTTCTTGTGAGCAGCCTGAGCCTCAGCCGGCTCATACTCGTGATCATATCCACAGGTACCACACGCCTCATAATCTGCCGGCACGTCAGCAGGAACTGCACCCATCACACGACTCACTTCTTCTTTAATAATTCTTCTTAATTGTGAAACTGTTAATCTCATCGTATATTTTCTCCCTGCTTGCTTATTGCTTAGTTATATATATTTCATAAAACAAAATGGGGGTTTTTACGCCCCCATTTTTATTAACAATATTCCCGGGCTCCCCGGGCGCGCGATCGAGCACCCTTTTACAACCAACATTTTCAAGCTCGATCAATAAGGTTAGGCTGACAGCTCTCTTGAACTGATCTCATCTGCCAAATTTCTTGAACTTGTTCCAATATAACCAAGAACCTCGCCCAAGGCTCGGGCCGCAGGATTCTTGCCCTCACCGGTCATCTTAAACCCAGCTGAATCAAGAATGTACCCATAGAGGCCTCGAAGATCCAACTTCCTCGAAAGAGCTCCAACAGCCTTCGGCGTCGACATCAGCTCCTTCGCTGCCTCAAGAACACCAGGCACATCATGCATCTTCCGTATCACAACAGCCCCTCCCACCGTATCCTCATGCTCACCACCAACATTCTTCATGTCCTCAGACAAACCAATCTCTTCCCGAATAATCCGCCTGAGCTGCAACGTCGTCAACTTCATGCCCATAACTATGGACCCCTCCCACAAAACCTAAAACTCTCTCGTCGTACGATAATCAAACTCAATCGCACCATCATCGTTCTTGTACGCTATCACTGACACACGCCACTTCTCCCGACCCTCCTCAGCAAACGTATCCGCCATCACCTCAACAGCATCCATCACATCATCCAACACCCCAGGATCTGTCGTCCACTGTTCCACAAATTCAGACAACGACTGCTCACTCCCCTCAAACATCCCATGCGTACAATCCTCACGATGCGAATCCCAAATGTATTGCAACCTCGACATAATAAAATCTTCCTTTCTCAACTCAAATCACACATAAAACAAATTCCAAAAAAAATTTCCGGGAAATTTTCGAGAATACAACTGACACCAAAAAAACCATCCCACGGAAAATAGCCCGCAAGGCAAAGCAAACGAATGGGAAAAAATCCCCGGGAATTTTCGAACACCCTTAGCCGCGGCGGTGCTGCAGAAAGCCCACATAGTTCGCATATGGCCGGGGGGCCCCGGGGCTAAAAGGGGCTGTTTTGGGGCTGTTTTTGGGGCCCACCTGGCTGCATTTAGGCTTATTTTGGCGCCTTTTTGAGGGGGGCTGGTGGGTTGTTGTGGGGGCTGGAGGAGGCTGGGGGTGGCTGGGGTGTATACCATTCGATGTCATCTAGGTTATAGGTATCGAAGAGGGAGGGGGAGTGTGAGGGTAGGGGGATTGAGGATAGGTCGAGTTCGAAGTTGTCGTGCCAAATTGCCATAGTTTCGTGGATGTTGTGTGGGGGTGAGGGGAGTGATTCTGGGGGTTGGGTGATTTTGAAGGACTGCATTCTGATAAGTAGGTGGAGATTCCTTTGTTTCAGCCGAAGATTTTGAAGTAGAGCCAGATGAAGGGTGAGGTGAAGAGGCCGAGGAGGATGATGGAGAGGATTGCGCAGCCTGGGGCTATGGATGTGGTGCCTTTGCCTTTGTTGGTGATGAGGTCTGTGGCTACGGCGGTTGCGAAGATCTTTCCTGTGTTGCTGGCTTTGAACATGGTGTTTCTCCTTTTTGTTTGGTTGTGTTTGGAGCGGGATGTCGGTAATGCTCCGACCTTTCGGGCTTGGAAAGCCCGCGCACATCTGTCTATACCAATCCCGCGAATGTGTGGGTGGGGCCGAACGGAATTGAACCGTTAACCTACCGGTTAAAAGCCGGCTGCTCTACCTGTTGAGCTACGGTCCCGGGTGTGTTACTTGGGATCCCCCATATGGATCCTTTTCACTTATTCAATAATAAATACAATCTGCTGTTTCCTCGCACATGGGTTGAGGTAACATGGCGACCTCACGGAGACTTGAACTCCGATATCGACCTTGAAAGGGTCGAGTCCTGACCTTTAGACGATGAGGCCGTTGTGATTAATTGTCAAGTTAAGTTAGATTGGCGGATTCTCAAGGATTCGAACCTTGGGTGGGCTATTAACCCACGGCGGTTTTCAAAACCGCTGCCTTAAACCTCTCGGCCAAGAATCCATATGACTTACAGTGTTTCATTTGACTTTCTTAACTTAATCTACCGAGTCTTAGTTTTACACCACCAGATTCACATTTTTTCATCCTCAAATCTTATTAGCTAAAAAAGTTAGACTAGCTGTCTAGGTCGTAATATATATATGATTATGGAACATAAAGATTTTCTGTGTGAGCATTGTGAGCGTGTCTGCAAGAATGCCATGTCGCTATCTCAACATCGTTTAAGATGTGAGAAGAATCCTGGGAATATTAAAGATAATTTCTATCTACCTTCTAGGAAGGGAAAATACAAGAAAGACAATCCTTCAGAGTTGACGTTGAAGAGGCGAGCTGCTCGAGCTAGAAAAGTCTTATTTGAGGAGAATGGCTCACTATCTTGCTTGTACTGTGAAAAACTCACCGAGGATTATTCATGTTTAACTGTACATGAATCAATGTGTCCAAAGAATCCCAACAGAGGAGACAGAAGCCTTAGTGAAGAGACTAAAAAGAAATTATCACTTATCACGAAGGGTAGAAAGATGTCAGATGAGTTTAAGACAAAGATTAGTGAGGCAATGAAGCGAGCTATTCTTGAGCATCCTGAATCTTATACGTCATCCAACAGAGGAAGGGTAAAACAGATTATTGTCGATGGAGTTAAGCTTCATGGTTCATGGGAGGCAACTTTTTATTCCTGGGCAAAAGAAAATAATCTGAATCCTGAAAGGTGTTTGACTGGATTTGATTACTTCTGGAATGGGAAGAACAGAAAGTATTTTCCGGATTTTTATCTTCCGAATCTTGATCTTTATGTCGAAGTGAAAGGATATGAGACCGAACAAGATAGAGAAAAATGGAGACAGTTTCCTGAGAAGATTATTGTTCTAAAAAAAGAAGAGATAAGAAGCATTCTGAAAGGATCTTATTCAATCCGATTTTAAAGAGTTTGGTGGAACGGGTGGGACTCGAACCCACACATGTCCGGTTATGAGCCGGGTAATCTGAACCAATTGATTTACCGTTCCATTTAGAGATTTGGTGGGACAGGAGGGACTCGAACCCCCACATGTTCGCTTATGAGGCGACTAATCTGAACCTATTGATTTACTGTCCCATTTTAGTATTTGGCACCCCCAGATGGATTCGAACCACCGACCGGTCGGGTAGAAACCGACAGCTCTAATCCGCTGAGCTATGGGGGCGTGTTGTGTTTTCTTTTGTGATTTTTGGTGGAAGGTGATGGATTCGAACCATCGAAGGCGGTGCCGGCAGATTTACAGTCTGCTCCCTTTAGCCACTCGGGAAACCTTCCTTGGAGACGTTACGTTGATTATCAAAGAACGTGGTACCAGGGACGGGACTCGAACCCGTACGACTGTGAGGTCCGCGGATTTTAAGTCCGCTGCGTATACCATTCCGCCACCCTGGCAAGGTGAGGGACCTATTGTGACCGGGTCCCTGGGCGGTGTATTTATTTACTTAGTTTTGGTCTTGGTCGCCGTTGGTGTCTTCTTGGTGGGTGTTGTCTTCTCGAGGAGGACTGGAACGACCTGTGCGTAGTAGGATGATGGGACGTCAGGTCGACGATGGTTGATGTTGGAGGCGCATGAGGCAGCCTTGGATCGTGAGTAGAAGATCTGGGCTTCGGCCTTGACAGACCAGATTCCACGGAGTCGACCGGAGTATGCACGGCGGTTGAGGAACTTGCCTGCGTTTGCCTCCCGCACGATGTAGGCGGTGTAGTACTTGTCCATGTCGATGTCTGAGGCGAACTGCTGCGTCTTGGTGTTATTCATGTTGTTTATATTATTCTTTCCTTGGCTGGATTTACAAACTATTTTTTGGGGTGGAATCTGTTAGGCTGCGAGGATTGTGGCGGTGTTGGAGGCGATGTGTTTGGCGTTGTCGTTGGTGGTGATGATGGCTTCTTGTGAGTTTGAGAAGAAGATGTTGTTGCGTGGGTCGATGATGGGGTCGATGTGGATGATGGGGAGGAAGGATCCTGAGGGAGTGAGGATGACTTGACCGATTTGGAGGGAGCTGACCTTGGTGGTTGTTGTGTTGTTGCTCATGGTGGGTATAAGTATGTTGATTTTGAGCCACCTGTCGGAATCGAACCGACGACCTACGGGTTAAAAGCCCGCTGCTCTACCGACTGAGATACAGTCCCATGACGTCAATCTAAGCGAGGCGACCCCAGTGGGAATGGAGCCTGAGGTCAGATTCGAACTGACGTGGGTTACCCGCCGCGTTACAAATGCGGTCCAATCGACCTCTATGGGACTCAGGCTTGATTCTTGAATTCTCTGTTACCTTTTCTTATTCGTGTTGATGTTTTTTCTTTTGATGATCTTCCCCAATTTCTAAAGTTAGGTGTTAGTGCGTGACAGTTAGGACATAATACTCTAAGATTTTCTTTTGTATTATTAGTATGATTACCGTCGATATGATCGATTTCTAGAATTGTCTGTCCATTATCTCGTGTCTTATTATAACCGCATTGAGAACAAGTATTATTCGCTTCTTGCAATAATCGTTCTCGTCGTTTACCGTAACCCAGCTTTTCAAAAGGAACCGAAGACCAATCAGTATAAGAATGTTGATTCTTTGCTTCTTTACCTCTTCTCGACTTCATTGCTTCGTAAAAAGCTTCTGTCTTGGGAGGAACAGCAATCCTATCAGGGTTTTCCTTACAGTGCCTTTCATGATATTTCAATCCTCTTTTTCCACATTCTCTTGAACAATATTTACATGTATCCATATTACTAAGTATTAGTTACATGCAACCGTTGACCAAAAAAAGTGAAACCGTTGCTCTACCAGCTGAGCTAAGGTGGCGGGTTGTGGGCGGGTTGTTTCCGCCCGAGGTGTGTTTATCCGTTCATCGTCTTGGAGGGCTTGACGGTGTCGTCGCTCCTGGTGATGAGCTCAACATCGGAGGTGAAGAGGTAGATGGGCTTGCGGCCTTCGATCTCCACGTAGCATCTGATGCGCTGTGAGCTGTCGACGATGCCGGTGAGTCCGATGAAGCGAGGATCTCCGCCGATGATGCGGACGAGGTCGCCTTGTTCGATCCTGACGTTGCGAGATCGCTCGGTGGCGGCGACACGGTTGTGATGTTGGAGATGGAGTGAAATTGATGCGATGGTGGCTGCATCGAAGTTGGAGATGATGTCGCTGAAGATGACAGCGGCTTGGTCGTTGAGCTTCGGCAGCTTGGCGCCGGCCTTCTCGACCTTCTTCATGTGTGCCGGCTTCTTGTTGTCGTTGAGAGCCTGTAGCGCTGCCAGCTTCTCTGCCTTGGCTGCAGCTCGGGCGCCGCGCCGGTCGGCACGCTCTGCCTCGAGCTTGGAGAGCTTGTTGGCCTTGTTTGCCTCGCGGGTGGCCTTGCGCTCGGCCTTTGCCTCGTCGTCGGTGGATGGCGACTTCTTGCCCTTGGCAAGTTCGGCCTTGACAGGCTTTGCCATGGCAACGGCCGGCTCGGAGGAAGCGGATGCGTCCTTGGCAGCCTTGCGAGCCTTGGCAGCAGCGAGAGCCTTATCGATTGCGGAGAGCTTGGTCGTGTCAGTCATTTCCATATTCCTTGTTGTTTGGTTGCCGTTACTTTCTTAATTTACTCTGTGGTTGCCGACTTTGCACCGACTATTTTTCGTTTGCGATTTTAATTTCTTCCTCCGTTGGAGGGCGCAGTTTGAAGCTGGAGGAAGGAATGACGAAGATTCCGTCGTAGATGAGATCCCCTGCCATGTTGAGGCAACCCCCGATGGTGTCGATGATGGGGAAGGTCTCGCCGATGTAGTGATTCACGTAGACTCGTTTATTGACGTCGAAGTATATCCAGTCTTTGGTGAGTACCGCCATCAGGCGAGGTGTCGTGTTGTTGAGTTTTGGATAGAGAGGCTTTTGCTTTTCTTCCATGTCAGTAGTGTCCTGGTCGAGTGGTGTGACCCGACCAGGCGGTACCGTCCCAGATGTATGCATGTTCTGTGCCAAAATCTGGCCAAGCTTCTCGAAGCATCTCGTCGAGGTTGTCGTAGAAGACGAATTCCTTGTCTTCCCCACGATCCCTGGCGTATGCCACGGTCTCGGCGAGGGTGTCACCCAAGGAGCTCAGGTTGCCGAGCTCCACGAGTTCTCGAGCTAGCTTGGATGAGTTGTAATGATTCGTGAGGGTTGCGCCTACTCCCTCAGGGCGGCCGTCGTAGTGACAGTAAACGCCCTCGATGGATCCGTTAGCGTGAATGATTCCGATGCATGAGCGAGTTGACATGTGTACCTTTCAGTGATTGGATGCGAGGGCGAGAGGTTGGACTTCGGTGCGTAGTCTCTGGACGGTGGAGAGGAAGCCGATGTAGGCTTCGTCGATGGCATCGATCTCCCTGAAGTCAGGGTCGGTGGCGTTCTCCTCCAGGACTTGCAGCTCTTTGATGCGATTCTTCATCTGTCTCAGCTCGAATTCGAGTGAGGTGAGGTGAGACATCTTCAGGGTGTAGAACAGCTGAGGAATCATTCTTTTTCCTTTCAGTAGGAAGCCTGGCGACAGATGACTGGCTTTTGGCTTGACGGCATTAGGAGCCTCTTCTTGTAGCCGTTTCCGACATTGATGCAGTTGAAGTAGAAGACTGCTTGAGCCAGATCACCACGGAACGAGTAGCGGGTTCGGTAGCTACCCTTGCTGTACCGGCCGACCTGCACGAGGAACTCGGTGGCGGAGGAGTATGCAATGTGCTTGCCGTTGAGTGTTGCGGTCTTGAGGTTCGTCTGCATTCCGTTCATCATGATCTTAATCTACCTTGAGGATTGTTGACTTTGCACTCAGTCGAGAGAGGCCTTCAGATTCGCGATGCCGATCTCGAACGCCCGGATGTCGAGAGGATCCGTGGCGGTACGCAGGGACTCCGTCATGCTGTCGAGCAGCGTTCGACGGTATTCCACCGGCAGATTGGTGAGGTCGAGCTTCTTAACTTCGGATCGGTTGGCTTCCATGGTTCTACTCTATCAGGTTGAGGTGGAACTTTTCACTACCTGCCCCATTGCTGAGGAATCGACTTTCGAAGAATCTCGAGGATTCCGCCGAAGTTGCCCAAATCATCATCATCATCGAGATCATCTAGTGCGGCACGAATCCGCTTCGCCTCCTCGAGGGTCATGCACATGGAGACACAGTCAGACTTACCTGGCACACCTGGTACATACTTTGTGATGATCATGATCTCTTTGTACTCCTTCTCAGTTGAGCTTTTCACACTCGGCCGATGGCGGAAAGGAACTGCTTCTTCGCCTCGGCGCCGAGGACCGCACCGACCATCACGTAGAGCGCCTCGCGGAAGGACGTGAACTTGGCGAGGGTCGCCGAGAACTCCATGACGTGGTTACCGTGGATGGGGGAGATGTAGGAGGCGTTCCGTTTGACCGCGTCATTGATCTCATCGAGTGAGCGGACGAGGCGACATCCGATACTCTCAAGTTCCTCAGCGTGTCGATCGACCGTCGCGGCGATGGTCAGGAGGTCGCACTGTGTGAGGGTCCACTCCCTCTCGTTGGGGGAGATGAGGGTGAGAACAGCGTTCTCGAACTTATTGGTGTTGTTCATAGATTAGTTATACTTCAGCGAATGTTGACTTTGCACTCACATGCAGAAGAAGAGCACCACGGTGGCGTAGAAGCAAGCTAGTGTGAAGCACCCGACGATTCCGTACGCCACCGTCCGCACCGCGAACTGCGCGGGAGAGATGCGTTCACCACGGCTGTTCACCATCAGTTCCTTCAGCTCGTCAACCATGAGACAAGTGTACTCCGCAGAATGTTGACCTTGCACCGCTCCAAAAATATTTTTTATTTTCTTCCCTCCCCAGGACCCTCCGACAATCCCCGGACTGCATCCCCAGGCTGCCCAGGATGCCCTCAGAATAGTCTTTGCCACCAGGACGGGTTGACATCCATGCCGGCATTTGAAAACACTCCTGAAGGCATCCTGGCGCAAGTATGTCAAAGAGCGGGATTAGAATGGTGTCAAATCTGACCCATGGGTCTATCTCGAATCAGCTTGTTTTCAAATGCCGGGTATGACAATAAATGTCACATTGACATGTGCTTTTTTGTGTACTTTAGAGAGCAGATGGGACAGTGGGTCTAGGGGGTAGGATGACTTCCTCGTCGTCGATGATTGAGGTGTCGATGAGATCGTTCATGTCCTTAGCAGACCTCTTAAGGTAATACCTCCCGCCGTCAACCGAAATGGAACCACACTTGCAGGTGACGAAGTCATGCACGCCTCTGCTCTCGATGTTGTCGCTGCACTTCCTGCATTGAGCTGAGTTTCTGAGGATGCCCATGGTGTTAAGCCTTTCAGCGCCAGGCGCCGTTGATCTGCTTCGCGTTGTCCATCTGGACGAGGACGTCCGAGGTGTGGAAGTGCATCTTGCAACCCTTGCCAAGGACGTAGCCTCGGCGGATCCTCGAGGGACCAGGAGCTGCACACTCTCCGTCGGTCATGATGAGCAAGCCATCCCAGCGGCCACGGTTCTTCGGATCGTTGGCGAGCTGAGTGGGAGCATTGAAGTCGGTTCCGCCACCACGAACCCTCTTGGCAGGAATGTTTGCGCCCTTGCGCCAGGTGTAGACATCCTTGTTGAGAGCGATCGTGTCGAAGGGAACAACGTCGATGGTGACGTTCTTGGTGAGGCTACCGAGTTCACCGAAGAATTCTGCCAGCATGTTGTTGCTGACCGATCCCGACTGATCGATGGCGACAAGGATCTTGGCTACGTAGCCTTTCTTGACGCCTGGGTGGATGTAAGGGTAGCGCTTGTTGATTCGCTTGATCGAGGTGCTGCGGCCGCCCTTGACGAGGTTGCCGACGAACTGGCGAAGGACGTTCCGCCAATTGATCACGGTGGTGATCGACTTGCGGATGGCTTCAATCATGTCGGCCGACATGTTTCCCCAGCCATTGGCCTGGGCGTCGGCGTGCTTGGCTGCCTTCTCGACCATTGCCCTGACCTTGCCTTCAACGTATTCACGCTTCTCCTCCGGAATGCTGTCCCAGGCGTCATGGTCGTCCATCGAGACAATGATGTTGCCTTCCCCGGTGAGTTCTTCGGGAGTCATGCCTTGCTTCTCGGCTTCCTCCTTGATCTTTTCGAAGTACCATTCGGAAGACTGCATGGGTGGAAGCTTGGCGATGATCTCCGCCAGCTTCATGCCCTGCTTCTCGTCTGCCGTGAAGTCTCGGCCTTCGGGGTGCTTTGGGAAGACACCGGGAACGAGTGCGAATTCGGGGAGGATGCGATCACCCGTGACGTGGGAGGAATATTGCTTATTTTCCTTGTCGAGGAGGATGGAGTTAATGGCAAGATCGGTGGCGACGTTCCAAAGTTGGGGTGGTGTCTTGCGGCGTGCCTGGACGTGGCCGAACACGAGGTGATAGTATTCGTGATTGATGACACCACGGATCTCGCGTGGCGAGAGGGAACCGAAGAATTCCGGGTTCCAGTACATCACGATTTCGTCGTTCTTCTCATTGAAGGCGACCGCGGCTGTGGGGATCGATCGAGTCGGAGTCTTCTGGATATGTCTGCTGAGCTCTGCGAAGAAAGGAGAATCCTGCAGGAAAGAAATGAGATGCCTGTCAAGGTTGAAATCCGTCTCAGCTTGAGTGAACATAAATTACCCTTATCACTGAAGGTGCGGACTTTGCACCGGTGGTCAAAACAATTTCTTTCCCACAAGATCCTATTTAAATTCAGTCGAATCTCTTCACTGTCACAGTTGTCGTGGTGACGACTTCCTCGGTGCAAACTCTGAAGTTCTCCTTGGGAATGTCCCAGTAGAACCATCTGAGATTGCCGTTCGACAGGAGCTGAGTATTGCTATATTCCCCGAATATATACTCAGTTCCTGCCGGCACAACGGTGATGGTCTCTGACTGGAGATTATTATATGACCATTCCTTTGTGAGGATGGCCACCTTACGCGTATTTTTTGAGGTGGATGTTTCGCTCTTGCTGCCCATGGTGTACATCCTAAAATGCTGTTGAGCAATCTTACAACTATTTTTAGAAAATCATTTTAAGCAGATCATCTGCTCCCAGGAGGGAACATCAAAGCTACTGAGCCTATCACGATTGTGATCCAAAAAATGGAAACTATGATATCGCTCATGGCAGGTTTCAGATTGGATTCTTTTCGAGAGCCTCGAGTGTTGCTTCTGTGACCCGCTGTTCTCTTCTCTGGAGGAGCTCTAACCAGGATTCATCTGAACTGATCATTGCTTGGATCGTCTGGGTGACGGCGTCTGTGATCTGATCGTTAACTCCGTTGGGAAAAGACATGTGATTGAGCAGAAGCACGATGAGCTCTTCGTTGGTGTAACGTTTTGTGATGGACAACATGTTTCACCTTTTCATGGCGCTGAGCTTGCCCAGTACCTTCTCCAAAGAGCCTTGTCGAACCTTTAAATCATTCTCTTCCTCAGAGTCCTCGAGGGTACTGTATAATCGAAGCTCAATCTCATCCAGCTTGTAACGGACGAGCGTGTGTAGGTGTGTGATGTCGATATTGTCTAGCATAGCCCAAGCATTTTAAGACATCTTTTTTCATTGTACAAATTTGGTGGATCCAGTGGGATTCGAACCTACAGCCTACGGGTTAAAAGCCCGCTGCACTACCGTTGTGCTATGGATCCAGAAAAGAAAAGAGAAGGAGGAGCATTAAGGAAGCTTGGGCTAGAAGAAAAGCTGAGAAATCAAGAACATTGGATGATGCCTTTCTCATAGAGACCTCGGTTGTTGATACCAAGGACGTACGTCCTGCCTGACGTACCAAACCTATTTTTAGAAACTGTGAAGATTCTCTCACCGTATGTCTCCGACTTCTTCTCAAGGTCCACGTAGACCTCACCTCTCACGTCGACGGCATGCAGGATTGTGTTCTTTCCTGCGAAGACGGCCGGTCCATTGCCGTGGCTTTTTGTCACCTGACCGATGAAGATCACAACACCGAAGTTCTTCTTGGCCCAGTCGGTCAAAGCCTCGACCGAACGGACGGCCGTCATGGAATTCGTGAGGGCACCGTTGTACTTGCCATCGTCCAGGGTCTGAAGCGAGTCCTGGAGGATGAACACCTGCTTGCCGGGGTTCGCCTTGCGGAGAGAATCGGCATGCTTCAGCAGGTCGCTGACCAAGGTGTCCTGTCCGACGACGAAGCCGTTGCGGAGACCGAGGCGCTCCACGACCATCTTGACCTGATAGAGGCTTTCCTCACCGGTATTGTAGAGACAGATGTGACCGGCTGAGGTGATGGCGTTGGCAAGCTGGAGGAGCAAGGTTGTCTTGCCGGCGCCAGGGGTGCCGGTGAGCATCATGACGGAGGAGGGCACGAAGCCGTCACCGCCGAGGGCGTCGTCGAACCAGGAGATGCCGACCTTCTTGCGATCGCGGAGAGCATCGGGGACCTGGATGTCCATGATGTTCATGCCGCGCTTGAGACCACGAATTCCGACGTTCAGATTCATCTTCGACATTTCGATTTCCTCTCGGCGTTCCGGGTTACTCTCTTAACCTATCATGCCGGTTGCAGACCTTGCACCAGGCACCCAACTTTTTATTGAACCACGATAGAATACGCGGGTCGAGAGAGATTCATGGAGCACCTCACCCCGCTCTCATTGAAGACGACGTCGACGAACGAACAGGCCGAACCGCCTTCGTAGCCAGCGGCCGCAAGATCGTAGTCCTGCAAGTCGTAGACCATGCGAGTGTAGCAGTCGGACGTGGTCGTTGCAAGACGACCGTTCACCTTGAGGAGCGTTCCCTTGTTCATAGTTAAGTTGTACCTTGCTGGTTGCAGACCTTGCACCATCAATCGAAAATAGGCTCAAAGTCACGCAAATTTGAGGCGAGATAAATCCTTCCGCCCACGAGGAACTTGAAGCGCTGGACTCTCCTCGTGCTCTTCCCCAGGTTCCAAGGGGATTCTTCCACGCGACAGTCGCCCATGTATACCGCGAGGGTTCCACTCTCAATCATCCGGACACTAACACGTGAACCGATCTTGGCGGAGACAAGGTAGGAGTGCTCGTGTCGACGGTAGATTTTCTCGTCGAAGCGGGCATCCTCGTATAAATGAATTCTGTTATTCCAGAGCGAACCCACCGTGAGGTGCGGGGCGCGGATCTCCATTTCCTCGTCAGTGCTGTAATCGTGGACCAACGGAAATGGCAGGAGTTCCTTAGGTCGGGAGACCTGATCATCTTTCCACTGGACCTTGGGACGGCTAGTTCGATAATAGCTCATGTCTCCACCCTGGAATTGTTTTCGAAGGCCACCTGGAGAGAACAGGGCTCGAGGACGAAAGTGTCGTACCCACTTACCACGACGGCCATGCCTTCACGGGTGATATCAACCCATCGCCCAGTACGCCCCTCGGCCGTGATGACGTACGACCCCAACTGAGGGATCTTCGACGTCTTTCTTCTCTCGTTCCAGTTCACTTTCTTAATCTACTCCGCCAACCGCCAAACTTGCACCAACCACAAAAAATATTTGAAGGCCTGAAACAATACCCCCAAATCCCCGCACCCGCGACCGGTCGGAAACCATCCCCAGAAGAGCCCAGAATGCCCTCAGAATAGCTTTACTCCCAATGCCATAGGTTCTTTTGTCGTTAGCCAGAAAGTTTTTTCTTGGCTAGCTTCTTCATCGGCAAGAGAATATCCTGGCATGCGTGGTTTAACACCATCCTCTTGCGGTTGAGCTTCTGGCTCCTCGTGGGAGGAGTGGATCCACCCTCTTCAGGAAACAAGCCAAATGTCTTCATTGTCGCAGGCTTGTTAACCCTGGGCTTCTCCAGCCTCTTCTTCACAAGCGTACGCCAGATCTTCCGAAACTTTCTCTTCATCACAAGAGCCTCATCAGGGGGAAGGCTTGACAAGACGATGCAGATGTCATTGCTCACAGGTTCAATGGGCGCAATTCCCATCATGTGCCAAATGGCATTGAGCAACATCCGATCATGTTCGTTATTCATTTTCAATTTCCCCTGGATACAGACCACTTCAGGTAAGTCTTCAAACACGCTAGCTTCAGAGAATCAAATGCTTCCTTTCGAACCGTTAGCTTGAGCCTCTTCGCCAACTTCCATCCCCTGTGCCACGCCTCGATCTCTTCCTCAACACAAGCGACCTTGTGCTGGAAGGTCCTGTTGACACCCGGATGACTCATGAACGGATAACCCATTCCGAATCGATCGTGATTTTCGTTCGAATTAATCAGGAAGTGACCACACTCGTGGAGCAGGTACATGAACTGGTTCTCAGGTTTCGCCGAAGAACAGATGGAGATGTTCTTGTTTTCATGGTCGTAGGCACCTGCTAGCTTTGACTTGAAGGTTACCGAGATTCCTTTTGAGGCGCACCAATTAACCAAACGATCGAGATTGCGAATAGAAACAGTATCAACACACCATTGCATCTCCAGGGTTGTCTTGGCCGTCCCGGAACGCAGGTCCCGCTGAAAGCGGTCCCACGCCCGGGTACGCCAGAGCTCCCTATCAAAGCTCCGACCGGCCGTCGATGACATCGACATCACTTCCTGCTCTTCTTGGCTCGAGCAGGTGCTTCAGTTGTCTGTCCGCTCAACGCCTTGGCCTGTGTCTCCTCGTTAACGCCAAACACCTCGAGGATGGTCGAAACACAATGCTTGTGAACCTGCTTCGAGAGAGCCAGATTCTCAGTGCCATTGCTCGTCATTTTCGACCAAGCCGACACACGAAGTTCACCAGGGAGATCCTTCATGAACTTGTGAAGATTCTCACCTTGCTTGTCGGTGAGCTCCTTCAGGGTCTTGGTGATGTAGTCAGCCACCTTTTCGATCAGGACATTCTGTTTCTCCTGGCCGAGCTTGGCAACCTTCTTCTTCACCTTGTCATAGTCGCTCAACACCTCCTCGCCGGTGACCTGATTGTCGATGGTCTTGGCGAAGGAGTGATAGGCGATGGTCGCCTCCGTGCCGACGTAGCCGAGGCACATCGGGTAGAAGAGCGGGTCGTTGGGCTGGTCGGCAATCCCGGCCGTGACCAGTGCACGGCTCAGGCGCTCCCACGAACGGCGGCTAGGCGTAACCTTGCCAGGCTCCACGTCCTTGGGCGCATCGAGCCACTTCTCGTTGCTGGCGATAAAATCGACAACGAATTCGTGGACGCCACCATCCGCTCGGGCCCACGTGGCCCAATCCTCAACCGTGGGAGTTAGGTCGATGGTCCAGAAGCGGTCCAGGAGGGCGGGATCCATCTCGTTAACGGTGTAGCTTGCACCGGTGTTGACGGCCGCATAGACGCGTGTCTTGGGATGGAGCTTCCATCCGTTTAACTCGCGGTCCAGGACGATCTGGAAAGCGGCCTGTTGCACCTCGTTGGTGCCGCGATTTAGCTCGTCCAGGAAGAGACAGACAGGCTCCATGCAGGAACGCTTGAACCAGTCAGGAGGGTTGAAGCGAGTCACCTCGCCGTCGGTGCTGGGGAGACCGACCATGTCGCCCTCGGTCATTTGCGAGAGACGGCGGTCAATAACATCCAAGCCAAACACCTTCGCAACCTGCCGCACAATCTGCGACTTGCCGATACCGTGTGGACCACGGAGCAGCACCGAGTCGAAGGGAAGCTTGGAAGCCACGGACATGAAGGTCTTGATGCTCATCGTCGTCATGCTGTATGTTCTCCTGATTCGCTGTCAGTTGATAGTTTAGTTATGCTGCTTGCTCAGCCGACCTTGCACCCCTCAGCAAAAATTTTTTCAACCTCAATTTTGAGGAGCTTGTACGCAATACGCCAGTCACGATCCTTGGCAGTCGCAAGCTGCTGGTCGTTCACCGTCAAGGCTGTGACATAATACTTCCCAAGCCTTTCTCCCGTCACGATAGGCTTGAGAGACTTGCCAAAGAGCTCAGTAAACTTGAGCTCAACCTGCTTCTTAGGGTTCGGCTTGAACATGTTCTTATACTACCTCAGGAGCCTGCAGGTTTGCACCGGCAAGATAATTTTCCTTCTGTTTTTCACTGGCAATGTCAAAGGATGGTCGGTCACAATTGGCACAGAGGAAGTCCCCTGCCTCGTCCACCGTGCCCACGTTCTTATCGGTACAGACAACACAATACTGGGTGCAGATCTTGTAATTCTTGTTCATTTCATCTTTCCAATTTCTTCTTTGAGCGCCTTATAAGACCAAAAGCAATACATCACCGTCAACACGAACCAAAACAGCAAAGCCATCTCGAGGAGAGCAGAGTTCCGAGATGCCCAGTACGTGTTCAGAACAGTGCTAAGGAATCCGTAAGAAAAAGACATGTAAATCACCGTCACAATGAATAACGGCATGTTGTCTTCAACCAGTCTTCTCTGTGTACGATCTTGCCAGAATGCTCCTGACCGGCGCATCGGCCGCCTCGAGAGTCACCAGGATGTCATAGAGCTCACCCAGCCTGGCATTGTTACTCTTCTTCTCAATCTCGAGAAGCGTTGCCACCGTACGGCGAGCCGCCAAGGTGAGCTCCGTAAGCCTCTCAAGCTGATCGATCTTCATGTCTTCGTCCATGTTCAATCTCCAATCGTGTTGCTGTTGTTGATGATCATCACGGTGTAGGTGTCGCCCTCGATAACCACCTTGGGCTCACGTACACACTTCAACATCTCGCTGAACCTCTTCACCATGCGTTCAGCTGCCTCCTTCACCTCAGGCTTGTGGCTGTCAAGCGGCGCCAACCTGAAGGTGAGATAGTAGCCTGTGTAGTCGATCCAGGATCCCTGCTCGAGCACGGAACCGAACTCCTCGAAGATGAGACATCTGAAGTGCTTGGAGACAGCTTCGGTTACCTGCCTGAAGATGCGAGCAACCTCACCGAGAATTTGGTAGTAGTGCTCGTTGAGAGCGTCAGCCGGGGTGAACGGGTACTTGATCACATATCCTCCGAGGTAAACCAGGCGACATCGCCCTTGGTGTTCTTGAGACCGAACCGGGCAGCCCACGTGCCACGGAACTGGGTAACCTTCTTCCAGAAGAGACGGCCGGTGAAACCCTTCACGGTGAGCTCCGTGCCGTTGGCGGGAAGGTTGACGAAAGCAGCCTCGGCGTCAACCTTGGTAGCGGCAGCCTTCGCCTCACGCTTGGCTTCCCGCTTCGCCGCATGAGCCGCCTCGGCAGCGACACGCTTCTCCTCATTGATCCTGCGCGCCGCGGCAACAGCAGTTGCCTTGGCGGAGCGGTCGCGGTTTGAGGCATCCATATAGGCTTCCCAGGCGATGAAGTTGGCCCACATCAGGGGATCACCCGAGACGAAGGTAGCAGCGTCGGTTTGAGGGTTAACGAGCTTGCTGGCCATCCGGTCGCCGTGAAGGTTGGTGCAGTCGACCCAAGCGAACTGCTCGAAGAACTCGAGCTCGCGCACCTTGTCGGTGAGGTAGTCAGGCAGCTGTTCGTGGTCTCCGCGCAGCGAACCCCAGTGAGCCCGGGGACGATCGGTGTTGATGTGCTCCGGCGGGATGCCGTGGGTGCCGAGCCACACCAGGGCGTAGGTGCACTGGGTGGTGCGGTAGTCGGAGTAGTCCATCGTGTCGGACCAGTTACGGGTCTCGGTGGTGCGCTCGACGCGGAGCACCCGGCTAACGAACACCTCAGACTCGAGGTCGATGTTGTTGTCGTAGTCGCGGGTGATGAGGGTGATTGCCATGTCGTTCGCTCCGAGTTATCGGGTGGCTCCATTGCCACCTGATAGAATTAGTATACCAAGCTGGTTGCCGACTTTGCACCGGCGATGTTCGTGCGGAAGCAGACGCGTCCGTTCTCGATAACATACTCCCATCCCATCAGCTGCGCAAAAGCATACGCCTCGCGGTGATCAATAGGACAGACAGGAGCATGGTCGAGGTGGTGGAAGTGGTTGCATGGGTTGTTGTCGTTGTCGAAGGCGTCCGGGCCCTCGACGATGAACGTGGTATCGAGCGGAGCATAGGTGGGGTTGTTGACGCTATCATCGAAGCAGACGTAGAGCATGATGTATTCCTTTCAGCACTGGGTTGAGGTGATCAGTCGTTGAAGATCTCGATGGAGATCCCATCAGTCGACTTGAACTGGAGGGAGATGACGTCTCCGTGCATCCGCCTAGGGCGGTCAAAGACGAATAGCTTCGAGACGCCGGTCTTGGATGATCGCACGTAGAATCCCTCGTCCAGGGAATCGTTGCTCACCTGTGCCACACGGAAATTCGGAATGGAGCTCATCTCGCACGTGCCGAGCTTGCCATCCCAGACGAAGAGACGGCCGTCATATACAGGAACTTGCTGCTTTCCGTTAACCTTCATATTCATGGTTATACCTCCCCCGTTGTTGACTTTGCACCTTCAAAGAGAATTTTCTTCAGTCACCTTACGAAGACAGGAGCACACTCGTAGAGGGGAGAGCTGGAGACCCTGATGTTGTAGTAACCCCTCTTCTCGAGGGCCGTGACGGCCGAGGGTACCTTATTGGAACTGACCTGCTTGCGTCCAGGCTTGCCTGCGGGAGTGCGGTAGGCGAGCTCATATACGCTGATCTTCTCGGCGAAGCTGCTCATGTCCAATTCCTTTCCATAAATCAAAACTAACACTCGACAACGCGACATTGCACCAAAAAACAAGAAAAAAATTTCTTTGCGCAATATTGCGGTGCTTTTGAACAAATTTATTTTTGGTGTGCAAAGCGTGAACTGGGCGAGGTACAACAGGATAATCGATGGACTTCAACGATTTCCTGAAGGAAGCACTTGAACCTGACGTCAACCTGAGGCAGGGACAGAAGCTCATGATCAACCTTCACTCGGTTCGGAAAGACCTATACGGGAAGCTCTTCAACGGCTCACTCGAAGGCAAGACTTTTTCGTGGGTGTTGTACGACTGTTTCTACGAAGACTAGAAGATGTGGGCGACAATTGAGTGGCTTGGAGAAAACTGGTGCAAAGTCGGCAACGAGTGAGGTGCAACTGAATCATGAACGAAGAAGTCAACGTGACGTTAACTGCTCGTGAGCTTGTCGACACGTATCGTGCCGTGCGATCCCTGATGGGTCACTCGTGTCGGACGAAGCTATCAGTAACTACTACGAGCGACTGGACAGAATTCACTCCAAACTGATTGATGCAACTGTGCAAGTGGCTTCCAAGAACAAGGAGGATGGACAATGAGTAACACACGTAAGGTAACGAGACTTCTTATTGACATGATGGATAACGGCGTGCTTGATCCTAATAATCTGGCTCTGCTGTGTCTCGGTTACATGTCTGAAGATGACGTGGCTGATATGGCTCGCCTCAACGATCTTCTCGAGGAGGAGGAGGATGATGATGCATGATTGAGCCAATAGTCGAATTCAGACTGGAGCGTGTGGAAAATCGGCCGGACCGGTTTAACTATTATCCCATAGGCAATGGCATGGTGGCGTCCATACAAGCTGGACATGCCAACTATTGTCATCCTCGAATTACAGATCCATCGTCTGACGCTTACACCGAATTTGAAGTTGCCCTATTCTTCCTCAACGAGTGGTACCACCCTCACACCAACGAGAAGCTCTGTGACAGAAAATGGGCTTCGCATTGGTCGCCTAACGACCAAGTTGGAGCCTACGTTCCCCGGGTAGAAGTTATCAACATGATCAACGACCTTCGAGATTATTTCAAGGTCACGTACGCAGGAAAGGAAACAGACACATGATGATCAAGGCGAATGACGTTGTCTTCTGGAAGGGTCCCAATGGTCTCTACCGCCGCTGGGCAGACGTGGTAGACACGAACGGTGACCAGGTAAAGATCAAGCTCCGCCACGACATTTTCGACTACGACCCTTGCAACGGAAAGCGCCACCTGCGGGAAGGAGAGATCCTCAGTGTGCCAATCAACGAAGTCATTTACAACAGCGAATACTATCGATCGAAGGAGAAGATCAAGGATCACATGGAGTCAGTGAGGAAAGAAAGCAAGAAACCCATTGCCGTAGGAGAAATCTGGTGAAGAAAGTCATTTGCTTGCTGTTGCTTGCTTCTTTCACCCTGGTTTCAACAGCACAAGCTGGCACGGCCGAGTGCGCAACCATCACAGACCACGACACAAGAATGATGTGCTTTGCCTCCCAAACTAACAACTCCTCGTACTGCTCTTTCATCAAAGACCACGACAAGCGTGCACAGTGCCGCATTATGACGGGGAATTAAAATAATCTCACCCGTCGGTGCAAAGTCAACTCCGAACAAGGTAATCTAGAACCATGAAGACGAAGAAGAGCACCGACGAGCTGGAAAACGACGACTTCATCATCGAATCCCCCGCCGGAGAATCCTCCGACGACTGGGACACCGTCTCCGATAACGTTCCACGCTCCATGCTCGGAGCTCCTTCAAAGGATCGATCAGCCTCACGACCGGACATCTCCAAGCTCCCCAGCGGAATCGGACCTGACGGAATCCCAACCTTCGTGCGAGGTGACAAGGTCGTCATCGAACGATACTCCGGAGCACTCAAGGGTCACCCGTACCTCGACACCCGTACCTACGTCATCCAGAACGTAGACACGGTCACCGGAAAGATCACCATGTACGACGCCGCCCAAGGCCAGTTCGCCACCGACAACTGGAAGGCCGGACTGCAGAACGGCAACGTCTACAAGCTAGCCAAGAATACCACCATCGATCTCTCCTCCAAGCGCAAGCGCGGTCGTCCCCGCAAGAACCCCGACGCTCCCACCAACGTCGCCAAGCCCCCTCCCGCCCTCGACGCCAACGGCATGCCCGTCGTCAAGAAGCGCGGCCGTCCCGCAGGCTCAAAGAACCGTCCCAAGGAAGTCATCATCAACGAAAAGCGGGCAAAGAAGGACGCACGATTCTTCAAGCGCTACGCCAAGCACCCTTCCTCCCACCAACAGAAGGCCGATCCCAAGTGGATCTTCCTCCTCCCCATGGTCGACCTCCTCAAGGTCCTCACCAGGTAACCCATGCAAGGCTCACTCTGGCGGGTGAAGATGCATGTCTACGGACACACCTTCAATGGGAACGGTGACATGTTCCTCTTGAAGCCAGGTGAGCTCGTCGTTGTAGGAGACGGAATGGTTCAAGGCGACATGCTAGGGTGGGCAGACTCACAATTCAGACCATTCGATCGAAAACTCGTGAACGCCCATCTGTGGGTCAAGGTGCTCCTACCACGCCAGTGTTGGATGAATCGGACATACTTCAACCGTGATTCCATGTGGCTGGATAGGGTCTCATGAGGAGGTTCGAGGCGGGCGACTTGATCACCCTGAAATATGCGTACGCTTACTCCCCATCATCGATCGCACCCGCAATCGTACTCGAGGTCATTCGAGGTGGATACAAGGTGCTCTTCCCAAACGGCGTCTACGAACTCAGCTCAGACTACGCCCACGAATCATGCCAACTTCTTCAAGATTTCGGTGCAAAGTCAACATTCGCTGAAGTATAACTGAATTGAAGGTGAGGAAAGGAAGGGCAAGAACGTGAACAAGAACGTGAACAACTTCGTCGTCCAGGTTATCGAGCACTACAACGACCGCGGCGGTGACGGTGGCATGGCCACGACCATCGTCGGTGTGGTGAAGACCCTCGAGGCGGGCATGCAGATGCTCGATGATATGGGTGCCAAGGAAGGCCGAGTCCTTCAGATCTTCCCTCCCATGGTCCGCGAGGACGGACGGCTCGTCCCTGGTCCGCCCGACGTCTTCCCTTACTGTGCTCCTCCTCAGAAGAAGGCCCGTGGCAAGAAGATCGCTGCGGATGTAGCCGAAACTGCTGAGTGAGAAAATCTGACGGACAGTGAAAAGCTCAACATCAAAAGGAGTATAACAGGATCATGAACGAATTCAGTCACGCGGAACTGCGGCTCATCCTCGAAGGCCTTGATGTCGTCCGTGAACGGATGCGGGAAGATATCAGTGTCAACCTCAACCTCGGCGAGGAAGAGTACAACCAGGTGGTCAGGCTCCAAGACAAGATCATCGAGGCCCTGGAATCTCGCTGCTTCTACTGAGTATAAAGTCAACACCCTCTGGAGTATAACTGAATCATGAAGGGCATGAAGAAGGTTGTCACCCTCCCAGCCGGAACCAAATACCACTGGAATCGCTCACCAGAAGAAGTAAAAGATATCTACAGTCGACTCCCTCCACTCGATGACGCCGGCGAACCCACCATCGTCAACTCCACAGGCACCTCCCACCTCAATGAACCAACGATAGTCACCATCACCAAAACACGTAAGATCGACTGGCACTCCTGGTTCAATAAACCCAAATTCCTCGTCGAAGGGCTAACCACCATCAACGGAAACCCAAAAATCATCATGTTCTCCCTACCCCCCAACGAGTTCTTCCGCCTCGAGGAAGAGGAAGTCATCGTTAACGCCTCGCGAGTCCGCCGGCCCGTGGCACGCTGAACTTCGCCAGTGCAAAGTCAACATCAAAAGGAGTATAATAGAATCATGGTCAGCAAGGATAAGCAGGCACAGGTTGCTCAGGACGCTCTCTACGAGATTGGTTGGGAGATGACTCCTGCCGAGGCTCGTGAGCAGCTCGATTTCTTCGCGAAGATGAGCATTGATATTTGGCTTCAATCTGGTCAGACGGACCAATTTGCTTGGGAGTGATCATGACATTATACGATGTTGTTTATACTAATTCGTTGGGAATTCGCCAGCTCACCGTTGTATCTTCTTTGGTGATTAAAGAGACGATTGCTCTTTATTCTCGTGAAGGTGGAGTGATTTTTTCGATCAAGCAGCGGACATAACCGCTTGGGACTGTAGCACAATGGCAGTGCAGCTGGCTTTTAACCAGTGGCTCAACGGCTACGACCTGTGAAAGCAAGGGAGACGATCGTCATTCCGGCGGGCACCACGTACTACTACACCCGCACCAAGGAAGAGTGCGAAGACATCCGCCAACGTGACATCGCAACCGGCAACAACTACGACTCGGCAGGCGAACCAAAAATCTACAGCCGAATCACATCCAGCCGAATCCAAGAAAACACCTTCTGCACGATCATCAAGAACCGCAACATCGAGTGGGACACTTGGTTCAATAAGCCATCCCACCTCCTCGAGGTGCTAGCAACGATAAACGGCGCACCAAGAATTATTTTAGTCAAAGACCCACGCCGGGTGCAAAGTCAACATCAAAAGGAGTTTAACTAAACTATGAACGCTGAACAACTCAAGGAGATTCTCCACCACCATGCCCTCTGGATCCTCAACCCCGAAGAGGGTTGCAGAGCGAATCTGAGTGGAGCGAATCTGAGCGGAGCGAATCTGTTCAGGGCGAATCTGAGCGAAGCGTTTCTGTGCGAAGCGTTTCTGTGGGGAGCGTATCTGAACGGAGCGTATCTGAACGGAGCTGATCTGAGTGGAGCGGATCTGAGCAGAGCGAATCTGTGGGAAGCGAATCTGTTCAGGGCGTATCTGTGGGAAGCGAATCTGAGTGGAGCGAATCTGAGCGGAGCGAATCTGAGCAGAGCGAATCTGAGTGGAGCGAATCTGAGTGGAGCCGATCTGCGCGGAGCCGATCTGCTGGATGCAAAGTTCACAGTGGAACTGAAGGACGCAAGAAATCTTCACGCCGTTGTTTACCATCCACAACAATTGCCATTTTTGGCACTGAACCCTAGTTTCCTGGAATCTGTGCAAAGTTCCACCTGAAAGAGGTATAACTAAACCATGAACAACGACACGATCCGAGGTCTCTCCCCCTACGCCGACTTTAAACACGCTGATCTCGTCCGAAGCTCGCGATTGGCGGCGATCGTCAATTCAGCCGCTTCCAAGGGCCACAAGGTCCGTCACGACATTGCCGAGGCTTTGGCCATGGAGCTCGAGTACCTCGCTCTTAACTTCGACCTGGTGCCGAAGAAGTGACTCGAACGGTGCAAAGTTCGCCTGAGAAAGGATATACTAGGACCATGGAACAAGATTGGGAACAAGACCTGCAGTACCTTCCCGACCCCAATGAACACGCCAAGGAATGCTGGGAGTGGTTCAGGGACGCGATCGAGACACTCGACGTCACAGAAGCGGTGCAAAGTTCAACCGAGAAGTGATAGGATAGAACCATGAGCAACGACAAGTCCCACCTCCATCCCGACCTCCACGATGCCTCCCTCGAGAAGGCCTGCAAGATGGCCAATGGCCTCACCCACACGGCCCACAAGAGCCGCACCACGGTCGAGAGCGATGCCGCCGACCTCCACTACATGCTCGAATACCTCAGACTTAACTTTGACCTCGTCCCGAAGAAGTGAGGAACAACCATGAACATAACAGATGAATTTGTCATCCACCGGGCCAAACGAACCAACTCCGGCGCCTACATCCTCCTCTGCAACCTTCCACAGAACGAAGTAACTCCCTGGGTCACCTGGTACTCGGAAGATATCACAGGCACACACAGGATCAACGGCAACTACTTCTACTCAGATGAAGCAGCAGACGCCTTCAAGGACTTCGAGGAGAGATAAACCACAATGCCCCTACTACTAGTCGCAGCCATCGCAATCGCCATCGCCTACTTCTCCCCCCGCGCCGCCAACATCATCGCAGGCCTAATCACATTCGGCTTCATCGTCCCATTCTACACATTCGGCGGAGGCACATTCATCTGGACCATCACCACCCTCTGCGGACTATCCATCCCATACATCATCTGCTGCTTCGGCGGACTAATCATCGGCTCCCTCCTCGCCATGGCCATCTACTCAGAATAAATACACCATGCCCTTCCCTCCAATCGGCTCCCTCTGGCATGCAATCCCCAACTCCCAAGAAATCTTCGCCTACCCAATCGGCCCATCATCCAACATCACCACCATCAGAAATCACCACACCATCCTCGTACTAAAACACCCCGACCCTCGCCACACCACAAACTCATCCCCCAATAACCCAAAAGGCCTCATCAACGTAATCGTCTTCCCCGAAACACTCCACGCCACCATCTTCTCCTCCAACTTCCACAACACCCTATCCCCAATCGCCGGAGAAAACAAAAGCACCCCCACACTCCCCCAGGACAACCAACCCAAAACCGAGACTACTTTTCCCCCAGGGAGAGACTAACCAAATATCACCCAAAATGCCCAACACCACACCCACACGCCGTGAGGGCACTTTACCCAACAGAGACTACAATTCCCCCAGGGAGAGACCAACACACCCCACAACCAACACCCCACAATGCCCCCACAACACAAGAAAGCATACCCACCAAAAGAACTACTTCTCCCCCAAGGAGAACACAACAACACACACAACACCTAACAAAAAAGGCGCCCAGGGCAGCGCAAACCGCATAATGAGTTTTTCGAGGAAAAAAACGCATTTTTTTCACTTTTTTTTGGGACTTAGTCATCGCCGGCCCGATAGTGCGCTTTTTGCCACCCTGGGCGCAATTGTCTCCTGCTAGCCTCGTCTCCGGGGCGCTCCAGGCGTGTATGCACGTGCACGCTTGTGGGGGCCGTGGGAGGGCATTTGTGGGTTAGTTGAGTTTCCCGGGGATTTTGTTGGTGGTGGTGGTGGGTTTGGGGGGGTGATATCTGTTTCGCCCATGGGTTGAGGCTAGGGACGCGTCCCAGTCTATGGTGTTGGGGATGATGGGGTGGAGACCTGTGTCTTGGGGTTTTCTTTGTTGTTGAAGTTCTAGTGGGAGAAGTCTTCTGTGGTTTCTATGTTATGTGATTAGGGGTGATGGTTGGGTATCTTTTGGGGGTGGGGTGTGGATGAGCGTATTAGTTGGTTTGTTTTTCGTGTTGTGGGGAGCTGGGTTTTTAAGGTTTGTCACTCGCTGGTGGTTATGTGTCGTCTTTGATTTCTTGGCAGTCTTCGTCTAGTGTTGGGTAGATGAGGGCGTTGAGCATTTTGAGTAGGTCTTCTTGGAGGTCCCATTTTGAGGAGCCGGATGGGAGGTATTCTTCGGAGTAGTTGGTGATGTTGCCGTGTGTGTTGTGGAAGACTTCTCTGATGGTGAAGATGTATGAGGGAGGGTGGTTGTTGTCGCCGTCTTCTAGGGTAGACCTGATGATCCTGTATTTTGGGTGTGTTTTTTTCATTGGTGTGTTTGAATTAGAAAATCCTCCTCCCGGGGTTTTGGAAGGAGGATTGGTGTGGGTGGGTTAGGAGATTGTGATTTCTAGTTCGAAGCCGAGGAATTCTATGAGTGATTTCCATCCTGAGTTGGCTGTTGATTGGAGGGTGGAGATTGCGTATTCGTAGAGGGAGTTGATTTTTTGGGTTGTTTTTTCCCAGAGGGATTGTGCCCAGGAGGAGATTTTTTCCCATGTGTTGGAGAGGGCTGATTTGGCTGAGTCTTTGGCGGCTTCGATGGAGTCGAAGAATCCTTCTTTGAGGAGTGATTGGTGTTGTGAGATTATTTCTCTGTTTTCTTTTTTGAGTTTTGAGGAGACGAGTGCTTTGAATTTTTCTGCTTCGTTGAGCATTGCGCCGATGACGTCGTTCATGGAGCGTTGTCCTTTGGTGGATTTGCGTGATTTGAACTTGACTTGGATGGAGACGTCGGAGTATTTTTTGGCGAGTGCCGTTGTGATTCTTTTTAGTTCGAATGCTTTTTGGAGGGATGATTCTTGGTCTTTTGGGTTTGTGCCGGAGATGCCTTTTTTCTTTTTGTCTCCGTAGATTGTGGTGGCGCCTGCTGTGGTGAGGAGCCAGTCTGCATGTCCTTGTGATTCTTTGCCGAACTTCATGAGTCCGCTCATGGATTCGAAGACGAAGGCGTCTTTTAGTTCTGGGTTGGATTCTGGGTCGAGGATGCTGTCGAGTTCTGTTTGGATTTCTTCTTGGATTTTTTCTTGTTGGATGAGTTGTTTTTCTTCTTTGGTTTTCCCGCCGGCGGCGTAGCCTGAGCTCTTTCTGATTTCGGAGACGTCCATTGAGTATTCGACTCCGCTGCGCATTTTCTTGATTTTTTCTAGGACTTCCCCTGCGTAGCCTGAGGCGTCGTAGCCTGCTATTTCGAGGGCGGCCATGTAGGTTGCCACGGCTTCTCCTCTCTCGCCCGACATGAATTGTCCTGATCCCATCTTGAGGGATATCTTTTGTCCCCCGATGATGAGGTCTGTCTTTGGTGTTGGGTTGGTTCCGCCGTTTTCCGACCAGAACTTGGAGACGGGTTGGGCGGCGGGCTTGTTGGCTTCGGGGTCTGGGATGGTGTAGCCGAGGTCCCCTTGGATTCCCTTTGCTATGGCTTTTGCGAGGGTGTTGAAGTGTTGTGGTTCTTCTCCTTTCGCTGCGTCTATGATGGCTGTTTCCAGTTGTGATGCGGCGCCTAGTTTGTCTTTGGCCAGGTTTTCTTTGAGGCAGAGCTTGACGTAATTTCTCAGGATGGTTTCGTTCATGATGACATTAAATATGCCATCTTTTTTCTTTTATTCGCCCGGCCCGAAAAGATGCCATCTCGAACCTTTTCACCTGAAGTTGTTGGTTTAGCGCTGCGGCGGACTTCTTTTGCCTCCGATAATTCAACATTGAATTATATTTATACGTCGACGGAACTTTCGCGGAGTTCCGGAAAGGAAATTAGTACTATTATGCCTATAAAATTTAAGGGCGACATGACCAAGGTCGTCGCTAAAAACAAGGGTGATATGACAAAGACAACCCTCCGTAAAAGGGTATCACAGATTTTAAGTGGAGGATCTTCGGGTTCTTCAACAAATGACATCTACACCAAGATGCTCCTTCATTTTGACGATACCACAACATCTTCATCTTCAATATCTGCATATTATCCTTTTAGGTGCATCAAATCTTTTGATGGAACAAAGTTATATGTGGGAACCCACGGTCCGGACACGGGAAGTCAAGGAATTCACGTAATTGATGTCGCAACCAATACAAAAATAAAAACAATTTCTACAACTGGCAGTGTAATATCTCTTGTTACAAATTCAACGGGAACTAGAATTTATCGTACAAATTACGGTGTGAACAGTTCCTCGAATAGTGGTTCAACAGTTGAAGTAATCGATACGTCAAATGATGCTGTCTTAAGTACAATTACTGTTGGATCATCAACAATGTACATTGCAATAACTCCTGATGATAAATTTCTATATGTCACAAGAGAGTACGGGGGTTTATATCGAATAGATACAGCCACGTTAACCCTAACTGATCTAGGAATTACAACAGCAAAATTTTCACCCATAATATCATCTGATGGAACAAAGTTAATTGTAAATGATTCTACATCGGTTTATTGTTACTCAATAAATAAAACGACGGGTGGTTTGACTTTAGTGACCACATTGACAGGTTTTACTAATCCTTTTACGTCGTGTTCAGATTCCACTAACGTATATGTTATGAATAAAACTACTTCTGGAACTGTGATACCAGTATCATGGTCAACCTTTACAAAGGGAACTGCAATAAGCGTGGGCCAGGAACCTTATGGCGGTAGCGTAAGTTCAGATGGAAAACTGTACGTTCCAAACGTTGCTGGCAATACGATTTCTGTCATTGACACTGCGACCTTGAAAGTTGTTGGTACGTTAACTGGATATACTTCGCCTCGTGATGCAATTGTTTTTGGTTCAAAGTTATTTGTTGCTAATTACACAGCGAGTGGTTCCATTTCCGTTATTGATCAAGCATCTTTCTCCGATGCAGCCCCGTCAGCAATAAAACAATTTAAGTTTGGCACCGTGACCACTTCCACCGCCCAGTCCAAGTTCGGTGGCAAGTCACTCGCCCTCGACGGCACCAACACCAACAAGCTCCAGTTTGCCAATCCAAAGACGAAGGCAATGGATTTCTCAAATCAACCGTTCTGTGTTGAAGGTTGGTTCTACTTGAATTCACTAACAGGCAATTCATGGTTATTCGGATTTGCCAACAGTGATACAGGCGATTGGCAAGGTCTCCATGTCGAATTAGATCCCTCTAATCGATTTGCAGTTTACTTGACAACGAATGGTGCAACATGGGATTTGGGTCAACCAGGTATTTCAACAACGACAACACCTTCAATTAATTCTTGGTTTCACCTTGCCTTGACAAGGGAGACAGTCGGGGGCGATATAAAATTGTTCCATAACGGAACCCTGATCGGAACCAAGTCAACAACTGCCACGCTTTACACTGGCGATTACATGCAAATTGGTAGAACCAATTATGTTAACGCCACTAGGGTTAATGGTTACGTCGATGATTTCCGTGTTGTTGTTGGTTCTTGTCCTTACTCTGCATCTGCCTTCGTTGTTCCCACGGCAGAGCTCACTGCAACCGCAGATACAAAGTTGCTCATCAAGGGATCAACCACCATCAAGGATGAATCCTCGCTCAACCTCTACACGCAAGCACTTGGTTCTGCCGCATCCTCAACGGTTCAGTCCAAATTCGGTGGTTCTTCCATCAAGATTGCCTCTGCAACGGGTGATTACGTTAGGGTTTACAACAACACCCAACCCATCGACCTCCGCGACCGTGATTTTACTATCGAGGGTTGGTTCTATTTCAATCAAAAGAATGTTGGCTATCAACCTCTTTTGGGGATGTATACCGATGGTGACATGCAAGGATTTAACATGTGCCATGAGTCTGGTTCCGGACAAATAGTTTTTGCATATCTTGCAAATGGATCGTGGGGATCATTAAACTCTGGAGTGAATGCAGACACTGGTTCATGGCATCACATTGCTGTGACTAGATCTGGAACTTCCCTAAGATTCTTTTTTAACGGACAATTAAAGGCAACAAATACACTCGCTGCTGGTGCATCATTTGCAAGTAAAGACTATATTTTTGCGGGTTACTATCAACACCTGCCTGGCGGTGCAAAAACTTTCAACGGTTACATTGACGAAGTCCGCATATTGGTTGAAAAGTGTGCGTATGCTACCAACTTTACTCCTCAAACAACACAACATCAATTAGGTGCCAATATTGGTCTACCTAACACTGCTGCCCTCACGAATTCATTTACAAATACCACCTTGCCAGGTCTAAAGGTTTGGTACAAGGCAGACTCGATAACTGGATTGGCGGATGGTGCTTCCGTTACAAGTTGGGTTGACAGTTCAGGCAATGGAAAGAGTCTATCAGGCACAGGGGCAATCTATCAAGCAACGGGCATCAATGGTAGACCCATTGTTTACTTCAATGGTTCAGGTAATCTCACGGCAACCAATACAGGTCTCCCAACGGGTAATCCAGCAAGGACAGTTTATACGGTTGGTTATAAGGGTGGAACTAACGCAAATCAAGAAATGTGGGGTTGGGGTGATAACTCAACCGGTCGCGTGGGTCTTTGGTGGGGCAATAATGCTGTATGTTATGAATCCATGGGACCGACGACGGGATGGTATTCTACGGTTGTGGGGAACAAATTTATTTTAACTCATGCCCACGGCGCCGGAGAGAACCTCACCCAAAATCCACTTTATGCAAACGGGGTTCCTACAACAATGTCAGCGACAGGAACGGCCAACATAGGCACTAGCACTATTGCTGTTGGTCACATTCCAGGTTATACTGACGCCCTTTATTGGGTGGGTGGGTGTGCAGAAATATTGGTATTTGATAGAAAACATACTAATTCAGAGCGCCAGCAAGTTGAAGCATATCTGGCAGAAAAGTATGGAATCTCCGTTTAGCTCAAGTTGCAATGTATAATGTGGTTTTGAATGACTCACAAGTCCTCCAAAATTACAATGCGATGAAAGATCAACTTAGATTTACACTAACACTATAAGTCTAAGGCAACACAAAAAACAACTTCGGTCGGATTCTCTTCGTGGGAGTCCGACCGATTTTTATTGCATTGTTGAATTCGGCCACAACTTTTCTTTTTGTTCAAATTCAATATCGAATAATTTGAAATTGGTTGTTATTTATGTTTGTGGGCCTGGCGGTTCCATAGGAGGTTGAGACAATGAAGGGAATTGTTGTTTTGCTCTGTGCGTTGGCTTTACTGGGTTGTGATGAAGACTGGGGGGTTGCTGGATCTGGTGGCGGGAGCGTTGACGCAGGAATCGATTCTGCCGGAAGTGGCGGGATGTCTTTGCCGCACAACTTGCCATGGGTCATATGTGGTGGCTACATTGAAAGGGAAGTCATTATAGAAGGTCAGGCGCATATCTTAGAGGAACCCGTTGATTGCAATGAACACATTGAGCCCGGCGATGACGTGATGGGAGGCTGGAGATCACCGTTCGAATCTGTGGTGAGGTGACGCCAACTTATTGTTCATTGACAATTTTGAAATGATAGTGCATTTCTCTCTTGATGCGAGGGACAGCTAGGAATCTCGGGATGATTTGCGGAAAATTGAAGATCTCAACCTCCACGCTGTGTGGGGAGAGTGAGAGTGTTCCTCGCACACCTTCTAGCAAGCCTCTGTCTATCCCAAAAGACATCTTTGAGCTATTCCTGTGCCAATGCATGCCATGTTTTTCAAGGCGTTTTGCAAGCGCCTCTGCTGCTGCAATTGCCTCGCTGTCACTTAAGGAGTGATCGTGGACATAGCGAATGTCAGGCTTGGGCTTAATTGTCGGAAGAGCATGTGGAGAGATGGCTGCAGTGGTCGGGGTTGGCGTGGGATGACATGCCGTGAGGAAGATAAAAATCGCAAGTATCGCGGCAGATCTCATCTGTTGTAGTCGTCTTGTATCCTAACAATGTCGTCCTCACCAAAGTAAGTGCCTGTTTGGACTTCGATGAAGGTGAGAACGTCTGCCGGGTGATTGTTGGCAATCCTATGCTTGGCATTTGTGGGGATGTGAAAGTGCTGGTTGGGCCCGCAAGGATATTCCTGGTCTTCGAGTGTAATTGTGCCATAGCCTGAAAGAATGATCCAGTGCTCTGACCTCTTGGAGTGAGTCTGATAGGAGAGCCTCTGGCCCGGGTCGACAGTAATTAGCTTGGTGTGGTAGTTGTTTCCCTGCGAGAGGGTTTGGTAAGTCCCCCAAGGCCTTCTTGTTACTGTGCTGTTCATGTTTCATAGTTCCTGTCGAAGAATTGTCTACCTGCTTTTCTAATGAGACCACGGAGGTACCTCTGTGAGAAGGTTTCGAGAGCACCGCCAGCACGTGAGAGTCTTGCTTGCAGGTCTTCGTGTTCTGTTTGCATTCCCGAGAGCATTCCTTTTTCCCAGCCTTCGGCTTCGTAGGCGTAGTTGAGGAAGTCTTCTTTTCGGAGTGAGCAGTCGTCTTGTGCCTCTGGAGTCTGAGGATCGTCTGCGTTGTCAAGTTTCTTCTTCCCTCGAGTGCCCTTTGAGGCCATGTTATGCCAGGCGCTTATAGCCATTGATGTCATGCTTTCTCTATCCGAGATGATGAGACCTGATGGTGACGTGGCGTATGCGCAACCGTAGACTATTTTTCCTGGACCTGCGGCCATGGCTATCTGATAGGCATCCCAACAAGGATCGTTGGGTTTCGTGATGTTAACGTAACCAATGATGTGTGGTTCAATAAGACTTGATAATTCTTTGAGACCCAAGGTTTCTGCGTTCTCTTCGCTTGAGAAAGCATCAAGCAGAGAGTCTTCGAAGCCGGGAACGTCATAGATAACCGTGATGATAGCATGGCCGTTGTCGACAACAACGGCGCCGTATCCATCGACTGAAGGAGTTCCGGCTTCTTTGAGGAGTCGTTTATAGATTCCCTCGAGGATAACATCGTTTTTCATGTCACATAAATATGATACATTAGTAGACTTTTTATCGATATGTCGTATTGTTGTGGTGTATGAGTGAAGATTACTATGCCGTGCTGGGAATTGGTCGAGATGCCAGTGATGAAGACATTCGGCGGGCCTACAAGAACATAGCAAAAAAAGATCATCCTGACCGCAATCCAGGAGACAAATCGGCAGAGGAGCGCTTTAAGAAAGCAAATGAAGCGTACGCCGTGCTGTCAAATGCGGAAAAGAAGAGCCATTATGATCAATGGGGAAATGTCGGTCCTTCCCAGGGTGGATGGCCGTCTGGGGGCGATCCATTCTCAAATTTCCAGGATATTTTTGCTGATATGTTTGGTGGAGGTCGTAGACACGGTCCGAGCCATCACGACCCGACCGCGCAGGTCCGAGGTGAAGACATTCAAATTGTGCAAAGAATATCTTTGAGGGATTCGATGTTGGGATGCAGCAAAGAAATGTCGCTGGAGTTGCCGACAGGGTGCGATGATTGTGGTGGAACAGGGGCGAAAAAAGGAACATCTCGTGCGAGATGCAACGGGTGCGGAGGTGCCGGACATGTGGTGATAAAACAAGGTTTTATGTCAATAACTCATCCGTGCGGAAAGTGTGGCGGCCGTGGTGACGTTGTGGAGTCTCCATGTGTAAAATGTCGTGGTGAAGGTCATGTGGCAAGGAAGAAAAAAATAAGCGTCACTATCCCGCCAGGAATCGATACGGGCCAACAATTGAGGGTGACGGCTGCCGGTGTGGCCGGGAGAAATGGTGGGCCGGCGGGTGATGTATATGTAGTTGTCGAAGTTGAGCCCTTGAACAATTGGCGAAGGGAAGGGAGTGATCTGGTGACCATGCAGTTGATCGACCTCTTTACTGCTTCGAAGGGTGGTGAGGTCAATTTGGAACTTCCAAGCGGAAAGAAAATTGACGTTACCGTGCCTGCCGGTACACAACCTGGGACCGAAATAACTTCAAGGGACAATGGCATGCCGAGTGTTAGGAGCCAAAACACAAGGGGCAATTTGAGGGTTTTGATAAATGTAAAAATTCCCGAGGTGACGTCAGAGAGAGGAAAGATCTTGTTGGGAGCATTAGAAAAGGAATTGGCTTCCCCTGGGACGATCAATTAGGCCCTGTGCTTCTTTCTCTTGTAGCGAAGAAGTTCGTCGACGATGAGAGACTGTTTGTCTTCGGCTGCGTGCCCCCAAGCCCAGAGCATATTTGATTCATGTTTCTTTATTTCCTCCTCCATTTGGAAAGCTCTTTTTTCAAGTGCATCCATCATTTCAGGTGAAGGGTCTTGAATTTTTATGTTGAGTTCAGCGGCCACGTCAATCAAGGTTTCAATTTCGCCTTTGTTCCATGCCTCGAGGGCTGTCTTGTAGGCTTCTGTCAGCTCCGGATCGCCACCATTCTTGTCGGGATGAGTTTTGAGTGCAATTTGCTTCCACAACTTTTTGAAGACCTCGACCGTTAGCACCTCCGGTTGCACAATGTCTGCCTCTGTTGTGTCCTCTTCGTCCTTTATTTGCTCTTCATTATCCCCATCGATTTCCTGCTCTTCTTTTTTTTCGTCATTTTTCTGACTGTCATCTGATTCGTGTGTTGGAGCCGGGATAGGCGAGAGATCGGGTGCTTTTTCGTAAAGCTTTCCGCCCATCTCGGACTCGAACTTTGACAATTTTTCCTTGCGGTCTTCAAGCTCAACCTTGAGGTATCCAACCTTGTGCAGAAGCCCCTTCCATTTCTTTTCCAAGTTGTTCATGAAAATAAATATATTTTTGTTTTCAACTTAGATTTTTTTTAAACAATTGTCAAAACATTTTCACATGCGAATATTTATGCGTTGGAGAGTTTTTCGGTGAAATGGTTGCACCTGCGAGCGCTCCAAGACCTTATATCGATAAAGGAAGGTACAAAATATGTCAACAACACGCCTTCAGCAATCTCAAGTTAGCGGCTCATTGTCATACAATGACAATGTTGGCCGTAGCGATTTGTTCAAAGCCAATAGATCGCTAGCTGATGATCTCAACTCCCTACGCACTCAGGTGAAGGGAATATTAGGTACACAGACCTGGATGGATGAGCAGGCTTTGAGCCTGAGCAACCTCAAGGCTCAATTGACCGGCACATTGAGCGCCAACAACGTTGCTGCAGCGGGGACCCTCTCGGTCGCCGGCGCCGCAACAGTGGGCGGAATCCTCGATGTCAACAACACAATCTCGGCTTCAGCCATCAAGATCGATTGGGACGTTGCCCAACGCCTCTATATCGTCGATTCAGATGGTTCATTGAAGGACGAAGCAAAACTCGTGTTCAATGGTTCAAAATTAACAGTCACCGGTTCATTCGAATCGACCGGCAACGCTCTCGTCAATGCATTGACCGCTTCTAACGGGATAAATGTTAGCGCCGGTGGTCTAAGCATTGCCGGTGATCGTCTCTATGTGGATGGCACACTCGGAGTGACTGGCGTCAGCAATTTCGCCAGCGTATACGCTTCAGGGCTTGCAGGCATCTCCGGTTCACTCACAGTGGCCGGCGCAACATCCCTCAAGTCAGGCTTGAACGTCACCGGATCCATGTCAGGTTCTGGTGCACTCCAGGTCGGTGGAGCTGCAACGGTTGCAGGAATCCTCGATGTCAACAACACAATCTCAGCTTCGGCCCTCAAGATCGATGGGGACGTTGCTCAGAGACTCTACATCGTCGACGCAGACGGCTCATTGAAGGATGAAGCCAACATGGTGTTCGACGGTTCAGCCTTCAAGGTCACTGGCTCCATCTCTGGCTCAGGTGCCATGCAGGCCGGCGGAGCTCTCACCGTTGGTGGTGCTGCGGCCTTCAATAGCTCCATGTCAGTTGCAGGTGCTGCTGCATTCAACAGCAGCATGACACTCACCGGCTCATTTGCAATGACCGGGTCCATGGACGTGAGCGGGTCAGCTTTGTTCCGCAATGGCCTTGAAATCGCGGGCGATGCCCTCGAGATCACCGGCTCATTCGCTGTCACCGGCTCAACTTCCTTTGACGGCAGCGTCAAGCTCGTTGGTGACGTTGCAAAACGCCTCTACATCGTCGGAGACGACGGTGCGGTGAAGGACGAAGCCAAACTAGTGTTCAACGGCTCTACATTGTTTGTGACAGGTGGGTTGGACGTCAGCAGCGGCCTCACAGTCGCTGGTGTCACCGTCAACACCTCTGTTGCCGACTTCAACGCCGGGATAACCGCGGACGTGATCAAGATCGACGGTGACGTCGCTCAAAGACTCTACATCGTTGGTGCTTCTGGTGAACTCAATGACGAAGAGAAACTAACGTTTAATGGGTCTGCCTTCAAGGTCACAGGCGTCGTCTCCGGATCAGGCAACTTCCAGGCCGGCGGATCACTCGCCGTCGCTGGTGCTGCTTCGCTCAGCTCCACATTGGGTGTAACAGGCCTCGCCACACTAAACAATGGCTTGACTGTCAACTCTGCGGCCGCTGACTTCAACGCCGGGATAACCGCTAACGAGATCAAGATCGACAGCGACGTCGCTCAGCGTCTTTACATCGTTGGTGCTTCTGGTGAGCTCAATGACGAAGAGAAACTAACGTTTGATGGGTCTGCCTTCAAGGTGACCGGTGCCGTTTCTGGTTCCGGAAACTTCCAAGCTGGTGGAACACTCACCGTTGCCGGTGCAGCTTCACTCAACAGCACTCTAGCTGTTGCTGGTGCCGCTGACCTCAATGGTGCATTGGACGTCGCTGGCCAGGTTGACCTCGCCGCTTCAGGTGTTGCGACAAACGTTCGCGGCACTTTGAGCGTTGCGCAGGCAGCCAACTTCAGCAACAACGTCGTTGTCGCTGGCGATCTCTTCGTCAACGGTACAACCACATACATCAACACGAGCGAAGTTCGCGTTGCTGATGCGTTCATGTACCTCGCCACTGGCTCACTCGGTACAACCGACTCAGGTATCGTCCTCCACGGCGGTGCAGGCGTTGGAATGGACCTCGTCATGGGACAGGACGGTGGTGCCGGAGAGTTCATCTTCGGTAAGGGCTCTCGTGGGCCCGACGGGAATGGGGAGATGGACGGCATCGAGCTCGTCCCTGCCTGGATGTCTGAGCTCAAGCTCGGCTCACAAGAAGGGCTCTTCAGCGGCTCGTTGGCGCTCTCCGGATCGGACCTCAAGGTCAAGTCCGCCTCGGGTGCCCTCAAGCTCGTTGCCTTCGGGGACGAGGAATTCAGCGTTGCCGCTGACACCCAAATGTCTGCATTCCAGACCCAATTCGGTTCCAGCACAACATTGGTTGGTGCCATCCTCGGCCTAGCCGGTGTTGGCGGCGCTAGCTCCTTCCGCAAGGGCAAGATCTCAGGTTCAGCCATTTCTACACAGTATGGCGGCACCCTTGACTTCTCTTCGGTTGGTGCTCTCCGCGCGACCGGCGATGCAGCCGCTGGTATGGACGTATACCTCAACGGTGTGCTCCTCGTCCAAGGCGACGATTATACTGTCGCCGCAGTCGATGAGATAACATTCGTCGCTGGATTCAGGGTTGTTGCCGATGACAGCATAGTTGTTGTAATTCGCAACGCTGCTTTGTGATAACATGATATGCGGCACCTGACCTAGGTCAGGTGCCGCATATCTTTATCTTAGAATTTCTAACATCGCAAGGGACACTACTTATATCAGATCCGCTGCAAAGGCTGCTTTTGCATTGTGAATTCCTACGTTAATAATATTTAACAGCAACAAAAGAAAGGTTATATAACAACATGGCTGACGTCACGAGAATATCAGGAAGAGGGCCTGCAGGCCCAAAAGGGGATACCGGACCTTCGGGAGCAGTGTTTCCTCTTTATTAAGCGGTGTTAGCAGCACCAACAACTCATCTTCAGCCCCTCTTGTCGTTGGGTCCGCGTACCTGGATCCTTCCACGGTCAATGCTTCCAACATTGCTTTTGAGACAATATTGGGAGTTTCTGGTGGTGGTGCTTCATCAGCGGCAAATATCGTTCTATTTGATCTGACAACTGGCACAGCAGTATGCACTCTCAGCTCAACATCTAGTGCGGGTGAGTTTAAACAACAAACAATATCGATGCCAAATTCAGCAAAGCACTATGAAGTTAGACTTTACGCATCGAACACCTCAGGATCATCTACCAGGGCGATTGCTAGCATGGCTAGACTTCGCTTTTATTGAGGAGAACCATTATGCCCATAAAATGGAAAGGATCGAATACATCCACTACAAAACTCAATATTTTTGGCGTGGGATCTGAGGGTCCCAGGGGTGAGCAGGGTCCTGCTGGCACCACGCTATTATCAGTTTTTAATGGATCTATTTCTACAATGAATGGTTCTTCGAGTCCTGAAGTTCTCGGATCAACATATGTTGATCCGACAAAAATTGGAGGCACCAAGATGGTCCTTGAGGGATCGATAGCTTCTGTTGGTGGAGGTAATTCCACCGCTGCAAACCTGGTGCTCTTCAACAAGACATCGAACTCTGTCGCGACCACAGTTTCGACTACACTACAAAATTCGACCTTCGTGAGCTCTGAATTGAACATGCCCGCCTCGCCGGGGTTGTACGAGGTCAGGCTCTACGTATCCAACGCAACTGGTGCAACCAGCGCCGCTGTGGCGTACATGGCTCGTCTCCGTTTCTATTGAATCTAACGAATAAAGGAAAACAAAAATGGCACTACCTACATTAGCAAAAACATGGGAAATCAACGCAAATGACGCATATAACTATCAAGGATCAGTTCTCGCAGTTGCAAGGCTTGCAACTTGGAAACTTTTCACTGCACTCAAATCCTCGGGTTGGATAGTTCAGTCGTCATCAAATGGAACAACAGCATCAGCATCAGATTTGTGGACAGATAGCTCTAAACTTAATTGGAATGGGAACGGCCTGGCTAGATCATGAGTCGTCTTAAGAAACTCCGTATTCGGTAGCACTTATGACATTTGTATAGATTGCTTGTCAGGCGCCGGCGCTTTGAACGTTAACCCTCAAAATTTTGCCATTGTTGCTCGTAAACTTGGTTATGTAACAACTTCGTTGGTAACGACGTCTAGACCAGGTGGATCCAACGCTGGAGATGCAGAGCAAGTCATTGGAAATCATTCACTTGCAACTGGTGGACCATCTTGGAGTCAGCAGTGGTTTGGTGGAGACCAAGCTGATCAAGCCCTAGTTTTTCACTGGCAACGTGCTACAGACAATTCGGCATTTAGATTTTTTATCTACAACCAAGATATTCTAACATATTTCTTTATGTTGGAAAAAGCCGGTAATCCATCTGCTGCTTGGACAAGTGCGTCATCAGACAGTCAGGTTGTGGGCTGGGGTATTTCTAGGTACGCTAGCGCCACAACAGTAGATATTGGCACAAATTTATGGACCAACGGTGTTCTAATGACTAGATTGGGAACCTCACCCCAGACTGTCGGACTTCGTACTACGGTTGAAAGTTACAACGGTGGTTGGGTAACTCAGGGCATCATAAATGATCAGACTCTTGAGTATCCAATGATTCCAATGGGCCTTGTCTGCACGAATGCTCCATACCGCATGCGCCTAGGAAACATTGTTGACATGTGGCATACGCAGATCACCCTGCCCCATGGATCTACTTTCCCATCCGATGGAACTCGTCAATTCCTTCAGTTGGGCACCGTAATCATTCCTTGGGGAACTTCTGCATCTCCAGGTCCCCTGCTCCGCACACGTTTCTGATTCTTTGTAGTCAAGAAAGGAGTCTAGAATGGCAGACTATAGCGGAGGTTCTATTTTCACAGGAGATTGGTCTAATATACCAATGTCAGAACTTCGTCCTCGTGACAACCCACTCGTCGGTCCGTTCTTGGGGGCGGTAACTGACAACGATCTGATTTGTAAGATTGGTGGAGACTTAAGTCCACGTGACAACCCACTACCCGGTTGGTTGGGACTTGAGCTACCAGTGCAAAACACGGTCACCTATTACTATGCAATGCGCGGTAAGGACAACACCGGTTACAAGACCTGGGTCGCGTCAGGTTCGCCTGACACAACAGCATCACAGTACACAGGCTCGCTCAGTGGAACGATGACAGACATCGTCGTATTGCAGAGTTGGACCAAGTAACCAAAAACAAAATCACCATTTTTCCACCCGGGAGCTATCGAGTTTCCGGGTGGTTTTTTATTTTGTGAAGTTTTTAATTCATATACGAAAATATTCAACTGCGAATATTTATTATTTCGGAGGGTATGTCCATGAGCAAGGGTCCGTTATCTCCAAAGGATATGGAGAATTACATACTAGAAATTAAGTCTGACCTTGAGAAGATATGTGCCACTCTGGCACACTGGCGTCTCTATGGGTACAACGGCACAAAGGAAGTGCCGATCAAATTGTTGCCAATAGAAACACAGGCGCTTAAAGTGAAAGCCGAGACAAAAAAATTGGTTGAGTACATCCTCAATCTTCAATGATGAATTTAAAACTCACAAATGAAAGGAAAGTATTATGCCCATAAATGGAAATGGTGAATTTTTTAGCAGAGTTTCTGGCGTAGGCCCGATCGGGCCCACAGGTCCCACCGGGCCCACAGGTCCCACAGGTGCCCGAGGAATTGACGGTTATCAAGGCGTTGACGGTCCCCGAGGTGCAAACGGAGCAACTGGGCCGACCGGACCGGGGGTATACGACATATCAGCAGTCGTTGATGCCAAGCCAGACGCAAGTGATGTCATCATGAGGTTCGTGGCATGTAGGCCATTCACACTGTCGCTAACAGGATCGGGACATTCCGCGAGATGTCTGACTGCGGGAACGAGCACTTCGTCAGCGTTCACGATATCAAGGACCCCGGCAGCTTCGACCACGGCTGCCACATTTTCAACGGTAACATTTGCTGTCAATTCATTGACAGGTTCCTTCTCAACGCCTGTTTCTGCCCAAGCAACCTTTGCCTCAGGTGACATGTTGACAATAACTGCTCCTGCGACGCAGAACGCCACCTTGGCAGACATCATGTTTAATCTTAAAGGAACAGCTTCCTGATTTATCGAGGTGAACAATGATCAACCATAGAAGAAAAAGAAACGGGGTCGTTTACTACTGGACTAACGGCAGTGGAACGCTAGACACAACCACAGCAAACGTGAAATTAAACAAACCAGGAGGCACATCGACAACATACCCAAATTCAACCGCTGCGTCAGCTTCAAAAACACTACGCATCGCGACGTCGGCTGGGACAATGACCCTTAATCAGGCCACGAACATTGGAAAACTATACAACGACCTGACGACTGGTCAAAACACAATAATTTCCGGCAATAAGTTAAACTTCACAGGTGGGGGAGGAACCATCTCGACAGCGGCAGGCGGTACCCTAACCATCAATTCTGATATAACCAGCGATGCTGCCCTCAACGTCATCGGTGAAGACGTAGTGGTAGTCAATGGAACAAGAACAGACTCTCAAGGAACAAATTTGATCGGTGGAACTTATGTACTGAATAGCGCAAATGCAATAGGCACCGCTGGCCCAATATCATTTGGTGGTGGCACGCTCCAATATACCGAAAACAATTCAACAGATTACTCATCAAGATTCAGCACGAATCCTGGACAACAGTATAAATTTAGCCCCACTAGTTACAACATTTCTTTTGCCAATAGATTAACAAGCCCTAATAGCACATTAACAAAATTGGGCGGAGCACAATTGTTTCTCATTAGCGGATCTGTTTGTTCAGGCACAGTCAATGTTAATGGAGGTGCTCTTCAAATTGGGAGGGGAGAAGTAACTGCTCACATGCCGAATGTTTCTTCCTATGCAGTTTCATCGGGTGCAAGACTGGCATTGAATTACTCAGGAAGCAAAAATTTATCACCCAGCGAATTTAATGTGACCGGGGCTGGGATATTGGATTTTGTGGGACCTGGTCAAATCAACATGAGCGGTTCATTTTCGCACACCGGAGGAACGTGGGTGTCAAGCGGAACATTAGTGTTATCCAGCTCAAATGCATTAGGGACAACTGGCAATATTTCATGTCCAAATTCTAAGGGCTTCATAAAACACACCCAATTTAATACGGTCGATTACTCTCCGAGAATAGCCACCAACTCAACCATTTGCGTTGATGTAGTCGACCAAAACATTGACTGGAATTCAAACATCTCCGGTCTTTATCTGACAAAAAGAGGACAGGGTGATTTGAAAATAAACGGTACAACGACTAGTTTGGGGTCCATGTCTATCCAAAATGGAAGCGTCATGTTTAAGGGCAGCTCTCTAGGCGACGTTGATCTCGGAACAATTGCGCTTCTATATGGTGAATCTACATGTAATCAAATAGCCATATCACCAAATGGAGCGAAAGCGTACTGTCCCAAAGACGGTGGTTTGAACATAGTTGATACGAACACAGGTGAATTAATAAAATCAATATCAATATCTAATTGCTCATTTTCTTTCATAAAAATAAATTCCACGGGAACGAAAGTTTACTTGGCACAAAGACAAGATCTTTCTGGAAACGCCGGTACTAAGATCTATGTCGTTGACACATCGACATACCAAGTCACAAGCATGACTTGTAGTTCATATCCTGCGGCTCTTGAATTGTCATCAAATGATAATTTTTTGTATGTGATGATGGACAATCCAACAAACAAGATAGAGTCATTCAACGTCGGCACAGGAGTAAAAATTTCATCAGTTTCAATAAGAAATCCATGGGGAAAGTATATTTCAATATCACCCGATGGAACGAGGTTATTTGTTCCCCTGTATAGGGTAAGCGGTCCGGCTTGGACAGGTGTGAATATCGTCACAGTCGACCCAATGACTGGGGTGGTATCTTCAACGTATGATTATCGTGAAAGCTTTGCTTCTTCTTTGGCGCTCAGTGGACAATTACTTGCATTAAATTCAACAAGTTTTTATTACGTCGCAAATGATTGCACCATAAGGCTATTTACCATTGATGCGGGTGGTGAATATACCGATAATATAGTTGTTCAATCTCCTTTTGATACTTCTTTTTCATTAAGAACATCGTGGAAAAACAACAATGGGACATTTACGATCGTGTGTAACAGAACAAGCAGAAACTTTGTTTGCACAATTTCTCCGACATTAAATAAACTGGTGGATTCATGCAGCGTAAAGGCAGACATTTCACATGGTTATTATGATGGCCAAAAATACTTCTTGGCTGCTTCATCTGGAGATTATTTCATTCTTAAGCCACAAACCTGCTCTTTGATTATTGACAATAATTCGGCCGCGACCAATAGCTCGAATACACAGATCGGTGGTCTCGGTGGAAAAATTACTAAATTGGGAACAGGAACATTTACACAACAAGCTTCAGACAACACTATTTCTAGTCTCAATGTTTTGTCTGGAACTTACGTTCTGAATGGTTCACCATCTTCCATTGGAATGTTCAAGGACGGAATAAATGTAGCTTCTGGATCGACACTTGGATTGGCAAATTATGGGTTGAGAAATCTTTCAGGAACCCTGATTCTTTCAGGATCAGGATTTAACAACAGTGGCTCTCTAAAAAATGTGAGTGGTGATAGCAGCATAACTGGTTCAATCATTCTGGCACAAAACTCAAGAATAAATTGTGATTTGGGCAATCTTTTTATTACAAGTTCGATCACTGGATCTGGAAACAGCTTGACAGTAGGTGGAGCAGGAAACGTAACAATCGGTGGAGCCAATCTAGCAAATGGCGTGTTGAACAAAGACGGAACTGGCAATTTGACATTAGTGGCGAACAATGTCATAAGTGGTACCATCAATGTGCTAACAGGGACTCTTACTGCAATTTCCAGTTCGGGATTTGGTTCAACGACGTCCGGTATTATCTTGAATCCAGGCACGGTGTTTGATTTGTCAAATTTGAAAACAATGACGCCGGTAACAAAGGGCTTCTTAACAGGGAGCAATGCGACGTTGATGTTTGACGCCAGTTCTCCAATTGGGACGAATTCAAGACTGGCAATAAGTGGAAACATCAATTTAACTGGTGCCACAATAAACCTTGGAGCACTCTCCAAAGTTAACGTTGGAACCTACGATTTGATATCGTATACTGGAATCTTGACAGGTACGCCCGGGTTCATTTCTGGCAGCGGGATATCACAGGCTTCTTTGAATTTGTCAACAAATCCTAAAAAAGTACAAGCAATCGTAACAAGAGGCTATATTGATGCCAACTGGTTCTGGAACTGTACCAGCTCGGGGGCGGGAACGTTGGTCCAAAGAACTGACGGTTCTGTTCAAATGACAAACGCAGGCACTTCCTCAACGTGGATGTATACGGGAAGTGGTGCCGGCGTTGGTGCAAAAACCTTGACGATGAAGTTTTATTTACCACAAGGTGCACAACTTGCAGGAGGGTCTGGCTCGAGCCTCATCATCGGTCTTGCAATAGGAAATTCATCAACAGCTGTCTGCAGGGTTTTCGGAATTAACGTCAATAGTATCAACTGGACATATGGATGGTATTTAAGGGGTTATGACCTTGGGATGTCAAGAATAATAGGTTCCGATCAGGGAAATTCAACAGACTCTTGGAATAGACCGTCAAGTTCACCTGTATGGTTGAAGTGCATTGATAATGGGACGACAACGACGTTCCACATGTCATTTGATGGAGTTAATTACACTCAAAAATTCTCTTTGGCAAATTCAACCTGGTCTGCCGATACAACGAACGGCATTCCAGGAAACAACAATGCGGATTTGTTCGGAATATCACTGAATGTTTCAAACATAAGTTATGATACCAGCAGAGGTCCAATAGTCACTCAATTCGATATAACCAGACCATAACACTAAAGGAGAATAAAATGTCAGTAAATTGGTACAAAGGAAATGAAAGTGGATACCTAAGGGTGTATGGTGTTGGTCCCATGGGGCCTTCTGGATCGCAAGGTCCTGCAGGTCCTCAAGGGCCGGCCGGACCGGATGGTTTTCAAGGTGGGGACGGCAATCCAGGACCCACAGGGTTCTCTGGCTCTGCAGGATCTTCAATATACGATCTTTTTTCTCAGGTCGACGGAAACCTGGGACCGGGTGAAATTTTCTTCAAATTCCCCGTGGGAAGATCTTTCACTTTGTCGACAACCGGCTCACAACACGCCGCGCGTTGCGTGACTGCGGCGACGACGTCACCGGCAGTCATAACGATATCAAAAATACCCTCAGGGTCAACAACGTCGCAAACATTTGCGACCTGCAACTTTGGGGTGAGCTCAACGACAGGAACGTTCACGATACAGGATGTGACCAAGGCTAGCTTCGTCTGGGGAGATACGCTGACAATAACAGCGCCTAATCCTGCGAATGCAGCCTTGGCCGATGTAATGATATCGCTCAGGGGATCTACAAATCAACTTTAGTTGATTGAATTCTGGCTCACCGTGCTCATTCACTTGAGCGCGGTGAGCTTTTTTCCATAAATGATTTTATTTTATCTTTATGGATGAAAAATGAGAGAAGGGGAGAGCCGGGCATCACATAGGAGCATATGCCAACCAGCTTGCCTTCGTCATCGAATGCTCCCCCACCTGAATTGCCCATCCACGCCGGTGAAGATATTTGAATGTGTTTGGTTTCTTTTTTGAAATTGTATCTACTGGCAGAAACTACGCCCTCGATGAACGTCCACCAGAGTCCATTCGTGTGACCGACTATGTTTACATGTTGACCGTCCCATACTTCTTCCGTCAGTAATGCGACGGGGTGTTCTGGTGGATTAAGGGCAATGAGAAGAGCAAGGTCCTGAACAGGGTCTGATTGCAAGATATGGGCAATTTTTATCTTGCCTTTCCTGTCTCCAATGTCAATGTACATCACCACATTATCTATTTTCTTGTCGTCGACGCAATGTTCGGCGGTCAAGATCTTATCGCTCCCAACCCAGACTCCTGAACAATAAGGCATCATTTTATCCTGAAGGTCATCCAGATCAGGGATCACCAAAGCGACTGTTGTCCTCTTTAGTGTGTCAACAAAGTTCTTCTTCGGATTCACAGGCTTAAAAGGTGCACAGGTTGTCAAACCAAACAATATGAAAAACATCATGGCAAACGAAACCCTCATAAAACCTCCTGAATTCACATGCGAATTAAAAATAACTATTGTGCTAAATCAACCACCCAAAATCACAAATGATTTTTTTGGAAAAACTCGACTACAATCCGTTTTTCAGCGCATGAAATAATTGATGTCATCAATACTTAAAATCTCCTTGGTCAACCAACCTTGTGTGGAGCAAGGGTTTCTGCAAGAAAGACAAAGATGAAAATAATCACAGTTGGCAATGGCTTTGTGGCAAGTCATCTGCCATATCAGGTTTCCAGAGTTCGCTTCGACAATGGAGTTAAATCAATTTCCAAATTTTTGGAAAAAAACAAGCCAGATGTTGTGATCAACTGTGTGGGGAAAACAGGTCGACCCAATATGGATTGGTGTGAAATAAACAAAGGAGAGACCACGATTGCCAACGTCGCCCTGCCTGTTTTGTTGGCGCAGGAATGTGCTAAGAAATCTATTCGCATGATTCACGTTGGTTCCGGTTGCATATTTTACGGAAGCTCCCCATACGTTGAAACAGCAGCAATGACCAGGGCAATTACAAAGGATCATGGATGGAGGGAGACTGACATCGCAAATCCACAATCACACTATTCCAAAACAAAATATGCTTGTGATTTGGCAATTGGCGGGATGGAAAACGTGACCATTTTGAGGATTAGGATGCCAATATCGAAAAAGAATCATCCAAGAAATCTCATCACTGAATTACGCGGATACAATAAAGTAATCAACGTTCCAAATTCCATGACTTTCATGGATGACTTTGTCAGGTGCGTTGATTGGATTGTCAGCGGCAACAAAACTGGAATCTATCACGTCACAAATCCAGGGGTCATAACAGCTGCTCAAATCATGGGAGAGTACAAAAAACATAACGCCGATCATGCTTTTTCTATGATCAATGAAGAACAATTGACTGGGCTAACGATCGCAAAGAGGTCGAATTGTGTGCTGGACTCTTCTAAATTAAAAGGAGAAGGCTTTGAAATGACGCCTGCGTCAGACGCCCTTAAGGACTGCATGATCGACTACGTCAGGAATGTTTGAATTTTCTTCCCGCTTCATCTTTTCTTCCTTCCAAGGACAGTGTCGGCACCTGCCATTGCAGCAATATCCTCTACGAAAATGATATGCCTCGGTGAACACCATTCGACCACCCGGCTCCCTGTAGTAATCCACACCTTCAACTATCTTCGGTCTAGGCTCTATTTTCACGTCAAACATTTTAATTAACCCCCAGAGACTTTTAAGGTCAACAGTCATAAAGATTAAACCACGAGCCGTCTAGACTAGTCTTCTTTGTTGCCGGCGTACTTCACACCCATAATAGTTCCGAGTATTGAAAAGGAATTGGTGAGCAGAATTCCTGTGAGAGAAGCCCACACAGTGCCTACTCTCTCAACCTCCCTATTTTTTATGAGAGCAAAAACATAGACGGCAGTTGCAACAAAGCCGACGGCTGCAACAACTCCGATTGCGAGGTTGACTATTCTGCGCATCATGTGAAATTGATTTTTCTTTTGAAGCAATTCAAGGTCCTGCATAACAACTTTCTTTGCATTTTCAGCATCAAAAAGTGCGGACTTCAATTTTTCCTGAATGTCCAAAAGCACCCTGTTTTTGGACTGAAGCTCCTTCATTATTTCGAGCCTCTTTTTTCTGGAATCCTGATCTCTTTCTATCGATTCCTTTATGTAATCGATGAACTGAATGTCACCGCATTCAACATCGATCGCTTTGAGAATTGCACCTTCTAACCTGACGCCCTTCTGCTCCGCGAGCTCGATCAGCGATGTTTGGGCATCTTGTGAAAACTTCATGCATACACCTTGAAGGGGACTATTTTGTTCTTATAGCCATCATAGTCAAGTTTAAATTTTTCAAGACGAGGTTCTATGTCGTCTGATTTCACTATCCAAAACTGTGCCCCCGCAAGCATTGCTTTGTTGATCTCCCTTTTGTCTGATGAAGAAGAAATGATGCCGATTACCACTCCATTCCCATAAACGTGATTTATTCTTCTCACCAATTCTATTCCATCAACTGAAGATCCGACAAGATTAAGATCAACAAAAACGCAATCAGGTTTCTTCATCTCCCCGGCTTGCCATTTTTGGCATAGACGCTCTGCTTCCTCGGCAGAATTGACTGTCATAAGATGAAGAGTGATATCGAGCAAATTACATACATCTTCAAATACAAGATGAAATAAATTTTCATCATCTACTAAGAGGAGCGAATCGATTAACATTTGAGCCTTACCTTAAGCAAAGTGCCTTGTTGTAGTGTTTCACATGAAATATTGAAACCATGTTCATTTAGGATGGCAACACAAATGGAAAGACCAAGACCAGTGCCAGTTTCCTTCTGGCCTGCCCGACGCATATAAGGCTGAGAATATCTCATGAAATCCTCCTGAGACATGCCCCTGCCGTTATCTTGGATGCCGAGTGTGTTTTCATCAACCATAAATATGCGCACACATTTCGTTGGTGAATCATTATATTTTAATCCATTGCGAATTAAATTATCTATCGCTGTGCAGAACAAAGACTCATTCACTTTTGCGTAAGAAAGCTGATCCACAGTAACTTGGTCCCTGTAAGCGATTAGACTTAAATAATCCATTAGCATCTTCCTTAAGTCACATCGTTCAATCTCTAAGGCCTTATCTTCCCTGACTAGGCTGGTGAACTCTTTGACGCCTTTGTAGACGCGCTGTGTATGTGCCAGACCTTCTTTCAGTAATTTTATTGGTGATTCTAGCTTGTATTTTTCAATGACTTCCTTGGGCAAACGTCGCTCTAAAGACGTAACGCCACGTGGCATATAGGTGTTGATCCCGCTGTGCATGTCATGTCGCAGAATTTTTGCGGCGTGTTCGAGATATGAATTCTTTTTGTTAAGTTCCTTTATTGACTCAACAATTTGTGTCACATCCTGGCGAACTGAGGAGTAACCCGTCAAATTTCCATTGGTGGGATTAAAGTGTGCCTTGATGTATGTGTCGACATAATGAAGCCTTCCATTTTTTGACTTATTGGTCACCACTGCATGCCACACCTCACCCTCGTGTACCGTGGTGTGATACATGTCTTCCCAAAAATCTTTAGTGTGAAGGCCCGAGCTGACCACACTGTGATCCTTGCCTATCAAGTCTGACAATTTCCAGCCTGAAACATCAACAAATTTCTTGTTGGCATAGGTGATCTTTCCTTCTGCGTCTGCCTTTGAAAATAAAGTTGCCTGATCGACAAGTTCATTTTGTTCAACAAGGCCCTCTATCTCGAGTAGTTTTTTCTCGAGGCTTATTCCTTCCTTTACGGAATGTGCCATGGAATAGAGCGGGGCGAGGAGCTTTGCAAAATTAACTTCCTCCCTTGTCCAAATCCTTGGTTTGTAACTTTCTATGCAAATAACGCCCAAAACATTTCTGTGATAAATTATTGGAACATCCAACATTGACTTGACGCCTGAAGGATGAAGGTAATCTTGCACGAGGCACGACGTAGCTGGATGATGCTCGGCATCGTCAGCAACAATGACGGGGTCCACCGAGAGAAAATGAAAATAAGGCAAATATTTCCTCACTTCAATTTCATCACCTTGCCGAAAGCAATTTTCATTTTTGACGTACATTTGTTCGCATTCTATCGAACTCTTGTTTTTAGTGTACAGCCAAACGGAGGCTCTGTCGATTTGTAGGACATGAGCAACTTCCTTGGTTAGAATCTTTGACCCTTCCGATGTTTTTCCTTCGTAAAATAGCTTATTTTGTGATTGACATACCAACAAGTCAGTCAGTTTGTTTTTGTAGCTTTTTGTAGGAGACATTTTGCCAACCTTTCATCGACGATAAGTCCCGCTAGTCTGCGAATCACTGATCCTCAAACCAAGCTATTGAGGCCAATGCTGCATCCACATCTGAAGAACCACCCCTCTGCGCCGCTATGGTGAGGGTATCGCCTGACGGTGACCCGGTGTTATTTGGAATGGAACCATAGACAAATGAACCTTGTGCCGCTGGTGTCATGTTTGAAACGAGAGCGGTGCCAAATGGACCAGTTGAATTGGAATTTGTTCCGCCTCCATTTCCTGATGCGCCTTTTTTTCCCAATGAAGTAAATCCTGACATGTTCTTAACTATTGTCTCAGGTCAACAATAGTTAATATCATCATGTCTTTAAATTGGCCGGTAAGTGGGGAATACTCAGTGCCCGCATACCAAATGTCTTCTTTGCCTTATTTGTCCTCATCGATCATATCACAGGGTCAAATTCACAGGTACGACTTTCCCTATGCAACAAAATTCATCAACATTGTTAACAGAGGTTCCTTGGCAAGCGATAAAATCGCTTTGGCATTCACTGAAAGAGGAATGCAAAAAACGGTGGGCAATTACATCACCTTGGGCCAAGGCGACACTGTGCATGAAGACATAAGAACAACTGCCATGTTTGTATCATGTTCCTCAGGAACAGATGTTGATTACCAAATCTTCTGTGGTTTGACAAATATTCCCGCAAAATTCTTCACACAGATCACTGGTTCCAATGGTCATAGTGGAGTAGGTTGATTTACACTTTTTAACGAAGGGATATATTTCAATTTATGTCACTAGAATTAATAGATGATAGTTCGTATGAAGCTGTCATTAGGACAAGCGGTTTTGTAATAATCCAATTTGGGGCAACGTGGTGCGGTCCTTGCAAGTTAATATCTCCAATATTGCATGAATTATCGGACAAAAGAAGAGATGTGAAATTTTGTAAAGTAGACATCGATGAATCACCAATTTCTTCGTCGAAGATGAACATAAGAGCAGTGCCAACCGTAATCATTTACAAAGACGGAGCTGAAGTGAAAAGGGAAGTGGGCTCAATGTCAAAAAACAGACTAGAACAACTAATTAGCTACTGTTCGAACAACTAAAAGAAGTGCAAAACTAGCATCGTGTGTGGCATAATCGCTTCATGCTAGACGAGCCGAACCTTCTTGAAAGACATGTTGTTGTTCTAAGCGGCAAAGACACAATGCTGAAGGGCAATTTTTATGAAATCCAGTGTTCTAATGGCAGCATCATTGCTGTGGACAAGAGCCTTTGGAATTCATGGACGGGTATTAGGTACATGAATGGTGAAGAATACCATGGAACAGTTTTTGTGATGGGCACACAAAAACCATATGGTGGAACGAGAATATGCACGTGCAACACATGCCAAAAAGACTGTGATTTTAAACGTCAGTTGAATTAGCGTTTTATGGGAGGGGTTGGAATAACGTTAAAGTCATTGGTGTAAATATCGGGTCCCACGTGGGGATTTTCGGAAGTGGGAGGAACAGGACCCCAACAATCTTCTTCGTCATAAAGAGGATCCCTGAGATGACCAGCTATTTCGTCTGGTTCATCCTTGTCTTTCACGGATATTCTTCCGATTTGTTCTCTGTCAGACATGCTGGGTCCCATAGGATTACGCCCCATGGGACGACTTGGTATTGTAGTAGCACCACCGGCTTCAATTAAGATCATTTTTCTAATAATTGATCTAAATTCTGATAGCTTCATCGACATGTGTCAAAACCTCATTCCATAATAATATCTAAAATAATTTTCTAATCTCAACTGTTCTGTTTCATTTGCCCAATAAGGCAACATTAAAAATGACGCAAGATACATTCCATTTGCGCCGGTTCCTGCCGTTGTATTATTTGAACCAATTGTTATTTGTTGGTTAATGGGAAAAACTATTGTTGGCGATACCGAAAATGTTCCCCATGTGTTAGTAACCAATGTGTGTTGAAACTTTCCATTAACGTAAAGCTCTTGTTCACTACCCAGGCCCTTTTGTGGCGCTTGATTTGGATCTAACAAACTCATTTTCATTGTAACTAAAATCCAATCATTCAATTCCGGCAAATTTGTTGTGTCATATGAACTTGTTCGAATAGCACCACCAACATTTCCATAAACGATTAATCTCAATGTGTCTGTTGGTGTAACTGCTTGCGTGTTAAAAATCATTCCGCCAGGCTGAGTTGAACTATCTAAGGTGAATAATGTTTTTGATGCTATTTCTTTTGATTTCAAAACCATCATCACAGTAACTGATGGCGTTTTTGTTCCGCTTGGATTAATTGGAGCATATTCAAGCCTTGAATATCCAGAAGTGCCTGCAACCAACCATGTGGATAACCATGGTGCAACGCTAGAACCACTTGAGCCTCCAAAGTCTAAATACTTGTGAGAGCCCAATAGGCCTGTTTTTATATATGGTCTATTTGTTGCGCTACCATTTGAACCAAGAATGACTTTTGTGCCAGAATGTGTTATTGTTGGAAAATTTGTTGCTGAAACCAAGCCTGTTGCAACCCATTTTGTTTCCAAGTCGGCTATGTCAGGAAGATAAGTGTAAGTGCCATCTTCTAGTGCTGAATCTGCATTCGCATAAATCCACGGTGTTTTAAAGCCTGAGAGTGAGGCAGGGTCCTGAATTTTGCCCTTATTTGTCGAATCTTCCTTTAACCCTCCCTTAAGCCCAGATTGCAATATTGCATAAATTGTCCCAGATTTGACACCTTGCATCAAACCTTGAGTCAGGCCTCTTTTTAATCCGCTGGGAGAGGTCACGCGTAAGTCTCACCAAATATCATAAAAGAACCAGTTGAATTTACCACGCTAGATAATTGAGCTGTAATGGTATGACCTGCAGGTACGTTATAGTAAGGCACGCCATTTGCATCTTTTAATTTTTGAAACACAGCTGCTCCCGCTGAAGCTCCAAAAACATCGTTTGCTGAAGCAGCTGTTGAGGTAAATGAAAAAAATGCCTGGGCTGTTCCACCAAATGTGCCAGAGACAGTCAGTGTTGGTGTGCCTGTGTTTATAAAACAGGAAATCCCATATAATCTACGATGGTTGGTTGGGTCGGAAGTCAATATGGTTTGTGCAACGTTGTTTGCGTTGACTAACGTCCCTGAAGCAAACGGAGCTGATGTGAATGTTAATGAAGTAGCCATTTTTCCTCAATGTGTTATGTGTTGTTTGCCAAATACAACAACACTGATTGTAATATGACATCTGTATTAGTTAATGGTGTTGTAGAGCCCGCAATTGAACTACTTATAATGAGGGAACCAGTGATCTGAACACTAGAGTTCTCAATTCTCAAAATATCACTACGAAGTGAATTGTCATCGCCAGTTCCATTGCCAATTACAAAGAGCGAGAAGTCATTTCCTCTTTGATTGTACTTGCCCAGAACAGTCTGACCACTACCAGAGGCTATCGTATAGATGCCACCAGCAAATGAGTAGGTGCCACTGGCAACAGTGTTCTGTCCTTGAGCATGTGAGTAATTGGCACTGCCCGTTGTAAACAATCCTTCAGCATGTGATCCAACACCCAAGGCAAGAGTATTTTGACCTTCAGCATGTGATCTGGAACCTGAAGATGTTGTCCCACTTCCCTCAGCATGGGAGTATTGACCTGACGCAGTCGTGCTGAGCCCTTCTGCATGTGCTCCTTGGTTTGACGCAGTTGTTGTCTGACCTTCAGCATGGGAGCGGTTACCTGATGCTGTTGTTTGGTATCCTTCGGCATGGGAGTATTGACCTGATGCTGTACTGCCATTGCCTTCTGCATGGGAATAGATTCCTGATGCTGTTGTTTGGTATCCTTCGGTGTGGGATGCAACACCTGATGCTATGCTTCCATTGCCTTCTGCATGGGAGTATTGACCTGATGCTGTACTGCCATTTCCTTCTGCATGGGAATAATCGTTACTTCCTATTGTGTAATATCCTTCTGCATGTGATGCATACCCTGATGCAAGTGATCCTTCACCTTCTGCGTGTGCATAATCAAAAGATCCCGTTGTACGTGTACCTTGAGCGTGAGAATATGGACCTGAAGCTAGGCTGAAGGCACCTTCTGCGTGGGCTCCGCTGTTGGTCGCACTTGTTAGATAACCTTCAGCATGAGAACCTTGCCCTGATGCTGTTGTTAAGACACCTTCAGCATGAGCTCCGGTGTTGCTTGCCGAAGAAGATGAACCTTCCGCGTGGGAATATTGACCGGTAGCAATGTTGTTTGAATTGCCCTGAGCTAGTGAACCCGTTATCTCGAGACGGTCGAAGCCAACAGAAACTCCTCGCTCGATTCTTACAACATCTCTTCTGGATGCATCTGCATCACCAGTGCCTGTTCCAATCACAAAGAGAGATGTATTATTATTTCTTTTATTATATCCACCAAAAACTGTCTGTCCACTGCCAGAGGCTATCGTATAGATGCCACCAGCAAATGAGTAGGTGCCACTGGCGACAGTGTTCTGTCCTTGAGCATGTGAGTAATCGGCACTGCCTGTTGCAAACAATCCTTCAGCATGTGATCCAACACCCAAGGCAAGAGTATTTTCACCTTCTGCATGTGAACCATTTCCTAGCACAGTTGTTGAAATACCTTCAGCATGAGAATAATTGCTCTGAACAGTGGACTCATATCCTTGGGAAAAAGAACCCAATCCCAATGTTTTGCTCGAAGGCCTTCCTACAGACAGAGAGCCACTGATTACAACGTCACCACCAAACAAAGATTTTCTATTGCCAGCATCAGATCCAGACAATGATCCACTAACATAGAAAAACACATCTGTTCCTTTTTGAATAGGAGAATCAATGCTTTCACTCCCTCTTATGGCAACTGAGCCAGTCGCATAAATAGAACCATTGGTTGTGCTAGAAAAATACTGGGAAGCAGCTGGTGCAGCGATTGTAACAGAACCGTTAGAACCCGAAGTAATTGTTATATTCGTCCCAGCAACAAGATATGAAGTGCCGTCAGAGAGGTGAGTTAAAGAGCCCGATAATCCCTGCGGAAATTTTGTTTGCCCAGATAAAGTGTTCGTTCCTAAGACATTTCCAACATTTAATGCTGTAGATGCCCCACCTGCAAAATTAACTGTCGTTGCATTTGCGTTAATTACGTTAAACGTTGTAGAAGTTGTGGTAATCGCATTGTTATTTACCGCCAAATCACCTGCTAACGTCAAATCCTGTATCGACTTGGTGTTCTTCCAATTGTCTGTCGCAGAACTGTATACTAAAAGATCACCATTCGCAAGAGTTGAAAGAGCAACATCACCCAACTGACTTAGTTTGACAGGTATTGTTCCTTGTCCAGATGAACTCACACCACCAACCAACCTAAATAAACCTGCTTGCTTTATTGATGATTTTGCCGCGTCTGTTAAAGACGTACAATCCTGGGCCACGACAATATGTGCACAAAGAATACCATTAATTGCCGTGTTAGGTGCCTCAGTAAATGCCTCAGTACCAACACCATTTTCAGCATCAATAAGTGTTTGATAAGACTTATTTCCGTAATATACTATAAACGCATTTGTTGGTGAGTTGGGAATCCAAAACACCCTTTGAATTGAAAATTCATTGTTAGGAACATTTACAAGCGTCCCATTTCCATTAACATATTTCGTCGGATCTAGAACCGTATAACCGGCATTTGCAACACCGGTATTAACAACCGGCGTAGAACCCGACATGTAATATCGATAAATCTTTGAAACCGTTATTGGGTTTGATTCTATGACCGTAGAGGGGTGATTTGGATTAATGGTGTAATTGGCACCCGCCTTATAAGCACTACCAGCAGTTTTGGTAATTGATAATGTTGAACCAGACGCCTCGATGGTGTGTCCTGATATCTTTAAGGGTCCAAAGGCACGTATAAAATCATCATTTTGTTGATCTAAACCATAAGAAATTTGAGGTGAATTAAAAACACCATTAGAAACATTTCCTGAAAGGTGCAAAACAACCCCTAAATTAATGGCAGTATCCCACTGGGTTATATCTAAAGATCCCCAAGGCGTAGGTTGTTGTATGATTTGACCCGTATTATCTATGCCAACATACGTAATCTTTGCAGACGCGGAATACAACAGTGATATGTTAGATGTTGTCGGCCATTGTACGTATTTGATTGTTGGGTACGGTGCAGAACTAGTTGATGCATTCATTGAAACAATAATGCCTTCACCACCCAACACACCAAAAGTAGTTCCTCCCAGAGACGTAGACAAGATTCCTCCGTGGAGAAGGCCTGTGCTTAACGTACTTTCCAACCAACGAAGTCGAGTTGTGTTAGTAAAATCAGTTCCCGGCGCATACTGGGTAAAGTACATGTCATTGGTGGAACCCGAAGTATAAATGTAAGATGCACTTTGGTTCGTTGGAATTCTAAGAGATCCTACTGGTTTCATCTGAAAATAGTCAGATACACCAAATGCGCCTGATATGAAAGTATCACCACCAAATAATATTGACGGTTGATCTGCCCCTAATGTTGAAAGTGCACCGGAAACATAAAAAGATGTATTAGGATTAATATCAAAAGGTGAATCAATTCCTGTTTTGTTTCCTATGAATGCAGCAGATCCTGTAGTGAATATCGAGCCGGCTGTTGTGCTCGTGAAAAAAGAATCGCCTGTAATCCCTTGATATCCTTGGACTCCTGTTATTCCTTGAGCTCCCTGAACTCCTTGGGTACCTTGAAAACCTTGATTTCCTTGGTTTCCTTGGGTGCCCTGGCTGCCTTGATTACCTTGAAAACCTTGAAAACCTTGAGAACCTTGTATGCCTTGGTCTCCTTGGGCTCCTTGGGTGCCCTGAGAACCGATCATCCCCTGGAAGCCTTGGGTGCCTTGGAAGCCTTGAGAACCCTGTGAGCCTTGGAAGCCTTGAGAGCCCTGTGAGCCTTGGTCACCCTGTAAACCTTGGTCGCCTTGGAAGCCTTGGTCACCCTGTAAACCTTGGTCGCCTTGGAAGCCTTGGTCACCCTGTGAACCTTGGTCGCCTTGGTTACCTTGGAAGCCTTGGTCACCCTGTGAACCTTGATCGCCTTGGAAGCCTTGTCCTTGGAAGCCTTGAGAACCCTGTGAACCTTGGTCACCTTGGAAGCCTTGGTCACCTTGGAAGCCTTGTCCTTGGAAGCCTTGGTCACCCTGTGAACCTTGATCACCTTGGAAGCCTTGGTCGCCTTGGAAGCCTTGAGAACCTTGGAAGCCTTGAGAACCTTGGTCACCTTGTGAACCTTGGAAGCCTTGAGAGCCTTGGTCACCTTGTGAACCTTGGAAGCCTTGTCCTTGGAAGCCTTGGTCACCTTGTGAACCTTGGAAGCCTTGGTCGCCTTGTGAACCTTGGAAGCCTTGTCCTTGGAAGCCTTGGTCACCTTGTGAGCCTTGATCGCCTTGGAAGCCTTGGTCACCTTGTGAGCCTTGATCGCCTTGGAAGCCTTGAGAACCCTGTGAACCTTGGTCACCTTGGAAGCCTTGGTCACCTTGGAAACCTTGGAAGCCTTGGTCGCCCTGTGAACCTTGGAAGCCTTGAGAGCCCTGTGAGCCTTGGAAGCCTTGGAAGCCTTGAGAGCCTTGGTCACCTTGGAAGCCTTGAGAACCCTGGTCGCCCTGTGAACCTTGGTCGCCTTGGTCACCCTTCAGGCCCTGGGTCCCCTGGAATCCCTGGTTTCCTTGTGATCCTACTTCACCTTGAGGCCCTTGGGCTCCTTGATGTCCCTGGAACCCTTGGTCTCCCTTCGAGCCTTGGAAGCCTTGGTCACCCTTGAAACCCTGAAATCCTTGGTCTCCCTTTAGGCCCTGATAGCCTTGGTCACCCTTCAATCCCTGATAACCCTGGTGACCCTGGTTACCTTGATGGCCTTGGAGACCCTGGAGACCTTGGAGACCTTGGAGACCTTGGTAACCTTGTGTTCCTTGAACACCTTGATAGCCTTGTGCACCTTGATAGCCTGCACCTTGGGCACCTTGATACCCTTGTTCTCCTTGAAAACCTTGTGTGCCTTGTTGACCCTGTGGCCCAAAATCACCAATATCACCTTGATATCCTTGGTAGCCTTGATATCCTTGGTAGCCTTGATATCCTTGGTAACCTTGATATCCTTGGTAACCTTGGGCTCCTTGGGCTCCTTGGGCTCCTTGGGCTCCTTGGGCTCCTTGGGCCCCTTGGGCTCCTGAACCGCCGCCATGTCCGCTAGCTCTAATTACGATTGAGCCATTTCCTTGTCCCGAAAATGAAACGGTCATGGTGTCTCCTGTAAACAAGCATCAAAAAGAAACAAAGTATTAGGCATATCATCGTTAAATATTCGCCAACAGCAGAAAAAGACAAATTATAAATGTGAAAGCCAGGCTTTCGGCCTGGCTTTCTTTTAGTCATTGTTTTCTTTTTGTTTTTCTTTTTTAACGCCTGAAGCAAAAGTGCTGTTCAACATGGCAATAAACGATAAAATCAAAAAGAAAGTTAAATATGGGTGTTCAATCGACCACTCTTTCATTTTGCTGTTTTCTCCACATTATTCTTCCGCGGCTCGTATCGTAAGGTGAAACTTCTATTGCGACAAAATCACCTGGCAAAATATGGATATGATTCTGTCTTAGTTTTCCTGAAAGTGTTGTCAAAACAACATTCCCGCCATCTATTCTTACTTTGAATAATGTTCCAGGTAGTGCCTCTTCAACAACACCATGCAGTTCCATTCTATCATCTCTTTCAAGAATTTGCTTTTGAACACTATTCTTCTTCTTCTTCGACATTTTCCTTCTTTTTTCCTTCTTTCTTTTTTTCGTCACCTAAGCCTGGTGGTGTTATCTCTGTTCCACTCGAAGCGGTACCGCTTAACCCGCCAGGATAAAAGCCTGCAGATAACCTGAGATTCCTCTGAATCTCTTCACGTATCATTATTTTTAATAGAGACAAGGTTGACATCACCAACATATTTATTATTTATCTCAATAGATACATCATCCAATGATGAAAAGCTTTTTTCAATGAGCCACTTTGAATCAACAAAAAACCCCTTGTCGGTTCCTGGCCATCGAGTTGAATTATTCGGTAAATAAACCTTTTCACCACCGGATAGAGGCAAATAAACACCTTGAGGAATGTGATACTTTTCAGGATCAAAATATTTGACTTCTGCTCTTGAAGTCACTATGGTTAGTTTTCCATCATTATGAATTCCACATGCCAATATGGTGACATCGCTTGATGTCATCATTATGTCATCTATTTCTTTTTGATTAAGACTGATTAAATAATCAGGCAATTCTATTTCGACAGTGCCTACTTTGATAGCTCTATTGTGCATGTCATCACTATTACAACTTATTGCAAGTTCTTAAAAATGTTCATGATACTTATTTTTAGTTGTATTTTGTGAAGTCAGGATTGGTCTATCATGTGCGATACTTTGATTGGTGTGGCCCTGTGTTGTTCTGTTTTGTTTTTTTATATCACATTTGAAATAAATGAGAATAGAAAAAATTTCTATCTCAATAAATTAAAAAACGACTTGGAAGAAGGCATATGCCAACACTGCGGACATAAAAATATTTTCTTGGCAAATAAAATGAAATTTTGGACAATTCTTAGGTGTTTTAAGTGTAATAAAATTTCAAAAGCCCATTTCTATTAGCTCAAATGTTGTGTTAATTTCAACTCATTTGAATAAAAAGGTCCTGAAAATCCTTCATTTGAAAAATAAACGTAATAAACAAACAAACCTGATAAAATGTTTTTTGTGTGCTGGGATATTGCAGCGCTATTAACAGAAGATTTTTTAACGACAATTCCTATTTTTTCAGAATTGTTCTTAGGACTGACCAGATCGCCTATTTCGATGTGCATGTTCTCTCCAAGAATAAATCGTCATTTACTCCATTTAGTTCGATTAAGGCGGACTCCAAATGCACCTGTAATCTATAAGATCCTTTTTTTGTCCACATGACGACCCAAGAATCTGGTTCATCAGATTCTTGGATAATGACACCAATGTTTCTGGAATCAGGTTCCCATCTAGAAGATTTTATGACCAATGAACCAGGGTTCATCGTGAAGAATTATTTTCCTCTACAATCACAGCATCAAGAGATAAGAATGTTGAAGCAACAGAGGCTGCGTTCTTCAGGGCTGTCCTAGTTACTTTGACAGGATCTATCACGCCAGTTTCAATTAAATTTTGATATTCAAATGTAGAAGCGTTCCAGCCAGTTAGCTCACCTGAGTCTCTACGCCTATTCAATTCGTTGATTATAACGTCCTTGCTTTGTCCTGCGTTTTCAGATATTCTGCTGATCGGAGCGACACAAGCATCCAATATAACCTTAGCCCCCAAACCGAATTGGTCAACTGAATTTATCTTTCCAGATGACAATTTTCTCCAAACCTCAAATAAAGCCATGCCTCCACCTTGAACTATTCCTTCATCGACAGCAGCTCGTGTTGCATGAAGAGCATCTTCGATGCGATACTTCCTTTCAATCATTTCTACTTCAGTTGAGCCGCCGACCTTAATCAAAGCCACACCAGAAGAAAGTTTGGCTATTCTGGTTTTTAATTTTGTTACTTCATCAAGTGTTAAGGAAATGTCACGCAATTGTGTTTTTAGCTCCAATGTGTGTCGATCGACATTTTCCTTAGTGGAACCAGAAGAAACCAAAGTACAGTTATCTCTTGTGACGACGACCTTCTTCAATGTGCCAAGGTCAGCTAGTGTTACTTGTTGCATCTTCACACCTGTGGAGGCTGAAACTATCTTTGCATCTGTCAAGATGCTAATGTCCCTCAAAAGATCATCCTTGTGTTGGCCGTAACCTGGTGATTTGATTGCAACAACAGGAAGCGCACCATTGACTCTGTTAACAACAAGTCCTTGAAGGGCTTCACCCTCAACGTCGTCAGCGATAATGAGAAGCGGTGTCTTTGACTGTGATATCTTTTCGAGAAGAGGAATCATTTCCCTCATGCTGCTGATTTTATGATCAGTCAGCAAAACTCTTACATCGCTATAGGCTGCGTGCATCTTCTCTGGATTTGTCACAAAGTAAGGAGAAAGATATCCTCTCTCAAATTGCATTCCCTCGACGAGATCCAAACTGGTCGACATTCCTTTTGCGTCTTCAACTGTGATGATTCCATCATTGCCGACTTTTGTCATTGCATCAGCAATCAATTCACCAATTTTTCTATCTCCATTTGCTGAGATAGTTGCAATTTGGGCTATTTCTTCTGTCGACGTTAATTGCTTTGCTTCTTCTTTCAAGAGCTGCAAGGCTACATTTAAAGTTTTTTCTATGCCGTCACAAAGTTCTTCTGCATCATAGCCTGCTTCTAATAACTTCATGCCAGATTTCACCATGGCATGTGTCAAAACGGTTGACGTCGTTGTTCCATCACCTGCAATGTCATTTGTTTGTTCAGCAGCTTGTCTAATTAGCTGAGCTCCCATTCTCTCGATTGGATCTTTTAATCTAATTGACTTGCTAACTGTCACTCCGTCCTTAGTGACAATGGGTGATGAATTTTCATCTTGTTGTATGAGAACAGTCTTGCCTTTAGGACCAAGGGTACAACCAACAGCATTAGCTACTATTTCAACACCCTTAAACAAAGATTTTCTTGCATCAGTTGAAAAAACAACACGTGTTGTAGAAGGCAATTTAGTTTCATGTTCAATCATGCCAAAATTTTAATGCAAAAAATCTACAAAGTACAAATCAAATTTTTTCTCTCGTAATTTTTAACCAAACTGGTCTTCCAGACTTCCAAGCTATGGCTACCCGGCCGGCCTTATAGTCTTTAAGAACATTTTTTAATGTAAATTTTTGTTGTTCGTCAACAACCTGTTCAATATATTTTTCTAATCTGTGCTCCGAATAATCTCGGACATGCTTTAGAGACGACAGTTGAAATTGTGAGATGTGCATGTAAAATTCGGTGCAATACTCTCCAGGTAATAATTTCGGTCCTCTAGGTATTTTTGTCGCCATAACAGACTTCATGTTTTCATTTCTTTCATAAGTATGAATACAACATGATTGTTCATCGGAACTTTAATGCCTTAAAGTAAATTAGTCAATTAAATTACTTAATCACAATGGAACATTAAAGTCTCTAGACATGTTAAAGACCGCTAGATTTTTCATTTTTGCTTCGACCTCTACGTCGATTGTGTCTTCACGAAGAGACTTCAGTTGACACTCAGGAACATAGTGAATCATGTTACTGTGTTTACGTCGATCAATAAATGAGCCATTTTCTAGACCGGGTTCTGTGTTGCTGATGTGCTGCAACGGTCTAATGCCTGTTGGCCATGTTTCCTTGGTGACACTAAAAGCCTCGTCCATCGTAAGTTCACCATCATTGAAAGTGTGATGATGAGAATCAAAAACGACTGGAACACCTGTTTCCTGGTAAACAGGAAGCAGATCGACAACATTGTATCCCATCTCATCATTCTCGAGAGTGAGACGCTTTCTGACTCGATCTGGAAGTGACTTAATGTGGTTGATGAGCCTCGATGATCGATCTCGCTTGCCACCATGAATATTGATTGCGTATTTAGGACTGTGATCGAGACCCATCATGTCGAACATCCAGCCGTGCTGGTCGAGTTCAATAAATGCTTTTTCGACAACAGAATCTGTGTCAGAAGACAGAACACAAAATTGACCAGGATGTGTTGAAACACGAATGTCTTTCGACTTAATGAAGTCGCCAACCATTTTTAAATAGGAAATAACTTCGGCATTGTCCCACAATGCCCGATCAACTTGATCTGCGAGAGGAAACATTGCAGATGAAATTCTAAAGAGCCTGACACCTTGTTTGTGAATCTTAGGCAACATGGTTGAAAGATTCCTTACATTATTTACATATGTGCCCTTAATTTGGTCGGGCGTGTACTTGCCGGATTTATACCTACCGAGCTGCAGTACACGCTCTTCCATTTCATTAATAAAATTTACTTTGCCGCTACGTGGTTTTACTTGTTCTTTGAGGTAGTGACAGCAAATGCCTAGCATAAAAATATCTTAATGCGCTGACATGCAATTTGTCACCCTATGCCAGCTTAGATTCTCTCAGCTCATTAATCAACTTTTTCTTTTTTTGAGCGTAATATTTACTATTTTTCTTGCCTCTATTCATCAAAGCACTAAGAGCGCTGATTTCCTCAGAGTTGTTTTTTGATTCAAGCTTATCAATTACCTTTGAAATATCATCATCTTCCGAGTCAAACATTCCTTTCACTCGTTGTGCCAATTCCTTCGTGGAATTTTCAGCTTCCTCACTGGTCATGAACCTGCAACGCTTCACATACTCCTGGATGAAAGCGATTGGCCAGTCTTTTACAGTGTCGAATGAGTCCGCGTGATCGGTCCCTAAAACATTCCTAACAACATCGCCATCCATTTGCTTGATGTGAATCAGTTCATCAAACCTACCCGGCCTGAGAATTGCATTGTCCAATCGATTCTTGTTATTGACGGTTGCAATAACGAGCTTAGTGTGCCTTTGAAAGTGTTCCAGTGCTTCTAGCATTGATGCTTGATCACCAAGTCTATCAAAATCGTCGATGATGACAGCATCAGGTTCAAAAATGCCGAGAGCCTCAAAAATTGTTGATGGTGAAATGTTGGCTATATCCTCCACCCTAATTCTAAATGACCTAAGTCCCAGGCTGGAAATGATCGTCCTGGCCAAGGTGCTCTTGCCCGTGCCTGGAGGCCCATATAAAAGAACTGATCTTGATACGTCAGCATCGATGCATTTCTTTAAATAAGCTGAATATTCCTCGGCTTTTTTTGACGGCATAGGATTAAAGGCATCATCGATCTCTAAATCAACATTGCAGTTGTCGTAATCGCTATTCTTGTTATTAATTCTTCGAAGAACGATGTTCTCATCCTTGAGCATCGACCAGAGCTCTTTCTTGATCAATTCTCTTGCGATGTCATATTTGTCGACTTCAACACAAAGCCTATCAACAAAATTAGATCTAGAATTGAAGACATAACCAATTTTTACGTCTCTCTCCTTGTCCAGCTGAAGAATGCGAATGGTCACGGCGTCATCAGAAGTCTTGATAGATTTATATGGTTTTTTTTGGAGGGCGGCAAGAATCATTTTGTTAAAATCAAGAGGATAAGGATTTTCCCACTTGTCGTCAAAATAGTCATCAGGCCAAACCTCCATATCATCAACAATAACTCTGCCGATGAGGGCTGCAGATTGTATCGCAGTCATCATGTTCTGTTTTTGAATGAAAGGCTGGGCCGCATTTATGATCTCGGTGCCCATTCGAAACAATCTTTTTACACTGGCAACATTGAAAAAATCCCTAAATTTGTCGGATGTCCCTGGTTCAACAATAAGATCATTGATTTTTTTCATACGATTGTCTTTTACCCTACTATCAAATTTTGGTTTGTTTTTATTTTTGGTGTGTTGGACACCAATGAATGATTCTCCCATTCGAATCCTCTTCTCTCACAACCTCGTTGCCAAGAGGATCAATCTTTTTTCCATAAACCTTGAAGCTGAACTGTGCAGAGCCAACTGAGTCATTGGCCGTCCTATATGTCTTTATGGTTGCACCTTGTGAAAGGTATGCCTGTTTAGAAATGACCACAGTCTTTTCGTGCAAATCAACATATTCCTGGGGAGTGATGTCAGTTACACACCTCCAAGGATCAACTTTACAATCATACAGAATTTCCGAACGGAGATAATTTCCTATGCCACTGATCATCTTTTGATCCATGAGTGCCTCGCAAATTGCTTTATTGGGTTTCTTAAGGATCATTTTTGCAAATGTTTCTGCGGTCAAATTCTCATCAAAGATGCATGGTCCAATTGATAACAACTTCTTCCTGTGTTCCTCTTCAGAGGACACAAATTTAATGGTGCCAAAGTGTCTCATGTCATTGAAGAACAGCGTTCTTGAATCTCTTGTGATAGGTACACCTGAACCATTGAAATTAATGGAGAAGCATGTGTGATTGTTCCTTGAGGTAAACCACCCACCCGCCATGCCATATGTGCAATGCATATACCACCTGTTGCCAGATGATGATCTGAATGACCACCACATGAACTTGCCTTTGACGTCGATAGATTCGACCAACAAAGGAAGTTCCTTGGAAATTTGATCATACCCTATGGGTGAAGAGGTTTTGTATCTCCCCGCACTTCCAATTTCAAGTTTATGAATTTTATTGCCGACCAAAATTTGAGAAATGACGTCTCTTGAGTGTCTAAGCTCCGGGCCTTCAGGGATTGGAATAACCCTCCTTTCAGCGTTTCTGCGTTATTTGTTATTTGGTAACAAGAATATTTGAAGTCAACATCCAGCCCCAAATCGAATCTGCCCAAAATTTATAACCGGCGGGCGTGGAATGAATCCCATCCTCAGATAAAGGCACATCGATCGCTCTAGTGTCGTAGAATAAAGGTGCTACTTCAGAAATGTATTGACGAACAATCGATGATCTAAACAAAAGTTTTTTCTTGAATTCTGGCGGTCCGACCCAAACCAACTTGGCTCCAGAGGCTTCCACCGACTCAACAAACTTTAAATAGACTTCCTTATTTCTCTCCAACCATTCCTGATTAGCGACCGAATCGTTGGTTCCCAATGAAACAACAACGAGAGATGGTTTGTATTTTGTCAAATCGTGGGCAATCAATGAAATCCAACGCTTGGTGGTCGAACCCAAAATAGCGTGCAAATAAGCTTCGTAATTGTTACCCCTCAGAATTTTCTCCAAATGGGGACCAAAACCCATCCCCAAAGAGTCGCCTACGATTAAGACTCTTTTGCCGCTAGGAATTAGTGGAAAAACTTTTTTTGGCAACACATCTTCGCTTACAACATCAGGCGATATCGGTGATGAAGGATCGATTGATGAATCGATTACTACAGTAGAGTCCTCCCACTCGGCTGGAAATTGTGACTGGTGATAACCAGCAGTCATTCCAAGAATCATCATAGAAAATTTCTTCACTTCCATTGCCCTCTGTAAAATGCCATTGCAACAGTAGCTGCAGAACCAACGTTTAAAGATCTTACTGCTCCCCATTGCGGAATGTATACAACTTTGCTGGCTTTCTTGAGTGACTGCGGAGACACACCAATCGACTCCTGTCCGAGAATTAGAATCGTTTTCTTTGACCATGAATGTTCGTAAATGCTGGTTGCACCTGGTACATTGTCAAAGACGACAACCTCGTGCTCAGGATGTTGTTCGATAACCTCATCAATTGATGGCGAAAAACCAAGATGTTCGTAGTTTTGCATCCCACATGCACCACGCCTATCCCACTTCCTTCGACCAACGATGAACACCTTTTCGCAAAGGAAGGCATTTGATGATCTGATCACAGTTGAAATGTTAAAGTCGTTACCAAAATTCTCTGCAGCTACAACGAGCTCTGAACGATTCTTGTCCTGGTCAGCAATGATAGCCTCATGGTTCCAGTATTTGTAATGATCAACAACATTCCTGTGATCAAACGGCTCAGCTGGCCAATTGTGGTTGACGAGATTGCTCATGTAATAATAGTAAACAACTTAACAAGATATTTGCACTCACAAAAACAAATAACTCTTCTTGGATTATAGTTAATAATTGAGTATGTCAATCTTCAAAGAGCACAAAAGCAACGCCGATCGTGTAGCGGGGGATCGTCGAAGACACAAGGAAAAAATTGAGAAAGCAATTCGTGAAGGAATTCACAATATAGTTGCCGACGAATCAATTATCGGTCAAGACGGAAAAAAGAAATTTAGAGTGCCCGTAAAAGGAATAAAAGAACACAGATTTGTTTATGGGAATAATGGATCAAAACAGGTTGGATCAGCTCCTGGAAAGAACATACAGAAAGGCCAAAAAATAGGTGATGGCGACCAACAAGGACAAAGTGGTCAGCCAAACAAACCAGGCAGTGACAAGGGCGAAGAGTATTATGATGTTGAAATGTCGCTCGATGAACTAGCTGAATACCTATTTGCAGATTTGGGGCTTCCTGATCTCGAAAAGAAACAGTTGGCAAATATTGCATCAAAGAGATTCAAGAGATCTGGGTATAGGCCAGATGGAATTATTCCAAGGCTGGACAAAAAGAAGTCGGCCATAGCGAGAATAAAAAGAATGAAAGCCTCTGGGTTCAAAGAAGAAGAGGCTGAAGAAAGTGAATCATTTCCGTTCCATGAAGACGACTTGGTTTACCGACACTTTAAAATGAAAACGGAGCCCAATACAAACGCCGTTATTTTCTTTGTCATGGACGTTTCAGGTTCCATGACCGATGACAAAAAGTTTTTGGCCAGATCATTTTGCTTTTTATTGTATCAATTCATCAGAACAAAATACGAGAAGGTTGACGTCGTATTCGTCACACATGACATGGAAGCAAGAGAGGTCGACGAAAATGCGTTCTTTACAATATCGACATCTGGCGGAACCGTGGCATCAACAGGTCTCGAAAAAGTCAATGAAATAATAGAAGAAAGATACCCTCCTTCAAGCTGGAATTGTTATGCATTCCACAATTCAGATGGCGACAATTTCGGAACCGACAACGAGAAATATCTTCAAGAGCATGCGAAACTTGAGGAATCTGTTCAAATGTTTGGATATGTCGAGCTCGAACCACCTAGAAATTATGGCTACTATGACGAACTAAAACTGTCAGTACTGTTGGCGCCAAAGCTTGGAAAAAAATCCAGAAGCGTAAGGATAACTCGAAAAGAAGACGTGTGGCCTGCTTTTAAAGAAATTCTCGGCGCGGTCAAGAAAGACTCTGAGTGAACAGGAGTGCAAAGTGGAATATAAACCAGAAGACTTAGAAATTTGGGACGAGAAAATCTGCAAAATAGCCAAGGAAAAATATTCCCTTGACTGGTTCCCAATAGAATACGAATTAATAGACTATTTTTCAATGTTGGGCGCAATGGCGTTCCATGGCCTTCCGAGTCACTTTAATCACTGGTCATTTGGAAAATCATTTGAAAGAACCCAACACATGTATGACTTGGGCATGGAAGGACTGCCATACGAATTAATCCTCAATTCAAATCCATCACTAGCATACTTGATGAGAGAAAATCCATTATATCTTCAGATTCTCATCATGGCGCACTGTGTTGGCCACAGTGATTTCTTCAAAAACAATCGTACATTTAGATTCACGAGACCAGAAACAATCCATGGTCGCTGCAGGGCAGCCAAGAGAAGGTTTCAAGGGTATGTTGAGAACCCGAACATCGGTATTGAAAAAGTAGAAGAAGTTATTGACGCGTGTTATTCTGTGCAATTCCAGGCGCCAAAGCCTGGGTGGAGAAGAAGAACGAAACAGCAAATTGTAGAAGATTATCTCGATCGAAAAAAAGAAATGGCGTCGAGGGGACAAAAAATTAAAGAACTAGACATTGACAAAAAAGTTCTTGAACCTGACTATGACATTCTTGGATTTATCGCAGAAAATGGCGACATGCCTGAATGGAAGCGAGATATCATCGAGGTGTGCAGAGATGAAGCACAATACTTCTGGCCACAAATGATGACAAAAATCATGAATGAAGGCTGGGCGTCTGTTCATCATTACGACATTTTGCACGAACTTGATCTTCCTCCAGAATTTCATTTGCCGTTCATTAAGTCGCACAATCAAGTAATTCGTCCTCATGTCGGAGGAATCAACCCATATCATCTTGGTTTTCATATGTTCAAAAGAATCAAAGAAAAATATGGTGAACAGGAATGTTTGCTGGCGAGAGAAGTCCACAATGACGCATCGTTCATAAGGCAATATTTGGACGAAGAAACATGTGTTGAATTAAACTTGTTCTCTTACGCCAAGAGGGGAAATAGCGGAATTTATATAGAAGAAGTTTCCGACAAGGATGGTTGGAAAAAAGTAAGAGATGATTTAGCGAAACAAGTCGGGGGTGGAGGAGTTCCGATCATCAAGGTGGTCGACGTGAGATGGGACGGCACTCTCATGCTAGATCATGACCACGATGGTAGAGATTTGCTTTCAGATGAAGCCGGACACACGGTTTCACATCTCAAGACACTGTGGGGTAAACCTGTCTTTTTAATGACAGTCACCGACAATAAAGAATGTGTGATATCAAAATAAAAACCAAATATATATTTTATAATATCAAGAGGAACAATGAGCCTAAAAGAATCACTTCTCCAACAAATACAACAAAACAGAACAAAGTCAGAGTCTGAAAAGAAATTTTCTGGAACGCTTATGGATTACGTCGACCAGGTCGAAAAGGATCCCAGCATAGTCAAAACAGCTCACCAAAGACTAAATGAATCCATTAATGAGCATGGCTCATACGTCATGCCAGACTCAGATTCAAGAAAATACAAGGTATTTGATGGAGAATCCGTCAAAATCTATAAATACTTTGAAAATGAATTCTTCGGAATGGAGAATGTTGTTTCAAAGGTCATGAGCTTCCTCAATTCAGCAGCTCATCGTGGTGAAGAATCACGTCAAGTTCTCCTCTTCATGGGCCCTGTTGGCGCCGGCAAGTCCGCCCTAACAGAGCACATCAAGAAAGCACTGGAAGGTAAAAAATTCTATCACCTCAAGGGAGACCCTCACCGTGGCGAACCCCTTCAGTTGATTCCACGTTCTCTTAGGGACTCATTTGAAAAACAATTGGGTGTTAAAATCGAAGGAGATATTTCGCCGATTGCTCGTCACAAGCTCCTCAATGACTACTCCGGACACTACGAAAATTTCGAGGTTGAGGAATCATCTGTGTCACAAAGGGCTCGCAGAGGCATCGGTGTCGTTCCTCCTATGGACGCCAACAGCCAAGATGTTTCTGTTCTAATCGGTTCTGTTGACATCAGCAAGCTGGACAAATACCCTGAGGATGACCCCCGTGCACTCTCGCTAACAGGCGCCTTTAACGTTGGCAACCGTGGTATCGTTGAGCTCGTCGAGGTCTTCAAGAATGAAATTGAGTTCCTCCACACCATCATCACAGCCACACAAGAGAAGAGAGTTCCATCACCTGGAAAGAGCGACATGCTTCACTTCGATGGGGTCATTATCGCTCACTGTAATGAGGCTGAGTGGGTGAAATTCCAAGGCGAACACACCAACGAAGCTATCCTCGATCGTATCGTTAAAATCTCAGTGCCTTACTGTCTCGAGCTCAATCAGGAGCAGAAGATCTATGAGAAGATGTTGGGCAAGTCTGATTTTAAGGCTCACATTGCACCCCACACACTCAAGATAGCTTCCATGTTCTCGGTTATGAGTCGTCTTAAGCCTTCTTCTAAATGCGACGCCCTCACCAAAATGAAGATCTATAATGGCGAAGACATTATTGAGAAGGGTCGAGTCAAGAAGGTCGATATTAAGGATCTTCGTGAAGAGGCAAAGCATGAAGGCATGGACGGAATTTCAACCCGTTTCATCACCAAGGCAATCGATCACGCCCTGTCGAACTCCGACAAGAACATGGTTACTCCGATATCAATGCTTGACTCTTTGACTAGAATGGTAAAGGAGCAGATTACAGACGAAGCCTTCAAGAAATCTTGTCTCGAGCTTCTTCAGAAAACTGTTCGCGATGAATATCTCAAAATTTTGGAGACAGAGGTTTCCAAGGCATTCGTCAATGCATATGAAGAGCAGGCACAGAGCCTTTTCGACAACTATCTTGATCACGCCGAGGCTTATACCACACGATGCAAACTAAAGGATCGTGTCACCAAGGAAGAACGTCATCCTGACGAGGAATTCATGAAGTCCATCGAGGAACAGATCGGCATCACAGGCTCTTCACGTGATGGCTTCCGTTCAGATGTCACAGCATACATGTTTGCCAAGATGCGCAAGGGCGAGAAGGTTGATTACACGACCTATGAGCCATTGAAGGAAGCAATCGAAGCTTATCTCATTAGCTCTGTGAAGTCGCTTGCTCGTATCGTCACCAAGTCCAAGAGCCGTGACAAAGAGCAGCAAGAGAAGTACTCTGAGATGGTCAATACCTTGTGCAAGAAATACAATTACAATCCTGATTCAGCCGAAGAAATATTGGTGTTCTGCGCCAACAATCTCTTTAGAGATAGCTGAAATAAATAGGCAAAGTAAAAAGCCGGGGATTTTATCCCCGGCTTTTTTATTTCCCATCAGACGTATTTAGCACCTGGTTGTCGCTGACCCTTGAGGGCACAAAGATCGGCAATGACATATGGAACTTCATATCTGTATGGGTGAGGACCCATTATTTGATTTTCCCTATAGAGTCTAACTGCCTGAAATTTTGCCTTGGCAGATGGATATGCCGATTCTAAAAATGGCCTCAATCCGGAATGACACCAATACAAGAATCTTCTTTCATCCCACCTCGCTTTGTGTGAAGGATCACATGAGGCACCTATTCCTAGGGCATGTGGTGTATAAGAAAGAAACCAACCACCAGGAACAAGACACCTATAGATTTCTTCCATTAACCAAAAAGCGTCTTGGTCTTCACCGTGTTCGAGAAAATCAAAAGCCCTAAAGGCACCGATCGAATTGTCACTAAATGGAAGTTTTTTTGTACCGAAGACATCATGGGTTATGTCTGGATTGCCTGATACATCCAGTGTTGTCCAGCCTTTTGCCCCAAATATTCCGCCTCCTAGATCAATTTTTGGATGTCCTTTTACTTCACATTCCTTCTCAACTAATTGATGTAGATACTTATCTCTCAAGGGCATGGGTTGCGCTTCAGCCGGGAGCTGAGGGGTTTTTCCTTGGCCACATAAATGCTGAATCTCATTAACATTCTTCAGCCAAGTATTTCCCCCATCAGATCTATGCCTGTACCCATACAGTGGCTTCTCTATCCACTTAAATTTGGTGACTAAATATGTCCTAGCGATTAAATCAAAATCGTCTGCAACATGAAGATTAACGTCATGACCGCCGACCTTTTCATACACGTCTTTCCTCCATGCCCTCAAGTGATTAGGCGAATATAAAATCTGACACAATGATCTTGCGGAAACCGGAAAAGATCTTGTAGCCAACAGTTTTTTATTTCTCACTTGACAAGGATAAGACTCCCAGCCATAGGCGCTACCATATTCTAAAGTTTTGTCATCGGGGTCGATCCAATGTGCACAATCAGAAAAAACAAAACCAACTTCTTCGTCTTTAAAGGCTTCTACTAATTCTTCTAGTGCACCTTCGGCCAAAATATCATCATGGTCCATTTCAAGAAGAATGTTTCCATTGGCGATCGCACAGAGTTTTTTCTTTGCGTCTCCGACTCCTGCCCATGGGCCAGTTTGCACAATTCTAATTCTATGATCTTCTGGAAGAACAGATGCATCTGCACTTCCATTCAATCCAATTATCCACTCAAATTCTGGTTTTTGATCCTTGAGCGAATCCCAAACTTCCTTGAGCCAAGTTGTGTCGTTTGTGGGAGTATAAATTGATATCATTCAACCTCACTCAAAATCATATCCTACATCTATCTTTACTTTGAGACTCGGAACCCTAATGTGGTTGGCTAAACCAATGTCCCTTGCTTCATCAGCATCAAGGTACCAATCGGCGTGTGATCTCTCATGAATTTGCTTAAGAAAATATTCTGGATCCTTGCCGCAGTTCGCAGACATTTCCCTGTAGAGTGATTGATTAAGTCGATCTCCTTCCTTGGCATCAGCTTTAATTTCCTCAACCTTGCCTTTGGCACCGCTGGAAACATCGTGAATCATAATCGTTGCGTGTTTGTCAATAAAGCGATAGCCAGAGGAACCAAAACTAAAGAGCAGTGCCCCACAAGACATTGCCTTGCCTTCAACTATTGTAGCGACAGGAAGCTTGGAAGCCTTTATGTTTGCAATCATGGACATGAGAGAATATACCTGCCCACCATAAGAATCTATGACGACAGGAATGATGGACTGGCCAGTTGAGTGTGCCAAAGACATAGCATTTGAAAACTTGGCGGCCTCATCCTCATCAAATTTATTTACCCTAATCACCACGGGCTCATAACGCAGCTTAACTTCGCTCAATCTCTTTGATATATCTTTAATTACGTTCATTTTTTCCTTTATTTTCTAAGATAGAATCTTCGCTATTAAATTTTTCTTAACCAAATCTGAAACTTCAAATGAGAACCATTGCTCTATGGTTTCGTCCCACGTGTGAATTGCACCTTTATCCGTTATTTCTTTTATCGTGCACTTGTGTTGTTGTTTCGTTCCATCAAGGTGTCGAACGATAATTAATTTCATTCCAACCTTGCCCAAAAAAGTTTGGGTCTCTTCTTCGAACAAATCCTTCAAGGCTGAGAAAACTATTCTCTTGCCGACATGCTTCTTCTCTTCTTCACTCATGCTTTTTTCTCCATTTGTAATAAAGCGTCAAGGCATGATCATTTGGACACTTTTGTGGCATTGTTTGCCGACAAAATAATTCCCATGCATCAGCTGTATAATCACCAATCCCAGGTAAATCCCTTGCGCTTTTCCAATTGTTTTTAAGATAAGCCTTGGCCATCTTTATCAAATTTTCAGAACGCCTATTCTTAAACCCCAAAGAAGAAATGACTTCTCTCAATTCGCACTGATTCGCAGCCGCAAGTGATTCGGCATCAGGCCATTTTGAAAAAAGCATTGGAACAACTTTTTCAACCTGTTTTCTTGTGGTGCAATTTAAAAGCATGCAAGAAACAAGAATCTTAAATTCATCAGGCCATAAATCTTCCTGAATTAAGCTGTAAGGTGATCGAGGAGGAATCATTCAATTTCCATTTAATAGCTTTGCAGCTTTCTTCAAATCTTCGCTGTTTTTTATTGGTAAGAACCTAGTGTGCCTGGGGATTTCAACAAATGAAGTTTGAAATGTGTATGTTAGATCCTGCAAAAGCCTCTCATAGTGAACCACAAGGTTTCCATGCACGTTCTTTTTTACCCTGTGCCATGACCATTTTATTGTGTTAAAATCCAAATTTGCATCCACTATCATGCTATTTGTATTCAGCCAATTAAATTGAATGGGATCATACTTCCCAAAAATCCTAAATTCTTCCACTATCTGATTAACCCCATCAACACTGCAAAGTATTCCACCGGAATCTGTTGGTATTTTTTCAACCACTTCACACGTGATGGGCTTTGCATTCTTTATGTGCCATCCAATCAAAAGAGGATCCAGCGAGGCCAGTACATTGCTTGCATTAACAACACAGATATATTTGCCACCCTGTTTGATAAAATCATGAAGCAATCCAGATTCTTTTAAGGCAGGAACAACATCACCATGTCCACAAGAACTTAAATAAGGCTGTTGATTTCTTAGGCAAAGAAGATTATCAGGTGTTAATCCAATTGTCTGATATTGTTTAAAGGTTTTTATCTCTCCCTTAAAAGCCAAGGAAGAAAGATGGGATTTTATTTCCTCATCATTCGCAGGGTCTGTCATAATCCAAACATGGCGACTTGGCACCGATTGCATTATTTTCATTGCCAAAAGCGAAATATTCAAATCAGGCAGCTTTTTTAGAGAATCAAAATTCCCTCCTGACAAAATACAATATGCAACCTGTCCATCCTCTATGGCCTTCAAGCCTAAATCAAAAATATCTTTTTCAATATCTTCGTATTTTGCAACATCATCTTGATGAACAACCACAGGATCATCGACCGAATAATCCTGTGGATTTGTCAACATCCTCAATAATGATTGCAATCTCAAGCCATTGTCTCTGTCTATGGACTGAATTGTTTCAAATGAAACTTTTTCAAGTTGTAGCTGTAGGCTTTTCAAGAAACCTGGTGTGCGAGCGAACATGCAATAAACATAACACTATTTTAAAGAAAGTTCACATGTCTAAGGCATTTTCCTCATCCTTTAGAATTCTTGCCTCAAGTTCCTTTAGCGACTTAGAAAACCTCTTTGTCAAAGCCTTCTTCGCTATTCTTTTTGCACTTTCAGCATCTCCTCGGGTCATTTGCAATATTTTTTCAAATTTCAAATTTACTATTCTTTTTGCAGAATTCAATATATCCGATGGAATTTCAAAACCATAAGAAAATTCTATTTCTTCAGCCCACTCATCAACTATTGCATCAGAAGGAGCCTCAGATCCAAAAAAGGATTTGATTTTTTCCCACCAGCTCTTTTGGCTCTTCTCCTGGGGTTATAGTTCGCTAGCCAAATATTTTGATATAAATTCTCTTAAAATTTTTTCATTCATTATCTTGCCCTCAATTTCTTCACGGCTCCCTCAAGATCTATTGGCTGCCCAGCAAATCTCCTAGAATCAATTTCAAATGTGTTTGACCAAAATGCATTTGAAGCCTCACAGCCTAAATAAACTATCAAAGAAGAAAAAACATATAAAATAGGATAAAAAATGCCCAGTCTCATGCTATGCCTCACATGACACAATTCGTATTCAAGCATTCTACTTTCTTTTTGTGGTTCAAAATTTAAAACCACAACATTTCCCAATGTGTGTCCAAACCATCTGCTCCAAACATTCCTAAACCAAATTGGAGAGCTTGGGGAGACAGTCCATATTAATCCATCCCCACGCGAAGAGTTCCATTCATACAAGCCCAAGAATTGAAACAATAGTGCATAAATTAATCCAAAGAAAGTGAGGGGCGAGGCCCAAACATACCCACAAAATTTTTTAATTGAAATAGACATGGCGGATACCTCATTCTTAATAAAAATAAATATTAAGATGAAATATCCGCCATTTTTTGTGATGTTTTTACTGTGAGTCGACGTCTATGCTACAATAACACCATTCGTTGCACTCCTGCAAACAAATCTCACAACTACAACCACCATCTTCTGATGAAATGATGCCAAGATACAGTGTGTCACAATCTGAAAAACAATTGTCTAGTGCACCCTCAGAGATACACGAGTCAATGCACATACCGTGTGACTCACAACTAGTTTCCTCAGGAATATCAACGTAAGTGCACACGTCTGTCATGTCGTCCAAACAATCAAGATATGTCTGGTTATCGATAATAATTTCAGAAACTTGGGTGTCTTCTGTCGAAACAGTCTCAGATTGAGATGAGATCGTATCAGAAGTACAAGTTAAAAAAGAAGCTGCAAAAAAAAGAGAACACATTCCAACAATTGCATTTTTAGTTCTTGACATATTTCCTCAGATGGTTGATCAATATAAAATGAGAAGTGACATGTTTACATTGTCTTCCCATATATAAAACAAGATGAAAATTGTTAAAGAGATATTTAAGGCCATAGTTCAAGAAGGTATCGAACTCGAACTGAATGGGGAGCTTGACAATTACGAACTGAATACTGAAGCCATAGAAAATGAATACTATAGCGAAATCCTAAGAGAAGCCGAATACAAAGGAAGAGATGTTCCGTTGGGAAAGCCTATGAGGGGAGACGTAAAAAAATACAAAGTTTATGTAAAAGACCCTAAAACTGGCAACGTCAAGAAAGTAAATTTCGGAGATCCAAACGCCGAAATAAAGAGAGACGACCCAGAACGTCGCAAGAATTTCAGGGCCAGGCATGGATGCGGGACGAAAAGAGCTTCCAATAGAACGAAAGCTGCCTATTGGTCGTGTCGACTATGGTCGAGGAAACCTGTTTCTAAAATCATGAAGGGGGAATAACGTCACCAAACAAATGATCAAACGTGGCAATAAACTTTTGCCATGTGCCATCCTTTGTCATGGACTGAAAACCATAAGAGTCAAAAAGATCTTTTACTTTGGACCAGTTGCGCTCTGGAGAAGAAGATGTCATTTCGATCCTATCTTCGTCCGACCAAGTCATAAACTTAATCAAGTCATAGTTACGTTCGAACTGTACAGCATGCTCTGGATTGGCTAGGAAAGAAGCCAACTTGCCAGGATCCATGCATAGCTCCTCGGCTGTCTTGTCGCCGATGCCGGGGATGCCAGGAATATTGTCCGAAGTATCACCGCGCAAGGCCTTCCAGGTCACATAATCGTACTCCTCAGGAGCCTCTAGATATTTCTTTTTAATTGGATTCCATACTTTTACGTGTGGATATTCCTGAACTACCTGAGTGAAATCCGTGTCATTAGAAACGACAATCCAAGGAGCGGCCGTTGAACTGCAATTGATGAGATTGTAGATGGTGTCGTCGCACTCAGAAGTGGGGTGACGAACAACCGAAACAGGAAACACGGTGGAGAGAAGATCAACAATCTGATCTTTTTGCTTGAAGAACCTTTGCAGCTCCTCGTACTTCGGATCATCCTTTTCAACCTTGCGTGTTGCCTTGTACTCTGCCAGCTTTTCGTATCGATTGACCGGTCGACCCTCGAGGACAACATAGATTCGACTAGGCTTAAATTCATCGATCGTCGACTTGAACTGACGGAAGAAGTTGAAAACAACAGGAGCAGGACCCATCTGAAAACCACTGCGAGCCCTATGACACTGATTCATGAAGTCCAAACAGAGGATTGTCATATTCTTAACTTACCTCACCAATAATCAAGGTTGCACTTTTTATTGTATATTTTTTGCCATGTTTTACCACGATACCGACTCCCAGGAAGTTCTCATGCATGTCGACAAAGTCGAAAAAGAAAATAATCAATATCGATTTTTGGGATGGATGGCTCACAAGACATCCGAGATAATCGGTCTCAATATTGAAGGCAAAAACATTGGACACACTTCATTATCTCGACCGGACGTCGTTGACGCTTATCCCATGCTTAAGAACGATAAAGTCGGAATGGAATTCGTTTTGTCGAAAGAACAATTAAGAATCCCTCTCAATATAGTAACGAAAGAAGGCCAATTTTGTACTGTTGGTAAAATGGAAAAATGGGCAGTCGTGATGTCGGGCTTCAATCCTGTGAAAAAAAATATTGTCGTCGTTGACGACTTCTACAGCGATCCTGATTTCGTGAGGAACTTTGCAATCAACAACTTGGACTACAATCCTTCAGGCTATCACAAGGGGAGAAGAAGTCAGAGGTTTTTGCTGAATGGCACGAAAGAAAAACTGGAAGAAATCATGGGCAGAAAGGTGATCAACTGGAATCACCCCGAGTACGCGAATGGTGTGTTTCAGTATTGCAGCAGTGAAGATCCTATCGTTTATCACAGCGACAAACAAACTTACGCAGCTGCCATATATTTGACTCCAAATGCACCGCTAAGGTCAGGAACTTCGACTTACCGAAGCACAATAACCGGTGCAACCATGTTTGATCCCGGAGAAGCAAGGGGTGAAGTGTTCTTCAAGACATTCTCCCAAGGAGGATCTGAATTGAATTTCTATGACAATTCAACTCTCGAAGTGGTTGATTCAATCGCCAATGTCTACAATAGACTGGTGATTTGGGATGGCAGGGCCATTCACGCCGGAAATGGCTACTTCGGGACAGACATAAACGATTCCAGGTTCTTCCAATTATTTTTCTTTGATCTTGCCTAGAGATTCGAGCTTCTCGACCCCCGCGATAACCTTCTGCTGAACATCGCTTTCAATCGCCTTAATATCTTCAACGGTGAGGATGCTGCCTGTCTTCCTATCGTGCAAGATGATTGCGGATTTCTCAACCGCTGAAGAATAACGACCAAGGAGACCATCGGCTGCCCTTTCCGACAAGACTCCATAATTGCTAATCTTCATGTTTGACAATAGCACGGTGTCCTGTCTGGCATCCAGGATCTCGGATGCCGGAACAATCAAATCCTCTTTCTTTACTCCACGGAGAAGTGCTCCGGAGCAATGATCCCACAGAAGAGACTTGGTGATTTTCTTGGACCACGGATGCTCGCAGTGCGGATTTTTGGCCGGTGTCATTGTCACCTCAGAAGATCTCCAGCGACATCGATCAAATCTCTTGGAAGGACCACGATGGCCATACTCAGCCGGCCCTTGAACGAGGGCAATGACAGCACGCTTATAAGCCTCCGTCGCCGCTGTCTCTGTAACGTTGGATGGTCTGTTGAGGTGTGACTCAATTAAGCACAACCAAATCCAGGTTGTTGACCTGAGAACATCGTAATATTCTTCAGTTCGGTAATCGACCCAGTCGCTATCGGAAAGCAATTTCATTAATTCCTCACGTACTTCTTAATAACATTCTTGGACGTACGAATCTCGGGTGGGACGAAATCCATCTCGAGGATGTCGAAAAAATCCTGCTCCTCGGGCACCCACAGCTGTTCTCCTGTTGGCATCGTCGGCATGCAATCAGTCATGCGGCCGCCACCTGACAATTTCTTGAATCGACCAAAAATTCCTGGCACAAAACCATTGAACGAGTTGCCTTCGGCATCAGACCCGGAGCCTGTGCGCATCATGTATAGCCCGCCCCAGTTCTCAGGGGAAGCCATGAATAGATCAAGGTTCATGCCTTCACTGAGACGAACACGAATGTACTTGGCCGCAAGCTTGGGGATCCAAGGCACAGTACCTGGAACACCTGGCTTAATATGCTGACCGACCTCTGTTAGGAGACGGATTAGCTTTTCACGATCATCGGAGATGCCTACCAGCTCGATGTCGCCTACGATTGGCTTTTGTCTGCGAATAGAACCTGCAATCTCCACTCTAGTCATTGCAGACGAAATATGGTTCTTCACCTTAATGGCGATGGCTTGGGCTTCGACCAGATCGATTTTTCCGATTCCCATGTATTAAACATACACAGCTCAGTGACGGGTTTGCACCGGTGGCATATAATTAATTCATGCACAAAAAAATTTCGAGTCAAAATCTAAGAAAATTGATCAGAGAAATCATTGAGGAAGAAACGGCAATTCCCGGTGATGCCCCTTCTGAAAACCAAGTTCATCTTTTTGACTTTGATGATACACTTGCTGTAACACAGGATCCCACAGCTGTAATGCTCTACAATGATGAAATCCCTGCACATAAATCGGCAGACGAAGTCATAAATTGGCTGACACAATTTAAAATATCTGATGATGATCTAATAAACCCAGGCATTGCGCAAATACCGCAGAGGGGTGGACACGCTGCATATATTAATTCGGCAGCTTTGGCTAAAATACAGACAGCCTATAATAGAAGCCAACAAAAGGTCAGCGGAATAAGTGAACCCAAACAAGGTGAATCTATATTAATGGACTTTACACCATGTGCATCAACAAACCTCGATGCAGCCAAACCAATAGATTCAACTATTGAAAAAATGAAGAGAATGCAAGATGTAGGAGCAACAACAGGTGTAGTGACAGCAAGAAAAGAAAAAGGAAGTGGAATCGATCTTCATGGACACAAGGTTGATGCCACCAACAAAGAAGACATAATTAAATTTCTTGCACAAAATGGCGTAAGCCCCAGTGCTGGCGTCATGGGTGTCTCTGGACAAAATAAAGGAAATTTCATTGCGAAATATTTTGCCGGCGACAAGAACACAAAGGAAATACACTTTTACGATGATATGCCTAAAAACACTTCAGAAGTTGAACAAGCGCTAGCAGAGAAAACTCCTTCGGAATTATTCATATATGGACCAGGTGAATTCGACAAAGGAGAAGCAAATCCAAATGTTCCTTCAAAGAGTCATCCTGCTAAAAAGCAAAAGTTCGAAAATTTTGATTTATCGAGATGGAATAAATTGGCCGGACTAAAATGAGAAACCCCCTTTCGGGGGTTTCATTTATATTGAAGGCAATTTTATCTTTGCAACTGTTCCATCTGACATCATCACTGTAGTGACATCTTCAGGCAATTCCTTTGTAATTGTGGTGTTAGGTTCAAAATCAGGAAGATCCTCTATTGACTGTGGTTCTGAAATTTCGGTCAAAGAATACCATTCTTTGGATTTTGTAACTGCAATATCCATTAGTCTATTAACATGCTTGATCGCTCTATCAATTAATGTTTTTCTAGCCTTGTCAGAAGAATCAAATATTTCTCCGTCGACTTGATCCAGCATTACAGTCGATGTTCTATCTGATCCGCCTTGCAACAGGTATTGCACTTCTTCGCCTTTAAGCGTTTTCTTGGTAATTATTTCTATTACCTGCATCGGATAAATTTGATTCTTTTTGTTTAGAACAATGAAAAGAACTTGTCCAATTGAGTATCTCACTTTTGTTCTCCAGCGTCATTGCCCAAAAAACTTGAACTTTGTTCATCTTCGTCGTCTGATGGCTCAGAAGCCAATTGAAAAACACTGATAGGAGGAGGTCCAGAGGGTGCCACAATGAAATCTGGTGCATCCTCATTCATGGGAATGCTGGCCAATTCACAGGCGTCAGAAATCTTGTTCCACAAGAGCGTTTCTGTCATTGATCTATTTTCAACTTCAGCAAGAGATTGACTTAGTGTTTTCTTGCCTTCCGGAGGCAGAACCACACCGAATAAATCCCTAAGGTGAACTAGTTCAAACTTTGTTAGCCTTAGTTCGAAAGTTTTTCTTTTCTTAAGGAAAGGTTGTTTATCACTCATGTTCTATTCTCACTTCAAGAAGTTGGATCAATTGCTTCCAGGAATAAATCAAATGTATCTCGGTGTGCAACACCTTGCTGAATCTTAACAACCTTAAGAGCGGCTTGCAACGTTTTCATGTCAAGTCGATCCTGATATTCTTCAATGATTTCTTTTCTATCTGTTTTTAGGAGCTCGATCTCATTATCAACTGTTTCAATCTTTCCAATGAACTCCTTCACAAGACCTCTAAGGGTATTGATCTCATCAGGCTGCATATCAGCGGTATTGTATTGCTTCTTGGGTGGTGCTTTCTTTGGCATGTTGATATTCTAAACCGCCAAGTTTGAAAAGTTCAAAGCGCCTTTATTTTTTGTATTGTCGACCTGTAGTCTTTAACATATTGAGCATCTTCAGGGACGCCTTGCTTCAAGACTTCCTGCACTTTGTCTTCGAGTGATTTTATGTAAAATTGCTTCATAGAAGCACGAATAGTTTTCATAATGCTCTTTTCTGCTTCTTGTTTTTCTTTGCCTTCAAGCTCAGAAAGCTTCTTAATTTCAGGTATTTCCTTCTTGTTTTTCTTCATCAAATTCTGAAGATCCTGGGGAGATTTTGCATTCTTTAAAACGCCTTCTGCTTGATTGTAAATTTGATCCAAGCTTTTTCTATAAATTTCCGTGGCGGTCTTCTTCATTTTTTCAGCCTCGGGGCTTGAATAGACTTTCGTCAAAAATTTTGGATTCTTCATCAATTTTTGTGGCGTAAATCCACCTTTTTGATTTTTTTCATTGGAGTCATCCTCTGTGATTTGTTGAGATTCTCCCCACAAATCACTTGGGTTACGACTCTTGCCACCTGATTCCCGAGAAGTCTTTTTAGGAGCCTTGGCACCTTTGTTGCCTAACATCCACCTTCCTGTTTTTTGCAACTTTTCTTTTGTGGCGTCATATAATTGGTCAGAAAATCCACCGGTTGTTGCACTCAAAAGACTCTTTGCGACTTTGGGTGCAGCCTTTGCCGTAAAGGCACCCATGACAAGTGCTGGTGAAGCCATAAAGGCTAGCGCCACAGCGTCTCCCTTAAACGCCTCATCATTTCTTTTATAAACTTCTGAATAATCATTTCTTATCTTGTTGATCTCTTCTTTTTCTTCATCAAAAACGCCGGCATAATCGGCCCTCAACATGGGATTGAGGGTCGTCACAATTGTTCCCCAAACAACTTTTACTAGAGTTTTGGCACGCGTTGTAAGCTCCTTCGTTTTACCTATAGCAGTTTGCACTGCATCAACAAATGGAGATCCAAATACCTTAAAAAGATCCCCTTGATAAGAAGAACCCATCATTCCTGCTGTATCCATTGGGCCATAGTCATCTTCTTTTAAGATGTGTTGAACATATTCCTTCAACAATATTTCGCCAGATTTTTTCATAGCTCTAAATATCTCTCTAACTACATAATTATACTTTATGTCAACAACAATAGCTCTGCTTCCAGGAAGTTTTAAACCTTATCACGCCGGACACGATGGACTAGTAAGACTCGCAGCATCAGAATGTGACGAAGTACATCTCTTTATATCAACATCCGATAGAAGTCGCAAAGGGGAAATGACCATATATGGAACAGACATGCAAAGAATATGGCTTGATTTTATAGAGCCAACGTTACCCGAAAATGTTGTTGTCGAATACGGTGGAGCTCCTGTTCAAAAAGTGTATGCAGAGCTAGAAGAGGCCGAAGCTGCCGCAAGCGAAGACACTTATGTAATCTACTCAGACGAAGAAGACATACTGAAATACACAGATGCAGCTCTCACCAAAGTCGCACCAACACTGTTCGAAAATGGACAAATAGAAAGAAGGCCTGTCTCAAGAACAGAAACAGTCCCAGTCAGCGGTACCAAAATGAGAGAATACCTGGCGACAGGCGACTCAAAAAACTTCGCCAAATTCTTGTCGCCAAGTATTCGTCAATACTCTCAGCAAATAATAGACATTCTAACTCGGAAGCAAATAGGAGAAAGTCTATTAAAAAGATACATCAAGGAATTCATCCAACTCTAATATTGACTTGGTTTGGAACAATTTTTCCTTGAGTGTTTCTGACTTCGACAACATATCTGCCCTTTGTGGTCAAAATTCTACAAGAAATTTGTTTCGTGGTTCCTGGATAAGATATGTCTATTCTCTTCACCACACCAACTAATTCCAGGGCATGTTCTTGATTTTCAATTTTTTCTACATGCCATTTACCGCCACCCATGTCTCTAGCGTACCAATATCCGTAACCATAACCAGAAGCTAAATATCTCTGGACTTTTTCGTAATCCTGTGTGCCAGATGGGGCAACGTCCTTGCTCATCTCAGGGTCTTTGCTTGAGAAACGAGAAGCAGGAGTCTTAGTCACTGAGGATGGTGTACCACGCAAGTAATTAGTTAGACCTCTGGCTGCCAAAGTTTTGTTGATGCCTAGAGCTCTTAAAAAATCGTCAGTTGGATGTGAACCTGACTTAACGATAGGTTCTCCGGTTTTTTTATCTTCATCCTGAACAAATCCACCTACATAACCTGTATTGGCAAAAGTATTACCTGAGGGATCCTTCAGGGAGATAAAAACCTTTTTACCAGATTCAGCATTTCCAGCCGAGTCTGGTCTTTTTAAAATAAGTGTTAGGTCGGAAATTATTGGACCAACATTCGGCACTTCAGGGAGCAAAGGCCTTGCATTGTTCTTGCCCCCTGTTTGTTCTGAATCCTTAATGTTATTCGGATTGATTCCGATCGCCTTTAAAAGGCTAGCTATTCTGGGAGAGATCTTTCCTGATTTCAGATCCTGTGCTTCACTTGCAACCTCATCTTCGAAAACCTGTCCTTTGTTTCTGCCGCTGGTGAATAGAACATTGTATTGTTTTCCTCCATGGTTCACGATATATGTCGTAAATCTTCCACTCAAGGAACCTGGATCACCTTTGGGAATGGAATCCAATAGCTTAATTCTTGCCTTCTTCAAAATCTTGGCAATCTCTTCACCAGAAAAAAGGTGTGACGTAGAAGGAGCTAGTCTTATCTCTTTGTCAGAAGCGACCTTTACCTGAAGGCCTTCAACACCTGAGTCTGCTGCGGCTGAAACTATCAAATTAGCAACCAACACAGTATCAGGTGATTTCGCCTCCTTTATGAAGTTCCTGATATATTGCTTCAATAGATCATTCATATCTTTATCCCTTTTCTTCCATACTTGAACAACCCCAAAATTTGATTGGCGGCCGCAAATGAACCCGTAAATTTATACGCATTTCCTTTATAGATGAACACAACTCCTTCCATGGGCGAAGTTATGTTGCTCACGTCCTTGAGCTTTTCCATTTGTTGTTTGAGGATGGACATGGCACCTTCATTACCGCTAGCTTCGATAGCGTTGATTGCTGTCTGAACCTCACTTCGCAACCTGGAGACCTCGCGATCAGAATCATCAATCAGGGTTGAGTTAAGGCCTTTCAAGAGCTCAACAGCAAAATCGTTGATAGCTATCTCTATTGGCATCACGTACTGCTTGAACAAGGCTCCAGCGCCCTTGACAAAATCCGATATGGTTTTATGCAATGATTTATCTGCAGCTTTTTTAATGTCAACCACGGTCGGTGCATCAGACTCTTCAAACACTCTTGCCATCAACATATTGGCTACCTTAGGCGGAAGACCGAGAGCATCAACGTCAGCTCTTATCAAGAGCCTCAAATAGTCACCTATCGTATCCGAATCACCCACTCCGGCAGAAGCGGCTGCCTCGTCAATCTTGGCAGCCGTTGTTGTGAAAATGGTGCCATTAGAAAGATTATTCATTCGGATGAGCGAAGGACCTTTGACTCTCCAGCCTGTCTGAGAAATCGAGGCTTGCATTCTATCGATGTATTGTGCTAGTGTATCAACACCATCAACCTCATCTTCTGACATCTCAACACTGCCTGTATTCGTTCTTTTGAAAACGGGCCAACCATGAAAAACGATATTATTAGAATCGTAATTTATGACGTTTGGATTTTTTGTGTATATAACCTCGATTGAATACCATCGATCAACTGATGGACCAAAGATCTTTTCTTTGACTTTTTTTGGCAATGAACCTACAGCGCCTTGTAATACCTTGAAGGCATTAGTAAAAGCTTCTTCTACTGATCCTCTTCCAGCAAATTTTGCTGCCAATGCCGTAGCATCCATGCCGCCCTTGCTGACATCTGAACCCCTTGTGACTCTAATTTCTTCAGAAGATATATCATAAGAAAAAACAAGATTCATGCCATCCATTTTTTCTGACACTTTTTCAAGACGACCAGTCGCAGCTCTTCTTAAGATCTTTTTAATTTCACCAAATGTTAAATCCCTATTGTCATAGAGATGCATGAGGTGACCTACTAGGCCCCCGCATACCAAAAGCTGTTTATTCAACAAGGTGGTGGGAGATGATAAAATCATTTTTGTTTCTCGTTAATCTGTTGTCTATTTTTTGCTGACTGCAGCTCTCTCTTTAAGTGATTTACCAAATGCTTATAATGAGATCTTTTTTCGGTCCCACGCGCACATTTATCACGCCAATACTCTGCATCACCGATTCTTGATTGTAAATCATCTATATGGTCTGTAGAACCCCAATCAGTCGTTCTGTCTTTAGACAAAGAAACCTGACGAACCTGTCTTTCAACCAACAGCTTGATGTAATTTTTAATTAGATTTATGCCTTCCATCTTCTTGCTCCAAAGCATTTTTCATAGAACCAACAAGAAATTTCTTTATGTGACTCTCGGTGATCTCGCCAGAAGAAGACAGGGAGAAAGCATTTTTTACTTGTTCAAGAAATTCTTGTGACATGGAAAGTTCAACTTCTTCACCAGAAGGAAGATTGAATTTCATGCTATTTGCTATTTTCATATTGACACTCATTTTTTAGCCTTAATGGGAACAGGTCCTGAACTATCTTCTAGAGATGTCTTTTTTGTATCGCCTTGTTTTGGCGACGGTGTCTTTACAACAACAGGTTTAATGGTGACTTTTGTTTTCTCTTCGCCTCTTTTCATTTCAATATTGGCAGGATTTGAATCAGGTGAAACAGCTGATTTGGCAGGTATTTCGCCTGTTACAACCTGCGATATTCCTTTCAAGAAGGCTAACAAGGCAACCCTCTCTGCTTTTGTCAAACTATTGACATATTCTTCAAGCTTTGAAGATATGTCTTCATCCTTGAAAGAACGACCAGCTCTTATGGCATTGAGTCTATCAATGACATCAGAAGCGGTAATTTCCCCCTTCTTCATTTTCTCACTGGCGTCATCTAGGGTTTTTGAAGACGCATTTGTTTTTTCTGCAGAATTTTCAGCGTCATCATCTTCCTCAGTCAAAGACTCCTGGCGTTCTTTTTCGGCAACTGCATTTTGATACAACGCTTGCTTTACGCTTTCTTTTACAACTTTATCAATAATAGTCGATAACTGCAAGCCTGTTTGAATATTCATTTGTCTTTCCATTAAAACACCATTCAATATATATTCACTTTTTAATTAAATCCATGCCTAACATGCACAACTTGTTGTGCATATCAATGCCAAATAATTTGGGCGATGTTAAAAAGTAAGGACCAATTATTCGATTTATTTTTTCTGATAGGTGCAACTGGATGCCGTTGCACAATAAATCTGCTCCGGATGTTATCAAAATGAATATTTCATAAGCTTCTTCAAGTTTAAGCTTAACGTCCAATTTAATTGATTGTTTTTCTACCTGTATTCCATCGAGAGTACCAATTAATGGCTCTAGGCCATTAATTTCAATTACAGTAATCACTACAGAATCCATTGAAGTCAAAGTTTGTGTAACTTCATCTTCAAGCTCTGGTATCATCCCCTTTAATGAATCGCTCATTAACAGCCTATTTGTCGTTGAATCAATCATGCTGATACACTGTACACTACATCCTTATACAGTGTATCAGCATGCTTCGCATATTCCTTATCTAATTCGGTTATCTGGTCTACATCCTTCGTGTAAACATCCAACACCACTTCATTCTCATTAATCGTTATGGTGGCATTGTGCATCGTCTCATCTTCGTATTTTAAGAGAGATCTCACAAAATCATTTCTTAAATCTTGATTAAGAAATTGAAATTTCTTTCTGAGGCGGCGGGGCGACTCTATTTTTTCCCATTTGTTGACGGCCATAATGGGAACATCTTTTTCACGCGGCAAGACTGGCAGTGCCCCAAAATTCATTGGCCTCCTTGCTTTGTCGATAAACTCTTCGTGTAGACGAGAAAGCTGCTTCATAAAAGAACGTAACCTCCCACTACAGCTGCCTCAGTAAATGATGAGCCATTCGTCCAAACGTTCCTGTTTCTATCTACGATGCAAGAGCCGCCTTTGAACTCCAGATCTCTCTCCTTGCCAACCCTATTCGAGACAACGACGTTCGCGTCTGTTTCTTCTGCTAGTTCAACCCATGATGAATCAGGATAGCCATAATCACTGCCCCAATTCGTCAATAGGGCTATTGTGTCGACAGAGCCATTTTTATAAAACCTCTGTTCATTCTTATAGAATTTATAACTATCTCTATAGTTGTTCATGACATCCCTACAAATCAACACACCTGTTCTTCCTGCTTTGGTGATTATAACAGGGTGCATTGCCTCTGATGAAGTCGCCCATAAATTATCGGATCCCCACAGGTTGTGCTTCTGGCAATTCTCAACAAGGCCACTTGGTCCAACAATGGCAGCTGAATTAAACAATTGATCTCCACGTTGTTCAACATAGCCAAAGACTATGTGGGTGTTAAATTTCTTTGCTATAGGGGCAAAAACTTCGGTTTGATAACCGTTTTTCTCCTGTGCACAAGAAGCTGCTTCTCTTTTGTTTTCCAAGACATAACCACTGATGCATAGTTCTGGAAGAACAACCAAACATGCGCCTTTAGCTGCAGCTTCGAAAGCCATTTGTTGTGCTGTTTTTAAATTTGCATATACGTCCAGGATCTTTGGCTGAAACTGGACTGCTGCAACGATAGGCGCATTTTGCATTTCAATCACCTTCTATGGGGTTAATAACCTTCTGACCTGATCTTTGAGTTTTCTTCAAGTACTTGTCAAAGAAGACACGGAAGGTGTCCAATTCCGTTACCATCTCGGGATGGTCCTTCATGAGTTGCACATCAGCAGCTGTAAGCTCACCAGAGCTGCTAAATTCCTTGATATATTCGTTCATGGCAGTCAGAAACAATATTTCTTTCTCGTCAGGGTCCATTTCTATAAGATATCGTGCCTTCGCCAGAGCATTATCGATGAACTGCTGAAGCTTACCGTGCGACTTGAGACCGAGCTCGGTTGCAATTGCAGGAATCGAGGCACCACCAACGTCAGACATCGTCACGTTCCTCTTGGGTACAAGGCTTGGATTTGCAGCAAGAGCTTCATCCAAAGCCATGGCTGCCTCGGGATCTATCTCTTCAACAACTTCGATTGCTGATCTAATTGTCGCCAATCTATCACCAGCAAATCTTGTCAATTTAGAAACGAGCAATTTGAGGAATTCTTCAGGTTGGTCTTTTATGTCGAGGACATCAAATGTCTTCATGGCTAAGGCAACTATCTTTTCAGCCATATCAACATCACCGTCACTGCCATAAGAAGCACCTGAATAGCTGAGACCAGTGTCAGTATGGGCACCTGCAGCTTCACTTAATAATTTCCTGATGGTTTTTCTTATGACTTCTTCAATCTTTTGATCTTCCTTGTTTTTCATTTTCTTTTCCTCACTGTCGTCATTTAAATCGGCAATAGAATTTTTTATTGAATCGTAAACCTTTGAAGCATCATCATCAGAAATATCTTGAACAATAGAAGACAACGCAGTGTTCAATTCAATCCTATTTCTTGGCTTGAAATTTGGATTGCCTGGATTTGTGATGGCTTCAGAAGGATCAACAACATCTGAAATAGATGTAGGCAATTGATCATGCTCGGCTTTTTTCCAGCCCATCGGGGCTGGATTGTCAAGCATTTCCTTGATAAATTGCCTCAGCGCCTTTTTAGCAACTACTATCTTCATTGTCCAACCTTATTAGATTCATTCTTTGAGTCTGTCCAGCGCCGTCCAAAATAGAGGGTAAGAACTGGGATTAAATAACTAGAACACGCTCCAACATCAAAAGACCTTATAGATAACGGGCCAATCGTTTCAAACATAGAAACCATGTAAGCGGTTGTTGTTGTAAAAAAAGCAATGGTTGCAAATGTCGCAGACATGGAAGGATTGCCCTTTGTGTCATTTAACAAAAACCATGGTGCTTTTTTGGAAGGAACAACTACCGCTGTCTTCGCTGCGGCTTTGGCCATTGTCGGTGTGGTTGATGTATTCTTTTCTTCTTTTTTTATGGGAGGCATATCAAACCCTTTACAACTCTAAATATTATGCACGTCATCATTTGGCGATTTGACCAAGTGCAAATATTGTCAATAGAGTAACTGTAGTTCCTCCAACAAATCCCAATCCAGTCCAAAGATAAGGATTGATTTGTTGAGACTCCAGTTTTTTTATCTCAGAGCTTAAAATCGCAATTCTTGTATCCTTCTCTTGAGCATTTGCCAATAATATTTTTTTATCGGCTTCGAACTGTATTTTTAATTCCGATTTTTCATATTCACACTTCGAAACACAAGTCCTCGAGACTTTATCAACCTCTATTTTTATCTTTTCATCGACTGTTGAAAGCTCTGTTATAACTGTAGCAGCTGCACCAGGAGAAAAAAGAACGCCAGTAAATACGGCTCTTTGTCCTTTTTTCATAGGAGAAATAGCGTTGCCAACGTCAGCTTCTCCTTCGGGTGTCGCAATCGAAGGAATGACGACTGTAGATTCAGCAAAAGCAATAGAGGGTGCCAACATGCTAAAAATCAAAAACAAAGAAACCAACTTCTTCATATCATTCCTCTGGAAAAATAATTTTAAACCCCGTAACCTCGCTAACTCTTTTTGCTAGTTCTTCGGGTGACTTTCCATATTTTTTTACAATCTGTGTTACCTGTTCTTTTTTCTTCTCTTCAAAAGCTCTTTTGTCTTCATCATATTGTTTCTGGATCAAATCCAAAGTGTCTTGTAGTCTTTTGAGATTTTCTTCGTGCTGCTTTCTTTCTTCTTCTCTTGCAGATTGAATCTTTCTCATTTCATCATCATGAGCAATCTGTAGTTGATTATATCGATCTGAAAATCGATCTTGTTCTCTTCTAAAGAAGAAATATCCTGCGGTCGCCGAAACGACAAGAAGCACAACATTCCAGTATTTTTTTATAATCGTCCAAAACATTTCAATTCGGTTTTTCTGTTTTATTTTTATTTGTGCTGACCAATGCCGAATCAGCACTATTTTTCATCATGTTGGACAATATGATTGTTTGAGCTGCCAATATTTCTTCTATGACTTCGTGGTGCTGCATCACAAGTTTGGTAATTTTTAACACTGCTTGGGACAGCTTTGAGAGTTCTTCAGCCATTATTTCAAAACTTTTTGGCAAAGAACGTATGTCTTCTGGTATTTCAGAAGACTTCTTTAGGACAGAAGAAAGCATTGATAGCAATCCTGATTCTTCACCATTTTTCATTATTAGTCTTCTCTGCTTCCTCGAGAAGACTATACAACGTATTGCTATCGAGTTCACCCATCATTAGGCCTTTTATCTGCTTCTTTCTATTGGCCTTCGCGTCTTCTAGCATGGCTTTAATTCTCTTAGAAACTAATCGTTCGAAAGTTCTTTCTGCCTTCATGCTATCCTCGGCCATTGTTTCAGCATAGTCAGAAAAAAGTTCTTGCATTGTAAGATTGTGTTTAAACATTTTTTCCCTAAGAGTTGCGTGAACCTCTTTGGGTATTTTTATATGCACACATTTTCTACTTTGAAACAAATCACTTCTCAAGCGCTTCCCCCCATAGGACCTGCTGCCCCTGCTTTGGGAGCAATATTCTCATCTTCCATCTCAAAATTTGACTTACCGATCTCAATGTCATAAGAATCAAGCAAGTCAGCATTAAAAGATTCAACAACATCTTCTTCGTAATTTTTGGCTATATAATTACTGGCTCTTCTCAAGATTGTATTTCTCACCTCAAGAAGGGAATCGTAATTTTCTACAAGCCTCATGACGTCAGAAACAAAAGAACGAATATCAATATCTTCAGCAGTTAATTTCTCAGGCTCTTCGTCCAGGACTTCGTCTTCATCATCAGCAGATTCTTCGTCATCTTCAGCTTCGAACAACCTCCTGACTAGAGAACGAAAGTCACTCCCTTCTGTCTTGACATTCTTGGCCTCAGATTCATATGTGCTAAAATACTTGTCTATCTGGGCATCCAGAGAGTCTTCACCAGGCTCCATTTCTTCTTCCTTCGCTTCCCTTAAAAAGGAAGCAACTACACTACGAAGATAAAATTTTTTGCTTTTTTTTGAGTGAGTCATCACTTCACCACCTGAGCTATTTGTTCTGCCTTCTTAAATCTTTCTTCAATGGTTTCCCAATTAAATTCTCTCATTTGGGCAATAAGATAACTCTTTTTATCGTTGAGATAATCTCTATAGTAAGAATGCTCCCACATGTCGACAACAACTAATGGATAAAAGCCAACAGGGACATCACCGCTATGATGACTAATCATAAAGTTGACATATTTTCTAAGGAACATGTGGTATCCTAAAACTGCCCAACCACTTCCAGCAGAAAGCGCACAGGCCATAAAATCACGCTGCCAATCATCAAAAGTACCAAAATCACGTTGTAGCCTAAGGTATGCGGTTGAATCCATTACAATTTCGCTATTTGGATCAAAACAATTAGCGAAATAAAGTTCATGTAACCAAGCAGCATTTAAGTTATAAACTTCATCAAGCTTAAGAGATCTATATGACGAATGTCTGGAATTGGTGTCAGATCTCTCTGCAGTATCAAGCTCAGAAGAAACCTTATTGAGACTCTCAACATATCCTTTGTAAAGATCAACGTGCGCACTCTTAGTCTTTTGTGAAACAAACTCAGAGACTTGCTTGAATTGCTTTGGCTCATGAACGTATGATTCATTCAAATCAATTTTAGGCAAATTGGCAGTTACCTTTGTCATGTGAACATTCAATGTTTTTTTGATTATACCTTCAACGTCAACGTTGGCAAAGAGATTTTTATTATCAGTCAAGCTCATATTCGTCCTCCAGGGTGTCTTTATCAACCAAAAAATCGGTGCCCTCAGGCGTCTTCAATATAGCATCGCGAGGACCAACTGAAACAATCGTATAGAGAAATTGAGTCTTCTTGTGTCTCAACTTCAAATCCTTATCCAAGACCTGTTCTTCTTTTCCATCGACCTTGGTTTTAAAAATGGCATCAACGCTCTCAGACAATGTTTTGAGTTTTGCATCCCACTCTTCTCTCATTATCCGGATGATTTCAGATTCAGTAAGTTTTTTCATGTTTCTCCCTTAAATATTATGTCGGAGAATCTAATTACTTCAATACCGCAAGATTTAATCAATTCAATGCCTTCGGTGTTTCTATATTCATTTTCGTAAACAACCCTATGAATATTTGCATTGATAATTAATTTAGAACACTGTGGACATGGAGAGTGAGTCAAATACATCGTCTTCTCTTGGTTGAAGTTATAATCACATTTTATAAGCGAATTAACTTCAGCGTGAATAAATCCGCTCTGGCCAGGATCTAAAGAGTCTGGTTCATTGGGGCCTCCCCGATAATTTCCGTTATATCCTAAAGACAAAAGTCTAGTGTTGTCTTTGGAGACTATAATCGATCCTACTTTGAGTCTTGGATCATAAGATCGATCAGCGACAGTACGAGCAATGCTCATCCATGTTTCATCCCAAGAAGGTCTTCTACTCATATTAATTTCCATATGTTTTTTGTCTATTGTCAACATAAAGATAGTGACTATAGCACCTGGGTTCATACAATTCTGAGCCACCCACCTCTATTTCATCACCACCCGTCTGTTTTTTATGAGTATAGTGTGCATCTCTTCCACACACAGTGCAAACAGCCGTGCACTTCTCAAGACTTGTTGCCCAAACAGACATTTTTTCTATCTCTTCAAATGGCTTACCAGTCGCAGACATCTCAAGAGATGAGACTACAATAGTAAACCCATTCTTATATAACCACACCAAAGACTCGGCTATTCCTGGAATCATGAATGCTTCATCTACTGCAATCACCTGAGGGTTGTCCGGAGAATTGGCAAGATGCTCAAGAAGATCAACTCCCGTCTTTACACGAACGGCAGGCAACTTCCATCCAGCATGTGTGACAATTTCTCCTTCGCCATACCGGTCATCCATAGAAGGCTTAAAAGCTACAACTTTCTTGTGTTGGTACTTGTATCTCTCAAGGGCTGAGAGTAGCCTCGAGGTCTTCGAGGAAAACATGGGACCGGTATAGACTATGAATTCGGGATTGTTTGACATATCACATTTCCTTTAGACGGTGCCAGTTGGATAAGTACCAATCTATCGTCTGATCAAGTCCATTCCAAAAGTCCATCACAGGCTCATATCCTATAACGTTTTTCGACTTTCTTATACACGCATGAGTATGCATAATATCACCCGGGCGCCATGGAGCAACATGATGTTTGGCGTCAGGAAACCTACTCAAGAGATAGTCTAGAATTTCTTTATTGGAATAACTTAAGCCACATGCAACGTTAAATGCTTCACCTTTCAGTTGATTTTCTGCAAGGGCAGCCTTGATGCAAGCTTCAACGACATTGTCGACGTGACACATGTCTCTTGTTTGGGAGCCATCACCATCAGATCTCATCGAATTTCCTGACATAATGGCAGTTAACCACGCAGACACAGCTGTTGAATAAGGGGAGCCACCGAGCTGATTATTCCCGAAGACATTAAAGAATCTCATGCAAGCAGAGTCCAAGCCGTAGAGTTTCGAATAAAGCCCAAGGTATTGTTCTATCAATAATTTCTGTAGTCCATATGGTGACTCCGGAACTGTATTTGCTCTTTCATCTGTTGGCAATAAATCTACTTGTCCATATACGGCTGATGAAGAAGCAAAGATAAACCTCTTGATGTTTCCCTTGCAAGCGTCAATTAGCTCAAGACTCTTGGTGACATTCGTATCATTGGTTTTAATGGGTTGCTCTACGGAATAGGAAACTCGAGGATTGGCCGCGAGGTGGAACACATAATCGTATTTTCCATCTCTTATTCTTTTTAATATACGTGGAGAAGAAAAATCAGAAACTATCAAATTTTCTGATTCGATTGCAAATGGAATGAAAGTCAAATTTCCATTTGACATATCATCCACCATGTCAACTTCCCAATTGTCATTAATCAACTTTAAAGAGAGGTTGCTTCCAATGAAACCACAGCCACCAGTCACCAATGCTCTTTTATTCATAAACTCTCATTTCTTAAAATAATGATAACCCTTAAAAAGGGTGCCTTCCAAAATAAGATTTGAAAGATTCTTGTCATTCAACTTGATGGCCCTGTGCGAAGCCAAAATTTTGCACCAATCATTCCAGTATGGGTCGTTGGCTTCAAAATGCTTTGCCGTGTTGCCCAAAGCAATCAACAGTTGTTTGTTTGTCTTTGCCTTTCGGAAATTTGTCTCCACAATTGAAAGGCCGACAGTTGGAACTTCACTTGGGAGCTCTGGCATTTCCTCGGGCAGTTCGTGCCTAAACTTCCAAGAATCATCAATGATCTTTTCAACCATCCCGAAGTGTCTCTCGTAAATGTGAAGAGAACCACTTGTGTGAATATAGTCGCCAAGACCAATCGGTCTTCCTAGTTCCTTCGTTAATTGAATCGCCAATAGTTCCTGGAACAAGGTAAAGGCAGGGACATCATAGGCCAACCCAAGGATTAAATCAGAAGAACGCATGGTTGTGACCATGTGCACCTTATCTTTCCTGAGGAAAAACTGGAGGGACAAGGTGCAAGGCACATCAAGGTTGGCATAAATCGAATCCTTAGGTGACCTGATATGAATTATTGCACGCCTTGAATCAGGATCTTTCTTGAGCTCATCTACGACATACTTCCACTGAGACCAATCCTCAGAAACATCGCCTGCAATCCTGTCGTGTGGTCTGAATATTCTTGCGCCGTATGCACTGTTCGCAGTCTTGCCGTCATCTGAAATCTTTGACCAGAATGTCGAATAGTTTGAAATCCAACTCGTTGAATCATTTGCGCTAAAATACCACAGCAGCTCAGCAATCATATAGTGAATGGAAAAATCCCTCTCCTTCACATAAGGAATTCTATTCCTCGGGTTCGTGATCTTAAACTGATAGGCGATGCTCTCCTTGATTCCTAGTCCGCGAGGAGAAGAAGAATACTCAGGATTTTCATAAACATCCTTGAGGATGTCAAGGTAAGCATCGGTGAAATTGTCGTAAGTTCTCATATTATTTTCCCGTCAAGAGATGGTAGGAGTCAATGAAATTCTGCCACTTGTCGTGGTTCTGACAGGTCGAAGAATAAACAGATAAATTAACCTGTTGCTTTGAATAGATCGGTTTAATGAAAAACTCTGTGATGGTCAGGATGTCAATAAGCAGCTCATTCTCAACATCAGAAGCCCTGAACACCAATCGAGGAGAGTCCTTGAAATAATGTATCAGATTGAGGCACGTCACATCTTGAGGTGACAACATCTCACTGTCAGAATATTCTGTGAATGGATTTGCAAACCGAACAACACATCGACGTGTGTCTGGTTTCTTCGTAAGATGTTTCTTTATCTCTTCCAACAAGAATGTGTAATTGACATTGTTGTGTTTTTCACAAGCCACCGTATAAATGGTTGACCTGAGAGAAGGTAGTTTCGTCAAGGATCGAAGACTAGGTCTTGATTCGGAAAATTCAGCAAAAACACTCGGCTTAATGTTGTGACTTGCGAAGGCATTTCTTTTTGTGTCATAATAGGCTGCCACATCAGGAGATAAATTCTTAAGTCTCCTGATCGCCTCATCTCCCAAGGGAAGATTAGTCACATCAAGACGAATGAGATAATCATCATTTTCGAATTCTGGCTTCTTTACTGTAATCATTTTTTCATCCATCAAAATCACAGAGAAAGAGGTAAGGTAGTTCGAGGTTCATTTCCTGAGCCTTGTCAAATTCAAACTTAAAGCTATCAAGAACACTGTCAATTGCGTAAACAATCGGACGACCGTGGGCATTGAAGCTAGTGTTAATTAGCGCCTTAGATTTCGGATAGATCTTGGAGAGCACCTCGAACATAAATGTATCGTTCGATGTTACTCTCTGGGGGCGACCTGACCAAACCTCTCTGTTAGGATATTTATGTGCAATGCCTCCATAGTTCTCAAGATCAGGATTTAAATAGTTATAGGTCAGGATCATATACTTGTCTGAGCCTACCACTCTCTTTGAAATGTCTTTGTCAAAGAATTCATCAATCGCTGAATCCAACATAACAGGGGCCATAGGCATAACGGTGTCTCTCTCATTTAGATCATTGATGATCATAACGTTAGTTGTCGTTGGAATGGAAAGAGTGGTCGTGCTGCAAAGAGCCCGAGGGCCAAATTCCATCCTGGACTTGACAACGTTGACAAGTTTGTTCCTGGAGACCAAATCGACCGTATCATCAATCGCTGTTGATCTTTGGTTGGAAGAATAATGCCTAATATGACTACCGTATTTCTTTAAATCACTTGGAGAAATACAACTATCCCAATCAGCGAACTCTGGTCGAGGGCCCCACTTAAGGTCTCCCCATTTAAATCCGCCAACAAAAGCCTCGTACATTCCCATTCCGCAACCCTGGTCACCTGCCAGGGGGACAACTGAAAACACTCCGGAAGTAGAATTTAGAACCTTGTTGTTGAGCTTCACATTGTAGAAAATTCCACCAGAAAGAGCCACGTGTTTCATGTTGTTGGCACTGACGATCTTCGCCAGGACACCTTCAATCACCTCTTGAATGTAATGACCAATTGCGATCCTAACATCACGACCAGTGATGCTCGGGGCCACCTTGGATAGAACGTCGGCGTAATGCTCATTCCATGACTGCTTTACAGTCTTGAGATAATCGATGTTGGCGAGGCCGTCAGTCTTCCAATTCTCCGGACGACCATCTGGTTTCGCCTGCATTGTATCGAACATCTCTTGAGACTTCTTTACAGCAAGGCTCCGGAGCAAATCAATTTGTGTTGAATCCAATAGCTGTGAAACATGTGTCTCATAGCCAAGGAACTTATACTCATCCTGGTTCTCCTTCATCCCACAGAAGGAGGTCGCAAACTGATACATCAGGCCAAGTGAATACTGATATCCGTAATATCTGTTGACCAGCTGGGGAACTGTGCCGAGAGAATCGGTGCTATAGACACTAATGACTTCCTGTGAATTGCCAAATCCATCTGCAGCGATGATGTGAAACTTATCATAACTTACAACCTGAGATGAATGTTTAGAAACATCCCACTGATCTCTCATGAAGGAAAGAGCTGACATGGCATGTGCGTCGTGATGAGTGAAGTCCTCGCCCAAGTGAACTGTCTTTAGAGAATATTTGACCACGAGAGAATCAAAGTGTTGCTTGTCAAAGTACTTGCTGGTCTCTGTGTGGAAATCAAACTTATCGAACCAATGAGAAACAAAAATATAGCTGCCTGGCTCGATCTTAACGTGCTTCTCGATCTCATCCAAAGAAAGACGAGGATATGCGCTGGAAGATTTAATGCGATTGATTCGCTCCTCTTCATAACCGATGACAGTCTTGTCACCATCGAAATAAACAGCAGAAGAGTTGTGCCCGAGAGTAATCATTAATGCAGACTTTTTGTTCATAGATTCTCCAGAAGATTTTTATCTTACACCTGTATCAGTAACTTGTCTCTCAAAAAATGGACAAATTATTTTCGCCTTTTGTATTCAGAAATAACGAATTCCAAATTCTGTTCGTTGGGCTCAATGATGAATTTGTCAATATTCAAAGTGGGATAGATCTCACGATATGCCACCTTCACCTTTTCATTCTGTTCCTTCGTAACTGTCTCTTCCCTGCCAATCCAAGGTCGATTGAGCTCGAGCAAGATCATGAAGTACCCTAGATCAGAGAATTTGCTCTCAATTTTGTCCTTGATTTCTGTGGTGATGTTGTTTCTCGAAAAGACCTTGCCATAGGACAGCTCGGAAATGTAAGAGCGATCGAAAACAAACGGTCCACCTCGCTGGTCGATATCAACGAAATATCCGTTGAAATAATCATAATCCTTGGCAGCCGGTCCGTAATGAATCACCTCAATCCCTAGGCGCTCCTGCAGCTTCTTGCAGAAAGTCGTCTTGCCCTGCTGTTCAGCTCCCTCAACAATAATTCCACCTGTCTTCATCATTCCTCCTCTAGGATCTTAATCTTGCTCATGAAGGTTTTGCACCCGTAAGAATCAATGGTGATCTCAGAGATACAAACCGAATATTCCGGGAACTCCTTCTTCCCATCCCATCCCCAACAAAACACTCTCTTTAGCTGTCCAGATGGGCCAGAAGCATCCAGAATCAAATAAGGCTTGCCATTCTTCGTTTCTTTTTTCTTGGCATTAAGAACGACAAACCAGCAAATGTCGCTGGCCTCGATCTCGTCAATCGGCCTGATGTTTTTCTCGTTGAATTTCCTCAAGATGTAATCGGGAACAAGGGAGATTGGGTTGAATGTGCTGAGGAACTTCGTGCAGTTACTGACGAACTCTTTTCTCGTCCAATCTTCCATGTCCTCAGTCGAGAGAAGGAGGTCCCTGAAGGCCTCCATTCCAGCAAATGGATTCTTCTTGGTCGACTTCTTAATATCGTTGCTCTTGTTAATCAGGATCTCGTGCATCTGTTTGTAGCTACTAAAGGTCTTGCCAGGACCAACGGAGTCGAGAGAATCGAAAGCCTTGATTGAAATCAGGGCCTCGAGGCCTCGCTTATTAAACTTGGAGTGCCTCCACGTGCCATCCTCTGTCCAGAGGAGTTGTTCAATTGACTCGTAAGGTCGATTCTCGATAATCTCCTCGATAGCCGATGAACCGACGCCTTTGCAGGAAAGGAAACTCGGCATGAATCTCTTTCCGTCGAGGATTGTCCATGAGGCTGTGGCGTGATTGATGTCAATGGGAACAATCTTATATCCAAGGGCCTTAACCTCAGAGAAAGCCTTTGTTCGTTTGTCATCGCTGTCCGACATGGACTCGAGATAAGCACAGAGCCACTCCTCCTCGAAGTAAGTCAGGAGCCATGCACAATAGTAGGAATCGATAGCGTAAGAGAAGGCATGTGCAGAATTAAAGCCGTAACCGGCGAAGAACAAAATCTTTTCATAAAGATCGTCTGCAACTTTTTCAGGCACTCCGTTCTTAATGGCCCCAGCGACAAAGTCCACCTTCGTTTTCTTGGCTTCCTCAACACCCTTCGCACCATCCTTGGCAGTCGTCTTCTTCATGATGTTTCGTCGGATGGTGTCCGTCTCTGTCTCAGGGAAACCAGCCACAACAGAGCACAATTTCATTACCGATTCCTGGAAAATGATGCAACCAAAGCTTGGCTCGAGAACCTGCTTGATCAGTGGATGCTGATAATCGATCTTGTCAGGATTTGCCTTGGCGTCCAAATACAACTTGTCGACGTTTGCGGCCAAGGGACCGGGACGATAGATTGAAGTCAATGTTGCAATGTCGAGGATGCTCCTCGGCTTTGCCTTCATGAATAGTCTCTGTGCACCGGCGTTGGCGAGCTGGAAGATGCCGGCGAATCGACCTTCGTGGTACACGTACTCATAGACCTTCTGGTCGTTTAGGTCGATGTTCTTCGGATCCATGTGCTTATCAAACCAAGCACGAACCTGTGCGAAAGTCGGATTCTCGATACCTTCACGGCGCTGGAGGATGAGCGAAATGCATCGCTCAATAATCCTCAAGGTTTCAAGGCCAAGGAGGTCGAACTTAATCCAACCGAGCTCCTCAAGGTGCTTGGCAGCCATGCCTTCGGCCCATGGAGTCTGAGGCTCGCCCCTCGCAAGAATCAGAGGCATCCTTTCTGCGATGTTTTCAGAAACAATGACTCCTCCAGCATGGCGACCCAAGGACCTGTTCTGTCGAAAGAGAATCTTGATGGGATCGGCAACCTCGGGATGAGCCGCAATGAAGTTCTGGAGGGACTTCGAATATTGAATGGCGTCCTCGTAAGAGAGGACGAAGCTGTTCTTGTCATGTCCTGGCTTGAAGATGACCTTTTTGACATCATCCTCGATCGGTGCCATGGCAGCGTTGACCTCCTCGAATGGAATTCCATAGAACTTAGAAATGTCCTTGATGAGGCTCTTCAGCTTGAAGGTGTTGTAATTGGAGATCGGAATGACATTCTCGTTGCCAAAGTTCTTTCGGAGCAACTCAATCAACCTGTCTCGGTCGGAGATATCACTATCGATATCAGGGAATCCTGAATTGTGTGTCAGCGTCCAATTTGTTCCTGATGTAGAAACCCAAAAAGTGTGATCTTCATCAACTTCAATGTCAATCAAATTGACATCATTCTCATGATCAATGATCTCGATCTTGTTGATCTTTGTAGGCTCTTGTTGAACAAAGAAATTATCCATTGGCAGTATGTGCTGTGCTTGAACTTCAATTTGTTTGCCTTCCCTTAGGACTAACCAAATATGATTTGGTGAACATTCGAAAATATTAGAGCTCACATGAAGTCTGTATGTTTTCTTAGAGTTAGAATTAAATTTCTTTTTGATTTTTCGAGGAACTAAAGAACCCCCAACAACAACATCACCTTCAACTAGCTCTTCGATTTTTTTATGCCCGCTCGGTGTTTTCACCAAAGTCCCAGGCAAAAGACATCGATGGGGATTCATGAATCTCTCGAAAGGAAGATCATATTCGATAGGATCGAGGTTGGTAATGCCAAGGACGTATGCAACGAGAGCACCAGCAGCAGAGCCACGACCAGGACCAATCAACATGTTTTCCCTGGCGATGTCGAGAATCTTTTTCATGGTCAAGAAGTAATTGGAGAACTTCTTGTCCTTGATGATCTTCAGCTCGTACTTGAGTCGATCGATGTATTCCTGCTTGTCCTCCAAACCTCGCCAAACAAGACCCTTCTTGCAAGCCTCGACTAGAGCCTTGTCTTCAGTTAGTCCCTCAGGAATGGCATAGGAAGGCAGCTTCATGGATCGATCAGGGTGTGCCTCCTGCAGCTCATTATGAACGATGTCGTGTGTCCTCTCGATTGCATCACAAACAATCGTATCATCATAGAAGGACATTCCTTCTGTTGTCTTACGATAGGTGTCCCAAAGCTGTGTGGCATTCTTGGGATAAAGCTCACACTTTAGATCTTCTACGGTTTGAGGAAGATCCTTGGGATTGAAACTCTGATAGTTCAACCACCCAAGCTTCTTATAGATCTCCCTCTCCCGCCAGTGCTCAGGTCGAGAATAGTGAGAGTCACAAGTGACAACAAGGCGGTCAGTCAAGGAATTTCGCTTGGCAAATTCGATGATCGCGCGGTTGGCAAGGTGCTGCGCTGACAGCTTGTTAAACTGAATCTCGAGACAGACGTTTTCCTTACCAACCGCATCAGAGAGTCGATCGTAGGTGTTGCCCATGGAATTGAGCACCTTTTCCATGAGAGACTGATCGTTGAGCAAGTCATGCTTCAGATCATCGAATGGAATCTTCTGGAGCTGCTCAAAGATATCGTAACAAAGTGGGCCACCAAGGCATGCTGTGCTCACCATAAGGTGGCCACCCTTGGCAGCTTCCTTCAACATGGAATAGTCGACCCTGGGGAAACGATAGAAGCCCTCCAGATACCCTCTAGAAACGAGGTGAAATAGTCTCTGCAATCCCACAGATGTTTTTGGAAGAACGACCAGATGATGACGTCGCTTCACCGGATCGTTATATTTGCCGGACTTGGTCTCGTCCTCGTTCTCGATTGTGAGAGTGGAATCCTCGGTGCCAACGTCGACAGTTTCGTCGTTGCCATCGACAACGGCAACGATAGGAGTGACAATGGATTCATCCTTGACGGGCTTCGTCTTAGACTTTTCCAAGTCTCTCTGCCATTGTGAGAGATCAGGGTGAACATACATCTCACAGCCATTGATGACCTTAAAGTTCTTACCTGCTTTCTTCAGTTTTTCTGAATAGAGATAGGCGTAACCATAACCGTTCATTTGTCCATGGTCGGTCAAGGACCAGGCATCCATGCCGTTCTCCATGACGAAATCCATGTGATCTTGAGGGAAATCCATTCCATCAAAGGTCGTTACGAGAATCCGCTGTGCCCATGCATTCCAGCGAATCTGGTTGGCATGGACACGGGATTCTTTTTTCCTCCTGTGTTCATATTTCCTTTTCCTTATTTACCTTCCCAGAGTGGGATGAGGTTTTTATACCTTACCTTAAGGTCTTCGTATTTTGCACCATCGATTAGTTCTATTTTGACATCTGGGTGATCCTGATTCAGGAGTGAAAGTTTTTCTTCACAAATTTTTGTCATTCGGCCCTTTAGTTCATAATAGACCCCTTCGCACAAAAAGTCTGGGGTGTATATTTTGCCATTCGAAAGCAAAAAAGAAGTTGGCTCGTATTCCCATGATTTGCCGCAATAATTCAAAATTCTGGCAAAATTTGCCTCCCAACAGCTTCTAAAATAAGCGTCATTCAAATCGTGTCGTGTTCCTCCCCTTGCCGACGTGTAATGAGTTTCTCTTTTGGTTCGAACTCTTTTTGAAGCAGAAATGCTCATTTTTAGCCGAGCATCATCAGACGGTTTCCTGCCTTTGTGTAAAGATGAAGCAAATTCCCGACCACGGCGTGTTTTTGACCAGTGTTCTTCACCGTGGTTTTTTATGCTAGTTTGTTTGATCTTTTCAGGAATGGTTCCATTCGCCCACAGCTTCTTCACAGATTCGGAAATTTTTTGACGAACTTCATCAGTGAATGGATTCCATCCCGACTCGTATTTTTTCAATAACGCATTTGACAATTTTTCGTTTTGCAAAGATGTTCTGGAATAAGAACCGTTATTTTTACGTGTTTCAACCATGGAAGAAAGAACACAGTCCAAGCATTTCATGACTTCTTTCTTCTTTGAAGTGTCAAAAAAAGAGCTGCCGCACTTAAGGCAAGTTTTCTCCACTGATTCGTGCTCAGTGTATCTGGTTCTTGCTCTCAATGCATAAGAGCACTTTGTGGAACACGTTCTTTTATCCGGTACCGACAATTTCTTTTTTTCATACTGAAACTCAGTGTTACAAACTTCGCATTTTTTTATCAAAAGCATTGCATCAACCTCCAAACATAAATATGCCTTGGGCCAACACAAACACACTGGGTATTCAATATTTAGATTAATTCGCCGAAGTCAGTAACCGTTTTCAATTCTTTCGATGTTGACTTTGCCCTTCTTTATGTAAGCCTCGTAGAGCTCATCCACAGAAATCCCACTTGAAATTACAATCTCGAAGAAATAGTGGAGAGTATCGACCAGCTCCTCGACATAATGTTCCTTATCAAACTCGGATAACTCAGTGGCACGATGATCCTTTGAATTCCTCAGCAATAGATTTGCTTCAAATAATTCGTGCATGCATTCATGTGTGATTCCTTTTAGGAACTTCTGCCCGGCCTTGGAGGTTGGATCCACGGGAAAATCAGGAAAATTTCGCTTCTTCTGAAGAAGTCGCATAAAATCTTTCTGCTGAACATACATGCTTTCTAGTTTGTCTTTGCTCATGCTGATATTCTAAAAACCAACTCATCAAATTTACATTGTTACAATTTCAGATAAATAATCGATTGTTTTTTGCAAGCCTTCGTCCAGTTGAACCTTTGGCTCCCATCCTAGCAAATTTTTGGCCAATGTTATATCAGGTTTTCTTTGCAGGGGGTCATCGGCTGGCAGCGCTTTATGCTCTATTTCACAACCAAATTTTTGTTGAATTTTCAAGGCAAGTTCTTTGATGGTAAATTCATTTGGATTTCCAATGTTAATTGGTCCGCCAGGGTTTTTTGGCAATGCAGCCAACTTTAAAATTCCATCTATAAGATCATCAACATAGCAGAAAGACCTCGTCTGTTGCCCCTCTCCATATATCGTCAATGGTTGCTTTTTTAGTGCTTGGCTTATGAAGTTAGTAATTACTCTTCCGTCGTCAGGATCCATGTGGGGACCATATGTGTTGAATATCCTAACGAGCCTAGCATCAATTCCATGCTTGTTAAAGTAATCATAACAAAGGGCCTCTGCAGCGCGCTTGCCTTCATCATAACAAGATCTGGGGCCATATGAATTCACATGTCCCCTGTAGGTCTCTGGCTGTGGAGAAACAGAAGGATCTCCATAGACTTCTGAGGTCGATGAATGAACTACAACCGTGCTTGAATCTGCACACTTTAGAACATTATTCGTGCCAACAACACATGTGAGGGTCGTTTCGATAGGAATGCTTTGATATCTCGGAGGAGAAGCAGGACAAGCAAAGTTATAGATGACATCAAGTCGTATGTTTGAAAAATATGAAGGAAACTTTGGGGAGCATATGTCATCAGAGATGAAATAATAGTGTCCGTTGTTGTTATTTAATAAATCCCTATGATGTCTTGAAAGAGGATTAGAAGAAGAAAAGTTGTCAACACCATAGACCCTATCACCTTGGTTGACATGATGTCTTACTAGGTGACTGCCCAAAAACCCTGCTGCTCCGGTGACCAAAACGTGTTTCATCGCTCTCCAATATGCTATGCTTGTTCTGGCCAGTTAATATAAGACACATATTCACAATGGTCAACTGTCCCGCCTCTTCTTAGGTTGGGAACTTTTCTCCTGGCCACAAATTCCCACTTGTAAGGGAATATGTTGGACGCACCATCACCATATGTCATAATAATTGGATTGCTTGTGCTTCTTATTAAATCCAAGGTGTCGGTGGCAACGTATGTTTTTTCATGATTCTTCTTGTGTTTTTCAACATATCCGCCGACCGTGTTGATGTAAGGTGGATCAACAAATAACATGTCACCATCTTGGTGCTTGTAGTCGTTGGCACTTCCATGTATGACTTCAATGTCCTTCAAGCGTGACAAACAAGCTATGGTCTGTTCTATTGGCAGATTAAATTGAGGATATATCTTCCAGGAGTTCAGCTGCCCTACGACAACGCCTGTCACATTGATTCTGACGTATGTCTGTGGGCCAATCTCTAATTTCATCAGCCTAACATCAGGCTTTATTATTTCGGAATTTTCTCGCTTAAATGCTCTAAATTGATCGTCAAATTCCTTCAGCTCAACAGCTGAGCTTTTTTGCAACCACTTCCACATTTCTACTATGTCACCATTTGCCTCATAACCTAAGCCTGGCAAATCTGTTGAGAGGAGATAGGCACCTGATCCAAGATATGGCTCAACAACTCTTTTCGTCCCAGCTAGAGGCTTCCTATAATGTTTAACGTAACGTTGTTTGTTACCGCTGTAACGAAAAAGTCTCATATTTTGCTCCTAAGCAATAAAACAAATGATACAATAAAACTATATATAGTACAGCACTTAGGGACTAAAAATGAATAGAATAGCTAAAAAACTATATGAAACCTTCGGAGAACCGATTGGCAGCTATGCAGGAGAAGCGCCGGTGGGTGTTCGAAATGAAGGCGGACCTTGCCCGGACTGTGGAATGATGCCAATTGCTGGAAGGTGCGGTTGTGAAGCTGATTCGAGCGGTGTCTGTTCGAAGTGTGGAATGATGCCGCTAGATGGAATATGTGAGTGTTATAGTAGTGGTCGACACGTCAACGAATCATCTTGTGTTTGCGGTGGCAATGGAATGAAACAAGGTGCATCTTGCGAATGCGGAATGAGAGAAATGGAAACATGCAGCCAGTGCGGTGGCATGGTTGAAGACGGAATGTGTGAGTGTGGTGGAGGAATGTACGAAACCAAAAAAAAAGGGCCGTCCAAGAAGACAGCCCAAAAAATTCTCCGTGGAACGAAGACATTCAAAGATAAAATAAAAAAAGTTTCCAGCTGGGCGGATGATCCTGAAGCTGCCGCAGCCTGGATGATGAAGAAGGCCACCGGAAAGTGGCCTTCAGAAAAATAATCTTAGAGTATAGCGAAGGCCGCATCCAGCTCTTGTGGTTGGTATAAGCCGGCCAAGTTGTCTTCGATATATTGGCGAGATTCTTCAGACGCCAGATCAACACCCATTTCTTGGGCTGCTCCAATGAAATCAAAACACTTGGAAATGAAGTTTGCAATCACTTCAGGTCCAGAGCCACTAGGAGGCGGCACAGCCATTCTGCCACCTAGCGTAGCAAATCTCCTTATTGGTGTTTCTGAGACAAATCCCCAATCACCACTCATCCAAGCGTTCATTTCTTCAGAAGTGATCCTAGCATGTGCCTCGTTCATCAATCCGCCACGACTTCCCCTAGATTCCTGTGTTGCCATAATTTCAGGTTGCACAACGCCAACACCAGCATGTGAATGTCCAGAAGACCTCATTGCCTCATCTCCAGCAAGATAATCCTTGACATGCTCGAGGTCGGTATGAGCCGAAGCCACAAGATCTTGAACCCAACCAGGAAGCTGATCTCCGGCATCTAGAAGTTCACAAATGGTCTTGGCCATTTCCTTGATGTCGTACATGCGAGATTTAATCATGTATCCTTCATCATCCATTGGGTGCCCTGATTCATAACCATGAAGGAAGCGCTGGGGATCTTTTTCTCCCTTGGCAAGGGAAACTTCTTCCTTGATAATACGACGGAGTTGAAGCGGAGAGAGTTTTGCTATTTTTCCTTCTGGCACAACTGGGGATTTTTGTGACTTTACCCAGCAATTAGTGCAAACATCAGGCATGTCGTCTGAAGCTCCTTGACACCAGCAAGCCTCTTGACCGCAAGACGTACACATAAAAGTTTCATCTTTGCCGTAGACACAGTCTTCTGTGTGTTGTTCGGGAATATTCGAAACAAGTGCCATTTCTTCTTTAATAATCTTGTGGAGTTGTGATACTGTTAGCTTCATTGCTGTAAAACCCTTTGCTTTAGCAAGTAAACATGTCCTTCATGACGATCTTCAATGCCTTGAAGCATATTGTCCAGACCACGGGTGAGAGTTCCACACTCCTTGAGGCAGTCTGCCAAGTGAGCCATTACCTTCAAGAAGTTCATTTCAGCAAGATAGGATCGCTTTGCAAGCTCGGCAGGTGAAGGCATGGTAGTTGTCATGCCATAGTTCTTGACCAATTTCATGACCTGTGATGTAGTCAACATAAGATCAACATTGGCGGTTGAACCAAGGCCAATTGCCTTTTCTGCCACCGTGTCTATGTCTTCGATTGTTTCCTCATATAATTTAGAGAACAATAAGTGATCCCCATAGAACGGATCACCCTTTGTTACCCAGTGGTGATTTTGATGAACAAGGGCCAAGAACTTAAGATAAACGAGAGCAACAGATAACTGGGGGTATGGCGTCGAACCCCACTCTGAAATAAAATTGTCGGTAACAATATTAAGATTTGGCTCAACAACAATGGCCATCTCGAATGTTTCTGAAAGTCTTCTCTTCATCACTTTAGCTCCATATTAAACCCAATGAGATTGATTGCTCCGGGATGGGGTGACCAGGAAAGCTTATATGGTTCGCCCGCCATCCTCTGCTGTGTGTTCCAAGAATCAACGTATTTATCCAATACAGTTTCAACCCTGGAATTAAAGGTAACGCCCTGGGGCAGCCTTCCAAGAACAGGAATCTGTGTCTCTTTATTGTTGCCTTCGCCAATCAAGTATTTCTTAATTCCTGCAGGCACTGTGGACTTCTTAATCCCAAACACATTTTCGGCTTTCTTGACGTAGTCCCTACTTGACAATCTGTTCTCGACCAAGGAAGAAATGGGATCATTAACATCTTCTTCGATGATGGGCATTACAGCCTCTTCAAGATATGAACCTCTACGTAACCTATTCGCCAAAGAGAACAATGAGCCTTCTCCAAGAATTGCTTCTTCACGCTCTTCGATGCAATCGTAAATTGCATCCAATAGTTTTTGACGATCAATCTTTGCATTGGAGACAGCGGCATAGCCAGCAGAAAACCTGGTTGCCAAGGCCTCTTCCCACTGACCTTCTAAATTAGCTCCATAATCAGAGCAAAGCTTGTGAGCAATTCTCTTGTACCATTCAACCGTGTGCTCCTCTTCTTTGGGACCCTTGGCCGCATCACCCATGAGTTCACCATTCATGTCAAACGGATCTGTTACGGGCTTTGGATCGGGAAGGCCTGCCTCTTGAAGTCTCTTGTTTTTTGCAATTAAACGAAGTGCATCATCTCCTGGATAGCGCCTGACTGACTCCTGTACAAGGGAGTGTGGGAGACGCTTTGCAGCTGCACATCTCACCACAGAATCATTGTCGCCCAAAAATTTAACGACATGTTTCTCCGGCAAAAGCCTAGCAACAAGCTTTCTCACATCAGGGTGTACGCTGTTGGCAACCTCCAAAAGGGTTGATAATTTAAAAGAACCTTGACGCGGAAATCTGCCGGTTCCCTCGAGGAGATCCAAGTGTTCGTTGAAACACTTTACCAAATAACGATGACTGCCAGTCAGGGTGACAGCAGGGCCTAGAACTCTAAACATCTCATCACGAAGATTGTTTAAAGACTTTTCTTCTTTTATAGTCGTCTTAGCGACGGTCTGTAGCTCTCTAAGCTTCAGTTGCATAATTGGCTGAACTCCTCCGAATAAGTATTATGATATTACACAATTTAGAAAAAACAGCAATTATTCGCTTGTTAATTTCATGTCTTTTGCCCATTTACGTATTTTTTTCTTCACGTCATCCGGAACATAGACACTCTTTTGGATAAAAGCAGGATCATTCAATAGTTCAATTTCATAATCTTCTTCAGGGTGTGAGCCGCCCAGACTTTCCCGTATCATCTTTCGAAGCTGTCCAATTGTTATTTGCATCAAATAAATATCATGGATTTAAAAAGAAATTGTCCCAATCGTTGTGCCAATTCAAAGTTTTTGAATTTTCCCAAAAATGCGCGACCTTGGGTTCAGTTGGATTCTTTTTTAGTGACATTCCTGTTTCAGAAAGAGACCTGTGTCCTTTTTGTGAATTGCATCTCTTACAAGAAGCCACACAGTTTTTCCAAGATGTTGTTCCACCTTTGCACCGTGGAACGACATGATCGACAGTTATTGAAACCCAATCCAATTTGGCAAAGCAATATTGGCACTGCCAATTATCTCGATTAAAAAGAACTCTCTTTCTAAATCGAGGTGCGGAATATCTTCTATTTACTCTTTCAAGAAGTCTAACAGTAACTGGAACGGCATAGCTTTTTGTCGAAGTTGTTAATTGATCATCCCAAAAACTTGGATTTTCTCCTGTCGAAATAACCTCGGCACGGCCCTTGAATAATAAATTAAGGGCTCTTATTCCACTTACAAAGTTTAGTGGCATCCAGTCTGAATTGAGAAGAAGAACCTTTTTCATGGCAACACTTATAAATTAAGTATTGAAATCAAGTATACTCAATGCTATTTTGATTCAATCCAAACAAATTGGACACAAAGTACGTATCCAACCATCATTCGTTTTCTTTCCTGGTGACCCACAATTCTCACACGTTTTATTGGAGAGAGATTCTGCCAATCTAGTCATGGCGTAAATTTCTTCATCCCCGCCGTAATAATAGAAACTAAGACCACCAAATTTTTCCTTGACCTGAACAGCTGTTACCTGAAGCTCTTCCTTTTCCTCAGGGAGTAGGTCTTTCTTTCTATCAATGTGACTTTGAATGCAACCACACAAGGAATCAATAATGTTGAACCAGCCATCTCCGCATTCAAATCCCCACCATCTACCTGGATTTCCTGGAGGAGTTCTTTTCAAATTAAAAATGAGTGGATACTTGTTGCAAAGTTGCTCTTCTTTTTCGGGACTCATGGCTACATGATACAACTAAAATCAACAAGTATCCACTAATTTTTGAAGTATGTTTTTACTTGATCTGAATGGATTCGAGCTCGTCAAGAGTTATGAGGACATTCATGAGCGACTCGGCCTCCTCATCTTTGATACCCAGGGACTTTTGTAGATCTTCAAGAAAATCCCCAAATTTCTTCTTAGCTTTTTCAACCCTGGGGTCGGCCTTCTCGCTTTCTTCCCTGAGCAATCCTGCTAGCTTTTGCCAACGTTCGACAAGAACAACGGGACGTTCACTCTGTGTTCTCTTGCTGCGAAGAGAACTTTGCACAGCTCTGAGAATATCAGCAGCGGTCGGTCGACCTCCTCCTTCAGCTTGCATATGCTTGTTTTGAAGAAGCCAATCAATGACCTTTGTCGCTAATCCAGGATCAGCTTTTGCCTGTTTTGCAACGGCCGCAGCAAGGACCTTCGAAGCCTTGGGAACATCAACTTTCTTTTCAGATGCTTGCTCTTTAGCTTTTTCTGCATCTTGCCCAGAAGCTTCCGCTGCTGCGGCCGCAATTGTTGGAACGGCTTCTTCTTGTTTGCTTGGATCAATAGGAGTACCTGGCTTGATGCCTGATCCCCCTGCTTTTCCTTCGTCAGTGCCAGCATCATTGTTGGGCTTTGCGTTAGCGATCTCCGCGGCAGCTGGGGCTCCAGCACCGTCAAGAACACCCTTCAAAAACAGGGCAACATCCCCATCAGAAATGCCGGCCTTTTGAGCAACGCCCTTTAATTCCTCCACTCCCTTAGTTATGTCATTCTTTGCAGAGTCAAATTGTCTCTGGTGAGCCTTGTCAGCAATCGCTTTGCCCAGGCTTTTGCCTACATCAACTCCACCACCAAGCCAGCTCTTGACTTTGTCCAAAAATCCAACTTCAACGAGCTGTTGACGTTGGAGAGATGTTATGTTTCCCTCTAGCATAAATTGATAAAGTTTGTAATCTAAAGCTGCCTTGTTCATTATTTCCTCTTAAGCAATGTGCATAATAAATATGTGTCAAAAGCAAAACGGCAACCACATTGGTTGCCGTTTTGTATTTCATTTAATTTTTACTTCTACAACTTTAGAGGGAGGCTGTTTTAATTTATGAAACTTAAGGGTTAACACACCGTCTTCCAAAGATGCATCAACCGTATCGGGATCAAAATCCTTTGACAACTGATAAGAATATTTAAAATTTTCTCCACGAATTTTACCGCTAATCTTAATGTCCCTCCCAAAGGTTTGAACCGAAAGATCCTTGGCCTTAAGACCTGGAACGTCTATAGACAAATCCAATTCATTTTCTGTGGTATTAACCCTGTACGCTGTCGAGCTAGCGTACGCTTTCATGGAATTGGATCCGTAAAGATCATTATCAAAAATCTTAAAAAGATCGATGAAGTTTCTAGAATTCGTCAGCATTGTATCGTAATCATACTTGGTTAACATTGTTAATTCTCCTAATATTGTTTTTGAGGTTCCATTGCCTCATGTTGACATGATAATCACAGTTGCCTTAATGGAAACCCCTGCTGTGCGTTTTTTATTCATCTTTCATAAAAACAAATCTGACAACGAACATTAGACAAGCAAAAGTAAAAATAACAAATTTCAACATTGTCAAAAGACTATTTCGTTCGAAAACAAAGATTGCTTCTCTTTCTGCTTGTCCTCAGCTTCCTTAAGGTATTTTTCATGCATCTTTTCGACAGAAGCAACATATTCTGGGTCGAGCGACATCGAACCTGTGTTCTCGGGGTCTTGAACTAACCTAACTTGCCTCAATAGATCTGCGCCATCAACACCAAAAATAACCGCCTCCTGAAAAATCTGTATCATTCTCATCGCAACATCATCTGATATTTTATAGTTCATTTTTATTTCCTTTCAAATTGGTGTAATCCTACAAGTTCTCAATATTCTGCGTATCTCATTAAATAAAATTTCTTTATCCATGCCAGTTCCATCAACAACATGAGAATCCTTGGGGTTATCATTTGACCACTCGGCATAAAGTTTACGAACTTTATCTTGAAGAATAGCGTCAGACTCATAAACGTCTTCAGATTCATGTTTGTAAGGTTGACCAAGCAACATGATGGTGAAATCAGGTTTTCTCAATAGCCTGTATAGGTTCGAACAATACTTTTCCTCGAGGCCTTCTGCAGTCCCATAAATAACCGAAGAAAGGCTCCACCGATCAAAGATAATAAAATCGTAATCATGTTCAATTTGGGTCAATTTCATGGTTTGAAAAATCCACTTATTGAAAAAATTAAACATTTGAAATAGCCTAGGAAAAGTTTTTGCCAGTCCACTTTTCAACATCCAATAAATTGATCTATAAAAAGGACCGTTATTTATTGGAGCTTCAATGACAATCGCTTTTTTTCCTATGCTTTCTATGTACTCTTTTAGTAATTGTGACTGTGTTGCTTTACCGCATCTATCAGCACCTTCAAAAGCGATTATTTTTGACATAATGTCCTCCAATTAAAGACAAACGGTCTCCAAAATGAGCCTTGTCACAACATATGGATCTGCATTTGCACAAGGTCTTCTGTCTTCAAGATATCCTCTTCCTGACTGAACAACGTGCAGGGGGATTCTAATTGATGCTCCTCTATCAGAGATTCCATAACGAAATTCCCTATAAGAACACGTCTCATGATGGCCTGTTAGCCTGGATTCAATCCCATGGCCATAATTTTCAATATGGAGATCATGTGTTTCTTTGAGCTTATTACAGGCTTCATAAATGTAATCAAGGCCGCCGCTCATTCTCATTTTGTTTGTTGAAAAATTTGTGTGAGCTCCGGCTCCGTTTAACTCAGCAACCGGCTTAGGATCCAGCTTGACAGTAATGCCATGCTTTTCACCTAATCGATAGAGAATCCACCTAGAAAGAATGAGGCCGTCCGAAACCTCAAGAGGATCTACAGCTCCAACTTGATACTCCCATTGACCCGGCATGACTTCAGAATTAATTCCGCAAATAGGTAGTCCCACATCAATACATGCTTGCATGTGTTCCTCGACTAATTCTCGACCAAAGACTTCATCAGAGCCCACTCCGCAATAAAAAGGACCTTGATTAGGCGGATAACCACCTGTGGGCCAACCAAAGGGTCGACCATCCTTAAACATCGTATACTCTTGCTCAATGCCAAAAAGAGGTTCAAGTTGCTTAGTCTTTTCAACCACATCACGTAAAGCTGCCCTTGTGTTTGTAACATGAGGTTTGTTATTTGAATCATAAACCTCACAAAGAACGAGATAACAATAAGCTCCGCTCACAAACCTGGTGGGATCTTCCACAAACTTGACTGGCCTTAGAATACAATCACTCTTGTCACCGGTTGCCTGGCCAGTAGATGAACCATCAAATGTCCACTCCGGAAAATGAGAGAGTGCTACTTGCTCCCCTTCAAATGAAAAAATCTTTGTCTTGCTACGTAGCTTCTGGGTAGGTGTGGTTCCATCATTCCAAATATATTCGGCAACAATCTTCATACTTTCTCCTATAGTTTCTCTACATACTACTGCATCACATCAATGATGTTTCTATTTTATTCTCACTCAAATGGAGGACGAAGCACTCCGTCTTTCGTGAAACCAAATGCCTCGAGGGTGTTCTTGAATACGCCCAAGTCTATCACTTGCTGCAGCATTCTCTCTGCCAAATCCCTAATTTCTACTTGGGCATGAGTGGAATACCTGAGCTTGACGAAGTGCGCAAATGACCTGAAGTTAAACATCACGTCTGCCGTAATCTGATTTCCATAAGGAAGATAAAATCTGGCAGATTCCTTTGCTCTCTTCCTAGGAATGCCCTTCTCGACCAACCTGCTGAGCGTCTCGTGGTATCTCTGGAGACATCCCTCCATATGCTCGATGTACCTCTCCTGTTCCTCACCATCCCAATCAGTCGGCACATAGTACTTGTCATCCTTCAATTCTTTGTACCTAGCTGACTCGGCGTTGATGGAAGTGCCAATCCTGTGTTTAAGAAGATGAATGTGGCTGGCCAATTCTGTTGTTACTAAAAAATGCAAAGAAGATTTTTCAAAAACAGTGTGATGTTCATTCTCAGCTAACATTTTCAACAATGAAGGAATTCTGTTGCTTTTTTCTTCTGTTAAGTCTCTTGAAGTAGAAGTCCATGCAGAAAGTGCATGAGTTTCGTCGGAGCCATAGTGACCAATTAATTCTACTTTATTATCGTAAGACATGTCTCAATACTACACCAAGACATTAAAAATAGACAAAAGAAAAAGCACGGATGAAAAACCATCCGTGCCCAAAAAAATGCCAATTCTTTTTATTCAGGTTCCTCTTAAATAGTCTTGAAGCTTTTGCTCCATCAATTCCTTCATTTCAATTTCCATCTCTTCCAAGACCAAATTCATGTGCCCCAACAATTCTCTTTGACTTGTGGGGTTGGGAGAAATGAGTTGAGCATGAATTTTTAAATGTTTCTTTAGATCAGAACATGCATCACTAGCGATATTAGAAAGAACAAAATCAGGAATGCCACGGGCATAATCCTCCTTGAGGAGACTAAAAATCTCTGAAGAGATAAATTCCTTGAGGGAGACTTTTTGTCCGTGGCTCTTTTTCATGATATTAAGTATTGCACAGACTGATTAATCAACCACATTTTGAAGTGCCACATGAAGAACACGTAACGCACCCCTCCTTATAGACCAATCCTTCGACCCCACAAGAAGCACACTTCTTATCTGAAGTTGAAATTGTTCCATCAGGAATGTGACATTTCAAAACCCTGGCAATGACCTTGGAGAAGCTTCCCATATCGCTGTGCTTATCCTTTTGTAGCTGCTCCACAAGATATTGAATAGGGACTCCATGCCTGAGAGATAGAGAAAGTGTCCTTGTGAAAGCACCATGCAAGGGATTTGCGAATAGCTCAACTACATCCTTGAAGATGAGATTGTCGTCTTCACCCACAGGAATAGAAAGATTATAAGTTGAAACGCCGTCTCGCTTACCATTCTTAATGAGTGTTCCATTTTTCACCTTCTTAGGAACTTCAACGTGGGAGGAAAGGCCGCAGAACAACTCATAAGGCTTATCATCCAGCTTGCCAACCAAAACCAGATATGTCTCGGGACCATTAGAGCCCTTAAGATTAATCCTGTGAATATCACATGGAAGTTCCTTTGGTCTCTTTGGTGCATGATGCTCAGCCATCTTCTGGGGCTGACCATCTATGGTAGTTTCCTTGGGGGTGTCCTGGACTAGAACGCCTGTCCTGCAGCCATCGCGATAGACTGTAAATCCTTTGCAGCCTGATTCCCAGGCTTTCATGTAAACATCTGCAACGACCTCACGAGAAACATCATTTGGCAGGTTACAAGTTTTTGAGATCGCATGACAAACCCATCGCTGGGCGACTGATTGGAGCTTGACAGACATTGGCCAATCAACATCATTCGATGTTGCCTTCCAATAAGGTGAATTCTCCACCTTGTCTTCCCCTCCAGTAACATCCATCCACTTCTTGAAACCATGGTGATAAACTTTATACTCTTGCCACTTATCGCCCAAATGATCAACAAAGTCGACCCTTGAATCCACATCAGCAGAAGTTATCTTCTTGCGGCGCTTATAGGAAAGAAGATAAGCAGGCTCGATGCCGCTGGTAGTTTGAGTAAGACAAGAAACAGAGCCTGCAGGCGCTGTTGTTGTCAAAGCAATATTTCTTCGACCATATTTCTTCCAATTATCCACAATGGAAGCATCAGCCTCCATTATCCTCTGAAGGAAAGAGCTCTTGGTCTCAGCCTCCCACTCGTAAGCTGGGAATGAACCTCGATCCTTCGCCATGTCCACAGAAGAACGATAGGCTGAAAGAGTAAGGGTCTTATAAATCTTCTCTGTTAGATCAACGGAGTCCTGAGAGCCATACCTGACATTCAGTGAAGCGATTGCATCACCAAGACCTGTGATTCCAAGCCCAGTCCTTCGAGCACCAGATGCCGCATCCTTAATCTTAGTCCAAAGATTAATTTCTGCTCTCTTCACATCAGCGCTCTCAGGATCTTCACTGATCTTATTCAGGATGGCATCAACAGCTTCAATCTCAAGATCAACGAGATCGTCCATTAGCTTTTGAGCCTTCTTAGAAACATCCGTGAACCTCTCGTAATCAAAGACAGGGTTGCTGCTAAAGGGTTCCTTAACAAACTTCGTAAGATTGACAAGCAAAAGTCGACATGAATCGTAGGGACTGAGGATCAACTCAGCGCAATTATGAACCAAAAGACCATTCGCAAAAAAATTATGAACATCATCTACAGTGAGATCATAAACATCTTCGTTGTCAACGTTTTCAATAGTATCAATTTCATCCCAAAACGCTTGTTCAATCATGATTTTTAATCTCCAAGTTTCTATTCGCTTTCCATTCTTTCAACGCGGCACTCATGTTTATTCCCAAACCTTCGAGTTCGACCAACGTTAATAACACTGAGTTAATTTCAGAATATTCTTTTTTGAACTGTTCAAACTTATCGATTCTTTCCAAAGAACCGTTCGACCATTTCGATTTAATCTCTATTATCCTTTTCAAGGAATTATTTTCATATACAAAAAAGTCCGGTCTATAATATCGACCATCAGACAAGAGATAACTTCTGCACTCGACATCCCAAATTATATTCTTTTCATCTAGCCATTTTGCATATGCATATTCCCACGAACTTCTTAACCAAACATATTTAGAATGAGATTTATTGAAATGCCAGCCACAAAGATGATGTGTGTTGTTTTTGTCTCTATCAATTAATTTGCCAGTCCAATCCCTCCAGGGATTGGTTGGACCGCTGGCATTTTTTGATCTAATTTTTTTTAAATTTTCTGTCACACATGATCTTCCAGTCCTCTGGCTAATGTTAAGTGATTTAAAGATGGTACGTAATCGAGTGTAAGAAACGTTTCCTATCTCTTTTGACAACAACTTAAATCCCATTCCACATTCACCATAAAGATAATTTAGATTTGAAATCAACTTGGGACAATCTGGATTGTCCTTGTCAATATAAAAGCTAGCTGTCATGTTTCCATTTCTCGATTTAAATTTTCTTTTTTGTTTATCGCAAGCAATGATATGAATCAGCTGTCTTGTTTCTTCAATGAGTTCTTTATTTTCAATTACAATTTGATACATCACTAACCCCTACCAATCATAAGTATGGAGCAGGGGTTAGTGATGATCATTTATTTCATAACGAAAGAATTTTATCTTCCTTCGTGAGATTACCAGCTTCAACCCACCCGCGCTGAGTATAGACTCTATGATCTGGCGTTAGTTTAATTTTCTTTCCTGACTTTGTTGTTATCTGCAGAATCTTGGCATTGTCTTTGGTTTTGAAAGCAATTGCAGGTTTAATTACAATTTCATTGGTTTCAATGTCAAAGGCTTGAACATAGAAATTCGCCTTGTTGTCTGACAATTCTTTTACTGTTTTTGGTCCTGCATTTGTTCGAACAATTGTGTCACCTGTAACACATGGGTTTGTTGAAACATTTCCATAACCTTTATGCTCATAAACCTGGGTTGGAGTCATCTTCTTAACGGTATCCCAGAAGAGCAACCCCGGCTCGGCAGATGTCCATGCTGAATCAATAATTTGATTCCAGAGCTCACGAGCCTTGACAACCTTGGTGATCTTGGCTTCTGTAACAGGAACATCGACTGGCCATTGAAGAGTGAAGTCAGAATCATTCTTAACACAATTCATGAAATCATCGGAGAGGCGCACAGAAATGTTCGCTCCTGTGACTTTGGTAAGATCACGCTTAATATTGACGAATGTCTCCACTTCAGGATGACTACAATTGGAAGTGTAAAACCCATTTGCAAGAATTCGATGTGTGTCCTTGACCGTAAAGTCATATGTGGTTGATTTTCCGGCCGGAGAAATCCTCTTGATCTTTGATGTTGTCTTTTGAACGTTAGTGACTTCCATTTGTAATCTCCCTAATCTTTTCTACGCAAAATTCCCAGTTATTGTTTATGTCATGTTCCCAAAAGAAAAAATACTTATAACCATTTTCTTTTGCCAGTCTTTCCTTGATTTTGTCATCAAGTTGTTTCATGACTTGATGTTCCCTGAGCGGTTTCTTACCGTCTCCCCAGAAAGCTGGATTTCCATGCCAAAAATCCCCATGGGCCTCTATCACTGTCTTTGAATCCCTCAAAAGAAAGTCATATTGTCTTTGTGCCAATATGAAGCTGTATTTGTAATTTACATTGATTTCTTTTAGAAAATTTTCTATTTTTTGTTCAATTGAAGTTTTTCGAAAGAGTTCTTTGTGAAATTGATTTCTGGTTGCATTTCGAATCTTTTCTATCGTTTCCAAGCTGTATATTCCAGTTTTATCCTTATTCCATGGGATATACTTTCTATCAAAAATATTATCGTTGTGTTTTTTTGTTAAGATTCTCTTATCTCTGATTTGTTCGTAATTTTCTGATTTACACCAGTGAGTCTTTTTGACTGAATCATTTCTTTGAGATAACTTAATTGCGTAACAAGTGTCGGAACAAGTTCCAATTTTTTGTTTTGATCTTTTGCATTTTGCATTGCAAATCGAACAAAGTCTCCAAGACTTTTCTTCTTTCTTTAAAAGCTTGGATGCTCTTTTGACTTGATGAAGCTCTTCTGGCGTATACTTCTCTACCGTTATCTTCCTTCTTGATATCTTGGCCGTCTCCCATACTGCCTTAAATTCATACTTGTTTTCAAAAAGTTCGTGAAGTCTTTGGTTGTTTATATTAAGGGCACGAACAAGCCCTGCCGGAGAACTCATCTTAAATTCATTAACAGTTTTTCCACGATAAAAGACTGTCTCCGGCAACTCAAAATAAAGAGTCGTGGTTGTTTCATTCAACAATCTCAGGATGATTGACATGAAACATAAGTATCACCGCTCTTTAAAACTGACATCATAAAAAACAAGTTCTTCTTTATCAACATCAATATCCTTGATTTGTTTAAGGTACTCTTCGCCTGTCTCGATGTTTTTTACAACAAATTTGTGTGTTGCCGTGACCTTGATGATTTTGCCATTTTCAGCTTCAACCTCATAAATTTCACTGTCTTCAAATTTTTGATACGCTTCAATTTCCTTCCAGCCTTCATGGGTCCAAATTTTCCCATTAAATTTGTTGTCAACAACATCGTCAATTCTTTTCCAACCTTGGTCTGTTAGTACCAAGGTAGAACCTTCAAAGCATTCAATGGTGAGCATGAGTGCTCCTCGACGACCACCTTGGGCAACCTCACGGCAAGTATTTGAAAATCTTTCCATGAAGACACCAATGCCATCTGTTGTGCCGGCAGCATTTGCAGTGTGCATGCCCTTGGGACGAATTGTGGAAATGTCAAAACCGACACCTCCACGACGCTTCATGATCTGAGCCTGCTCCTGGTCTGTGAACAGGATTCCACCATAGGAATCTTGAGGAGAAGCAATTACGAAACAATTGGATAGAGATTGAAGCTTGTACTCGTTTCCAATTGCCGACATGGGGGAACCCTGAGGAACAACTTCCCATGAAGACAACATGTCATAAATCTCACCTTCAGTCAATGGATTAGGATACTTGGACTCGATTCTGGCGAACTCCTTTGCAAGACGACGGTGCATATCGCTTGGAGTCTTCTCAAGCAAGGAACCCTCGGCATTTCTGAGAGCGTACTTCGAAATGAAGACGGAAGCTGCCAATTCATCTCCATTGAAATACTTGAGTGATGCTTCGTATGCCTCTTCTTTTGTGTATGTGTTCATATCGATTCTTTCCTAAACGATGGGTCAAGGGTCAATAACTATACGATGCTCGAGTGAGATTCACTCATTCCATTTAAAGAATTTTTCTTTGAAGAGAACTCCCCTTTGAGCTCCTTCCATTTTGCTCTCAGGGCCTGCTTTTGTGTTTCCTCATCAGAAGCCGTGACTGTCTCTGGGGCATCGGCTGTTCCAACAATTTCAAACATACTCTTGGCGGTATTCATCTTGATTGGATAAACCAAGCCGTCCCTTCCTGCTCGATTCTTTGCAACATAAAGTCTCCCCCACCCAGAAGCCTTCTCATGAGGGCGTCTAGATACAGAGACAATAACATCACAAATCATAGCTTTGCCATAAGCTTCTGACATATTTGTCATGTCGATTACTTCGCTATTGGCGCCTTCTTTGTTCGACTGTGATGCTGTCCAAATCGGTATTCCAATCTCCATCGCTAGCCCACGCAACTCTTCATAAACAAGTTTAAGCTCATGTCTTAGAGAATCGAACTGCCGTGATGACCTCATGATGTCTGCATAATCAATAATAACAAGATCAGGTTTGAATCCTTTTAAGTCAAGTCTTTCTATGTGTGACTTGATGGTGTAAATGGAAGCTGTGTTTGTGGGATATTCCTTGATGTAAAGTCGACCAAGGTTCATGTCCTTATATTTGGCAACAACTTCATCTTTGCGATCCATAACCTCGTTCGAATCTATGTCGCAAAGATTGGAATCGTATCGAATACCGACGGCTGTTTCGGAAAGCTCAAAGGTGTAGTGAAGAACATTCTTACCTTCACGAAGAGCATTAGCACCAATCATAGTCAGCCAGTGAGACTTGCCGCTGCCGCTGGCACCAACGACACAGAGAAGTTCGCCCTTACCACTGCCTCCATTTAAGATTTCCTTCTTGTCCAGCTCGGCAAGTCTTGTGGGAATAGTGTCACGCTTTAGCTTGGTGAAGCGTGCATCCATTTCATTGAAAAAGTCATGGCCGACGGATGGAGCTGTGCCGACTTGAACAGCCTTCTTGATTGTCTCTACGATAGATTCATACTTGTTTTCCTGCATCTGGTCGACGGCAGACTCAAGAGCCTTCTTCAGAGCTTGCTTCCTGCAAAACTCTAGAGACTTGTCCTTGACGTACTGGAGATCGCCGGGATCGGGATTTGTCCTCATTCTCTGAAGGTAATCAACGATTTGATCACGCAAAATGAGATCGGTGCCGGCCTTGAGATCGTCTTTGATGATGGTAACAAGGAGCTGTAGAGTTGGGAATACCTTGTACTTCTTTGAATAGGAAAAATATCTGTCGGCCAAGAACTTGAGATAGTTGAGCTCAAAATATGAGACGTCAACAACTTCCATCATCTGCTCGGCCCATTTATGATCGGTCAATAAAGCCTGTCCAAGCTTTTCTTGGAACGACTTACCAAATTGGCCGAATGAAACACCATTTGAATTTACGCGATCATTTTCTGACATTAGTTTTTCTCCGAAAGGAACTTAACACCCTCAACACACGACAAATCATAAAAGAAACCTTCAGTGTCGAAGTCATTAATTCCTTCCTTGACAAGATGCTTAATTAAACCCATTTTATCAACCTTTGGCACAAATGTACTAACTACATTTTCTACCTTCATTACTTGATCAGCCGAAAGCATGCTGCCATCCAAGTGCACCAGCTTCCAATTCCTCCTGATTTCATCCGCAGACTCAACAACCTTCTTGTAGGAGGAATTCTCCGAAGAATGACTGGCAGCATAATCTATCAACTCTTGTAAAAGTATTTCCCTATCTCCTCCCAAAAATGGGAACTTAGTCGCAGTTGTCTTGAAGCCAAATCCTTTTATTCCTGGAATGTTGTCCGACACATCGCCACAGAGGCACTTTGCCAAAGCGAAATTGTGAGGTTTGACCCTAAATTCTTCGAATATGTCGTCGGGGACGATTAACTTCCTCTTATGCAGTGAATAAATCTTCGTGCTGTCATTCAACAACTGATACATGTCCTTATCAGAGGAAACGATGATCTTTTGCTGGTCGCCCAATGGTCCTCTGCAAAGATATGACACAACATCATCTCCTTCACAATCAGACACATAAATCTGACAGACAGGAATGGTTTTTAGCGCAGCCAGCAAACTGAAGAGCTGATATTGCTTATTCTCGTCCGTGTCAGGTATGTCGTCCTGATAGAAGCGATTGAGCTTCTCTGGCTTTTTATTCATCTTGTACTCAGGATATATTTTTCTGCGCCTTTGGGAACCTCCACCTTCCCAGGCAACATACACCTTGGACGGCTGAAATTCCCGACACAGCCTCTGTAACGTCTTCATGAAGCCTACGCAACCTCCCATTTGATGACCGTGGGACGACATTTGTGGATAGGCAGAGTATGACCTCACGAAAAGGTTGTAACCATCGATAATAAAAACGGGACGGTCGCTCATGGGTTCAAATTATTCCATGAGCGACCGTCAGTACAACAATCAATTTTTAAAGAATTTGAGATGCGATTAAGCAACCTCTGGCGACCGCATGGAGTGGATCCGACGCTTGACGCACTATTTTCACAGGTAATGGAAAACCATTTTCTTTTAATTTCTTTTCAAAGTGAGTCACAAAACCTTTCGCCTTGGTCGTACCACCGGCAATAACAACCGGCAGGGGATCCTTAAATTTGGGTAGAGACTTATGGTCTTGCATTGCAGCAACCAATTGTTTAGCGGTATAGTCAATCAATCTATCATAATAGGTTGCGACAGCCGAAAGAACCTGGTTTTCATTCTGTTTTCCAACGGCAAAATCACCATTTTCTTTCTCAGCCTGAACAACCGAGTCGGTCTCGCCTGTGGCCACGGCAGACATTCTATCAACCCAATCCCCGCTCTTTGTTGTTGAAAATTTTGTAATAGGTTCTCCGGCAAGCATCACACAAACATTAACCATACCGGCACCCCAAGACAGAGCAACACCCGTGTATTCGTCATCAGAGAGCTCCGAGTAACAGAGGGCCTCGGCCTCATTAATTGATCTAGAATCGTAACCATTCTCTTCAAGGATCTTTTTTACAACATCCTCGTGATAACCGACATCAAAATCATCGTCTTCCTGATCAACAGGTTGTGCAGGAACACAAAACACAAGTTTTTCGCCTTTTTTCGCTGCCTTACCGGCAACTTCTTTCAAAATATATGAGAGGATTCTCCTAGCGTCTTTTTCCTTGGAAGAAACTACACCGCGATACATTGGCCTCTTTGCCGAATCATTCCTTTCAACGGCTTTTTCAATTGCATCCTTTCCTAAGATGATGAAAGAACCGTCTGAATCCTTCACGTAATTTTTGCCTGCAAGACCTTTTTCTATCATTTTTGTAGCGATAGGAGTAGATGGTTTGATGATGTAAAAAGCATCCCTGAAATCTTTATATTCAACGCCACCATCTGTCTCCGACGCTAAAACTATAAAAGAAGTTCCAACATCCAATCCTTTAGACATAAAAAAATTAACCCTTTCGATTTTTTAATCTTGATAACTTATCAGCAGCACTAAGTATGTCATCACTAGATTTCGTCACAGTTCCCAGCTTTTCACTCGGGGCATCGAAAGAATCAGTGGACACATTCGTTACAAATTTTCTATCGTCTATTTCTATTTTTGGTTTTTCTAATTTTTCTCTTCCCTTGGGTGGCGAAAATGAAATTAGGGGATTGTCGACTTGGGTATTTTCTTTTCGCAAATAAGATATGACTATATCAAATCTGCCCACAGCATAACCAAGCACAAAACCAGTAAAGAAACAAAACATTAATTCCAAAACTTCACCTCACTCCCGTGCTGCCAAACCCACCAATGCCCCTATCAGTGTCAGACAGCTTTTCACTTTTCAAGAAAGCCACCCTAATGACTTCGCTAAAAACAAGTTGAGCAATCCTGTCGCCTTTTTTTATAAAGAAGTCTTGGGCGCTTGTGTTGTAAAGAATGACCTTGATCTCACCAGTATAGTCGCTATCAATTGTTCCCGGGCTATTGAGAACAGTGATACCGTGCTTTGCCGCTAATCCACTTCGAGGTCTTACCTGGCCCTCAAGCCCTTCCGGAATCTCAAGTCTGAGACCTGTTCCAATGAGACAACTGGCACCGGCAGGAACATTCGAATCTTCACTGGCTCTCAGATCACATCCGGATGCCCCTTTTGTTGCGTAATGTGGAAGCAATGTATCGTCTTCAATAATATAACCAACAAATGCTAGCCTGGTGTCACTCATCTGTGTCATATTCCTCCTCCTCGTTATTCTCAGTAGCACTGGCACCTGTGTTTATGATGAGAGCTTCATCGACGGCCATCATCACATACTTGTGGTACTTTTCGTCCTTCATTACGCTAGCGAACTCAGCCTTATAGAATTTCTTCTCTGCAACGACCTCGCCAGTTTTTTCGTCCGTAACGGTGAGCTCCTTCCAAGCACCTTCACCCGAAATATTCACCCTAACACCGTTACGAACAACGCCTTTGTTTTCCTTACAATACGACTTTACCTCGTCGAAGAGGTACTCGCCTTCGACAATTCCCTTGCCAAATATAATGTCGAATTCACACTTGCGGAACGGTGCTGCAACCTTATTCTTCTTGATAGTAACCGTGGTATGAATTCCAATTACGTTGCCGGCCTTGTCCTTCACTGGATTACCACTACCAAGAGATATCCTCACTGAAGAATGGAAAGGAATTGCCTTTCCACCGGGTGTTACAGTGGGGTCACCGTACATGGTATTGTGGGAAAGAATTCCATTTGAGAAATAAGAATGTGAATTCTCGACTTCAATATCAAGAATGTCTGTTTGCTGATTTAAATGAACAATTTTAGCATATGTCCACCCAAGATCCTGATGAAAGAATTGAACATTTTCACAATCAACTAAAGCTATCGCTTCAACCCAGTGGGGCTTTGAACCACCAACACAAACCCAAAATCTATGAAGAGGAGAAACATTAAGATTGAACTCTTCAATTCTATAAATGTCAGTACAAGACTTTCTGACTATGTTTTTGATCAATTCCCAGCCCTTGTTGCCATAAGAATCCTGGGTAAAAACTTCGTAACCATGGTTCTCAACATTAACCGGTTCATCAAAGGGCATTTCTTCATAAGAAGAGCCCATACTTTCAAATAGCTTAGAAATCGAAATTTGTTCTTGATTCGTGTAGCTCATATTCTCTTATCTTTCCCAAAATCCAATCTTTGGAATTGGAGTCTTTCTTTCTGATATCGTTTTCCCACACAGTGATCAATTTGTATCCTTTAATTTTAGCGCAAGATTTTTTTGCAAAATCCCTTCGCATTAGCTTCTTTTGCATGTAAAGCATTTCTTTTCCATGCAAATAAGCATCAATCAAGTTTGATTATGCCACCCTTTTTCTCACAGTTAGTTGAGTGCTTGGGCCAACACAACCAATTTTTTCTCGAATTTGATTAAGGCAGAGAAGAGTGACGTTGTTCTGACCAATGACTCCGGTGATCTTGCGCATGCCTTTTGAGATAACTCGGGCCTGCAGACCGATCGTATTGTCTTCATATTCACCGTCAAGCTCGGCCTTGGGTGAAGTGGCTGCGACCGAATCCCAAATAACAAGAATAGGAATGTTCTTGTCCAGGACTTGTTTGGCTTTGAGAATAGTCGACTCAATAATTGAGAAGACTTCCTCGGTCATATGAGAATCACAATAAACGAATCTCTTCTTCACGTCGATGCCCATGTCGGCAAGCTTCTGGACAGGCGTGGCATTCTCCGTGTCGATGTATACAACCAGCCCACCCATTGCTTGGGTGACTGCTGCAGCGTGATAAGCCAAGTGCGACTTACCGCAAGAAGGAGGGCCTGAAATTTCAATAATCCTCCCTTCTGGATATCCTCCAGATGTCGTGTTCCTGATTGCATAATTTAGCTGAATGGAGCCCGTATCAATCCAGCGCTTCACAACAGTTGGTGCATCCATTTCGGAGAGATTGAAGGCAATCCTTGAGCCAAATTCCTTGTTGATGGACGATATGAGGTCCTTCATCATGTCGTCAACATCGCCTTTTTTAGTAAGCTGAAATCCCTCAGGGTCTACTGTTTTTTCTTTTTTTGCCATTTTTCCTCAAAAATATTTTATTCAAAACGAACGGGGCGGGTTCTTCGCCCGCCCCTTCACTCTCACTCGTCGTCCATTAGCTCTGCGAAAGCGTCGTCAAGCGATTGTTTCTTTGTGCTTGGCTTTGCCGCAACTGGCTCTGACTTCTTTGGTGCTGGCACCTTTTTCTCGGTCGGCTTCAGCTCAGCAGCAAGATTATCGAGCTCATCAGAAGAAGTTGGTCCACGTGATGTTCCGGCATTCGTGTCCTCAGAAGCTGTGTCACCACTTAGCCAGCTATTGAGAACTGCCTCGATCTCAGAAGGAGACTTGATGGGATACATATCGTCAATATTTGGAATCGACTCAAGCCACTTAGAGCTCACTGAATGATCATCATGTAGCTTCGTCGGCCTCCGGGCCGGATCGACCATCGTATCCATGAACTGCTTTCCTGGTGCCTGAGACAGCGTCACCTTTAGATCAAAGCCTTCAGCAGGTGAGAGAATGTCTCCAACCTCTTCGTCAAGGAAGAAGCTCAACATCCTCTGGTAAACAATCTTACCGAAGGACCAAACAAGAACACCTTGATCCTCCTGACCACGGACAATGACTGGGGCATAACATCGCATCTTGGGAGCGAGCTTCTTAGCAAGAACCCTGTCATCAGGCTTGCCACTGCTGTAAAGTTTGCGAATCAGATCATGGATAGGATCTGGCTTTCCAAACTGATTGGGTGCAAGGATGCCCTTATTCTCACCAAGGTAATAGAACCACCTCTCGAGGAAAGGCTGTCCGTCACCTGAATTCTTCCAAGGGAGACACCGAATCTTGTGCTCTCCAACCTTCGGCTTCCACATCTGGACCGAAGACGTCCTCTTGACACCGCTTAGCTCCGCAACACGACGCTTAATTGCCTCTAGATCAATAGCCATATTCCTATTCCTTATCCTTATCCGCTGCAAAAATAAAGACTACACATCACCGCACCATGCGATATCGCATGCAGTCATTATTTACTTCCTCATCCTACTGTGCCGCTTTGCAGTTTGTCTAAACTGCCCTGCTTGTTTTTTCACAAGTGAATTACTTCCATGTGACGAAGTTCTTCTTTTTCTTCTTCAGCTTGCCACCAGGAGAAACAGGATCTTTGCCCATGTCCTCAGCACCAGCACCAAGCGGACCTGTGAAACCAGCAACGCCGCCGGCAACGCTCATTTCATCCACTTCCTCTTCCTTGTCCTTGGTTTTTTCTTCCGAGTCCTTTGATTTCCGATTTGACTTTGATGGAATTAGCTGGTTTGGCGCACGGGGATTGTTGATCTCCGTGGCCAAAATCTCAGCTATGTATTTCCTAAGCACTTCGTTCATGGAAATAAATATTCGCTCAAGCCAAAAGTCCCTTTTCTTGTTTCGTAGAAATAAGATCCGCGATGTGAACGATGTCTGCCAACATGGGCTCCTTCATCTTATAAGGAGCATTCTCATCTGCATACTGTCCATCATTGAGCTTAATCGACAACCACTCATCCTGAGACAGCTTGAGGCCAAAATGTTGACACAACCAAACTCCACGATCAGGTACAGTCATGTACATGATCTCCTTGTTGTGCTTATACATCTCACCAAGTTTGTCACGGTGCCAATCGGAATCCTGAGGAACGTAGTAATCATTCTCATGATCGCCCACCTTTCCAAGGTCGTGAAGAAGACAACCAATGATCAAAGACTCCTTTGAAACTTGCCAAGAAAATGACTTAACCAGCCTCATTGCATTCATGAGAACGCGGAGCGAATGGTCAACCAGGCCGCCAGGCTCAGCCAGGTGAAAATCTTTGCGTGAACTGGCGGGACACAAAGCAAGGCGCTCGCCGAGGTGGTCAACCAGAGCGAGCGCAGCTTCAGATCGATCTCCCAACTTCTCCATGAAAGAACGATACTTGTCAAAATTAGATGCAATGTCTTCAGGTGATAGGCTCATGCAACATATGATATTATGTCACTTAAAGAATGTTCAATAGCTTCCATATGAAGAGCCAGAATAGCTGTCGGAATATTGATCAGCTGGCGCACTGTCGCCACTTTTCTTTAAGGAACTCTCGTACTTTGAACCACTTACAGGCCCATAATATTCCTCGTTGCCCATATCGTCTGTCAAATACAGATCGTCTCCCCTGCGAACGATCCTTGATCCGGAATATTCCAGCAGGGTCTTGGAAACTTCTTCTCTGATGATTCTTCTTAGTTGATTGATCGAAATTCGCATGGCATATGTATTATACCAACTCGAACTTTAAAGGAAAACGACATTCATATCCAGGGACTTCAATACTGCTTAATTCCTTGACTGATTTCACCTTGTCGCCCCTAACATCAAGAATGATAGCATCGTGCAAAACGAATAATGGCCTGACACCATCTGTCCCAAGTGTCTGAACGACAGAATCAAAGCCCAGCATCGCCACATCGACACCCGTAGACTGGGCAAAAGTATTGATCAACAGATTATCGTTTCCTTCCTCGAGAAACAATGGTCGACCAAATCGATTCGTCAACTTCCCTTTAGATCGAAGTTCTTCCTTGAGTCTTGAACGCAAATCAGAGAGTCGGAAGTGTTCACCAATCAAATTAATGAATCGATCAACTTTTTCCTCCTGGACTTGGAGTCTGGCAATGAGGGCATTTCTCGAGATGCCATAAAGCTCGGCGATCACTGCAGTCTTCACCACATCACGAGAAACAGTGCCGCCAAACAATGCCTTGGAAATTTCTTCATAGAGATCCTCAGCAGGGGAAGACTTGCCGGCCTCTGCCAAGACCACCCTGACCTCGAGGGCACGAAAGTCAAGAGAACAAATAACACCATCTTCGAAGGCCGACTTCAACATGTTGCGACACTCTTTCTTTAGCGTCAACATATTGGGCCCATCCTCGACTGTCAAGCGACCGGTCCTCGTGCCGAATCGGTTATAAACGACCGGGCGTGCATAACCTGTCCGACCAGGCTTGAAGCTCTCTATCACCTGCGAATTCTGTTGAGACTCTGTGGACAATTGCGTCCACCGCGAAACGTCTATCTTTGTAGGCTTCAAACTCCCAAGGAGTCGACTTCCTGCTGTCCAGGCAGCGTCATAGTAGTCGAAGGGTAGCTCCGAAAATACAGATGAGGTTTCATGCACAAGATTTTTAAAGTATTTTTGGTAGACATCGTGCGGCACCGCATGCTGCCACATGACAGGAAGATGGGAGCCAGATGTGACTATCGACATAGATTTGATATACTTTTCTGGTAGACCGGGCAGCTCAATGTTCAACAGCCTAAGGAGCGTGTCCATGCACCTTGAAGTGGATGTCGACTTATATTCGCCCGAAAGGTGCCAAGACCCACGGGGGACAGAGTCAGACCACTGAAAACCACTTTCGATCACTAAATGCCTGGACGAACCAAGGACCTTTGAATCGATGCAAAACTGGGACATTTTTAAGATGATAATCCGCCTAGAAGCAAATTGACACCCTTAACCCAAAAATGATTTGACCACAATAAACCACAATGAAATTTATCAGCCACCCCCGCCAGCAGGAGCAGCAGCTTGCGGTTTCGGCCCCTGAGACTTTTTACTTGCTGCTGCTATTTCGGCAAGGCGCTGGGCGACTTCACCCTTCACAACGGCGGTGATTTCGGGAGCTGATTGGAATTTGCCGTAGCCATCGGTGTATGCTAGCGTCCAGGATGTCTCAAATCGTCCGGGGGCTATTGTATGCGAAATTTGAGTTGTCGTATAAAGGTTGTCGAGCGTTGTTCCGGTCCCAAGGTCAACAAAATACTGTTGGTACATTTGAGCAATTGGACATCCAAGCGTCGTCATGGAGAGCTGTGCAGGAACAACCCTCAAGGGTAAACCATTCGGGTCTTCAAGTCCCGCACCTTCTCCACCCCCCCCTGCTGTGGCACCCTTTTGTGCATTGATTATGTTCGCGGCAGCTATCAATCCGTCAGTTTTTGATGACAACGTTATGTTCTTTACGAGAGTGCCATTTGTTCCGACGACAATATTGGGAGCCTGTGACTTGACAAATTTCCTGATTTCCGCGGCAGAGGAAGGTCCCTTAGATATCACGTACTTTCTTCCATAAGGATTCTCCACCACCTTGAGCGCTCCCTCGACCTCTTTGTTTACTTCGGTCACCATCTGACTTGCTGCATCGACGGCGGCGGTCTTGCCTTTCTTGTTGGGAGTTGATGGATATTTTTCCTTTAAAAATTTCTCAATTGGTTCGGAGTTTATCTCACCAATCTCCCAGCCGGTGTCGGTTTTCATCAATTTGGTCAAGAGGTTATAGGGGGAATGTTGTTTATCATATATGTGCACCCTCTTTATCAGCCCCTCAGTTTTACTTTCTTCTTCGGCGATGGTCTTGCGCGATTTTTTAATCTTATCGTAAACATTGCCACTGCTGGAATTTTTTGAGCTTGATTCAACAACCATTTCTATGATGGGCCTCTTGAGAGAACCGTACTTTGCGCACCAATCTGTCATGACTGATTCGTATTGTTTCGTTTCCTTCTTTTTCATCTCACCTTTGTCGGATATTTTATACGGCTCATAGGCATTATACATGCCATAGCCCGGGCTCCTGTTGTCAGCAAATTGGTTTTCTATCACCAGTCCCATGAATGCCTCAATGGTGAGGGGACCATTTGAATTTTTCACCAAATTCAAATATCCATTCATGAGCCTGTGGGTGTCGATGGGAAACTCAGCTATGGAATGTCCGCTGACGGGGCCACACTCTTCATTGAGGCCATAAAAGATGACCTGCAGCTCATCGCAATGTTGTAACATTGCAGGCGCAACAAATTTCATAAATAACTTTCCAAATGAAATTATCCTTGGGACGTTAAAGTCTGTTTTACCCACGATGAGGCCTCTGGCTGCAGCGTCATTTATTGCACTTTGATAAATGTTTGCGGACAAGACGGAGCCGCCGACCTTGGCGTCAGTGAATTTATCTATCGCACTGGTGAGATCTTCATTAAAATATCCCTTCGCGCTCCGAACGCTGTCCGCAAGGAAGGGGTCTTCTAAAACTCCGGTGCCCTCCTGGAGCTTTGACATGAAATCGCTTTGTATTTGTTTGGTGAAAGCTTTCGTTTTTTCCTTTATATCCTTGATGTTGTTCTCCAGGGCTGTGGCATCTTCGGTGGAGATCTTGCCTCCCTTTTTAAGAGAGTCGACTGTTTTCGTAATGAGATTGTCATATCCCGAAAAGTCGCTGGCCGGGAGGTCTAGCATCACTCCGCGACGAGAGGCATCGATGAGCTGAGTCGTTTTTAAGTCGGCCTGGAGCTCGACACTCCCTTCCGGCAAGTTGGCAGTGAGTCCCTGCACAGCAACAGCAAGTTGCTGCAGGGCTTTCCTTTGGGTTTCAGCCTGACCACCATCAATGGTTGCTTGGTGAGCTTCCCGGATGCCTTTGCTCACCATCTCGAGAGTGAGAGAGGCCTGGTCGCCCCCGCCAAAGCTAAATTGAGTGTTGGATATCATCCAACAGTCCGTCTTAATCATGTTCTGATTTATAAACTTTGAATAATGGTCTTCGCTCTCATCCGTCGTCCTGGGTGCCAACCAGCCTGACGTCGTCCACACCGTGACATCGCTAAACCCGTTGGCTCCCTTAATAAAAGGAGCCAATTCAGAGAGCCTGGACTTGTCGTGAATCTTTAGTTTTAGAGTACCTTTTTTGTGAATTAAGGCTCCGGCGCCGGCATTCATGTACTGTATCAGCATGTCCTCTATGGAAGCGAATGGCAAAAATGGCTTCGGTTTTACGAGCCTTTTGTACACACCGCCACCGCCCAGATAGTCCATGTTCGTCAGCGTCTGAGGCATGAAAAACATCTCTGGTCCCATGTAAAGCGTATCCCTTTGGTTATCACCTTGTCCGGGCGACATTTGCAGCATCGCCTTGTCCGCCTCCGTGATTGGGATGTTTTTTTGTGTGGTGTCGGCGCCGCCGTCGCTCGAGCCTAACAAAAATCTGATCATATTGGGCGTGTTTATGGACTTCGAGTTGGCCTGGAGGAGCCCGGCAGGATGGTGCATTTCAAATTCAACTTTAAGATAAGGGATCATCCTGGAAGGCATGATGCTCGGCATGTAATTCAGGAAAAGCTGCACGGCATCGGTCCCAGACACCGCAGGGGTAATGCGTGGGCAGGACGTCACAAAAGCGGAAAGCTTCTTGTTTTTAAGGGGGCCATCCAAGGTGATGATCCCATTGAGATCATCGACAGTTTTTGTTGTCGTCTTTTTTCCCTTTTCAGGCTTCTCGAGCTTCCAGTAGTCTTCGTCCCCGAAGGAAATCTTGTCTTCATTGAGCGATATCACGTGAAATGATTTTTTCAACTCTCCTTGTTTCTTGGGGTCTCTGACCCCCTCATAATGTTGTTCTATCCCTTTTTTCACTTTCGAATATGCGGCAACTTCCCCTTGGGGGTTGCAGAGCAGTCCCAGGATTAATTCTTCGATGTCCTGTGCGTTCGACGCATCCACCACACCACCTGAGTTCATAACCAAGGCCTTGGGGGTCATCATCGCATATATGTCAAGAAGGCTGTTATTGATTGTCATTAGCCTACCAGCGCCTCGATGTCAGATAAATTCAGGACGTTTATTACGGTCCCGGGAGGTACTTGGAGACCCCACCCTATTTCGCTGGCGGCTGCCAAAACCCACCAATAAGAACCGTCGCCGTAAAATTTTCCGGCCAGCGTGTCCAACCTGTCGTTGCCTGTCAAAATGACTTGATTTACGGGAATCAATCTCCCGTTTTTCAAAGCTGACCTCAGCGTTGACAAACACAAAGCAGCTCGCAATTGCTCGCCACCGGCTATCTTGTTTTCTCTCCTGTACCTGCTGAATGCCATGTTTACCTACCTCTCGGGGCAAAAGGACCGACTGGATATATTGGTGCACGATTGGTACCCTTGTGATCCAATCCAGGCGTAATGTCGTGTATTGGAGCAAATGATATCGTTATCTTACACATTTTTGGAGCCTTTTTTCCTATTTCGTCGGTTTCCCACGTCACCTTGTCCATCCAGTCAAAATTCATGCTTTCTATGAAACCGGCCAAACCCTTGCCGCCCACAGTCCTAAACGACTTGGCGATCAAATTTCCCTTTCCAGGAGCACTTGGGTCATCGCTCATGAATTCCATGACGCTAGCTCCGTAATCGTCTGGGTCCGCCTGCGTTTTCATGAACTTTGTAAGCGACGGCTGGGTCAGCGTTATTTGTTTTTTGTTGACAGTTATCGTCTTGCCAATAATTTGTTCCGTAGGAATCCCCTTATTACCATATTTTTTGCCCAAGCTGTCCGCGTCTTTGAGGCCAAAGTGGGCCAGCTCGTCGCCATCGGGGAGCTCTATTACACATGTGACAGTGCTGTCATTATTATTGACAGCTTCAATTTTCAAGACAAGGCCTACGGGAAAAGTCATTGGGGCGACCGTGACGCCAGGCAAGTTCGGAGGAATTGATATGCTGGTGGCATTAACTCCGTTCATTTTTAGCTCCCCGGTGGGGATGAACTTATAACCGCCGGCAGTGTCAGCAGTATTCTTTAGTTCCTCTATTTTATTTTTTAGTGCCTCTATATTTAATTTAGATGTGTTGAATTCTTCGCCACCCTTGCCGGCAAATTTGGTGTCGCTGTTTCCGTATCCGAATATTTTTGCCAAATTGTACCTTGAGTAATTGCTTCTAATCAGGTCTCCTATCCTCACTCTCGTCAGCGGTGATGCGGAAAACTGTTGGCTAAACGGGGCGGTGTACTTATATTCGTCGGCGCCGGTGCCTTGGGAGATTTGATAACCTTCTGTGAATTGCGGATATATCATCGTTGTTAATTTGTTTATTTTTATCCACATGCTGTCGAAGTCGTTCTTGGAGAGGGCAGCAACATAAAAAGAAAAAGATATTTTTCTCGATGTGCTCTTGTATATCTTTATGGATTCAACCCTGCCAATCGCGTCGACGTTGTCGTAGTTCGCGGTAAAATCGTCCGACAGGGAGGCCAAAAACGCGTGGAAGCTGACAATTTCGTTGGTCCTTACATCGTGAAAATAAAATGGAACATACTCGGAATCCAAATAGTTCTCAAACAACTCCCTTTCTTCACCGCTTATCCTGCCTGTGTCTTCAACCTTGTAGGGCGAGATCTTTTTACCGCCAAGATCCCTAAGGTTGCTTTGCTCCGAGTTGAGGAGCTTGGGCGCGCCCATGCCGCCAATCAAAATAGAATTTAGGGTTGAATTTGGCAATATAATTCTGTCAATCGCCCTATAAGAGGACCAAGCCAAGGCCTGATTTCCGGCTTGGTCCTTGCCCCTGAGGCGACTCTTGGTGACCGCATGGGGACCTGGGCCGGCGTACTCCAGAGAGTCAATCTTTGAAATTTTTTCGTCGCCTTTTTCGTCCTTGTGTTTGACTCTTTGGGAGGAATTTTCTGACAAGAGTGCGTCTCCGAGCGTGACGAACACGTTCATCGACCTCATGATCCTGGATTCTCTGAGGACAGATATTATTTCCAGCACCTGCTTGATGACTCCAACGGCGTCGGTAGCTTGGGCCGAGGCGGCGAAGGAGTCCGCAATAATGAATATTGATCTCATTATAGATCTTAAAACGACCAAATTGTAACCTGGGTTTTGAGAACCATAAATCGCTATTTCACCAACCGCAGGGATCAATTTTTGAAGCCCAGAAAGGTAGCTAGTTGAAAAACTCTCAAGATCGGGATTGGCACCCAAAAATGTCAATAGACCCAGTACCAAGCAATCACTGAATGGATAAGCTGGATTATAAAGACCCAGAAGATCCGTCCAGCTGAAAGTTCCTCCCATGATCGCCTTCACAATTCCTCCGGCGGTTAGAACAGAAGCCGGACCCATGCCCTCTCTCCATCTTCCCATGTCCATGATTCCGGTGGACGGGCTTATAGGCGTAGGTGTAGAGGTAAAGCCTATGGTGAAGAGGGTAAAGACCAAGCCCACCGCTAGCGACATTGCGACCACGAGGAGCTGCATTCCTAGGTTCGAAACCCCGCCGAATCTGTCAAAATTGTTGTTGAGGGATCCCCAGGAGACTGCTGACGGGTTGACCAAAAAGCCTGGGTCAAGGTTGTTGGTCGTTAAATCGGATATGACATTTTTCACCTCGAGCTCGCTGACATTGACTCGAGTTACGCCCATCTGTGTCCGGCCTGGCAATATTGCAGTCGCATCGCCAGGAACATTGTTCGCAGCAAACGAACCCAATTCGTAAGATGAGCGGGCCATCAAGATGCCGCCAATTTGGGATAGACGTCCGAAAGAAAATTGATAACTTTCGTCCAAGGCCTGGTCAGGTGCTTCTCCCATTTTTAACGTGCGAGGATCGTAAAACACATTTTCTTTGAGGTTCCCTTCAGAATTGGTTATTCTGCTCTCAAAAGAGCCTTTTGAAAATCTATTGTTGATTACGGCGCTGCTGTATTTGCCAACAACAGGACTGAGTTTAGCATTTATTTCACCCGTGCCTTCAACCAACTGAACGGTCGACAGCACAGAATTGCCATCCTGTGCTGTTTTATCGGCTAAAATTCCCTTGCCTTTTATGAAAATTTTGGACAGCCCGGCCTTCGCATAGTAGTCGGAGACACTCTTTAGCGTCGTAAATTTCGAACCGTCGACGTTAAAATATTTCTGTTTGTCAGTGTCAGAGATTTGTGGGCGAACAGGCGATCCATTTTCATCAGTGAGTTTTAATTCTTCTTGATTCGGTACCGCTGGTGTAACCGGATAATAATTCTTTTTTGTTGTGGAGCTTAGGTATGAAGACAACGTTCTTTTCGTCTTCACAGACAAGTCGCCGCCGACATTTGTGTTGATCGAACCTCGATTCCACTTGGTTTTACTCACACCGTCATCTTCGACTCCGATGTCGTAATGGTGCAAATTTAATTCGCTATCAGGAAATCCGCCTGTTCCGGTATCAAGTGTTTGTTGGGGTTGGTTTTCGTCTTTGGACGGCATAAAAAATTATTTCATCACTTCTTGTTTGAATCTTTAGTAATTAAAGACTCGTCTATTTCTCTCAGCTTTTTTTCATCATTCAAAATTTCCTTATTTTCTCTAATTTTTTGAAAATTAGACAGCATGGCACCGGTCATTGTTGAAACCATTTGACTCACGGTGTCGATGATCATCTGTTTTTCTTTTTCATCTTTTGACATTCCCACAACGAGCTTGAACCTCTCGTCCTGCAAAATGGCGTTTACATAGTCTTCTTTGGTTTTTAAGTCGGACATATTGTTATCCTATCACCCTGAATAGCCTGAGAACCTAGAATTGTTTGAAGAATTTGCATGAATAAACATTGTTTGATTATCCTTTATGGGCATTTCCTTCTGTTCCAGAAGGAAATTGATTCTATCTCTTATGATCGACCGGTTGTCTTTTATGATCGCACTCTCCACCTTGCCAGTATCCATTGTAACATTAAGGTTGACAGTCAAGAGAACTTCTTTGCTGCGAACTGTGTAAATGCCACTGCTGCCCAATCCCATTTTACCGGCAAATTCCTCAAGCTTGGTCTTTATGTCAACTGAAGTCCCCTTTGCGAGGGCTTCGTCAACCTTTTGGATAGCAGTGACAACTTCCTCGACAGTCTTTATCATGGCAACGGCTTGACCGGGGACTGATGTCTTAAATTGATCAAAGATCCTCTGCGCGCCGGACACCATGTTCTTAACACTGTCAAGAGTTCGTGGCATGTTATCAATTGCTTTTATGTTATCGAATAGACTTACGGCTGGATCGATCCCCTTTTCAACGTCCTTCAGTAGATTTACCACGTCAGGAATAAATGTGCTCTTGACTTGGCTGGATTGGTAACCACCTATCACTCCGGAAACATCCTTAAACTTCGTCATCAAAGTATTTATGCTTCTGTTGCCACTGGGTTCCGCCAAGGCCGTAAAGATGAAATTGAGATTTTCCATCGTTTGAGACAAGAACGCATTTCCTATGCCCATAGGACCATCCTCAAGGTCCTTGGTTGAATTGCTCATTGAGGAAAGAACAGGACCCATTTCTTTAAACAAATCGCCCAATTTCTTTATGCCATCAATTGCAGACGTGTCTTTCCCGATGTACTCACCAATTTTCTTGACATAATCCACCAAGAATTTTAAGCTATATTTTTCTCCCCAAGACGCCCCGGCGAGAGCCGAGAATATTCCCATCACATGTCCGAATGTGTCTTCAAGGAAGGCGTTACTTTTGCCCTTTGAGCCCTTGTCTTCTATTGAATTTAGGCCACTAGTGATTCCAGAAAATGAAGATCCAATTCCGCTAAGCATCTCACCCAATTTTTTGCTCGTATCAACAAGGGCGGTTCCTTTCCCCATGTAATCACCGATCTTTTGGAGATAACCAGCCACGTATTTTATGCTATAATATCCATTCCAGGTGTCACCAGCCAGCGCAGACAATATTCCCATCACATGTCCGAGTGTGTCTTCAAGGAAGGAGTTACTTTTGCCTTTGTTGCCTGGGTCAGGAATGTCACCAATTATTTTTGAGAGTTCACTTATTTTTCCAAATGTTGAAAAAATACTGCTGACAGTTTCAAGTTTGTTCTTAAATTCTTGGCCAGAAGGTATTGTCTTTGTCACAGCCATCATCGAGCTGACCAGCTGAGGTATGGAATCTTTAACCTTGTCAAAAATATCAGAAATGCTTGGAAAGCTACTGACGACACTTACGATAGCGCCTTGGGCAGCATCAACTTTAATATTTCCTGCATCCTTAGTTGAAGAAGAAAGCGTGCCGGCTAAGCCAGTTATGGCCTTGATAATTTCTGCAAGAGGTGCCAGGCCTGAAATTTGCTCTGGTTTTAATCCAGACAAGGAGCTTGTGACAGAACCGATCAACTTTTTCGCAAATGGTAACAGCTTTTCCGTGACGGCACCGAGAACCTTTTCCATGTAAGTTGCAGCCGCAGTTATTCCAGCCGAATCCACCTCAGCTTGTTTGACACCACCACTCCAAAAGCCAGCACCTGAGACTTTTGTTTTTTGGAATTTTGAAACGTCAGGAGCCATGCCCTGTATCAAACCAGTGAGGGCTTGAAAAATGGTCGATATGGCTTGAGCAGACTTTTCTATATTTTCAGCTCTACCAATCTTTGCCATTGCTTCTGCTATGGCGCGAATGAGAGGAATGACACCCTTCATCATGCTTTCTATATACACGGCTGCTCCGGAGAAACCAGCTCTTAAATTTTCTGATCTCTTGCCAGAGAGGCTATCAATCCAGCTGGTTGATTCGCCAGCCAATTTTCCAGTAACATCACCTATTTTGCCCATCAGGTCGCCAATTGACTTGATCACTTCAGCAAAAGCCTTGAGCGGTTCTATTTTATCTGGCGTGATAATTTTCACAGCCACTATGAGCTGTTTTATAACCTGATTTATTCCGCCATTTCCATTTTGGCCATCGAGAAGCGTCTTGATCATTTCTGTGACCGAGTCTATTTGTTTGGCCTTGTCGGCAGCACTGCCAAAGGCACTAAAGTCCATCGCTTTTATTATGTTAGCAATTTTTTGCATTAAATCACCAACAGCATTGACAATCAAAACGAAAGTCTCGGCCTTTATTTTGAGGGCAGCCGGATCTTCCTTAATTTTGCTAAGCGATTCCATGATGACCACAGCAGTTGCTGACAACGCCAACACACCAGCAGCCATGGCTGCCATTCCGGCGGCGGCGGCTCCAGCGGCAACACCCATTGAAGAGATTATGGCAGCGCCGATCGCAGCGGCTTCCACCAGAATAACACCTACTTTCATGTAAACATTTGAAATAGCCTCCATCATGATTGCGGCTGCCTCGATCGATGCAGGATTAAAACCTTCAAATGACTTCAGGATGAGCCACGCAGTTCCAACAAGAATAGCAACAGTGGCGGCCATGGTGCCCATTCCAACCGCTACTTCTTTAAAAGCTTGTTTTATCAATTTTGAAATACCCAGAGCCATTAAGACAATGGTGGCGGCGGCACCATACATGGGGACCATAGCCAAGAACAAAAGTGTTGCCTTGCCAATGTCTTCTATGGAAACATCTTTGACGACTTTTAATGCAAGAGCAAATGCTCCGATGCCCTCGAGAAGAAGGAACGCCATTCCAGCAAAGACAGTTAGCAAAGATTGCCACGTGACACCCTGAAGGCCGCTCGCAGCTTTCAAAAAGACGCCCATTGGGATAAACATTCCTGCAACCGCGCCGAAGACAATGGCAGCTTTGCCAATGTCTTCTATGGAGACATCCTTCACAACAAGGAGTGCTATTTTAAATGCCCCCAAACCTATCGCGAACACTCCTGCCATTCCGACCAAAAATGCGGTTAATTTGCCCCAATCGACTGTGTTTGAAGTCGCATCCTGCATCTTTTTTAGTGTTTCAGGGTCAGGAAGGGAGCTGCTCATCATGGCAGACGGACTAGAAGAAACAGGCGCCGCAGCTTTTGCAATTTGTTCGACAGACTTTCCGCCATCAGCTGCGGCTGCATTCTTAGCACCTCCCATCAGGCCGCCAAACAAAGCTTTGCCGGCCTTATTAAATAAACCGCCTGACACTGCCCCTATCACGCCACGTAATAAAGCTGGTCCTAGAATTATTGCGGCAGCGCCAGCTATGATTGCATGTCCTGTCTTTGTGTGTAAGAGCGCATCTTTCAATTTTTCCCACAGGACTTCTGCAAGCCTGCCCAAGGCAGGCAAGAGTTTGTCTGTGAGACTGATTATTGCCTTTTCCATGGGAGTCTTTATCGCATTTCCCATGCCAGATGCATTGACGTTTGGAATTTGAGGTTTTTTAATCCAAGCCACCAGCTTATCGACCAACCCGGCCAATTCCGTGAACATCCAGTCGGCAATGCCGCCTATTATATTTAAGGCCGCGATACCGAATTCCTTGAATCCCTCAAGGACCTTTTTACCTGGGCCGGCACTTTTATCAAAAAAACTAAAAAAGATAGACTTTATTTTTTCAATGACATCGGTAAAGCTCTTTATGTTGCCTTTTTTAAAGTCATCGACGACACCGAGTATTTGACCAAACATATCTTTGAATTTTTTTGGATCAAAGAGATCTTTTATGCCACCAAAAATCTGTTTGACACCCGGAAAGAGATCAACAAAGGCCTTGCCCATCTTTATGCCGAATTCATAAGAGGACCTAAGGGTCTGTCTTATATTACTCATCATCCCCAAAAAGGCCGGTGATGATTTAATACCAAGCTGTAATCCTTCTATGATGTGAGAGAATATTCCACCGGACGCCCCTGTGCCACCAGACTGAGCTATTCTCTCTATTTGATCAGACAATTTTGACATTGCGGTGGCCTGATCCATGACGCTGCCTTCCACCTTGTCACCTTCTTTGGTGATTTTCTTCATCATGTCGCCCTGGTCTTTGTTTGCCAACATCGCATCCATTGTGGCTGCATCCAGGCCGGTAGTTTGCTGAATGAGTTTTCTTTCCTGGTAGGAAAGCTTCGTCATGTCCTTGCCGGTCGCAGCAAATTGCTTGCGAAGTATCTCCATCTTCGAAGATGGATCTTGGGCAGACATTATTTCCTGTGCATTAATGTTCGTACCAAATGCTTCGTTCAATTTGGATGTTGATTCGGCGGCAGAATCAAAGGTGTCAAATGAATCCATCAACCCAGTCAGCTTATCGATGGAGACACCCAGCTTGTTTGCATAAACGACAGCCGAAGCCAATTCTTTTGTGGACAGATGACCGAAGTTCTTGACGTCGGCCATAGCCTTACCCATATCCTTCGATATAACCTTTGCATCCAAGCCGAAAGCCTTGGCCATGCCTAGAGATTGTTTGGTGATGTCTCCTAAAACATCACCCATTTTGACTCCCATCATATCCGCCTTGCCGGCGATGGTGTTCATCTGTTCTGCGGTGATGCCCAGGCCTTTTTGGTATGCCAACAGAGCACCGCCATTTTCTTCAAATTCGTTTGCGTGTTTCGCAAACTGTGGGCCCATGCCCTTCGCAACCTCGGTTACGTACTCCATTTTCTGCGCCAAATTCCCAAATACCCTAAAGGAATTCAAGCCAGTGTCGTTAAAGCCCTTCAGCTCCTTCGAGGTGGAAATAATTGCTTTGGAAGAAACAGAGGAAAGCGCCCCGAACTCTGTCCTAACCTTTTCGTAAGCAGCGGCCAGCTCATTACCGCCTCCACCAGAAGAAGCCATGTCCATGAGGCCGCCTAAAATTTTAAACGGTATGGAAAGGATACCCTTTGCAATAGAAAAAAGACCATCTACTACGCCGCCAACTACTCCACCCACGCCTTTCAGTAGTGCAAATAAATTTCTAAATCCTTGTCCCAGTCCATCAAGAGCTGAAACAGCAACAGTGGCAGCTTGGGTCAATTTGGACTTCATGACCTTGGCCAAGTTTTGCATCACACTTTCGGTTTTTGTGGTCTGCTTCTCTAGTTTTTGTGCTTCCTTGGTTACACTTTGCCACTTTTCAGGTGAAAAACACTTGTCTGAGGAATCACAAATCTTTGCCATGTTTCCGGCCATGGCTTGCATTGAAGCTTGCAACTGAGCAAAGATTTGTATTTGATCGCCCAGGGCCTTGGAAGCCTCCGTGGCAGATTGCTTGACGGCCTGCATTGACTTAGCAACGCTTTCGGCCGTCTTCGGATCCATATTGTTACCACTTCCGCCTTCATTTCCAGCCATGGCCTACATCCCTCCAATGCAAAAACTTCAGATCAAAGTGGCCAACGGACCCCAAGGGTCCTTTCAAATTCAGAAGCAGACATTTGCTTGATCCTCAATTTGTCTATGACCGACTGAACAGATGCACCTGGTTTCTGTAGTTCATCTTGGAATCTTCTTGACGCCGAAAGCGCATTGGCAACGGCATTAATTTCACTCTCACTGCCTCTCAGCTTGGTATTAACCAATTTTCCGGCCAGCCAAGCGCCCAATGACGCCAAGAAAATCTTTCCAGTCAAACTAAGGGAAAACATCCCTTCATTTAATGTGTCATTTTTGTCAGTCTCGGCGGCCATAAAATCTCCTAAAGTGCTAAAGCTCTACAGTAAATAATAGCATTAAGTCAAATTTGACATAATTTATGTAAAACGACGAAGCCTTGAAGGCGTCTGTTCCCTTGCCATCCCCTGTAGCGCTCGAGTATCAGGAGAATTTTGATGCACGGCGCGAGACTGCGTGTTGCCGCTGTCGTGAGTTCTCTTTAATTCACGACTAATTCTGTCGATGAACCAGCGCTTGTACGCAACTGGCAGATTTTGAACCTCGCTATAGAGAAATCCACCATAGTAAGTGAGCAAAAACGCCGGTTCAAGGATCAGCTGTTCTCTATCTTCCGGCCGAAGGCCAAAGAAAGGTGACACCGAGGGGCATGCTCACCTCCTCACCGTGACCGCATGAATCACAAACAGTGTGCTGCTTCATCTCAATTCCAGGCTCATTTTCTTTCACATAATTGCGAAGGGCCAATGAGTCACGGGCAGGCATCGCCTTAACGAATGCAGCAATCTTTGAGCGATCTTCAATGCCATCGATTGAAATAATTGAATAAAGCAAATTGGTTGTAACATTGGACTCGGCGCCCAACGCCAACTTCTTCTGCTTCTCATTCAACATCATGATCTCTTCCTCGTCACGGCCGGTCATGAACTTAAACCTAACAACCTTCTTGCTGTAAGGGAGCAAGAACTCAAATAAATTAACACCAGGCTGAACAGGCTCAATCTCAAGTCGCTTTATGGGAAGAGAACCAAGATCGAATGAATGCGGTGACTTAATGTTGCACTCAGGGCACTCCATCTCAACCTGATACTCAGGTCCATAACCCGTAATTCGAATGGCAGTCATCAAAGCATTTCTATCGCCGCTGAGGAGGTCAAGAGGATTAATTGACCTATCTATCAAACAAGACTTAATCAGCTCAGTAACAACTGTCCCTTTCTTCAATAAGGCTCTGGAGGTTAAAATATCTTCCTCCTTGGCAGTCATCGCCTTAATCTCAACGACATCCATCTCGTAGAGAGACGACCCTTGAGGGTACACCCTCCCAGAAGAAGGAAGCGGCACAACCTCATGAGGTATATCTAATCCAAAATCAGCCTTTACCTTATCTGATGCCGACTGTCTCGGCATTCTTGGATCAACGCCCTGTGACATTTGCTGCTGCTGAGAAAAAACTGCATTCTTCTGTTCACGATCTTCTGACATGTGCTAAGTCTCCTGATAACTTATCATATGGCCGCAGCGCAGAAAGTAAACAAATTCAACAAAAAAACATCTTATAATAGTTCACTTACATAATTAAAAAAGAAATAGGTGCTTAAATGGCTATCAACTACCCTCTACAAGGCGAATTCAACACTTCAGCATATACAATCTCAGCTACTCCCTTTGTGACATCATCAACCATCACACTGGGTGAAATAAAAGAAATCAATTTCGGCTACGTATCTAGATTTTTCTCCGTAAAAAACACCTCCCCAGGTACAGTCATATCGGTGGGATTCTCCACCAACGGACTCAAACCAAAAAACTCAAACTTCTTCTTCCTCAGCGGCTCACAAGACTCAGGAGCGCTCGAACTCAGGGCAGACAAAATATTCATCTCAGGCTCAAGCGGAAACTCCATTTTTACCATAACCGCAGGACTAACAACAATAGCATCCAAGTTCGCCACACCCCTCACATCATCAATGGGCTTCACCGGAATAGGTTAATCACAATTAATTTTCATGAGATAATTTCCACAACCCCAAATCTCAACAACTCCCGACTCTTTGGCAACTTCTTCTTGTGATAGATTACGAATCTTATCTGCTTTGTATTTAAATCTATTGTAGCGATGACCATAGTCAGTCCACCAAAATCTAGCACCCTTCGGTGACGACTCTAATCGCCAACCGGCAGTCAAATAGCTTTTGCCGTCGCCAACACGAGCGTCGACATAAGAAATGATGGACTGGAAACCCAAAGATTTTGCTTTCTTAAGCGAAACGGAAGTCAATCTTCCAATCCATCCACGAATTGTAATTCCTGGAAGACAAGCAGATCTTGCAACCTCTAGGGATAAAATTGCCTTCGAAGCATGAAATGGTTTTCGAAGTGACATGGCAGCGACAACCCTTCCAGATTCGTCAACGAGCCCAAAACAAGAAAAACACCTGACGTGCCCTTCAAGATGCGACATTTCAAAAAATGCTGCCGCCGTCATATTGTCCAATTCCTTGATTTGTAATTTTCTTGCGTCAAGAACCTCGCCAGGCACACCAAGCCTGTGACGTAACATGCCCTCCACAATTTGTCGACGATTCTTCCATTCGTCTTCGAAAATCATAAAAAATTTGTGTCCGGCAGCCTCAACCGATTTTCGCTTTATTTCATGGTAGTTCCTGTCAGGGATGTTTGAAACCGAATGCCAATAGAGGCCATTGTATTCGATTGCAAGTTTTTTAGACGGCACGAGGATGTCCACCTCGCGAGGCGCAATTAGGCTTCTGTCAGAGAGAATTGCATCTGGTGTGATAGATGCAACGAAATTATAAACCTCGATCTGTCCCTTTGATTCTTTGGGCGCGCAAGAAAAACAGATAGGAGATTCCTCCAGCATGGCAAGACTCTTAAGTTGCTCGGCTCCACATTGCTTGCAAACGAACTTCAAACGATCTATGCGACGTCTCTTGTAATCTTCAATCGATGACAAAAGATGAAATCCATCTGCGTGAAAAGCCAGCCTTGCTTCGAGATCTGCGGGCTTTATTCTTCGACCTGCACCTGATTTGTCATAACGTGCCTTTATTTTTTCGGCCGCAGACGCAAGTGAAAGGTTTGTTTCTTTCGTGAGCCCTTTGTTCCATGGCACAAGTTCACCAGTTGCAAACATGCTCTTCTTAGTCATAGAAATCTTTTCGGCAGCTAGCTTCGCCTTTTCCGAATCAGATAAACGCCAATCGACAAAGGAACCTGAGAAATATCCCTTCCTCATCGTATCACCTGTCTTTAAAGACATGTCTGTGATTTTTTTTGATGTTTCTTTGGTAAGACCTTTGTTCCACACGGCATACGCACCCGACGCGTATGTTTCTGCGCGTTTTGCTGCCATTTCTTGTTGTTTATCTGGTTTCAGATAAACAGAATCGACTCTCGCATTGTGTCCTCTTGCGTATTTTGAAACGAAACCCCTTTTCCATCCTAACCATGGAATGTCGACATCACATGTTGGAGAACACGCACATTTTGGCTGCTTGTCTTCGTTGAAGAGATGAACATAAAAGGACAACACATCCTCCACGTTATGACAATTCTTCAAGTGCTCAAGAAATCTAATTTCTTGCCCAAAGTCTTTCTCGCATTTCGGACACTTAATACGTTCGTAGGCCATGGCACAAATATACCACAGCCTACGAAGTTGTATAATCCAGTTGGCAGTGTCATTGTGTTGAAAAATGATGGGCATCGTGACATGCAACACACAATACGACACCAGAAACGTCTTGCTTCAAGTGGTAATCTGACACCCACTCCGCTATCATCGACTTCCTCTCAAACGAATCACCAGGCTCACCCAGCTCGGCAATCGCGCGGTGCAAGATAGATGCGAATCTCTCCTCGTTGTGGTGCACCTCCAGGTCCCTCGTTCCTCCACACTTAGAACAACGAAATCCACTCGCTTTCAACTTCGGATACACCCAACTATTGTAAATATGTGATCTAACGAGTGGTTGCAAAGCTGAAGTGCCATCCCTCCATTGAGAATGTGCCGAGCCAGTTAACGGCGTGATAATTCCAGTTTGCCATTGATCTCTCATTTTTTGAGATTTCCTAATCTTTTCGGACGTCGAATTGTAAGCGGCTTCTGAAATTTTTGCAAATACAGGATCATTCTCTTTTGATTTACCACGATTCCAAGGATTTCTGCTCCACAATCCTTCATCACGACGCTTCTTAAGGCTTTTTTCCTGTGCGCTCTTATTGTGCCCCCAATTATTGTGAACACGTGCTGCATGACCAAGAACGTATTCCGAATATCCTTTCTGAAGAGTTACGAATTTCGTTGTCTCACCACAACCACAAGCACAAGTAGGTTCTTTTCCGTCTGGAAAGAATAGCATACAATACAGGTCTTTGGTTGGTAGATTGTGTCGCTTTTGACAATGGATCCTCATCGAATCCAATTTAGAAGTTTCATACTCACCGCAAACCGGGCACTTAAAAGTCGAAGGGTCCATGGTAGAAATATACCACGAACCCTTGACTTGTATATTTGACTTTCGCTTTTCGATCGTCGAATCGCAGCGTCAAAACTGCAAAACACAGTTATCAAAGCGGAGAGTCATTGAGATTTCCATGGGACCACCATCCTCATAGGTGACCTCACCGAAATTCGCTTCTGTAATGAAAGCTCCCTTTATATCCCATAGCTCAACAACTGTGCCGACTGGGTCTAGGAGTTTGAGTTGGATGTCACGCTTATAGAAGTCGGCGTAGCCGGAGCGGCCGGATACTGATTCGAAGTGTGTGCGTACCCATTCCATGACCTGTTGTGCTCCGGAGGGAGCGATTGGGTCGTGGAGTGTGACGGCCATTGTGCCGAATGAAGTTTTGCCGGCGAGGTAGCGGCGGCTGTTGATGAAGGGAACTTCAACTTCTTCGGTGGTGATTGTGGGGCGTGCGGTTGTCTTGATGATATAGGCGTCGATGCCCTCGATCATGAGAACCCAGCGGTTCTTTCGCTTGGGTTCGAATTTAGCGGGTACCATCGATGCAACGTCTAATGTCTCGGCCATTTTTGTCTCCTTGTTGCCTTTTTTCTCGGCATTCACTCTTAAATATCAACAAATTATTTTTTTATCATCTTTATTTTTATAGAATAACTATATTCTAGTGGAAAGGCAAGATAAGATGGGTTCCGTTAAAGGGAGGGAGTTGAGGGTTGCGATATGTCCAATTTGTCGCAATTTTGAGTCAAAAAGGATAACTTTGTTAGAGAAGCACATTGTGGTAGAGCATGGCCGCGATTTAAAGAGTGTATGGGATGAATTTAATGGTGGGCCTGCTGTGTGTGCATGTGGCTGCGGAGAAGTGACAAAGTGGAGTGGGTGGTGGGGTGGGTATTCAAAAGTGTTATCAGGGCACAACGGGTCCATATATTCCATGTACGGCGAGGATGAGGCAAAAAGAATATCAGAAAAAAGAAAAGAATCGCTCCGAGGCAAGGTATCATGGTCAAAAGGATTAACGGCGGAAAGTGATGAGAGGGTAAAGAAAAGGGCAAAAGCAACCGCTGAAGGTAGAAAGTCTGCATTTGATTCCGGGAAATTAGAAATATGGAACAAAGGCAAAACCGTAGAAAACGATGAAAGGGTGGCGGCGGGGGCGATCGAGTTAAAAGGGCTGTATGCAAAAGGGACAGTGGTGCCGTGGGCAAAGGGCCTAAGTAAAAAAACAGACAAAAGAATTGCTGGAATGGCAATTAAGGTCTCAATGGTTCTGAGACAGGAAAAAATAAGAAGGCACCTCGATGGAATGAAGAGGTTGTCGGTGGAAGAGATTAAGAGGCGTGTGGAGTCTTCTGGTAGGCTTAGGGTGGTGAATGGTCTTGAAAATTACACAAACGACGCACAAAAAGCCATCCAGGTGAAATGTTCGAGCTGTGAAGAAGTGTTCTATGGATCTCTTAGATCCTTGCAGTATGGCAAGTGTTTTAAATGTTCCCCTGGGGGATCGATTGCTCAAGAAAACATTGCGACCTGGTTGGAAGGAGTGGGTTGTGTCGTGAAGAGGAATGATAGGTCGATGCTAGGTGGTTTGGAACTGGACATACACGTCCCTGGTGGGAATTTGGCCATTGAATACAATGGTCTTTATTGGCACTCCCACACGCATCGATCATCTAATTATCACGAAAATAAGACAAAATTGGCGCGCGAGGCTGGCATAAATTTGATTCACATCTTCGAGGATGAGTGGAGGGATAAGGGTGAGATTATTAAATCAATGATCTGCTCCCGCTTGGGAATCGACATCAAGTCGATAGGTGCAAGAAGGTGCGTTGTGAAACAAATTGATTCAAGGGCTAGAAAGATTTTCTTTGAAGAAAACCACGTAGATGGTGATGTGACATCAACTGTTGCGTGGGGATTGTATTTTGGTGAAGACCTAGTTTATGCGATGTCAATCAGGAGACCATTTCATAAAAAAGAAGGAGTGATGGAGGTTGCAAGATGCGCCGCCAAAAAATTCCACAATGTTCAAGGCGGATTGAGCAGATTGGTCAAGTTGGCCATTCAATGGTGCAAAGAACACGATTACAAAAACCTAATGACGTATGTTGACACAAGACATGGAGGAATGGGCGAAGGTTATTTGAAGGCAGGTTTTTCAAAAGCTGGACGTACCCCTCCAAGATTTTGGTGGACAGACTTCGAAAATAGATACAATAGATTTAAATACAAAGCAGATTCCCAAAAAGGCCTCACAGAAGTGGCGGTTGCAGAAGCAGCCGGTGTCGTAAAAATATGGGGATGTGAAAATATAATTTTCAAAATTGACATTTAGGTGTCATCCAATAGGCAATAAAAAGCCTCCGATAAATGGACTCATATTGATCCATCTATTTATCGGAGGCTTTTTTAGTTATCGTTCTAGGTTCTTATTGGACCTGTGCGAGGTTGTTGGCCACGACGAAGTCAAGGCTGACGAACTCGATGCTCTTCGTGGGTTGCACGAAGATCTTGCCGCGAATGGTGTTGTTCTCGATGTCGTCCTGGGTCGTCGTCGAGGAATCGATGATGACCTTGAATCTCTCGAGACCGCTGAGGGCTTGGATTCTCTGGAGGCGTGGTGTCACAGAGGCAGAGAAGCGGGCGAGTGTTGCAGCTCTGTTAGGTTCGAACAAGATGGTGTTCGCAATGTCTCTGACTTGGCGCCTAATCTCGATGAGAAGACGACGGACATTAACGCGATCTAGAGCGGAAGCGGCAACCTGCAGTGTCTTCTGGCCCCAGACGACGATGCCGCCGCGAGGATTGGTACCGCTCTGAGCAGAACCTGGGAAGGCGACGATAGGATTGATTGAATTGTCATACAAGGAATCCATGTCCTTTTGCTTGAGTCTAACTCTTGGCTCGAGGGCTTCTTGTGGAAGTGCACCTCTGGTGAAGCCGGCGGGGGCAAACCAAGGATGACCAACAGCGTCATTCAAGGCCAGGGCTCCGAGAACGAGAACTGAAGGAGGGGCTTGCACGTTGATTCCCTTTGGATCTCTGTATAAGACATCCGGGAAATACGCTGCGGCGAAGGAGGAGTCGACTGTGCGATTCTTGAAGTTGTTGATTGTGTTAACAACAGAAGGAATCTGGTCTTCATCCTCAACCTGTTCGTAATTCTCGTCGAGTTGTTCAATGTCCATGACGTACATGGCATCGAATCTCTCTTCAACCGCCAAAATGGCCGCATCGGTGACGATCGGCTCTCTTATGCTTGGGATGGCTAGAAGCTGTATGTCCATGTTGACAACATTCTTCATGATCTCAATGGCTTTCATGTAGGCCTTGACGTTCGGTCCATTTTCAGCTCCACGGTTGGTTGTGGCGCCCATATCGGCATGAACAGCTGTATTGTTGATCTCTTCTGAGTCCTTGTCAAAAATATTGACACCGTTGAATCCGCCTTGCATGAAGGTCGTATATTTCACAAATGATTTATTTGTCAAGAAGTCATCGACCCTTAGGGCTCTTGTTTTATTTGTGTTGTTGGATATGATATTTCCATCCCTCACATAAACTGCGCTCTTCCATTGATTGGAATCTGCGTCACCTGTGGTGCCAGTGACAACCTGCAGGTGTTCCAAGGAGAACATGTTGTTGCAGAACCTATCGGAATCGACGATGCCGAGCTGTGCTGTGTCCGGTTGTCCTGAATTGCTCCCGGTTAAGAATCCAGCAAAGTCTGGATAGTATTTGCCGAATGATTTGATTCCATCATTTGGAAGAATGGAGCCATTTTGCCTCAGGACAGTTTGTGGATGCTCAAATTGAACGCCCCAATAGAATTTGGGTTCAACGTTTTCCTTTGCCGAATCAACATCATTTATTGTTATCTTCTTTCTAAATGGTAGCGGAGGTGTGACCACGTGATTGAACACAGAATCGACTGTTAGCACTGCATTCTCTACTGCCTTCAATGAAGAAGAAAGTGGTGACGATCCAGAAGTGACCAAGTGATCAATTCCCCTGAATCCGATAGGCAACGCGACTGGGTCAACGAATCCATTTTCAACATCGGGGTGAACTTCAACCCTGACGTAATTTGATCTGTTCTCGTAGTTTCCTTGTATGACCATCTTTTGAGCAGATTCTTCTCTGTCAAAATCGTAATATGCGTGAATGTCTCCAATCACCTTTGCAATATAACGATCAGAAGATGGATCCAGATTTACACCTGAAAATGTCTCATTCGCTATCGTCTTCTTGTCCAAATCCCTGTCATTGAACTCCCTTAGAACAACCGTAAAGTTGCCGTATTTGTTCATGGGATCATTGGAGGGTGTTAAATTTTCAATTGATATCTTGTATTGATAGGCTGGACCAACACCGTCATCGAGAGCATGGAACCTAAAGAGATTAATGGGCTTACCACCAAATTTCTGAGAGATGAACCAAGGCGACTTGGCATGACCAAACCTGTCCTGGAAATTCTCATAATTGGGAACAATCCTATTGGGATCAAAGTAGTTCCTGGCAGTTGATCCGGTAACCAAGAACGCCGCCTGTTCTTTGCCGGTGCCAGTTGCACCTGCACCCGCGGTGCTTTCAACAACAGCCGTCCCTGTCACAGCTGCTAAAACGGGATGGATATCCCAATTCGCATAAAGATAGTGACCAGCTTCTTGTATTTTATTGGGGTCAGTGTTGAGCACATTAGCAAAATAATTGTTTGAAGTGACGTCAAAAGAAGCTGTTATGATATTAGGATAAGAAGCCGTCAAACCCTGATGTCCGTTTAGGAACATTGAGAATTCCTGTTTGGGACTGGCGTTGTTGCCAAGGACGACGTCGCCTAATTGCGATCCTTTTATGTTTGCTTGCAAAGCAACCAAAGCAGATCCGGGTTGTGCTGAAGAAATACCGGCCACCGAGGAAGAGAGCGTTAGGATGACTCCGCTTGGGGCCATTAAAACGCCCCTAACAATAGGAACGGCGGCGGCGTGAGACCCTGCAGCTGCGGCAACTGCTGACTTGTAACCTTGTATGCCGGCTTCGCTAAAGACAGTTGAGCCAGCAGATTCTGACATGAAACAACCAAGGAAGTAGGTTCTTCCCGCAACTCCCAAGTTGTTTGCAAATGGATTTCTCTCTTTCGTTCCAGGGACGCCCGAGAGCGGATTTGGAACATTGTCTCCAACAACGAAACCGGCATTGGTGACAGTCCCGTCGTCAGTTCTTTCCCTGCCGTCACCAGTCCCAAGAACCCTGAGATAGGTTACAGCCTGGGCATTCCTTAACCATTCAAACACTGCAAGAGGTCCGAATTTTTTGCCGTCTGTTTCACCAAACTTATTGTACCAATCTCCTATCGTGCCGACAGTGACCGGCACGAAGGCGGGCCCATTAAGGGCAGTGCCAACAATGCCTGCTGGCGTTCCGACGGGTGCTCGGGCCACTGGACCCGAGATGTCTATCTCTCTTGTTGTTACTCCTGCACTACCGAATTTCAACTGTGCCATTTATTTGCTCCATTGATAGCTAACTATTGTCTACCTAAAAAATTTCACACGAACTCAACGCCACTATTTGTAACAATGAAATCAATTGCGATGAACTCGACAACCCTTGTGGGAACAACGACTATTCTTCCATTCAGGCGATTGAGATCGACATCTTCTTGGGTGTTATTGCTCTCATTCATAACAACCTGGAAGGCTTCTACGCCGGCCTGAATTTGAATGAGACCCAACTGGAAAGAAGCATCGGCAACAAACTTATTACGAACGGCTGGCGTGTTTTGCTCGAACACTATGTTCTTTGCAATACCGGAAATGATTCTCTTTATCTCCAGCATCAACCTTCTCACGTTGACCCTATCAAGAGCCGAACGATTAATTTGTAGCGTCTTTTGACCAAAGATAACGAAACCCATCTTGGGGAAAGTGGCTATCGGATTGATGCGTGATTCGTAGAGGCGGTCCCTGTCAGAAACATTTAGTCTCACGCCGACATTTGTTACGAAGTCCAACGCTGCCCTGTTGAAACCAGCAGGGGCAAACCAAGGATAAGAAACTCTGTCGTTAAAGCCCAAAGCACCCAAGGCAGCAACTGAGGCCGGAACCCTTACTTTTCTCTTGTTGACGGTGTCATCGACAAAGACATCAGGATAGTATGTCGCAACGTAATTATTGTCAATGGTCCTTGCATCAAGTTGATTTGCTGTGCGCACTATGTTTGGTTTGACACTTGAATCATCATAAATGACTGCGTCATCATCGCTATATGAAGGAATGTCCATCACGTGCATGGCCATTCCATAATCCCTAACCTTCTGCATGGTTCTGTCATTTATGTATACATCCCTGATACCTGGTATACAGATGATGTTCGTGTTCGCCTCGAGCGGGTTGGTCATTATGTCAACGGCGGACAAGTAAGAATTAACACCGTTGTTGTCTTCGTTAAAGCCAGACGGATTGACAGTGCCAAAACCTTCTGGATAGAAAGTTGGTGATGCACCTGAATCGAAAGAAACTGACTTATCATTCAATCGACGAGCGTTTCTATCCAAGAAATTGGTTCCATCAAATCCACCATACATGAAATTGGTGAACTTGGCATAAGCGGAGAACCTATTGAATTCAGAGGCGGTCCCTTGGGACAGCAACGTTGCGAAAGTAATTCTGTCTATCTGAGAAGTCCCATCATTGTTTAACACGTACGTGCTAGAGTCAAGTTTGGCATTTCTCACGTAGGCTGCCTGCCTCATGTGACTGTTCACCGAACTTGTGAGATCTGTGATTGAAGAGTTGTAGAACGCGACATTTGCCAATGAGAACTTATTATTGTTCATGTCGTCGGCAAAAGATCCCGTCAACAACGAGTCTAGTTTCGATATTCCAACAAACTTGGTAAATGACTCGAGCAGAGAATTTTTCTCTGTGACAAGGTTGGCGTTTAACAACATGTTGTTTTTGACATCATTGGTGACGTCAGAACCAGTGCTGCTTCTCTCAAACTTAACGCCCCAATAGTAGGCTGGATTTGCTTGCTCTGCAGCACCAGGCTCACCGGTAAACGTTGGGGTTTGTTTCACTTCACCTCTTGTAACCTTGAACCTAAGGGGGAGAGGTGGGAGGAAAGAACCAGACAGTGATGTTCCGGCAGAAGAAGAACAATGCAGTCTTGAAGCAGAAGGATCGAGAGCACCATCGTTGGTCAAGGGGCTGGTTTTCAACAACTCTGGACCCCTGAATCCGAACGGAAGAGCGGTGGTTGGAATTTGCTCTTTTTCGTGCTCTTCGCTCATCTCAATTCTGACGTATCTTGAATTATTTGCATACTTGCCAAGGGCAACGATTCTCTTCTCGTTAGGATCAAGAGAATCAAAGTTATAGAAAACTTTTCTATCTCCGATCATCTTGGCTATGTAATTTGGAGCCTTTGGATCCAAGGTGACATTTGAAAATTGTTCGAGAACCATAGGGCTCACGTCGGTATCGTTCCAGTCCCTTATTTGAACATTGAACGTTCCATACTTGTTTGCTTCATTTGCAGACGCCTTGACGTTTGTGATAGAAATCTTGTAAAGGCTGTTTGCATATTGACCATCGTCCAACGACTCGAACCTAAAAAGATCGTATTCTTTTGTTCCATACGGTTGTGATATAAAGAATGTGCTCTTGGGCGTGGTGTATCTCGTGTTGTAAGAACCAAACACCTTGCTAAATGGATTTCCGTGAAGACCGTCAGCGGAAGAACCGCTGAGTATCGCCACAGAGTTTCCTGCATCAACGTATGCAATTGTGTGATCAACAGCAAAATCTGCGTGTAGATAATGTTGTTCTTGATAGAACTTGTCAGGATCCCTGTTTAGAACCTTGGCAAAATAATCCTTGTCTGTTGGGTTGAATGAAGCGGTTAAAACCTTCACGCCGGAAAGTCCATCCATTTTTGAGAATGAATCACCTATGGAAGAAGAGATGATGAGTTTAAATTTCCCATCGGAGTGCATTGGGTGATCGTCGTTATTAACAACCTTCACTGCCACCAAGCTAGAATTGGATCCCGTAACCATGATTCTTGCTGTAGAGGGCGTCATGATGAGGCCTCTTATCAAGTCGGCAGATGTAGAATTTGTTATGGTGTCATTGTTGGTAAAATCAGCAACTGCAACGTCTTCATTGGGTCCAAACGTATGTTTGGCAGCCAAAAACTGAACCCTTCCAGTAGTTGAATCGTCCAAAACAAAGCCGGCATTATTGACAACACCTTTTGTCAAAGTATCACTCAGGTGTTGAGCTGTAGTGTTGGCTCCTGCACCCAGCACCCTGAGATATGTCAAGGATGATCTGTTCTTTAAAAATTCGCAAACCGCGTATGGTCCAAAATGCTTTGGATCAAGATTGCCAAAGTTTTGCACAAATTCATTAAAATTTGCTACAGTAAATGGCACAAAGGCGGGGCCTTTGTTTGATGTTCCTATGATTCCTGCAGGGACGCCTACTGGTCCAGATGTCCTGGGTGATGATAAATCTATTTCGCGTTCATAAAAATTTGGCGACTTAAAGGTCTGCTCTGACATTACCTATCTCCTTAAATGTGGGCTTTCGCTTCAGAAGATAAGTATTATCGAAAAGTATAAAAAATAAATTATAACTTGGGACAAACGTTTGCAAACACAACATTTCAAAGAAAAATCATTCTTTGGAATCACCGGGAAAAACATTTGTGAGTTCTATTTCTAAATCCCCCAGCGAATAATTGTTTTTAGAATAAACTGTTTCTCCATTTGATGATGCGCTTCTCACCCTATAATTTGAACCAAATATGGAGAGATTGTCGCGAGGAAAAAGCTTCGGTCTTTTTGGATGTATTTCCATGGGGAGCGTAGGATCGTCTGTCCCCAATTCGTACTGGTCGTCGATAGAATTAGGGTCTTGATCAGCAACCACAGACGGTGAGGCCGTCAATGACTCGAACTTTATAATAGGCGATGAAATATATCTTTTTATTGGAATTGGTGAACCGGGAGTCTGGGAAACAAAGAAATAAGCAGGAACGTTGACGTTAAAGGAGTATTTGATGAATCTTTCCTGTTGGGACATATCATCAAAATTATTCTCTAATGCGTAAGAACCACCATCGACTGACGCTACAAACCAGTATCCCTTGGGTGTTTCAAGCTTCCAGCCTTGGACTTGGGGCAAAAATGAAGTTATCACTTTTTCCATTATTTGGTTGGCGTGCTGCATATATTGCGTCCATATTGTTATTTGATATTTTGCAGTGTAGAATTGAGGAGTGGGCACAACTATTGTTTCTACAATATTATTGTTCAAATAAGGCTGGAGCAATTTGCCATTCATTGCATCTTTTGTGTCCGACAACTCACCTAATCTTCTATCCGTTGTCAATTGGGAAGAAGAAACGTGGGTTGAAACTGCTAAATTTTCTTGGTCTTTCAAAAAAAATTTATTTATCAAATTTTGATAATCCCTGTCAGACTTGTGTAGTCTCCTGTTGACGGTTATCTCTCCAACACTTTGATTAATTCCACGGGCCGTCATCTCTTCACTGGGTGATTGGGCTAGTTCGGTTCTCATTATTGTCAACAAGGGGAGCAAGAGAGTATTGTTCCTGTCCCTAAGAGGTCGACCATTTTTTAACAAAGACCATTTTTCTCCAGCAGCGAAAATAACTGGGATTTTTTTCAAGGGTGATGAATCATTGCCTCCGCAGAACGGAGATATTTCTTTTTCAAAAAGATTAAACAGTGCTACGTCGACGTCTTCGACCCCACAAGGAGGCAAATATAGATCAACACTCCCTTGAGTGGTCTCATACCCTGTGGGCAAAGGGAGCTGACCATTATTTGATTTGCTGCCTGGATTAAACCGAGTTGCCATTTTTCACCTACTCATCATAAAAGGAAGAACCGGCGCCTGTTTGATCTCCCTTATCGGACACTTCTTTGGGACCGGTAATAGGTTTATCAAGCACACCATTTTCGATAAGGTCTCTCTTGTCACCAGTGGCTTCTCCGTTTTTATCGATAGACTCGCCTCTTTGTTGAACAAATTCTTTTTGTACAGCATCTGCATCTGTGTATTTGATGTCTGTTGGCCCAATTGTTGGAGCCTTAAACAGACCTTCACGAGCTTTGATTCCTATTAGTTTGACTCCATCCTTGTGCTCAGGCATACCGAATATATTGCGCATAAAAACTCGCTCGGTTATCTCATAAAAAACATCCGAAAAAGAAAAGAAGTCACCTATGTTGACATTTATTCCTTTGTCTAAGAGGTCCCTGTATTGTATGAACGCCTCAATTTTGAATTGGGCATCGATACCGAATTTATCTATTTTTGTATCTGATTGAAAGTTGCTGTCTATTAAACAATCTATGGCTATGGGATTGTCGTAGATCTTTTGAAGTGCTTCATTATAGACGCCATGGGATTTTGTTTTCGTCTCAGAAATTGGGTAATAATAAATCTTTTGACCGACCACATCCTTTATTATTTCCTTAGTTATGTCGGAAATAAAATTCAATTCCCTGGGTGTGATAAATAATCTGGCCATGTTTTATCCTATTACGATCCCCTTGCCCAAAGGCATTGGGATGTACCTTAATTGTTTATTGAGATTTTCGGCGGCGGCCGCATCGGCCTCGAGCAACTTTTGGTGAGTAAGATTTGCCAAAAATTCCTTCATTTGAGTTTGAAGCTTGTCCTTTTCTTCTTTTCCTTGAGACAAGAGAGATTCACCGTTTAGCTGCAAATCCGCATTTGGAATCGGGATGGATTGAAATTTAGATCGAATTAAACCCAAAAGCTCTTTGCAAAGCGCCAAAGTATACTGCCTTATCCACTGCTTTCCAGGTTGATTAATTGTATTGAAAGGTATGTTGTTGAGCGGAAAATTCTGTGGGCCCGAAATTCCAAATATGGAATCGTCAGTTGTGAACGCTGACGGATTATAGGGATTGCCTGGTGGCATAACCTTGCAATAAAGTCGACCAACCTGCAGGTCCGTCACAGGTATGGGATATATCCTTATATTGCCACCCAGAACCTCATATGAATAATGAGATCTTCTGACCCTAAAGGCAGATTCTAACATTCCTCTTCTTAAAATGTCTTCAAAGATTGGAAGAACGTAAAAGATAGTTGAATTGACGTAAGACTCATAATTGAAATTTGTTGCCAAGAAATTAGTGACGTTTGAAGCATTCAACAAAAAATGTTGGGCTGCCAAAGGCTCAACATGAAACAATTCTACTATCTTTAATTTTCCTTTGGAACCAGAAGGCAGTGTGTCATATACCACATTTCCTGAGGTCACATCCTTTAGTTCTGTATAGAGATTATAGTCTTGTCTTCCACTTTGAATATCAAAGTAACCCAAAGTTGCGTTACTCGAGCCACCAACAAAAGCTTCAGTCGCATATGGCTCGGCTTTCCTTAAAAGATATTCAAGAGAGCCTCTGGCATATTTGTTGGTGAAATCGACTGAGCCGGTCGCTAATCCCAAAACGTTAGTCAACTCTGAAGTTATCTTTGTCTCTAGAACAAGGCGGCTATATTCACAACATGCTTCTTCAAAGCAAGCCCATATTTCCTTCTTTGTCAATTCGACTGACAGGACGTCATCGCCTAATTTTCTTTTAACAAAGACAACCATTCTGTCTGCTTCACCTTGAAAGGCGGCGTCTGAATCAAAAAACCCAAATGGCGTCGGAGAAATTGTAGAATTAAAATTAGACATTCTTCACACCTGTCATGTTGATAAGTATGAGAAAGATTTTAAATTCTATTAAATATCATCAATGATTTCTTTGACAAAGAGACGAAGCAAATTTTCCTTCACGATGTCATCGTCATCGTCGTTTTCTTTGCCGCTTTTTACTAAAGTAAGACGAGCAGTTGGCGGCAAATAAGCCATTCCACCACCTCGCGAATCACCAAGTTTTCTTTTGATTATATCTCTTCGACTCTTCTTTTTTGGCATGGCGCCAATAAATATTACATTCCTGCGATTAATGCCTGAACAGCAGTTGAGACTCGTTCCTGCAACTCCCTCGGCAAAGCAGAAAGAAGAACATAATTCTCTGCCTTTGTTGTGTCTTGAGGCATTCCACCAGCCATATAATCAGAATTTGTTTTTACAATGGCCCTAATTACCAAAGGCGGTAATCCCACCCTAGTTGAATAAATCGGTTGATATAAATCTACTTTATTTTCCATTTCATCCTCTGAGGAGATTCTTGTTCTCCATTAATGCCCCATTGATATTATTTAATTGCCTCTTTAGCTGAACCAATTCTTGTAAAATCAATTGGGTTGGCTCACCTCTATTCTCCAATAGTATCAGATTCTCTTCCAATAACTTTATTTTCTCACACAGAATTTCTCTTGTAGCTGACACTTTATCACCGCCTTTAATCGAGAATGTTTAAATTGGTTGTATAGACAGGAATTGAACCTGCGATCTTCTGGTGTGAAGCAGACGTAATACCACTTCCCACCCTGCGTCGATAATTTATATCTTATGAAGATATGTGTTTTTGTATATTTTTTAGTGCAGCGGATGAGAATCGATCCCACAAGCAAACCGCACAAGATCGAAAGTTTCCATTAGTTTGTGGCCACATGGTTGGGGTGTAGTGAATCGAACACTAATTCACGGATTCAAAGTCCGTCGTCTTGCCATTAGACGACACCCCAGTCTACTTGCCCAATCTTTACGATTGGACCAGAACCAGAAACACATCTATCAAATTTTATTTTTAATAAGGGTTACCTTTGAGGACTTGATTGAAGATTTTGACTCAAGTTCAACCAGTTATTTTGTTCTTTTTGAACCAAATCATTTATCTTTTTTGACTCCTGTTGTGCCCAGGATCTATATACTTCCTGCTCCAATTCTTCCTGTTCTTTTTTTAGAGCTGAAAGGATGGGTTTCCTAAATTTATCCAATAAATGCTGTTTGGTATTTGCGTCTCTAATTAATGTTTCATAAATCTCAAGCATTTCAGATGCCGTGAAGGCCACATTCATTGAGTGTCACCAATTCCATAGGCATAGTCAAGTTTAAATATATTTGCCCAAGCCTTACATAGTCTCTTATAAGTAAAGACTTCCCAATCTTCACCATCATGAAATTCTATAGTCTTATCAGTTACCTTGATGGTGGTGATCTCTGGAAGAAGAATTGAGCCTTCATTGATCAAAACATCGACTGCGTTCCTAAAATCTACATCCTCAAACTGAACTGTGACCTTCTCACCAATGGAATTTTTAACATCCTGGGCTGGTAAATCCTGCAAGTCAGAAGCCGGCACTAAAAAGTGATGCTCGATTTTTTCATTATCGGGCTCTTCGACTGCTTCCCTTCCCGTCTCCTCATCTTCATCTTCATCTTCATCTTCATCTTGATCTTCATCTTCATCTTGATCTTCATCTTCATCTTCATCTTCATCTTGATCTTGATCTTGATCTTGATCTTGAGTCTGGCTTGGTCGACAAGCGCTCTCTTCACCGGTTAAAAAAATCTCTATGTTTGACATCATGTTTGATATCTGTTCCTTTGTGGCAGGATCCCAATCGCTACCTGAAATCTGAAAGAGAAGAGAGTATAGAAATAGTGACTCGGTTTTGGAAAGATTCATTAGATGTTCTCCTATAAAAAGGACGGGAACTTTCGTTCCCGTCCTTGCCACATGTCAAAGCAAAATTAATATATTTCAGTGTGACTTCTGTGTAAACTGATAATGCTTCTGTAGTGCCCTATAGATTGTCCTAGCAGTCCTTCCATCAAATCGATAAGTAATGCCTTCTGGGGTATCAACATACATTGTTGTCGAATCAACCTTTGGATTCGTGCTGACAGCAATGTTAACGCTATTATCACTTCGCCTAAAAGTCTCGGTCCTGAAATTGCCTCTTCGATCCTCACGAGTACGAATGGAAGCACTACGATTTTGGCTGACAACGTCGTTGTTCTTGGTCTTGGACATTTCTATTTCTCCTGGACTTAATCGTCCTTGATGGTTGAACTTTAGTGCACGCACTGTCATATGTTCAAAAAAATAAATCGAGCGGCATTTCTACCGCTCGATTTATTTTCACATCTTCAAATCACTTGATAATTCCAGCCAGCTTCTGCCAACGCTCAACAACAACAGAGCCATCTCTCTGATAGCCCGAAGTCTGTTGTTTCTTTTTATCTCCCTTTTCACCAGTCAAAGCATTGACTTCGGGTGAATATGGGGGATTGATGTCCATTTTTCCTGATTCAATGTCTTTCTTCACTGCAGCCAACTCACTTGGCTCGATTGCCGGCATGTCAACCTTGGGCGGCATCCATCCTTCAACAGCCCTAGTGTCTGCTGTGGAGGCCCAATTTTCTTTGACATGTTCAGCTGCGGCCTCGAGCGTATCAAACCCATTAGCCTGGAATGCTTTAAGGATTTCTTCAGGCACAGGAAGGAACTTTCCTCCCTTGGAGGCCATCTCCACAAACTTATCTGCGACAGCTTCTGGTGTGAGTGAATCAAGATCAGTGTCAGAAGGCTTGCCTTTTCCACCGTGAGCAGCTGTCCAAACATTAAGAACACCAACCAATTGCTTGCCAGGAAGATCAATCTGCAAACCACCGACTGAAGCGCTGGGGTCAACCATCAGGGTGGCTGCCCAGCGATGATGGCCGTCCATGATGTGATTGTCATTAGAAATAATGGCCCCCAAATCACCACCAGCTCCGCCGCTGAAGCTTCCCATCTTACCCATCATTTGAATGGCCATTCCAACAAATTTGCCAAAGTCCATGGTTGTTTGGGTTGCTCTCAAGCTGTCAGCAGGTGAATTTGTCTGGCCGCCGGAAGCAACATCGTCCTCGGCATCTTCGTCTTCTAGTCCTTTTGAAGCCAAGGCCTTTGCGATAGAAGGATCAACTTGACTCAGGTTCGTAGGGAAAAGACTAGGGTCAATTTTAGCAGGTGAAGCATCCTCAAACAACGACAAAAGAGAGCGAGAATGCCCCTTGGGGGAACGTATTTCCTTCAAAGCTTTTCTTGCTTCAGATGCTATCAAATTTCTCAGTTGTAATTCTGTCAATCTCATTTCTTCTTTTCCTCTCCGTCCTCAGACGAAACCTTCTTCAAAACGTTCATGGCCTTAACAGTGTCCTCCGGAGAAGCCTGCATCAGCTTGGCAAAAATATCACCAAACACGGAATTGTCGAGGCTGTTTCTCTTTCCAGCCCGTAGATTGGAAACAGCGGTCTTCAACTTGCCAACATCTGCTCCCAAAGCGTCTGCCATTTTTTTAATATCAACATTGCCTTCAACATCAGCGGTCTCGCCACCCACCTTTGTTGGGCCGGCCTCAAAAATATTGTGGAGAGTCATCTTTTGCTTTTCTGATTCAACTAATTTTCTCAAAAGTCTGGCCGTTAATTTCATAAAAATAAATATTCAACAAAATTAATTTTTTGGCCCGTGTGACCCTTTTTTTCGCAGCACCAACGGATTTTCTTTAACCAACCAAAACTCCTTGTCAATGGGCGGATCTTCCCCTTCACGAAACCACATCAACTTTCTACCGCCAGTAGATGCATAAACACCTATTATCGTTATGTGCCCCGCGTGGATCAGGTCGTGACAAGAGTGACAGACAATCGCAAGGTTTTCGTTATTGTTGGTACAGCGCGGATCACACCTGGGAATTATATGGTGGACATTGAGCGCATCAGGATTTGAAAAGTCACAGATCTCGCAACTATCCTTCAACAGACCTTCCTGTCCACTCCTCCTACGACTCTTTCGCTTCATGGGAAAATCACCTGCCAGACATTGCAGCCTTAAAAACAAGACTGCCGATCGCATGGTGCCTGCCGTCCACCTGATAAAAGAGGTTCACGCCCTTCTCCAATGCCCACAGGATTAACCAATTTAATGTCTTAACATCAAGCTTGCTCCTTGCCTCGGCAACCTCGTAATGTGTCAAATCGGCGCGGGATGGAAGGACTATCTTGGATATAATGACACCCGACAAATCAGGCCTCATCCACTCCGGGAACACATCCGCCTCGACCCTCCAGGAACAGTTGTACGACTTGCATGTGTTGGGTCGACCCTCGTAGTCGGTGCACTTTCCACCAGCAAGAAAGAAACAAGGTCGACCAGGATACATCTGGTGCCCCTTTATATCGGCAGACAACCAGCCCTCACAACAACCCGTGCAAGGACCACAAGCACGAGAAGAATCTTGCAAAACAGGCAATGACGTCACTTTATCTGTCATGCCACAATCATATGCGGTATTTCGAACTTGTCGATGGCCTCTCGAATATATTCTTCAAGTAACACTATTGACATGACATTAAATACTACATGCATGTGCTAATTCTGAATATATGTGATCCACAACCATATATCCTTGAAACTTTCGCTGCAAGGGCAACTTGTCTCTCTGTTAAACCTAGTTGTGCACGATATCTAAATCGATCGTAACGTAACTCATTATCTGTGTACCAATAATCAGGTGCTGTGCAACCGACTCTTTCAAAACCAGCAGAAACGTATCCATTGCCAGTTCCAACTCTTCGATCAACATACGTCATGATCTGCGAATATCCATTCTTGGAAGACCAATCACGAGCCACCTTTAGCAACTTTGATAATCCGCCAGGAACAGACATTCCCTTCTGTGTACTAAATCTAGCAATCTCAATGGAATTTTCATATTTTCCGCCATGACGAGGCACGCGTAAAGACAAAGCTGCAACGATATTGCCATTTCTGTCACGCAGACCCCAGCAAACTTTGCTGGGTGTGTAACCAGCAAGATGTGTCGCATTAAAGAACGCTTTCTGTTCTTTCGTAGATAGCTCAATAACTGTGGTTGACCAAGTCTTACATTTTGAAGGGTGAAATCCTAGCCTATGTTGAATCATTGATTTTATGATGTCTTGCTTGTCACGCCACTCATCTTCAAATATTTGCAACAAGCTTATACCGACTGATTCAGCCATTTCAGCTTTCACAGAATGGGACTTCTTATCAAATTCTTCAGTGGGCTTGCCTGCTTCACTGTGCCAAAACAAACCATGACACTCAATTCCAAATTTTTTAGATGGAACATAAATGTCAATCTCTTTCGGTGATAATGTTTTTCTGTCACCGCTTATTGCGTCCGCAGATAAAGAACGAACATACTCAAATACAGATAACTCCCAATTTGATTTGCCGACTGGACAACATCGATAACAACGGCTACCTCTTTCAAACGCCTGCAATGTTTTTTGTTGTCTCTCTCCGCATTTAAGACACTCGAATGTGAGATATTGCTGCTGCCTTGAATGATATTCATTCAAAGAAGTAATCAGCTTAAACTCAAGTGATCTCTCACTAATTCTTTCATTTAATGCCGATGAAAACAGTGTTTTATTTTCCGATATTCTTTTTATAGTCTCTTGTGCGTGACGTTTGCCATAAAAATGGTTGCCTTCACCGGTTGCCCGCTCAGCTGCAGCGGCTATTCTGACATCCGTCTCTTTTGTCTTCCCTCTGTTCCAGGCCTCGTTTGCACCGCCTCGAGCCCCTCCTTCTTTCATCGCAAGACGAGCGTGCTCTTTACAATACTTCTTAAAAGTAAAAGCAACATATCGAACATCAGCACCACACTCAGCGCAAACAGGTTGAATTCCTCCATGCTGCGCTTGAACTGTGTAATCAAATGAAGACAACTTGTGCTCAATTCTCACATGATCAGAAAATCTCTTCAGATCAACATTTGAATAGTCGCACAACTTACACTTCATGTCGTTAACGGCTTGCATGAACTAATAATTATATACTATTCTGCAATTGTAAAAAACAAAAAGGGCTGCCCTTTTGAGGCAGCCCTTAATGAGTCATCCCTTCAGATGACGTTCAAGTTCAGATGACATTCATGTCGAGAACGGTGACGGTGCCGTAGAAGTCCGAGCGGACCATCTTCTTGCCGTAGCGGGTCATCACACCCTTACGAGGTGTGAAATCCTCAGGCGCGAAGATTGTAGGGGTCACAATCAGGGGCACGTAAGGAGCGTAGACGTATCCGGTCTCGAGGTAGCTGCCACCCTTGTAGCCGACGAGGATCTTGTTGCGAACGAAGTAAGGATCCTTGTAGACGGTGAAGCGGTTGGAGAGGGTGCCGATGGCCTCTGCACCGATGGTGAAGGGGCTAGCGACCTGGCCCTCGCCGTCCATGGAGAACTTGGGCTTGTAGAGAACTGAGCTCTCGAGGATGGTGGCGACATCGGGTCCGGTGACCATGAAGTTCGCAGAACCACGGAGTGTCTTGCGGTGGATGGTGTTGGCGACGTCGATGATGGTCTCGATGAGAGTCTCGTACCACTCGCGGACGGTGCCTGTGAACTGAGGGCCGATCTGGTATTGGTCGGCTAGTGTTACGCGGCCACCGGTTGTCTTGTTGACGAAGCGACCGGGTGAGCGGCTCCAATAGTAGTTGGCGCCATTGGCTTGGCTGACTAGGTCGTTGAGGATCTCACGGTCGATCTCGAGGGCGATCTGCTCTGAGAGGATTGAGGTGAGCTCCACCTCGGCGTCCATGCTGTGGTACGCGTTGAGGTCCTGAGCGAGCTCGGGTGACCACTTGGCGCGTAGCTTGCGGGTCTCGGCGGTGATGCTGATGGCCTCGATCTTGATGTCGATCTCTGGGATGACTGGTGAGGGGGTCGAGCCGAAGTCGGACTCGAAGGAGGGGACGGTGATGGTGGCACCGCTGGTGCTGTCCACGTTGAGCTTTTGGTCAAGAACGAATGTGAACTTGCCGGTAGCGGTGGGAGTAAAGGCAGCAACGCCGTTGGCACCCTTCACGAGCATGAGAACGTGAGTGCCGTTGAGGGCATTTGGTGTAAATGTGAAGGCCGAGTTGTCCCAGTCACCGCGCTTGTTGAGGCGGCGAAGGTTCTTGATGCCTGTGCCGCCTTGGTAGGTGTCGCCCCAGGCGTCGGCGCCGGTGATGCCGGCGTGGAGAGCGATCTGGTTGACGGCGAGGCGGTCAATGGTTGAACCGATTGAGTCAAGCTTGACAATCTCGAACATCGCATCGAGCTGACCGAGGTCGAGCGCAGTCTCAACCTGGGCATCGAAGTCGGCGTAGCGGGCGTTAGAACCTGAGAAGTCGAGGGCTGATCTGAGAACGCCGCCTGCAACCCAAGCTCCTGTACCGCTCCATGAACCGGAGGCGGCGACAGAGGAGTTTGTGAGGTCGACTGTTAGGTTCGAGCCGGTAACGCGTGAGTAGCCGACGTTAACGAGGTCGTATTGGCCGCCGGTGGCTAGAGAGCCGCTCTGAACGCCTCTGCCGGTGGGGTTGTTGTAGATTGACTGGCCACGGGTGTAGGTCGAGGTTGAGTCGGACCCTGGGACGCCAACATTGCTACCGTATGTGTAGTCGAGGTAGAAGATGAGGCCTGATGGGAGACTCATTGGTTGAATTGAGACGAGCTCGTTGGCAACGAGGCCACCGAATACGCGGCGAACGATTGGGAACGCGATGTTGGAAAAGCCCTGGATCTGACCGGAGCCGGCGAGGTTGCCACCGCCGGTTGAAAGGCCATTGCTCTCCTTAAGGACCTGGGCAGCCTGGTTCTCTAGGAGCTGTCCCATCATCTCACGCTTCTGGCCGTCGAGGCCACGGAGGAGGCCTGTGCGGCTCCACTTCTCGGTGAGGCGTGCGCGCTCGGCACCGACGTGCTTCTCGCGGATGCCCTGAGCTAACTGATCTAAACTAAAATACTTCATTTCTTAATCTCCTGTGTTGTAGTTGGTAAAAATTTGAAACAATCACTTAACAATGCCCGCGAGACGTGCCCAGCGCTCGGCCTCGAAACCTTCGTTGAGGTTCGTGGCGGCCGCACGGGGGGACGGACGCGAGGATGAACCAATGACTCCGTAGCTGGTTGACTCTGACAACTGCTTGGATGAGGTACCACGGAGTGCCTTGGTGAGGCTCTCGTACACAAGCTTGACTTCACGCTCATTGCGGGCCTCGTCGAGGCGCTCAATCACTTCGGCCTTCTGGCGCTTAGTGAGCGACTCATTCTGGAGGAGCTTGTTTGTGTAGAGTAGCTTAGCATTGAACAGATTTGTTTCTGCCAACTTAGCGCGGAGAATAGCGGCCTCCGCAACCGTTTTTCTGGTCTCGCCATTGATGACGTTACCTCTGCGGACAGCCTCTGTGAGCATGCCCTGGAGACGGCGGGTGCGCATCACCGACTCATTAAACTTGCGAGCGTAGAAGTTGTAGGCCTCTTGCATCTTCTTGGCCTGCTTGGCCTTCTTCTGCTGCTCTTGCTTTGCCTTCTGGGCTGCGCCCTTCTGGCCTTTCTTCTGCTGTTCATTAGCCTGCTTCTCGGCCTGTTTGGCCTGGGACTCGGCTTGCTGCTTGCCTTTCTTGGCTTGTTGTGCCTTCTGCTTGGCCTCTGACTGGAGACGGGCTTCGGCACGGAGATTGCGGCGGAGTGACTCTACAGTCTTGCCGGGTTCGTTTGACTGATCGCTGGGCTGCTCGGTGTCAGCGCCGTGCTCGGCGTCCTCGCCGTGGGCCTGATAAACCTGATCGAGCTCATCGAGCTCATCGAGCTCATTTGCGCTCTTGTCATCAGTGTGCTTGGAGGCGTGGGACTCTTCCTCGTCTTGGCCTTCGGTTGTGAGGTCGATGTCGACGAATGGATCGCCAAGGTCATCATCCTCGAAATCATCGGAAACATCGCCTGGGCCATGGCCCCAGCTCTGTGCCTTGGTCTCCGCCTCTTCACGGAGGGCTCTCATGCGACCAATCTCGCGGCGTAGCATGTTTTCATCAATCTCAACGACAACATCATTACCAAGTCCGTGTGATTCCATTGTAGCTCCTTCTAAATCAAGATCTTCGTCTTCATCTTCTCCGCCTTCGACCTCTTCATCTCCACCGAGATCAAGGTCTTCCCCGCCTTCATCTTCCCCGCCTTCGGCCTCTTCATCTCCACCGAGATCAAGGTCTTCCCCGCCTTCATCTTCCCCGCCTTCTTCACCTTCGGCCTCCTCACTGGGTGGCTCTGTGATCAAATCGACACCAATGTCGTCAAGGCTATCCTCGAGCTCGTCGGGTAAGTTGGTTAGCTTGAGTGTGAGTTCTGATTCAGACAAATTTCTTCTATTTCTTTTCATTTTCTGCTCCGTGAGCTTGGTAAGGGTTGAATAACAATCTTTCAAAACCTTCAAATTCAGCTGTTTTTTATGCGAATTGTCAGTGTTTTCGTTTAAGTGCTTATACATATCGCGAACTTTAGCAATAGTTGCAGAAAGACGATCAGAATATCCTCTGGATTCTCTAATTATTTTTCCGGCGCCTCTCAAAAGTTTGACGTTCTGTACAATGGATCGAATACTAGATTCGATAACTACACTTTTCTTTGATGACATGAGCATACCTAATTTTTCAGCTGCCTCCCTGCTCAATTCGTATTCTCCAGAAGGGGTTCTTAAAGCATCTAAATCCAAAGTCACTTTCCCTTCTTCATCGGGCATTGATATTGCATCAGCAATGGCATCATGGGTCCCGAGTGCCACACTCGAATCAAGTGGAACATCATCAAAATCATCGACAGACGAACCTGCCGGCAGAGCTGTGTCATCTATTGCAGACGCAGCTGCTGCAGTCTCAGGAAATTCGTCCATAAGCAGTTTTTCATTGTTGGCCTCAGACTCCTCAGAATTCTCAGCCTCAGAGCTCTCACCAAGCAATTGGTGTTCTATGAGATCACGAATACGAGGCGTCACTGCCTCCAGCAAGGCTCTTTTGGCGTTATCTTCTGCCACTTCTTTTAATTTTTTAACATCGGCCAACGCCTCTTCATAAAGCTGCTTAGACATCTATTGTTTCCTTACTTGTGTTGCTGTTTGTCATAACTATGAACTATATCATGTTTTTTATTTTGAATCACCAAAATTAAGAAATGTTCCATCTTCAGAAATTGGATTAGCTATTACATTTGCAGATGGATTAGCTGTGCCGCCTGAACCAATTGTTAAATTTGGCTTATACGATGAAGCACTTAGCGCGGCATCATCTGCATCTGAATCTGGCAAAGACCAAGAGCCGGCCCCAGGTGATCTTAGATCGGGCATGTAAGGGTTCGCTGGAAAGCCGATCGAGAGGCTCTCCGTCTTCTTTGGTCTAGAAACGGATGTTAAATCAGGAACTGTTTCTTTAGCGATGGTCCTGGGGTTTGTCGACCAAAGGCCTTGATCGAAATCATTTAAGTGACTTAAAGCAGTAGATCGGGCAGCCCGGGCAGCATCCTCCGGTTTTTCGGAGGAGGAATAAAAATCACCAGCAGCAACTTTATCATTAAAGAGGCCTTTTAAGCGCAGCCATTTTTGAGCGCCTTCAGTTGACCTATATGGTATATAGTCGATGTATCTGCCTGAACCCGGGATGCCCATCTATAACCTCAAGATTTTTTTGTAGAAGATCCCTTGACCAAAACGGGGGTTGCTGCAACAATTGGATTAGCTATTACATTTGCAGATGGATTAGCTGTGCCGCCTGAACCAATTGTTAAATTTGGCTTATACGATGAAGCACTTAGTGCGTCATCACCTGAATCTGGCAAAGACCAATTGTCGCTTCCTGGACCACCAGAAGAACCAGGTGATCTCAAGTCAGGCATGTAGGGGTTTGCTGGAAAGCCTGCCTTGGCTGCGGTTGGAGCTGAGGCTCTAGAAACGGATGTTAAATCAGGAACTGTTGCAGCCGGATCTTTCCTTGGATTTGTCGACCAAGTCTCTGGATCAAAATCCCCAGAGAGGTTGGCGTAATTCGTCCTAATGCCGGTGGCAACTGTGGTGAGATCATCGCCGGCATAAACACTTCCAACATCTGCTTGGGAGCTCTGGTTATTAAAAAGTCCTTTAATTTTATCGTAAATAGCCTTAGATCTTGGTTCTTGTGGCACGTACTTTGTGTATCTTCCTGTTCCTACCGACATATGTCACCTTCCATTCTTTTTAAAGTCAAATGTTTCCACGGAGACGACGGCGTGTTTCAGCTATTCTTGCGAGACGACGGCGTAATCTTGTCTCCTCAATTTTTAATGCCTTCATGTAATCAATTGTTTTTTCTAAAGCCTTTTCGCTCCCAACCTCGCCTGCATCAAGCTCCTCTGTGTCCTTGGCACGATCCTCAGTGGACTCCATATCGCCAAACTTGGAGACCTCCTGGAGTATGATTTTACGAAGCATGGTATTTGTCAATTTCATTTTTAATCTCTCCGTGATAACAAATCTTAAATATTATTCAATATGATTTTTTCAGTTATTTCTTAAGAGAAGAACCCATAAAAGCAAGTTCTGCCCACTTTGAAGTCACTTCTTCTCCAAAGATTTCATTGGGTTCAGCTGAGGCCAATGCTTGTTCGACTAAACCACCAGCTTGAGAAGTAAATTTGCCCTTTGTATCTCCTTCAAGCATTTTTGGAAGTGTGGATGCAGCAGTGTCAGCCAAAATCATTTCCATTATTTTGTTTCCCCCCGACTCCTTTTTTATGGCATTAGAAAGATAAGGTGTTATTTTTCTTTGGGGTTGTTGTAAAGCACTTGAAGTTGTGGACTTGGTAGAATGAATAACCTGATTTCCTCGTGAGGAATTTGGCGAGCCTATTCCTTCGCTAAGTATTTCAACCAAACATTCCTTTACAATATTTTTTAATTCAAATTTTGACAATTTCATCAAAGATCTCCTTGCGACATGTGATCACTTCCTTGTGGCCAATATGTCATTAATGATTCTGTCAATTCTATCAGATTTGTTAAAAACTTTTCTTAATTCAAACGAATTAATTGTTTTCCCCTCAGGAAGCATAAAGGCTCCAGGAGTAGAGGGCTCAGAAACGTAGTCCCAACATATCAATTGAAAATCATCCTGAACGATGTGATAATCTCCTTGTTTTTTTGTGGAACCGACTCCCCTAGAAGATATTCCCAGCTTGACACCTGATTCCACCAAGGACTGCAGTATCTTTCCTGATGGTGTGTCCAGAAGCTCCACTGTCCCATAAACAACCCCCTTTTCAAGATGAGCTTCTTTGACTATGTGAGAAACATTCTTGAGGTTGACGACAGAAGAATCTGGGTGATCCAATTCGCCGAGGGCCCTATTTTCAGAAATAAACTTTTGATAATTTCTAATTTCTCTCTCGAGAACGGCAGTGGGATATATCCTTCCATTTTGGTTCAAGGTGTCTGATTTTTGAAGGATGCCCTTCATGACAACCTTGCCACCATTCTTCTCACGAGATTCTTTGATCATCTCGGGAGTATAGTCAAAAACTTCATACGAATTTAGAAGCCTTAAATCTTGTCCCATAGCTTACTCCTTCGACTCCAATTCCTCTTTTAATCTGGAATATAACATAAATCTGGTAACGGTTGAATCGTCCACGTCTCCCAAGTTTTCTTGAATTAGGCACGATTTAACTTCATCAAGTTTGCTCTTCACATACTCGTTCTTTTGATCCTCGGTCTCGTATTGCTCTATGAGCTCCAATAAATTATCCTTGGCTTCATGTAGCTTCATCTTGATTGATGACATATCGTCAGAAGCAGTTGAAAAAGCGTACGCCCTTATGAGACTCTTCTGTTGTTCATTAAGCACAGAATCGTATTTTTCATTCAACTTCTTTGTCATAACCTTCATCAGCAATCTCGCTGAACCATTTGTGTCCTCGGTTATTGTTTGATCGACAGGGGCTGACTTTTCAGTAACTAACCACTTCATCAATTGATCTTCATATTGTGCCATCTTCAAGAGATCTTTATTGGGAGATCTCCATTCATTCATCAATGTTTGAATTGTGGCAAGCGCTCTATATTCATTAACATGTTGATCATAAAAATTATCATCATTAATGACGTGATTAATGTGCTTGATCAACAATGACTTTTCACGATCGATTGCTGCGTGATTCATGGACACAGCGGCAGACTTCGCTTCCCTGAGGATTGAGGCAGCCACGTGCTCGGAAGAAACAGTTGTCTTTACCAAAGAATTAATTAAACGAAATTCTTTATAAAGATTAGTTCCTGGTTTGTAGTGCCTCTTAAGGATCCTAAGGGCACCAGCAGACCTCTTTTTGTCATCCTCTATCAAAGATTTTGAAATGGTCCTTACCAAGAACTCATAAAGAAGCATTGAATTTCTTTTCTTATTATGGTTCCTTCCGCTCATTTGTCACTCCCATCATTGATAAATACTTCTTCATTTTCATTTTCTTCTTCGAAATTTTCTGTAAGGGTTCGAGAATTTTGTTTCTGGCGTTGACCATCCATCATGTGTTGGAACTTTGGTGACATCGTCATTCTGCGAAGAGATGATGCAACATCACTCCCCATCATTGTTTTATGAACCCTAGATTCACCAAATGGATTTCCTAAATATGAATTCATAAAGTCTTTGTCATAAGGATCAGACATTGATTTGGAATCGTGGCTCGTCATTTTTGCAAAATCAGGCTCATGAATCCTCGATGCACTATTGTGTTTTATTCTTGCCCTGTTTCTAAGAACTCTGTCAAGTTGTTTTTGTGCCTTGACTGGGACAGTCACATCCTTTAAGCCGCCAAGCTTGACTGGGTAATCTTCTTCGTCGTCCGGATCATCGCCAGCTGTGATAAGATCAAGCTTGGGAGATTTTTGAATTGGATCGTCACTAGCGAATAGGTCACCGCCACCTTCTTCATCACCACCGCCTTCATCGCCTCCGCCCCCAGCGGCATCACCAGAATCAACATCATCACCGCCCGAATCTTCTGGTTTGGCAGCCTCAATTGTTGCATCGATCATCTTTTCCTTAAGTCTCTGCTCGTCGATGGCGGCGATCTGTTCAGCGCTCAATCCCCATATTTCTTTACGAATAAATTCCTTGCTCATTTGACCTTCGGGGGCTGAGCCGGCTATCTCAAACTTCGCCCTCCAGAGCTCAAGCTTCTGTTGTTGTGCAATTGTTGAAGGGTTACTAAGTCTAAGGGTGAAGTTTTGAAGATCCTCTGAGTCAAATCCATTGGCATATAAATGAATAATTGCCAATTTGTTAAGCTCTGATATCATTGTCTTCTGAATGACATTGATAGTCCTGGAGAATCTAATGTCTTCCTGTGCCAAAGTCGCCTTGCTGGAAAGGGCTTCGTCATAACCGAGATACGCTCTCGGTATCTTGAGCGCGGCGAACAACTTCTTTTGTATATAAGCAACGTCCTCTACGGCGGCTGCATTTTGACCGCCGGCCAAGGTGTCAATCTTGGTTCCTGACTCTCCACCGCGAACAGGAATGAAGTAGTCCTCATCAACAGAAAGCGGATTATACCTCAAATCGACCCTGCCTGTTGTTCTATCAACAACCTGACTTGACCTAAGATTCTTCTTCTGTTCCTCGACGTACATCGGGACATTTTCCGGAGGAATATTAGCGACATCAATATAGAAAACCCTTCTCTCCGGCGCACGAACAACACGATAAACAAGCATGGCGTCCTCGATAAGGATGAGCTGGCGCCATATGCGGCGGGCAGGTTCGATGACAGAAGAACCGTAAGGAAGGAACATGTCATTGCCAAGAAGTCTGAAGTGTGTCACTTCCCAGTTTTCGAGCGTTCTATTCCCAAGAGTAACCCAGCGATATCGAACTGCCATGGGATCATTTGGATCATAATTCTCTTCTCGCTCTATCTCATTAACTGGAATTGGAAAGGCATTGATGACGCCATGTGTAGGCGAAACATCATTATAAAGAAACATGTCGCCGTATTTAACAAGGTTCCTGACCCAGGAGCGAAGATTGAACTCGACATTTAATGTATTATAAAAGAGATCTTCTAAGATCTCCCTTATTTTTTCATTATCAGAATAAATGTGGAGTACTCTTCCTTTTTCATCTTGGGCACAAGTCTCATCTGCGTATATGTCAAGTGCTGCGGCGAGCTCGGGAGTATTGTGCGAAATGACAGTGTCTGTGGCAAAATTCTTGTATCCATCGACCGTTAAATCAAAGAGAGGAATGACACCATGATACTCAACAGATGCGACCTTGAGATTTTCATAATTGCTGGAGAAGTCCGTGTAATTCTTGTATCCATTGTCTTTTAATCTTTTCGAAACAATTTCAACAGAGGTGCCTAAAGAAGCAGCCAATTGTGACCTGGACATGCCCTTAGAAAAGGCAGAACAAATCTTATCGAATGTTAATGATTTAATATAACGTGGATTATTCCCACCATCATTATCCCATCCTGCATTGTGCCAATCTGGATTGTAGGCACGAGCAAAGGTCTCAAAGTTTTCGTATCCATGCTTTCGAAGTCTACGTTTGATGACGTTCGGATCTGTATCGAGCACCTCACACATCTTACGTGAGTTAAATCCAACTCTTTCGGCGATCTCGAGAATTCTACCAAACGTAATGTCTTTACGCTCAGCAGGATTGTTTTCTGTCATAAACTTAGAATGATTGACTTTAAATTGTTGAATCCATTCAGAGTTTTGCTCGGACCACTTGGCACCATTTAAGATTTTTGAGTGTAATTCTAGGTGGGCTTTTTCTGTCATCACCTGCAGATTTTCAGGCCTATTGTCGTGCTTGATGAAGTTGCAATGATGCACTACTTCACCGTCAATCAGAGGTGAACCTTTCAACATTTCCCCAATGACTCTATGCTCTGCAACCCATCCATTCGTTTTGGAACGACGGTCCATTGTGTAGATCCAGCGATAACCTTCACCGTCTTCCTTACAGCCATTGAAGAGATCTCGACGATAGAATGGCATCATTGCATCACCTGCCTTAAGATCTTCTATCTTACAGAAGGTGCCATCACGCTTCATAAGTCGGTGATTAGGAGTGCCGATTATTTTTTGACCATTATCGAATGTGACAGTGTATGCAGCATCGACACGTGTTTGACGAGCCTGTTTCCCAAAAGCGGGGACGATGCGACCTAAATTGTGATCATAGGCATACACCAAGAAAGTATGCTCCGGGTTGCTTTCGCATTCCTGGGCCAGTTCTAAAACTGTCTTGTAACCCCCAGGAACTGCTATCTTTGTATCACCGTGAAGGCAATACTCCATCTCTCCGAAATCTTGATAACGCATGAGGCGCTCGGAAAGATTATATGCATTTGCTGTAATCGTGGCATATGTGGGAGCCATCGATTTTTGGAAAAGCAAAGCGCCGCTGCTCTTTGTTTTATCAGCAACGGCTATTGTTGTGTCTAGATTTCTAAGCTTTCTTCGTACTACCGGCCCACTCCTAAAAAGCTTAGTTAATTTCTGAAATAAATTCTCGTTTTCTTTTGCCATTTTTATTTTGCCATTCCATTAAGGGAATCGGCCCTGCTATATCTTACACTATTTTCTCGCCAGCACCAGTTGACTTAAGAGTAACTTTCTTGCCTTTCGATTGCGGCGGCTGGGTGGTGTCGACATACTGCATTGGAGAACCGATTATCCTATTGAGCAACTTCTCCAAATCCTCCAAAAGTTTGCCCACCTCAGCTTTTGCTTTGACGCTAGCGTCATTCTTAAATGTCTCAACAGCCCCAAGTAATTTTGTAGCACTTGACATTTGCTTGGAGGCAGCATTGTGATCTTCGCCTTCATTTAACTTCGTGGCGAGTTCTTCTCTGATGATTTTTTTTAGCCTGTCTAATTCAATTTTTGGCATTTCACGAACCCCTAGTTTTTATATATTGACGTCTAACGGTATAACCAAGAAAAATCTGTGACATCGGCATGTTTAATTTCTGATGAATCTCTTGGTTTCATAATCTGTTGCGGTGTGTATCCCATGGAATGTGTGCTTATCACAGGTCTCACACTATTAATTCCACCAGGTAAATCAGCATAAGAATGATTACCTTTTTGTGTTGCCTTCAACATGGCCATAGCCATATTCATGCCTTGCTCATTGTAACCAGAGTCGCCGGCAACAAGCCAAGAGCCAATGGCAACGCTCATTATGAGATCGTCATGGGCGTCTTTTGCAGCTTGAGCCTTGGAACCGTTCCAAACGAAGGCCTGGAATTGGTCATACAATCGCTGCGAGTGGGACACCAGTCGACCATTCCTTATCAATTCTTCAAGTTTTGCCAGTATTTGATTCCTGGTTTTAAGCTGTGTGGAGAAACCAGGAATTGCATCTGGGTCAGTTGATTTATACTCAAATACGTCACCTTGAGTCCCTTGGTAGTACAACTTTGGGTAACCCATGTCTCTAAGTTTAACACAAGTAAAATAGCCAAAGGTGTTTTGCTCCGGGCATATGAGGGCATCGTTATACATTCTTCCATATTCGGCCAAAACGTCGGCAAATTTGTCGGGAGGTATTTTCCCCATAAATTCGGCACAGACTTCACAAGATTCGTGATCTATAATGTGAAAGGTTGAAAAATCGGCAGCATCTCCCCTGGCAATATCTGCAGAAAGAACATACTTTTTGCCGACTTCAGGATTTCTCCATATCCAAACCCCATTTTGATGTCCAACTTTTTGTATTGGTGGACTAATCAGTTCGCGTAATCTCTCCAAGTCATTTGGCTGCAAGAATGTGTCACCTGAAGAAATGAAGTCACAGAGGAACTCTTGGGCCACTTTGCGCTTAGGAAGATTCTTCGTTTCCTTGTCGAACCACTCTTGATCGTGCTCAGGGTGTGTCCACCACAGAAGTCTAATTGGATTAAAATCATTTGAACCTGATTCGGCACCAACCCAGAGTTTATAGTATTGACCTCCCACACCATTTGGGGTAGACAATATGATTGCAGAACCACCGGTAGAAAGGGTGGGATACAGTGAAGTCCAAATTTCATCGAAGTCTCTAATAAATGCTGCCTCGTCAACGATTAATAAAGCCAATGCCTCTGATCGACCAGCGTCTGGGGAAGTTGGAACTGCCGTTATGGTCGACCCATTGGTGAACCTAATGGCTTGTTTTGTTGGCTCAAATTTTGTAAGCAAAAGCCAGGGAGGAAGTCCATCGAGCATCGTCTTCACTTTTTTAATGAAGTTGATGGCCGTTGCAAGCTTGGTCGCAATAACAAGTATGTTTTTATCCTTCTTGAAGATTGCATACCAAACACAATAGGCAGCCGAGACCGTTGAAAGTCCAAGCTGCCTTGATTTGAGAACTATGTTAAATCGATGTTCTTGAAAAGCTTTGACACAATCATCTTGAAAATCGTAAGTATCAAAAGGTATGAGCCCCCTCAGCTGGTGTTGGATCTTGCAATACTTCTTCATAAAGTATGAAGGATCTTTTCCGCATTTGATTATCTCGGCAACCTGTTGTTGCCGAGATAATGTGGGAGTGCTCGGTATTTTACTCATGCTAGCTCAAATATGGTTTTTCTTCTATAGTACGCGGTCCTTTTGGGATTGTGGACATTGAAACCAATTATTTCTAATGAATCAGATGAATCCTTTTCTGAAAAGCTAATAGTCTCCCCCGCTAAATCTCTATAGGCGTCTTTCACGTGCTTGACATGAGCGGCTATAATCTTAAGAGAATCCTCTGAACAACTTCTCTTCATGAGAATCATTTCTTTTTCAGAGACAAAATTAGTAATGACTTGATATGACGCTAAAATCATGTTGCCGCCCAGCAAAGTGAATTTGACAGAATGAGAGGCGGTCAGTGGCGTTGAGCTTCTTCCCCATGTTGTGTCTATGGCCTGACCTAGGGCGTTAAGATTGAGATCGGTTAAGGTTGTGTTAATTGATTGGCCGTTGATGTAGTTGTCTATGTTTCTATTGGGCATCGCTGAAGGTTTCCTCTTATAAATATTATCTTTCGCCAAATTTATTTATGATTTCATCATGTGAAGGTCGCCAACCAGTAGACCACTTCTCCTGATTTCTCCTGGCCCATGTTTGTGCACATCTGTCACAACACTCAAACTTCTCGTAGGACTCATCATCATATGTCGTTCTCATAATCATTTCACAAAGAGGACAAGTAAGCGGCTGCCCCTTCTCCATGTCTTCAGGCTTAATAACAAAAAAACCTGCAGGATCCTCTAATATCACTCGACCATTTGTGTATTTTTTCCATTGATTCATATCAACTCAACCTTAGAATCCTTTTCATTTTTGCTTATTTCGATTATGTGGTCAGCAGAATCCTTGATGCCGTCAACGTGAGTTATAACAAATATGGTTTTAAAGTATCTCTTTAGTGATGTCAATAATCGACTACAAGATTCAACTCCGGCATTGTCAAGGGTGCCAAACCCTTCGTCTATAATAAAGAAATTTGGTTTTGGCAAAGAAGAAACATTGATCATTGCAACCCTAAGTGATATTGCAGCTATTGTCTTTTCCATTCCGCTGCACAATTCAATTATTCTTCTTGAATCTCCGTAGTTTATATACATCTCCAGCGAATCGGAATCCTCGTCAGATTCAACTTCTATGGTGAAGTCAACAATTCCCTGAAGTATTTTTTGCACTTCTGCATTGATTATTGGCAACTGGGATTTTGTCACAAGAAGCGGAATGCCTTTCTTGCAAAATGCACTAGAAATAAGCTCCCTAATCCTCATACTCTTCAATAAATCATCCCTGGTCGATTTTTCAATTTGGAGATTTTCTAAACTGGCCAGGAGCTTGCCGTGTTGCGAGGCTGCTGATAATTTGGCCATATCCCATTCCTTGATGTCATCAGAATAACTTTCTATTTTTTTCTTAATGGAAACTAGCTCAAAATTTTCCTCATTATTTAAAGCTATCTCCATGTCAACAAGCCTCTGTTTTTCTTCTTCCAGATTTTTTTGGAGAGGAGTGCAGAGCGACTTGTGTTTTTCTATTTCAGTTTCTTTCTTGGACATCTCCAGGCTCAGCTTCGCCATGAGAGCTGCGGCCTTTTCATGCTTTGAAATCTTGTCCTCGATGTTTTCGTCCTCCATTTCCGACAAAAGGATTTTTAGTTCGTCCAATTGACGGAGGGCTTCGTCGGCCTTCTTCTTTTGTTCTTCAACTTTTGTCTTGTTTGAATGGGCGTCCTTTATGAATTTGCAAGTGGGATAATCGTCACCACAAGGAACATCGTCAAGAATCTTTAATGACTTCTTCTGCTGTGTCAGAAGAGAGAGCTCCTTCTCATGAAGGTGTCTAAGCTCCAGGACAGAAGACTCAATTTTTCTTTTTGATTCGGACTTCTTTTTCAAAAAATCGATATCGTATTTTGCCAAGAGACTAGTCAAAGAAGAGATTTTGGAACGATGATCCTCCATTTCAACAAGGAGAATAGCGTAGTTGTCTTCATGCTCCTTCAATTCTGATGAAACAGCAGCAACTTTTTTTCTCTGCGACGTTACATCAGCCTCAACGACGATCGCGGAAGTGTGTGTGCTGGCTTCATGTCGTAGAGACGTCAATGTGGTCTGGTGTTCGGCTATTCTAAAAGTCAAATCCAAGATTGTTTTTTGGCACTCTGAGATGGAGTCCTCGCTGCTCTTTTTTAACTCATCCCAATTCCTGTCTGGGAAATTTTTTAGTTGAGCCTTATATGAATTCACGTCCTTCGAAGCCAACTCATACATCTTGTCAAATATGTCTAAGTCAAGAAACCTGGAAAGTATGGAGCGCCTCTTTGTTGAGCCTTGCGATATGAACTGACTGGTCTCACCTTGGGCGGACAAAGAAGTCATTAAGAAGTCGTCAGGTGAACCCAATAAGTGTCTTATTGTTTTCTCTGTATCGTTTCTCTGCTCTCCGCACAAATCATCCATTTCACCGTCCTCTCTCATCTTGAAAAGATTTAGGGACGTTGAGGCGGAAACTACGCCTTTCTTATTGGTCGATTTTGTAGTCTGTCTCTCCAAGACGTAAGTGGTGCCATTATGATCAAGCACCGCCTTGGAATAACAGTGCGGTTTTCTAACGTTGCAAACATTAATATTCTTCATTGGACCACGATCGGTCGTGTTGAAAAGGGAATACATGATGGAACCAACTATAGAAGACTTACCAGTCCTGTTTGGACCAAATATTCCAACAATTCCATTTAGATTGTCGAAATTGATTTGATTGCCTTCTCCATATGAAAAAAGATTGTCCCACGTGAGGTGGCGAAGTGACCACTTAGAAGATCTATTTGAATCATCGGATGTAACAGCTGTAGAGAGATATGTCTTGACTTGATCTGTGACCTCATCAACCTCCACTTGGGAAAGATTTGCCTCCTTGTGATAATCCTTTAACAGTCTAGCAAGGGTATCAACGGACCTAAGATCCGTTTTGTTGATAACTGTGTCCTCAGATGCCTTCACCACCTGCTTGTCAAAAGACACATCAGATTTGAATGTGACCTCTGTTGCCGCCATCGAAGTCCTGAGAATCTCAGAGAGTCTATGCACGTCATCTTGAGTAATTTGAACCTGGGATCTAATTCTGAATCTGCTTCCGGAAGGCAGCTTCTTCACAAGCTGCACGGTGGAGGATAAATCACCCGCCCAATCCACGGTGATGAATGGTTTTGGATTTGGCAGCGGCCTTGTCGTGACTGACCATTTCTTGGCGCTCTCTATTTCCCACAACAAATAACCATGCTCAATCTGCTCAGCGTAATTCTGTTGCACAGGCGTTCCTGGGTATGCAATCCAAGGTTTTTTGTTTCTGTGTCCAAGAAATTGAGGCTTGTGAATGTCGCCCAAGAAAGCAAAATCAAAATCCTTGAAAAAATCGACATTGACACCTTCGTCAATGTCCCAACCCGTCTCTGTCGATGAACCCCTAACCGGTCCGTGAAATGCCGCTATATTAATACAATCACCAACAGGCTTCACAGAAGACCATCCTTCTTCATCAAAGCAAGAAAACACACAAAGGTTGAAGCCTTTGTCAATTTCATAAACCCCGCTCTTTTTATAAAGGTGGACGTTCTTATTTTTCATTGCCTCCACGATTGGTGAGACAGCGTCCTGTCGAGATAGGTTGACCAGATTACCATCATGGTTTCCGAGAGTGAGATGAACAGGCGCAACCTCTGCCATCGCCGTTAACCACCAAGTTAAAAAATCGATGTATTCAGGTGAGATGCCCGTGGTTTTTGTGTGAAATATGTCACCGCCAACGAAAATGTGATCGACGTCTTGGGACTTACAATCGTCAATGAAAGCTTGAAGTATTTGACGATACTCTTCATGTCTAGACAACGCACGAATGTGCACGTCAGCAGTGTGGGCAAATTTAAGCATGCATGCTTAAACTACCCACCATTAGCCTAAATGTACAAAAATTAAGCCTTGCTCAAAGCACGTGCGCCGGCGCCGAGGGCCCGTGTGCCAAGGCTGGCTATTTCGCCGGCCGAGGAGCCCATTTCAGCACCCATCGATCCCAATTCTCCGGCCGTACTCATTGCCTTTGAAGCAGCTTTTCCGGCAGCCAAGGCACCATGAGCAGCATCCTTTAACGAAGCAAAGACTTGACCCAATGTTTCACCCAAGTGCATAAAGGCACTGATCAACATGGGAAGAAAGAGGGCAACTTTTAAAACCTTGAAAATTGCATCTTTTTCCTTGGAAGAAATTTCAATCTCATGGCCATGTGAATCCTTGCCTTTTTCTTTCTTTGTGAAGTCAGCATAAGATATTGGCTTTTCTTTCTTAAAGACCTTGGCAAAAGCATAGTAAGCAGCGTACTGTGCCTGGGGTGGGAAGGCGGTAACCTCGAGCCACTTTGATTCCACAGAATGAAGGAAGTGTTCTATTTTTTCACAAATTTTACTAGCCTTATCAAGGCCAAATTTTCTTAGTGTCCAAACCAAGAGCTTAAGAGCAAAAATACCCAGACCAAGATAACCAACAACTGCTGTCTGTACAGCCCACCACGTGGTGGCCAAGGATGCGACCCCCGTCAGGACAGCAATCTCATGTAGTCGGCTCTTCTTGTTTTTTTCGATGGCCTCGAGGAGTTGATCCAATTGCTCCTCCAGAAACATGGAATTCTGGGAGAATTCCCCGTGCATAATCGATTCATTTTTGGCAGGGACTGCTGTAGCGATCTCTTTCTCGATATCAATAGACTTAATCTGTTCAAAACCAGCATTGATCTTAGCTAGTTCAGGAACAGTGGCCATGATTTGTTCTACGCTAGTGCCAGACTCTTCCAAGGCTTCCGTGAATTTTTTGACATCGCCTATAATGTCAAGGCTTTGAAGTGATTGCACAGCCTTGTTCAACTTCGCAATAATTTCTTCTGCCTTGGAAGCTATTTCTTTCTTTACTTTTTCACCGAGCCCCTTGAATGGTTGCTTTATGGCATCCAAAAATCCTTCATTAACAAGGTATTCTCTCGCCAATTCTTCACGTATCATTCTCCTCAAGCTACTTTCGCTGATTGAAAGTCTGGTCCCGCCAATATGCACGGGTTGGTTGAACACGATTTGTCTTGAAGAAGCTCTCTTTTTCATATTCGTAAATATGATGAATCTCAAAATATGTTCTTGCTGTTCATGGCTTTTTGCAACCTGATAGAAAAATTATCCTCCCAAGACATTGACTTTGCCTCTCGAAGGGCAACCTCAAATTCATGTTTCGACATGTTCCCAGGGTCTCCCCAAGGCCGAACATCAACCACCACAACATCAATATCGTACTCTTGGAGTTTCTTCACGAGTCTGGGCATCTTCTTGTCCCACATGTCTCCGTCCAAGGCCAAGGCGATAGGTGTGCCGTGCAATAAAATTTTATTGAACAACTCATGTCTCTCATCGAGATCAGATCCCAGAAGCGATGTAGAATTTTCGACACACTTCACAAGATCAAATGGACCTTCGCACAAGACTAGTCTCTGAGACCAATCTATGTTTATTTCGTTAAAAACGACAGGGTTTCTATCGACGTCAGGGTTATCGTATTTGGGTCTTTTATTTTTATCGATGGTTCTTGCGGTAAAATAATTCAGATTGCCCTGAGAATCAAATGAAGGCATCAGGATCCTTCTTTTCCACTTCTGCTCGTTGGATACACCAAATTTATAGTACCAAGCATCCTTTTCGCATAGACCCCTAGAAAAGAGGTACCTCCACATCGCCTTGACGTCTGGATCATTGTCGGGTGCGAAGACCAAGAGCTGAAAATCCTTGGGTAGGACCAACTTTTCTTCAACGAGCTCTTTGCCACCGGTGACAATATTGTCCTTCACACCTGGTATTCCAAAGATGGAGCGATATATGTCCAATTGCGATTGTGTCCCATGTTTTTTTAGCAATGGGGCCAAAGAACGGGCTTTCCAACCACACACCCAACAATGATTAATATCATTGTCTGTGCGAATGGAAAGTTTTTTCTTGGAAGCATCTATTGGTGAACATATGGGACATTTAACGTCGAAATTTTTGCCATCGCTGGACAATTTACCGCGACCAAAAACCGTCTCATAAAATCTTATCTTATCAGTAAGGGAAAAAACTGAAGACACAGGTTCACATTACTAACGACAAGACTATTTGTTCAAAAGAGATGCTGCCTTGGCTATCACGTATGCATCCGTCATATCTCGAGAAGCATCGATGGGATTGCCTGACTTCTTTTTACCCCAAACAACGTGAGATAAATCATGCTCCATCATGTGCTTGAACACCTGTTCCTTATGACTCATTCCAGCAATGGAAGTCTTTTGCAGTTTGACACCACACATTTTTCTGGCTCGAGCAGCAGATATGTAAGTCGGCTCTATTTTAAAACTGTCCCTGGCCAGATATGAAACTATGCCATTGAACCTCATCAGCGTGGTAATGGTCCCTGCAGAGGACATTCCTTTGGAGAATCCCAACAAGGGTTCTTCAAGAGACAATATGCCGGGCTTAAATTGCAGCTTTGAGAAATAGTCCCTTATTGAATCGGCTTTTTCAAAAAGTGTATTACAGCCTTTGAAATTTAAATAATCGAGAAGCTTGATGTGACCACCATCACTAATAACGGCATCCGAATCTAAAACGCATATTCCCGTACAGGAAGTAGAAACATCAAGTCCTAAAATAAAAGTCATAAACCATTATTTCTCATAGTGAACTTGTGTAAACGTCTAATCACGGCAAATCTGGTTAGAGCAACCCCATTTCTTTTAGTTGGACTTCCGTGACTATTTCATATGTCATGCCGTGAGTCCTGCACCACTCGATCGCGGCTAATGCTTTTTTAATGACAGTCGCTTGATCTAGCTTGCGCTTAGGCTTGACCTCGATCAATTTATGCGTACCATCCATGTAGGTCACCGAGAAATCAGGATAATACTTACGAACCTTTCCGGTCTTCTTGTTGGAAAGGTACTCTATAGCTATCAACTCGTAGGACCATGAATAAACGTCTGGGTTGGAGTCCAGCCATTCCATGTATTTGGCTTCCCAACCACTACGATACTTGTAAACACGGCCTGTTTTTTTGGATGCATACTCACCCCGTTGATAGCGGCTTCGCTTCTTTCGTTTCTTTCGAAGTTTATTCTTTGTAGGTATCCGGGGTTCCATGTGTTTAAGGACGGACAAGCCTAAAAATCGAAAGCAACCTTAAAAAGAATCTTATCGCGTTCTCTCTTTATGACCGGCTGGGCTAGCTTGGCCTTCGCCACAACGTTCATATTTTCATCATGAAAATATAGGCCGCTGATGTAAACAAAAGGATCCTTGTCAGTGATATCGGCAGAGGCAGAGATAACGTTTTTATTTTTTATGTATGTCAAATTTGAAGAAGAATTTAACAAACCGGGAGGAGCAAGAATTTCATACTTCTTGGTGTATATGTTCCTAGTACCCTTGAAGGATATTTCATACCTATTTTTGCCGAAAAAATAAAGATGTGGACTTTTTATCACAACAATCCCTTCGTCATAAAATATATTTCCAACGCAATTAGAAATGGCGTGTTTGGTGTCACTATCTGCACGATATAAACCACCAAATCCATCGTCCTTAAGTGTGATTTTTATTGAGCCGGCCGAGCCGGACACATCAGCATCAACAATAGAAAAGGTGCCAGGCAAAATGCTGCTGCCATAATACAAATTGCTTATGTCAAAAAACGTAACCTGATCCGAAGAAGGATCTTTTGTTTTTTGATATATTGACAAAGGCGTGTCTTTTGTAACGCCTCTATTATTCTGGTCTTGAAAGGATCCAGGTTGCGCTGACTGAGAATTTAAATACCTTTGATAAAGGCTCGCCATTTTGCCTGATGGCTTCAGGGGGGAGCTTGGTGAATATCCGATCAACTCTTGCTTAAAATCATCCCACGCAACAGAATCGATCTCGGTAGAACTCACAGAACCAATGTTTGTTGCATTTTCAGTTGGCCTAGACGGAAGAACCAATTCTTCTAAATTTATTAGGCTATAGTCCTTGAGCCCAAATAGGTTCCTGTAAGAATTCCTAGAGAATTCGCCTCTTAGTATCTCATAATTGGGATCGAACGTTCCGTCGTCGCACGGTAAAATAGTCAAATTTCTTTTGGCAGCAGTGGTCGTGTACAATAAATTATTGACATCTAATTTTGAATTACTTGTTGAAAATATAGAGGACGTCAAATGTAACAATCTAGGATATCTGTTTTTTGCAAAATCACTTACAAAATTTTCTAGATTGATGTAGTGGGCACCCACGCCGAAAGCCATGGCAACATTAAATGGATCATCAGTTGAACCCAATGTTGTCTTTGTTGGTGTTTGAAAAACACCGCCCGCATCTCCCAATGGTTTTCTAATTGGGGTTGTTTCTGTGAAGAAAGGAGGAAGATAAAAGGCAATTTTTTCTGCATTTCTGGCCTCTGAAAGAGAAAGTCCCGTGGCGGCCGAAGAAGAAATTTCTAATGCAGACTCATAATATCTTTTTATGGTTATTCCATGCACCTCTGCCTTAAGAGGGTGTGTGAAAGACTGGAAGGCATGTTTTTCGCCTAATAACGCTGTTTCAGTATCGTAAGAAGTTTCATCCAGTGGAAATATCCCGTCCCTCTCTTGTGATCCAAGCGTGAAATATTTGCCAAATGAAGCACCGTCGCCATCATAATAATTTCCAATACACAAACCATATGGATTCTGTCTTGTTGGAGACAAGGCTGGACTGATGGAGGAAAGTGGAACCGAAAATTTCCCTCTATCATATCCGTTGATCACAAAAGAACCAGTGCCATAATTGAGCTTATTCGTTCCCCAGCGCACCACGACATGATGCCACCGGTTGTGGATCAAAACATTATCGTCTGATAAAAACACATATGACCCTGTGACGGCTTTGGAAGGTGCGACTTCAGAGCCGTCCAATAATTGTAATTGCAATCTAAATCCGCGCGGAAGACCATTTTCATCCTTGAGGCTACCAGTCACAAGCGACAAGGCATAACTTGAAGAAAGATGCAATATGGTTCCGGCCCTGAAGTGTCCGTTGTCTAAACCGTCAACCTGATATCTTGGATTTATGTGAAAATCAAAACTAAAGGCTCCACTCAAACAATAGTCGCCTGAAGGATATCCCGTTGGTACAAATTTACTTATTGAAGCAGAATCCAAATAACTCACATTGGGATACAAGAGCACAGAAGAACTCGGTATGGACTTTGAATTATTTGATACCGTGAAAAAATTTAAACAGTTGTAATTGGTATATGCCCAATTGGCGCTAGGGTATGTGCCGTGATAATATGGCATCAAAACATCTTTGACATTATTTTTCAAAAGTGTTTTTTCCGTCAAGTCAGAAGTTGGAGTAAATCTCTTCACCAACAGTTGTTTATTTGCCTTGATTTTTGCTTTTTTTACATTATCAACGTAAGTGTTGACATCATTTTTAATTGATTTTTTTTGATTCCTTAGATTTCTGGTGTTGTTGATGATGTTTCTTTCTTGCGTCCTAAAATCATCGTCCGCCAAATAAGAAGGATTGGAATCACTAAAGGAACAATTTTTCTCTGACGTTGACTGTCTGGAAAAGACATTAATTGACCCTGTCACGCCTGCCGAACTTGAAACATATGTTCGGCGAGGCGTTGTTACTAAAGTCAATGTCTCTATATTGTCTTTATTGACAGGTATAATTGCCATTTTTGTTCCAAGTCTTAGAAGTCGAGTCTTACTCTAAATGTAAGATCTCTTCCGGGATTTTTTTCCACTGGCCTACTCAATTTGGCAACAGCCAAGAGAGTTTGTGAATTATCATAAAGGCCAATGGTTGTGACATACGTAAATGTCTCTTGGTTGTCGTCGCCCTGTGCAGGATCATAAATTGTCAATCGACCCTGATTGTCACCTGTCTGCTCAATGTAGGTTGGATTTGAAGAATAATTGAAATCATCCGGCATTGCCCTGCAGAATATTAAAGAAGAATTAATGTTTGTCACATTCTGGAATGTCATGGCCGTCAAACTGCCGGCGCCGAACCTAGAATAACAAAAATGATCAATGACATTATCGACACTTCCGGAAACCAAGAAGTCTGGCACCAATTTAGCCTTGTTTTCTGTTTCAGTTCCTGTTCCGCCCAATATTGTGAACCCCAGAGGTGCCATGGCATCTATTGGTCCGTAAATAAACTGTGTTCCTGACACGACTTTTTCTATGTCTAATACAACTATTCCATAGTCATAATAAAGCAAACCCACAGTATTTGTCGTAGAAGATGCATCAACCAAATATCCGTATTGTCCACCCACGTCAAAATACCTGGCGGCGGCGGAACCAATGTCGGTGTAAATGGCAGAGCCAGACGTTGCAGTCAAATTAATGTTATATCTTGGACTTGAAACAGGTGGACCATAGCCAGCACCGGGAGAGCTGCTTGGAGATGAGGCTGTTGTAAAAAACCTCATGGCAAAAGTTTCTCTTTTTATTTGATCTCTAGAAAACAGCCTCTTAAATGCAATGAATAGCGCTGCATCTACTGGTTTATTTTGTTGACTACTGACCAAGGTTGAATCATTTGGCAATTGAAACATGCTCGAACGATCTCCGAGCAAAACTTGGGCAAACTGTCCGTAAATATCGGTCTTTTCCCTCATCATTATCGAGCTGCTCGGATAAAGATATTTGTTGTTTATGTCGTAACCAGTGGAAGCAGTGCCAGCTATTCCACTTGAGTTTTTTGTGTCTGATTGCCTAAATGAATCAGGCGGGGCTAGTCCAACAGTTATGTCAAAGATTGGATTTGCAGTTTGGAGAGTGAAATCTTGATCATAGACTGTTTGAAAGAGAGAAGAAGTTACCCCAGGGCCTATTCCACCTGTAACAAAAGACTGATATTTTCTTCTAGAAACAGAGGCGCTGATGTCCTCCTGCAGGACATCAATCAATTGATTTAAAAAGGATCTGGTTGTTTTTATGTCGCTATCAGCAATTGCCTTAAGTGTAGCCATCTTTCTTTATCTCTCTTATAGTGTTAGTGTAGCAGTATATGTGACAGGTATGTTTAGCGTACAACCATGTTGATTTCCAACAACAACGATATAGCTGCTTATGGTTCTTTCATTTGAAACGCCTGTTCTCTTCCCGTAAATTGACAACGTTGTATTGTCAATGCTTTGAGGTGCGATTTCAAATTGAATGTAATCGGATGTTTGTCTCAGGCTGTACGTATAAGTGGCCACCCTGTTGGAGTCGCCGGCATCAATGGAGGCCGAGGCTCGACCAGGCGCTGTCAAAGAACCATTTACGGCATTTCCAATGCTAAAAAACCTATCTGGCACCTTTATTGTATATGAAGTTTGCAATAGTGATGTTGGTATATTGGAAACTCCCGTTGTGTTATTGTAATACAATTGAACCTTGACAGGTGAAACATTTCCTTTTTTTAAGGAAATAATGCTGTCTGTCTTTAAGACTGGGAAAAACGTGGTTTGTACCGCGGCCGCATTATTTTCCCTACCTATCAATCTGTACTTGATTGCTATGTTGGAATTGGTCATTGCCTCAAAAATAGGCGTATTTTTTTCTATCTTTTCTTTTCCAACAGATCGGCCATATTTTTTTATCAACCTATAGTCGACTTCATCATCAGCGAGAGAATAATAAACTATTTGGAAATTTTCTTTGCCGCTGGCGGTTGCCAATTGTTGACGACCATAATCCGTTAAAACTGCATCCAAAATAATATTGTTTGTACTGTGATCTAGCAATCCCATGTGAGGCCTCTTTATGAAATATTATACTCTATTTTTTTATGACCAATTATATCGAATTCAAATGATGTGTTGACACCAAGAAATTAATCAGTCTTCAGTGTGTGTAACGGTTTTTGTCATAGATTTGTATTTTCACCAATTGCATTTTTTGATTATCTAAATTCATCAATTGCAAAAGATAATATGGAGAAGAATCAGCTGATACATTATCTGACCCGTTAACTATTCTAAACTCCTTCGCACCGCTCAAAACTTTTAGATACTCAGGATTAAAATACACTGTCATTTTAGTGTTTCCGTACCCTGTCAATTTGATACAATCCTTGAATGCATCCATTTTTAAATTCATGTTGGGGTATTGGCGGGGTGAATTTGCGTCGCAAACTACCTTCGAAACAAGTTTATTTTTATACGAATCAAATGTGACTAAATGTTGTGCAGAATAATTGGATATCATTCCATGCGCATCAACAGTGCAAATAGAATAAATGTATGAAGAGGCAGTTGAAAATTCCTTGTCTATATAAAAATCATCATCAACATGTATGTAAATTGGAGTCGAAGATGTTTTTACCAAATTAGATAAGTCACTTCTTGGTGTCCTGTTCCCATCAACTATTTCGCCAGTACCATATCTTAAGTTGGCATCACCGGCGTCAGATGTATCCCATGAGTATTGGGCAATCAATTCGAATGGTTCCTCAATGCTCTTTCTTCTCATGATCTGTATTTGTTTTATGTCGTCTTGAGTATTAACTGGCAATCCCCAGGATATTATTAGGTTGTTTTTCTGAAAATCGTATGAAAATTTAATGTCTTCGGGTGGTGGGGGAGGAATATACTCAAAGCACTCTATTGATTTTGAAATTGGCCTTGATGCAACAAGAACATTTCCATAAGAAGACTCTTTGTTATCCTTGTCATAAATCAAGACACTCATTTCAGCAATAACGCTTAAGGAATAGATGTAGGTTTTTCCATATAGAATATTTTTGTCTATGTAGAAATTTTTCTCAAAATCTTCTATATAAAATTCTTCTTCGAATTGAAATCCATCAGGTGTAACTAAATACCTTTTTAGAAGATATCCCCTCATATAAACAGAGCGATTATTTAATGTTGAACTATATTTCTTGGTTAATGGTAAATTGATCTGTTCAGGCCAGCCACCAGCCTTCGCAGCTATAGAATTTTCATTTAAAAACTTGAAATTAACATTCTTTAATTTTGAACCAACAAACAAATCAGGAACAACAAAAGAATTCAATTGAGCATTGAGCGATAAGTTTTCTGATATTGAATTTAAAAATTCGCTTGTATCATGAGCTGACGAGGGCGCACCGGTACCATTGACTACCTTTAAACCCAATGAATTATCAGGAAAATCTGCTAGGCTTGTGTAAGCTTGAGCTATGCTAGCAAATTCTTTCTGTTGTTTCTCGCTATCCATATCAGTTTCTTTGGCAATGTCGCCGATAAGAGCAGCTGCCATTTGAAAGACACTTTCCGTTCGAACGTTGTTAATTCTAGCTGCAACCTCTATGTCTTCACTCCCTTGTCGTATATCCTGAACATCTGAAAAAACAAATGAAACGTAATTGGGACTAAAATCATCTTCAAAGACTATTTTTGAGATGTTTTCTTTTATGTAATTTTTTTTTGTTTTTTGGGATCTGGGGTCAACAGGTCTATCAAGTTCAAATTTTGATATTTGGGGTTTAAACCAAGAAATCTTGACATATCTTGGTAATGTTTCAGTAAGATTTCCTGACCGTGGACTATCCGGTCGGCGTGTTCTTTCATCGACGACATAAAAATTATAATTAAATGTTACATCAATTGATTTTACTTCGGGCACATTGACTATCGTAGAAGATGGTGATGCGTTAGATTCTTTGCTAGCCATTATGAAATTCCTAAAAATGGTTCGATGGTTATGAAATATTCGTCCATATACACATCATCAGGTGTAATGTCCCTTAATTTATAAAGAAATTTATCTTTATCCCTGTTGGATTTAGGCGCATGGGGAATTATAAATTTTTGATTCTTAAGAGAATCAATTTGTGGCTTGAGTTCAGCGAATGATTTGCCTGGCTCCATCATCGATGTGTCTATTATAAAATCATCTGGGTCAAAAATTATTGAAAATGTTCTATCGAACTTCCTGGGATATACGGCCTTCTTCAATATTTGTGCTGGCCTAAGAATAAAAGTTTCATTATGCAAATAGGAAATAAGCGTACTGGTAACGTCTATTGTAGGTAGATTATTTTGATTCGTGGCAGCGGCAGCAGCATTTCTTTCTTGTTGAGATCCATTCACAGGCACTTCTCTTGTGACTCCTGTGACTGGATCAACATATGTTGTCCTATTTGTACCAGCACTGACTCCTCCTGCTGTAGAAGCCAAGGAAGCAAATTTACCATAACCCTCATTCAAGTAAGAAAGCTCTTTTGACATGGGTTCATAATTATAATATCTAGTTTCATCAATCGAAACGCCTGTCATCCATCTAATATATTCTTCCGCCAAGAAGCTTTTAGCATGATTCTCATAAATTTCAAGACTCTCAGAAGTGCTGAGGGATGAGCCGTACTTTATAGCTATTTTTGGATCAGAAGCGTCAGTGTGCAATTCAAAACGGTCGCCCGTCCAATATTTTGTTGGTAACTCAAGCGGATTATTTGTTCCATTCTTCAATGTTGATGCATCCCAATTTCCAATGACTCGGGTTGGGAATCTATTGAGATCAAATAAATAACTCAGCGGTTTAAAAACCAAATATCTATGCAATAAATCAATTTTAAATATTTTGATTCTTACAATATTTTTCTTAATGGATTCATCCGACGTAAAATCTTGACTGTCGTATGACATAAGATTTCTCATCATTTTTGGTGGTATTCCCACAGAAATGATTCGCTTATTGTTTCCATCTTTCTTATAAAAAATCTCATTATTAAAATAAGTTTTCACAATAGGAAAAGAACAAATTTCCAAATCATTGACAGGAAGATAAGAACCAAATGGCAAATTTGCCATGGAGTTAGAATTAAAAGATGGAATTATGCTCTTTAATTTATTTTGACCATCGTTTTCTTTTGATATTCTATCAGATATTTCAGAATATATGTAATTCGACATTATCATTTGCTCTTCTGTGCTAGACGCATTAAAGAGCGATATTTTTTGGTCAATAGTGAAATTATTATTTTCATAAAAATAAGGCAGCGTCTTATCGAGATAAGGTTTAAAATTATTGGACAATAATTCTATAAAACTATTGATTTTATTAAGAGCGTGGGTGACAAAACCCTTTATCATAAAAACTTCAGAAAGCAATTCTTTCATTTCTTGTTTCATGTAGGTTTTTGCTTTAAAAAGATATTTGTTAAAAACACCATTTTTATCGGCGGTAAAACCCCAAATTGTTGAATGATCAATTGGATTGCTTTTATTAAAAAAAGATGTCGTAAAAATAAATGTTGAATCACCAAAAGCATTGTTTAAATTTACGCCTTGGGCACCGGTGCCCACAGACCAATAATTTGTATTCTCAAGACTTCGATTTCTAAAGATTTCACTTGACACTTTAAAGTTGCTCATTGTTGATGCCAGTTTTTTTGTTGCAACGTAAGCCATGTCCAGACTTTCATGTGTTAAACAAGAAATTGTCAGCATCATATTTGTCATGTATGCAACCATATAAACGTTCTTATCTATCCCAGAGTATTCTGTGTTTATGGGGTAGATGTTATATTCTTCCTTGAATGTTTGCATAAAGGTCAAAAGAATATTTGATTTTTCATAAAATATTTCTTTTTTTATTGTTTCTAATTCAAAAGCAAGATTTTGATCAAAAGCATTCACCCAAAAACTAGACACATTTGATATTTCATCAAATGAATCAAGAGATTTTAGCTGATCAGATTGCCAATGACCACATAGCGAGGTCAAACTTTCCATAAGATTATCAACAGCATGTTTGTATAAGAAATTGCCCTCTGTCACAGAGGCCTCATCAAGAACAAAACATATACACATCACCCAGAGACTAACAGCTCCTCGGCGAGCGGCATGCCCTTTTATAGGATCAGTTTGAAACATAGAACCGGCTATTTTTTTTATCAACATAGCAAAAAACCTATTATGGTTATCAGCCGGGGTCCAGTCGCTAAATTTGGATGTATCGGTTTTTATATTTTTTTTATCAGATATGTCCAAGATTTTAACATAACTTGTAAAAATACTTTTAAATCTTTGGTTTAGATATTGAGGTAAAAAATTTTCCTGGGCATTCTGGGAATTGTTGAGATCGTCATTGTAAGTGTTAACAAAATCCTCCAAGATCTTAGTGGTCTCGACAGCATCTTCGAGTCTCTTCTTTAACCTATTGATTCTACTTAAATCATAGGCATCACCATTTGCATTAATGTTCAATGATGTCTCGAGATAATATTCTCTACCTGTTGTAATTTTAGGCGACTGTGTGTCACCAAGTGGACTATTGTCCCTCTCAAAGGTAAAAACGCTATATTTATCTTGTCCGATTGATGCATATTCATGAGCAAGGCTCATGAGAGAAAGCCCCTTGCCAATTGGATTTTCTGGCATTTCAAAAGTTTTTTCAGGGACAACACCAACAAGATGGTCCCAAACTGATACGTTCATTCCGTCAGGAGCTGTTTCAAATCCTCTTGCTTTCAATGCGCTGGAATAATCATTGATTGTTTTACCATAACTCTTTTCCCTTTGTAAAACGTCAGATATTCTGGCCACTGCACGTGGAATGGCATCTTCAAAGGCTGTAGTATAATCCGTGCCATTCCAATTAACCGCCTCGGCAATCTCCTTGTTGTTTTTACCTCCGATTGGTCGATCTATAAAAATAGATTGTTTTTCGGTAAAAGTAAATAACTTTAAAAGTGGTTTCTCCACTTGCTCAGTGTATATAGATAAACTATCCTTTGTAGACAAACTTGATAATGGATTAGTTGTGACAATATTGGCATATGTGTCTGGCATTTTAATGCCATTATTTATCCATAATGAATCTTTGGCCTGCAGGTTCTTATCAGAAGAGGCAATAGAATTAAATGATGAATTGCTCGTCCCAATTGAAGAAACACTCAATGAAAATTTCAATTCATTCAGTGTTTTAATCCACAGTTCAGTATCAGGGAATGTTTTTATGCCTTGAGGTGTTGCTATGCCTTTTTTTATTAAATAGTCTTTGACGTTTTCATATTTCGAATTTCCAACCAATCTAATTCCTAGTCTAGCTAATTCATTGGAAAATGAATTTTTTGATGGGCTTAGTTTAGCCAAATCTTCCTCTTCGGTTGGAAAATCTTCTTCTACAGGGTATTTGTCTTTCAGAGGCTTATTAACATTGAGAGCAGCGTCAAGCTCCTTAAATTTTGGAAATATTTTATTTAAAAATGAATCTGTGACAATTGGCAAAGTTGCTTTAATGGAGTCTTGAGCCGGCTTAACCACTCTTTCTTTTAAATTTGTGCTATGAAGAACAGTTATTGCATTTTGGGCATTCAAAATCCTTGCATTTTCTTTGAGATTTAAAATGTCTCCAATTCGTGTTAAATCGCCTTTTTCATAAATTGGCAAAAATTCAGAATTCAATATTATGCTGGGCGCTTCATTTGGTAGACCAGAATATTTTAAAACCTTTATTTTTGAAGGAGTTGGGGCAGCTGACGTGTCTTTTTCTCGTGGTGATCGTGAAAATGGCGGTTTTGCTACTATTTTTTTACTTTCAATAACGTTTTTTGCTCTTTTTTCATCAAGATCCTTCAGGATTTGTTGATATCTTGTATCAAGACTTGGTTCTCTTGCAAGATCGCCTGTGGCAGCTGTACCCTCAGTTGCACCTGCAGCTGCGCTGCCTACACCTGTGGCATCTGTACCTATGGCTGGGCCTTTTGTAGTTTTAGCTTTGGCTGCAGCTTCAGCTGCTGCAGCTTCAGCAGCCTTTCGACGCATAGCATCATTTGCAGCTGTCCCTGCCGTGCCTGTGGCAGCTGTACCCTCAGTTGCACCTGCAGCTGCGTTACCTGTACCTGTGGCAGCTGTGCCTGCTGTAGTTTTAGCTTTGGCTGCAGCATCTGCTTCAGCTTTTAATTTCATCTGTTCAGCTAAAGCGGCATTATTCGTTCCAGTTGATGGAGGGGAGGAACCATGAACATGAGAAGCAGTAGAATTAGATTCATTTTTTACATTTTTTTGTCCACTTCCTCCTTTTGTTTGTCCGGAAGGTGTTTTTGTAGTGGCGTTAGTCGCCTGCTTTTTTTTCTCTGCGTCAGCAGCAGCTTTTGCTGCTGCTGATTTTGCGGCAGCATCAGCAGCAGCTTTAGCAGTCGCTGCCTTTTCTTCATCTGTTCTCTTTTTTTCGTCTGCCTTTTTCTTTGCTTCTTCGGCTGCCCTTTTCTCTCGATCGGCTTTTTCCTTCTGAAGATCTTGAAGCCTTTTTTTGGCAGCATCTTCTGTCGCTTTTTTTGCGGCTGCATCCGCCGCGGGATCTTTTGCCGTTTTTGCAGCAGAATTTGTTCCTGATCTGCCTGCCCCTGTTCCTGTTCCTGCTGCCATGTTCCAATCACCCTTTAGTTAAAATTTTTCCTATAAAGAACTGGCGTTATCCACTCAGAATCAACGTATATTTCATTGGAATAGCCGGGTTCATCAATATCGTAATGTGGCATTAATGGTACAATAATATAGTAAATCGAACCCACATCGTCCTTGTTTAATTCATGATAGATATAATTTTTATGGGTTTTACCCAAAAATTTCCTAACACCGTTTACTACCTTCATGACAAGAAAAGAGTCATAGAATACTCCCGCGGCATTTCTTACGCTAAAGTTTATTTCCCAATTAATTCTTATGGTGTCTATGTCAAGCCTAAACGCGTTAACATTTTTAATGGATATGGCGTCGACAAAACTATTGCTTTTAATCTCCTGTGTCAAACCATATTGTTCGGCTGTCATTGTTTCGTATGTGTCGATAACTGGGACTCCGTCTAGTTCGAAATTTAAAACTCCAGTTAATTTTGTAAGTGGATTCTCCCATTTGTAGGGCGAGTAAAACCACTTTTTACCGTTCACTTCTCCGTTTTCAACATAATCCTTGAAGAGAGTAAGCGGATTTCTTCTATAAGTTATGATTTTATAAACGTATTTATTGTAAGGATCATAAGGAAGCAGCGCATTTTTAGTCCTACTTTCATTATCATCTATAAAAGTACCATCTCCCATTAGGGTAAAGCTTTCTCTCACACAAGTCGTTAAATTTAATCTAACTACTTCATGGACTATAATACCTGTGTAGTCTTTTTTAGGAATGGCAGAAGTGGATATGTTCGACGAATTAACGAAATAATCATATAGTTCCGGTGAAAACTCCTTTAATATGCTAGTGATTTTATCGTCTTCTTTTTGTGATGTGGTTGTTATTATGTTAAAAGCAACATTTTCAAAAGAAACATCTGCAGTTGATACAATACTAACATCAATTGGATTCTCAAAATAAGAAAGTAGAGGATGTTTATAAAACATGAAATTTGATCTATTTTCTACTATTCCATTGTCAACAGAAACATAATATTCGAATATTTCGCCTGGTTCATACGGAACAGACAACGTAGTCTCAGATTCGCCAATAGTCGTAGAAATCATTGAAGCTAATATATAGCCTCCCTCATATTCCTTTGTAAATCCATTTGACAATCTTCTTTTATAGAGAAAAATTTTCTTGCAATCAAATGGAATATTATAGACTTTCACAAAAATCATATCATTATTTTGTGGAATTTTATAAGCATCAATCATGATAGAATTGATAATCTTGTTTTGCCCCCAGATGATTTCATTGAATACGTGTGATTCAACACCATCAATATTCACTGGTACTATTTTAAAAATAGTTATGGGATCGGAGGGTCTATAAATTATTGGTACACCTATTCTTTCCCTCAACACAGATGTCAAAATGTTATTTTTTGTATAAGAAGTTCTGACATTGTGCTGGTTAAAAGATGCCACGTAAACGTTATAAGAAACTATTTCTGGTCCATTCAAATTATCTTTAATAGTCAAATAACATATGTTATCAACCTTATTGCCCGTGACAACCAATTCTGGTTGATATATTGAGGCCTTGTATGCCTGATAATGTATTAAACAGTCTATATTAAAATTTTTTGTTTCAACTATTTCATTGAGCTGTTTATGAACTTCAAAGGCTACGTTGATTTTAGAATTTTTATAATTCATTGAAATTTCAACATCTGTTGTCATTTCAAAAAAATCAAGATCTTTTGTGGTTTCCCTTGTTTCATATAATATAGATTTATTTTCAAATTGACTTGGCGAAACAACGTGTAGAAAATATCTCAAATAATCCAAAGATATTTCTTTTTTGTTTTTCAAATAATTTGAAATAAATTTGGCATCATATGTGTCAGTCCTAGAGTCAAAAGACTCCTCACTTACAGAATGTGGCATGACACCATATCGGTTAATTGCATCTATTGCATTATGTGGATTGAATAAAACGTTTTCTGCAAGCTTTTTTGGCACATGAGGTGTTATGTCAGAAGCGTAAGTTTCAATGAATGTATAATTATATTCATATAAGTCCTTCGGAATGGTTGGAATGCCATAAGGAACAAAAATTAAATCTTTTTCAACAATGGTGGTGCCGTCACTCTTTATGCCCTTGTGGTGCATCAATTGATTCAAACCTGAACTTAATTTTGATTGTGCCGATGGTGATAATGGCTCACCACCTTGAAAAAACCCATTAGATTCTTTTTTGGATTGATCTCTTGTATTTATTTTTTCTACTTGTGAAGTGTTTCTAGAGTCACCAATTATCACATCATTGTCTTGTGGAACATTAAAATTTTCGTCGGTCTCATTTGACTTGACCCTAATCACTAATTTTTCATAATCCCTAATATCTTCGCTGGTTCTCAAAGAAATTTTCCAACGAAATTTAAATCTCATCGTGTTCTTTGTCCTATCAACATCCACCAATTCAGCAAAGGCATCTTTGTTTATGATAAGCAAATCACTGGTGTTTTGATTTTTATTGTAAGAGAATATCATTCCGGATCCCTATCTCTTTGAGAAAGAACTATCGTAAACAAATTAACATAACAAGTGGTTCCTCTGTCATCAATAAAAGTTTTACCAATGAAAAAAACTCTATTTTTTTCATTGGGATCACTTCCAACATCATTTTGCATATAACCAAAATCAACAATGTCCAATTTAGAAACTGTATTGTCAACAATTTCAAAGAACTGCCCTAAGATATTATTATTTCTAGAAGTTTTTTCAAAAACAACATCTTGACTAGGATAATTTTTTAGGTCTGCCATTAATTTTGACATCATTAACGTCATTTCATTATCACCCCATGAGGGATAGTCGCCTAGAAAATATTTTGTTGGTATGTTTTTTATGTCTTTTTTGTTTGCAACAATCGAATCACTGACTTTAACCAAAGGTGGCAAATATCTAAAATTTTCTAAATTACTTAATTTGCTATCGCTAAAAAGAGAATCGATAGAATTCAATGTTGGAGGAGCCATCGTAAGCTGCCTAAGTCGTCGTGCAGATATTTGGTTTAAATCAAATTTTATTTCTGAGTCAAATTTGCTGTTTTCAGGAGCCTTTGGGTAGATACTGAAATTATCGTCCTCAAACAATCTATCTATTGTAGAAATTATTTTTAGGTCTTGAAAGTTGTCAAATGAAGAAGACAAAATATCAGTTATTTGACTAGAAAAATTTGCAACTTCTATTTCTTCTCTGTGTAATTTGCCACCCAACACCGGGCCCTCTAGTGATAAAGAAGACGTTATTGAGCCTATTGTGTTAGGTGTTATTTTCAAAATCTGTCCACTTGCTATATTTTCGGTGCTTTTCGAATCCAAAAAAACAACATTGGCCTGTTGTGTTGCAAAAACACTGGGCCCTTCACTGGAGCTGATTAAAGAAATAGCCCTGACTATACACTTGGCTAAGGACTGCGCATCCAATCCATCCTTAGTTCCTATGTACGCTTTGTAGGGTTTACCAGTTAGACCGCTACATCCAGCAAATGAACCGGTAATGAATTCTGATGGGAAGTCAGGTTTTATTAAAATGCTGGCCGTGAATGCCCCCGCGCCATCACAATAAATAAACCCTTTTTCATCGTTGGCTTTATCGTACTTTAAAAAATTAAAAGTCTTTATGGTCCTTCCGTGATAATAAGAATATGCAGATAATTTGCCATTTATGAATTCACCTTGTGCTTGACTAGATCCTTCGCCAAAAGGCAAATTGATTCCAAGGTTTAAGTTTTGTTTTTTAAATGGAACTAATTTACCTTCGTCGTTAGCTTCAAAAACTATTTGATCCTGTGGCAAATTTGCTGCTTCAAAATAAAGCTTGCTTGTAGGATCTTCATGCCCATTTTCGACGTCTGGCAGATAAGAAACATCTGCATCAGTAAAAGTGACATAGGAGACATTAAACGTGCCTTCGGACATTTGTCTACGACCTTCGGACGTTATTATTGCATCAATGATTCTGGATTTATTATCGAGTATTCCCATGTCAATTACCACACTAATTTATGTTTAAACAAAACATTATTGCTAAAGAATCTTTGAAGCAAGTGTTGCCAATTCAGATCTCTCTCCCTTTAGCAGTGTTACGTGACCTGATATTGCAAATGGCTTGAATTTTTCTATTGCATAAGTCAAACCATTTGTGAACGTGTCAACATGAACGTTGTCAATTTGTTCTATATCGCCGGTTAAAACTATTTTGGTTCCATCACCTGCTCGAGTAACAATAGTTTTTAACTCATGCATGGATAGATTTTGAGCTTCATCAATTATCATAAATGCATTGGGAATTGATCTACCCCTAATGAAGGAAATTGCTTCGATCTCTATAAGGCCCTTTTGTTGCATTAATTCAAGATAGGGATCTTTAAATCCACCAGGCTGTTGTTCGGAGCTCTTTTTTCTATTATTCATGCTTTGTTTCTTCAAAGAAGAGCCAAGCAAGTATTCAAGATTGTCCCTTATTGGAGCAATCCATGGCTCCATTTTTTCCTCCAAAGTCCCAGGAAGAAAACCAATATCTCGACCAACGGGTTGCACTGGTCTAGAAACTATTAACTTTTGATATATCGGTTTTTTTCCCAATGAATCAAGCTGTTCAAGACCCGCTGCTAGAGCCAACAATGTTTTTCCGCAGCCTGCTCTTCCGGTAAGGGTCATTAACTTAACTTCAGGATTTAACAATAAATCCATGGAAAAAACTTGTTCTTTATTTCTACACCTTATGCCAAAAACATTTTCATGTTTTTGCACATGTACCAAACTGCCATCAGCTTGATTTCTGGCCAGGGCCGAATTTGTCGTATTTCCAGCGCTATTGATAGATTTTAGAACGACTATTTGATTGGGAAAAAATGCCTCTTGAGAAACATCGGAAGTGATCATCTTTTTTTCTTGATAAAAAGAATCAACAATTTCCTCCGTCGTTTCTACAACTTTTACGCCTGTATACAGAGAATCAACATTGTCAGAAACTCTATTGCTCAAATAGTCTTCTGCTTGAATTCCAAGAGAAGAACACTTTATCCTGATATTAATATCCTTGGAAATTAATATGACATCTGGGTCAACTTCCTTCATTTGAAGGATGAACCCAATGATCATATTATCAACAGAGGAACCGTATCCCAAATCAGAAGGCAAAAGATCCTTGTGTTCTCGTGAACAAGAAATAATTTTTAACTTGCCTCCACCAGGTAGATCAATTCCTTCCTTGAAATTTTGATCTCCTGACACGGATAAATCATTTAGTTTTCTGGTGACCTCTCTGCAATTTCTACCGACCTCATCGGATCTAATCTTATGTTTGTCCAATTCCTCTAGAACCATCATGGGAATGATGAGGTCGTTATCTTCAAAATTTCTAAAACAATTAGGGTCACTCAATAAAACGTTTGTGTCTAAGATGTATGTTTTTTTCATTTGATTTAAGTCGCAGTTTTTATACAATTTATGTTCTACGACAAACTATAGCATATTATATGACACAAATCAATAAATCAGACAATAAAACTAAGTTAAATGTTTTAGATAACACCACGTGCTACGAAGCAATTGATAAGAATAAAACCACATGTCAAAGAAAAAATTGCCACCAGTGGATTAATCACCCTGGTGGTAAAAATTGCATTCATGTAACAACTCAACAGGGAGCACTAACCCTAAGAGAAATAGGAAAAATATATGGCCTTACCAGAATGAGAATATGCCAAATAGAAAAAAATATCTATCAAAAAATAAGAACGTCCATACTCACTTAACAGACTTCTTCTTAAATTTTCCAGGATTCAAGGCAGGCTCTGATTCAACAGCAGGGGGGACATTTTCCTCTTGCTGTTTTTCAATTTGAACCTCTTCTTCAAGTGTCTTTATTTCTCCAACGCTATGAACCTCAACAACGTTGTTGCTAGCAAATTTACGATTTATTTCAGCTGAAGAATTCTCAACGTTGGCGACGGTTTTTAATTCGTCCGCTGATCTTTTCTCGGCATCGATTTTTTGTTGCCAGACAATTCTTCTAACTCTTTCTTCTTGTCTCATTTTGTTTCTCCAATAAAATGGGCACAGTTTTATATATTTAACTGCACCCTTATTTTATCACTGCTTTGTTTTCTTGGGCTTTGCTGGCTTTTTTGCGGCTTCAGCTTTCTCAAGCTCAATTGTAGACTTGACTAAATCCCTGGCATTGGCTTGCAACTGTCGAAGGCCTTTTCGAGCTCTGACACCAGCAGCAGCCACCCCGCGAGCATTCTTCAAAACATCGGACTCTATGGCTTCAATTAGAGCCTTAAGCTCTGTCCACTTGGTAAAAACATCTAAACTCATTGGTTAATGATAACCTCCTGCTCGAAATATACGCACGCCATCAAAAAAGTAAACCCTCAGCCCACAGATTGAGTAAATTCTTCAGGAAACATATCCTTGTTTCTCAAGAAGAAACGATTCCAATCGGAGTCAAGGATGTATGATATGGCGTGATCTTTCTCATTCCTGATAGATCTACCAAATGACTGGATGATGGACTTCGCAGTCATATATGGATACCACATTTTATTACGCTCCATCCTTTTTTTGACTACAAGATCACCAAGGTATGGAAACGGTACCTTGCAAAGAATTTGAAATCTAGATGCTTCATCGGCCAAGTCAACACCTTCCATCATCGATGGACTGAGAAGGATGGTTGGCTCTTTTGCTTCGAGATGTTTCTTGAGTACATCATCCCTGTTTGTGGAATCATGAACAAGTATTCTGCTTGATCTGATGTTCTCTTGGAGAAACTTGGCGACCTTGTAATTCGAACTATGGATGATGCCTTTATCGCTAGGGTGTTTTTCCATGAGCATCTTGACCGCCTCAACCATAACCGGCAACGTCTTATCAATGTTGTCCTTTGACATGCTACCGACTGGCACATAGTGAATAGGCCTATTCTCAATTGGAAATGGTGAAGGGATTCTCAAGTATGCAACGTCATTTGTTTTTAAACCCACAGAGGCGCAAAATACATCCTTGTCGACCACTGTCGCAGACATCATCAAGATTCTTGCGCCGTTCCTAAAAAATACCTTCTCACTATACGGAGAAACATCGATGGGCTTAAATTCGAATTTTCTGGCGCCTCTCTTGTTGCCTTCCTGTGGATAAGCAACATTCATTGCCCAATTGTCAGGTTTATAAACCTCAATGAACTGGTCAATCTTTCCCACATGTTTCTCCAGCATCTCATATTGCTTGGAGTAATCTCCGTAGCCCTCGATGCCCTCAGAGAGCTTCACAAGATTCTTTTCCAATTCTTTGACATATTTATTGACCGACTTTTTGTAAGTAGTCTTAACCCAGTCGAAGACGGCTTGTTGGCTGTCCAGCTTTGGTATCTTGCACTTAAGTGCATCGCGAGCAAATTTCTCTGAAAAAGTCACTTCCACAAATTTACCGAGCTCTGTCTCCACATTGTGACACTCATCCACAATGAGAAGCGCACGTGGTTCGAGCTTGCCTGCATACGTTGTCTCTGCCAAGAAATAAGAGAAGTTAGTGATGGAAACGGGCGAATCGATGAAGTCTTGTTTTTCTAGGCTATAGTGACACTCGTTCTTACACTGCTTCTGAAAATCAGTACCATTGAGTTGTTTGCCCAGCTTTGACAACAGCCTTTTCGACTCTGCACAAGTCTGATCGGAATAAAACTTGCACTTATAGTTGGAAGATGACTTGATGGACCTGATAAGTCCCTTGCCTGACTGGGGACCGAAGTCGGACATGTATTGTTCCTGCAGCAGCTTTTGGGTAGTTATGACGTAGGCACCTGTCATGGGTTCGCCATCTTCGTTCTTTATGGTAGGCGCATGAGCTTCCATATAGCGCGCGATGGCAATACCAGTAGCACTCTTTCCACTACCCGTACCCATTTCAAGCAATACATGTCTCTTTCCTGACTCATATGCATCGATGGCAAATTCGATAGCCTTCCTTTGTTCCGGTCTAATTTTTGAGAACGGAAAATACTTTAAGTAGTCGTACTTAGGCATGAAATGTATACTAAATGGCGAAACAGCAAATTTGCACCATTACTCTTTTTCGCCAATGATCTTGTCGACAATTCCTAGTTTGATTGCCTCTTCAGGGAGAAGATAAACGTCATGACCGGTCGACATTATCTTTTCTATTTTTGTCTTAGTTGCCCCGGTTTCTTTTACAATTGCATCGACCATTTGGTCTTGGAGCCTCTTGTGTTCCTTGACATCATTGAGGACATCAAACACGGTGCCTCCAACGCCGCCTGAAACGGGGTGAATCATGATTCTGGCAGATTTTCCGATCATTCTTTTGCCCTTGTGTCCGGAAGCTAGCAGCAACACTCCGGCCGACATGACTTTTCCTAAAGCAATCGTATGCACCGGGCAAGGCAGGAATTTAATGGTGTCATAAAGAGTAAACATTTCATCGACTGATCCACCATAAGTGGATATGACAAGATGAATGGGTTTATGGTTTTGGTTGGCCAAGTGCAGTAATTGCGCAACAACCATAGAAATAGATACTTCGTTAACGTCACCATGTAACACAACTAATCTAGTAGTGTCTCCGGCACTCACATTGGAGACGACCATGGTGTCTTCTGAATTGTTCTTTTCTTCTGATTTCAATAGTAATTTTGCTGTAGGCCTTCCCATCACATCTCCTTGTCTTGCATGTCATCACCACCATAAATCTTTGATATAAACAATGTATCGCCTTTCAATTCTTTTATGTGCGATGTCATGTCCTTCATTTCGTCTATGTTTTCAAGTTCGAGACTGAGTTGATAAATGATTAACCATCTTTGTCTATCATTGACACCAAATTGATTGATTTCAGAAACTATCTGACGAGCCTGGTTGTTATCGTATGCAATTTTTTCGGATTGCATCTGGCCATAAAATATTTGTTCCATTATTCACCCTGGGAATGCGACGTCTGTCCTGTTAAAAGATTCTATCTTAAAAAATGTATCACTCATTATGCGAACATATTTTCCTTGTTTCGTGTCGCTCTCTTCTTCCTTGACTAGTATCACAAACTCTCCCCACAATTTGTTTTCTACAATAAACTGTGCCAATTCCCACATCGGTAAATCAACATTATTTCTCTCCAAAATTGCAGAAAGATTTGAAGGCATAGATGTCTTAATGTCTTCAATGCTTAGTATTGAAGAAAGATTTTCTTTTCCTTGCAATATCTCAGACTTGCATATGTCAATAACCTTATGAATTGATCCACAATTGTTGCATTGAGCATATTTAATGATGACTTCATCATCATCTTTTATTGCAGAAAAAACGATGAATTGGTGGGCAGGTGGATTGGGTGTGGACTTAAATTGTGATAAAACACATCTGCATTTTACCAAGTGGAGTTGACCGCGCATTTATACCAACTTTTTTATTGAATTTTGAAAGTATGATATTGCCTTTTGAGAAGAATCATCAAAAATGAAATTAACCACTTGAATTAACCTAGGGAGCTCCGAAGCTTCAATTTGAATTTGTCCATTTCGACTTGCACTGATTAATCCGACAATCAAATTATCTTTGGTGCTATCAAGCACAAGCTTGGCTTCTTTTGAAATTTTATCGACGTTGTTCATGTTCACCTCTTTTTAAAATAATTCTACTTTCACACATGTAAATAACCCATTTTTTCAATGGCGCCATTGAAAGATTCAAAATATCGATTTGCAACTACTTCAGGACGTATTCCATTCGAACAAATGGAATTTAATCGACGTATTGCCTCGTCAAACTCAATCGAATTGCATGCGTATGATGCATCATCCGGTAGAGCCACCTCAACGCAGGAAGAAGATAGGCACTTTATGCGCTTTATTAGCGTCTCTGTCAGCTCAGGATTTTTTTCCATTTTTTCTTTGAGTTGCTTGATCAATATTTTTGTAGATTTTTTTGAGGCGGCATTCTTCAAGATTACCTTGTTTGATTGAAAGTTGCAGCTTTCCACCATTTTCAAAGTCGACATATCAATCGAAGAGATGAGTTGTCCCTTGAGGCTTGACACCACATCGGTGTTTGATGCTGTTGCTATATCCACCAAAGTATTAACACCTTCAAGGTCATATGTGATTTGATATGGAAAAAGCACCAGGTTTCCTCGATCATTGTTGACCTTGATTGTGTTAGCAACATCATCAGATAATCCCCTGCAAAAAAGTGCGCAGGGGATTTTGTTGTCGGAAAGAAATGTTAAAACATGATGAATTTCAGATACGCTTTCAACATATCCATCGATGCACAAAACAGAAACATTCTTCAATAATTGCGGTCGAATATTGACCAGTGATTTTGCTGGAAATGAATAACCGTCATAAGCTTCAATGTAAAAATTGTGATTTGATGATTTTTTCAAAATCACACTTGTTGAAGATCCGGACATGTCAATGATGTTTTCCATGATTTTGCGGTTGCGATGATTCATGAATCGAAAAGAGTTGATCACGGACTTTTTGGTGACTGGGGTGTCAGATGTGTCTTCTATTTTTTGGCCGACAAAAAGCCTGAGAAACATGTTCCCGGATCCAGGAGAAGTCTTCTCGGCCGTAATAAAATTAGAAAGCAAAATTTCATAAATCTTTGACTGGGATATATCAGTGGGTTTAATCCGAAGAATGTGCTGGATGTGCTTGAGTGGTCCGTCTTTTGAAAGTGATTTTTCAACATCCAAATTTTCTCTTATGATTTTTCTTACTTCTTCAACAATGACCGGCAATTCACTCATGGGCTTATTCTACACACAACGAATTGCAAGTGGTTAATGCAAATTTACTTTTTGCATGTACAAGTCTAATTGCAGGTAGTATTCTAATTAATAATTAGAAGAATTAATTGGATCCAATTAGATACAATTAGAAGAATTAATTAGATACAATTAGATACAATTAGAAGAATTAATTAGATACAATTGGATCCAATTAGATAGAATTAGATCCAATTAAGAGGCTAATTAGAATGAATTTAAAAGAACCAATTTTTGTAAATCCCAATAAGCTAATAGAAGAAAATTCTGAGATTATTTTTGTTGCTGACGTGTTCGTTGAGGATTATGTCGGTGGAGCCGAATTAACGTCGGATGCAATCATCCAGGAATCACCATTTGTGGTGCAAAAGCTACACTCAAAAGATGTAAATCTTGCAACTTTACAACAGGGAATTAATAAATTTTGGATATTTGGAAATTTTGCACAACTCAATCCAGAATTAATTCCTTCAATTGTGGCAAATTTGAAATACTCCGTCCTGGAGTATGACTATAAATACTGCAAATTTAGATCACCTGAAAAACACGTTGCAGCCGAAGGCACGTGCGATTGTGAAAGTAAAATCAATGGAAAATTGGTTTCCGCTTTTTACTTTGGATCCCAGGCTTTATGGTGGATGTCAGAACAACAAAAAAACAAATACACCAACTTATTTCCGTTTCTGCTGGAGAAAGATAATGTAGTTTTATCCAGCGTATTTTCCAAAGAAACTCTTGGAAAATTGAGACACTTGAGGGAGCAATCAAATCCAAAAAAGGGTTGGATTGTTTTAGGATCCACTTCTTGGGTGAAGGGTTTTGAAAATGCAAAAAAATGGTGTGAAGACAATCACAAAGAATATGAAGTTGTATGGAATTTGAGCTATGATGAAGTGCTAGCAAAACTTTCCACCTCTGAGGGCTTTGTCTACCTACCGGCCGGAGCCGATACGTGTCCAAGAATGGTGATTGAAGCTAAGTTATTGGGTTGTGAGCTTCACATGAACGACCATGTTCAACATGCAAAAGAAGAGTGGTTCAATACAGACGATTTAGATTCTATCCAAGATTATCTCTACACAGCGCCAGACATATTCTGGAAGGCAATCAAATTGATCAAAAATCATAAACCAACCATTAGCGGTTACATCACTACTTACAATTGTATTGCACAGGAATATCCATTTGAAAGAAGTATTAATTCCATGTTGCAATTTTGTGATGAGGTCTGTGTGGTCGACGGAGGTTCCACCGATACCACACCCGAGACTCTCTTTGACTTACAGATGAAGAACTCTCCAGAAGAGTCACGAGTCAAATTGATCGAGGACCTGAAGAGAGAGAAGGGTGAGACTCTTCCTATTTCCGTTCTCCACGAGGCACTCAACGGTATTTCACGAGTCAAAGTGAAGACGATATCCCGTGATTGGACTCATCCTCGACATGCAGTTTTTGATGGCATGCAGAAGGCAGAAGCACGAAAGATGTGTACTGGCGAGTTCTGTTGGCAAATGGATTCTGACGAAATAGTACACGAGAAAGACGCTCATAAAATCATTGAATTGTGTCAAAATATTCCAAAGAACGTCGACATTGTTTGTCTCCCGGTTGTGGAATATTGGGGAGGGCCCGAAAAAGTTAGACTTGACATTCAGCCTTGGAAATGGAGACTCAGCAGAAATTCTTCACACATCACCCATGGAATCCCAGTCGAACTTCGCCGCAATGATGTAAATGGTGACCTCTATGCACTCGAAGGTACCGATGGTTGTGACATGATCAACACAGAAACGGGTGAGAGATTGCCACATGTTACGTTCCACAACACAGAGACAGAAACAATTCGTAGAGCAGCAGTTTTAGGTGATGAGAATGCCATTAAAGCCTATCAGGATTGGTTCAATAAAGTTGTTGAAAATCTTCCTGGTGTATTTCATTATTCATGGTATGACATTCCGAGAAAAATTCGAACCTATAAGAATTATTGGACAAAACACTGGAATTCCCTTTACAACAAATCAATGAAAGACACAGCAGAATCAAACATGATGTTTGATTTACCGTGGTCAGAAGTTTCTGAAGAGATGATAGAAGATTTGGCAAAAAATCTAAAAGAAAAAACAGGCGGTTGGATTTGGCACGGCAAATGGAAAGGCCAGCAAATTCCCCACCTGACAATTAACACAACGGAGCCAAAATGAAAGAGAACAAATTGCATCAAGCAATATCGAAGCTTTTGACTGACCGCTTGGCAAAAAATAATGGAAAAAGATTGAATAGAGAAACTTGTACGGAAATATATCAAGACATATTTTTTAGCATAACGGAGCTATTCAAAGAGTCATCCACACCGCTTGGTAACGAAGCTGCAAATCTATTGGCACAGATGTATTATGATTGTGTGACACTGCAGACATCTTCTGGCAATTCAGAATTGGATCCAAGCATATTTGAAAAGAGGGCGTCGACAGACAACGTTCCTACAAAGGAATTAGCATTATTGGCAACAATGATGAACGGTACTCCCTTTGCACCTGTGTTTATATCGGCAGTCAAGAGGCGATCGTGAACTCAATAGAGGATGTGAAAATTTGCGTCGCCATTTGTAATTACAATCACTCTCGCTATCTTAAGGAATCCATACAGAGCATTGTGGATCAAACACACAAAAATCTTGATATTGCCGTTATTGATGATGGCTCAATCGACCAAGGAAATGTAAAGGACTTGGTTAAATCTTTTAACGACGAAAGAATTAGGCTCATTCTTTTACCTACGAACAAAGGAAAATGGAATGCACTAAACACTGCCTTTTTGGGAACAGATGCAGTGATATGTACTTCTCATGATGCCGACGATGTTTCTCTGCCGTGGAGATTAAAAGCCCAGATTAATTGCATGATTGAGACGAAGACTGTCCACAATTTGTGCGGCTTCATCTCTTGTTGGTCTGATCAAGAGGTGATAGATTACGCAACAAAGATTGAACTGCCTTCGGAAATGAAGGTAGCATCTGGCGATGCGGTCACGAAGAGCGTCCTTCAAGGTTTCGACACTCCTGGAATCAACCATTATTTTACAGGCAATTTTGAAACTGCTGGTGTTAGTTCAATGTTCTATAAGAGAATTTGGGATTTAGGAATTAGATTTTTACCGCCTGGCAAAAACGTTAGGGTACTCATGAGTGAAGATTCTGATTTTAATTTTAGGCTCACGACAAGCCATCGTTCAACTTCTCTGTTATTAGAAACACCATATCTTTATAGAAGAAACACCAGCACAAACAAGGAAGAAAAATGAGCACTTCTTTTAAAATAGTTGTTCCCGTGTATAATTCGGAAAATTGGATTGAAAAATGCCTATCTTCAATCAAGAATCAAAAACATAAAGAATTTGAATGTGCCATATACAATGATTGTAGCACCGATTCAACAGGCGAAAAAATAGAAGATTTTATTAAAGAATATGGTGATGAAAGATTTACAGTCGTTCACAATTCTTCTAACAAGAAAACTCTGTTTAATCTCATAGATGGATGCCAAACACTTAAATCAAAAGAAGAGCCAGAGTCAGTTTTGGTGGTAGTCGATGGAGATGACTCTTTGTTCAGCGAATATTCTTTGAGCTTGGTCGATAACGTATATCAAAAAACTGGAACGTCTTTGACATATGGTTCATTTGTTCATTGGCCTACAGGAGAGATTTCTAATTTTTCTAGGGAATTCCCGAATGAAGTAAGGGCAAATAATAATTACAGAAAATTCCCGTTCGTTTCCAGTCATCTTAGAACCTACAAGAGCTATCTTTGGAATTCCATATTGGATTCAGACCTTAGAGACACAGATGGAGAATATTTTAAGGTAGCTTGTGATGTTGCAACAATGATACCAATGTTAGAAATGGCTGGTGGAAATTTTATACACATTCCCAACATTCTATATGTTTATAATAGATGGAATCCACTGAGCGATGACGTCATTAATTCTTCAGAGCAAGGAAGAATAGATAGATTAATAAGGTCTAGAAAAAAATACGAGCCGTTTTTATGAGAGATTTTTATAGTTTTGCCATGTTGGGAAAATATGGCAGACTTGGCAATCAAATGTTTCAAGTAGCTACAGTCGCATCCCTTGCAAGATTAAAGGGGTGCGATTTAGTTTTACCCAATAATGAAAACACAATCATTAGAAAATGCTTCAATATCCCATGCATTGACGCAACAGAAGATCATTCCTTTTTAACAAAAGGAAGATGGCAAGAGCCAAGCTTTTGTTATTCTAGACAAATATTGGATCTTCCGACCAATGTTGATATATTGGGATATCTCCAATCGTGGAGGTATTTGTTTGATGAAAAATATATTAGACAAATATTTTCTTTCGATAAAAGTGTCATCGAAAGATGCAAGAATAATTTGCCAATAGGAGAATTAATATCTTTACACGTGCGAAGAGGAGATTATCTAAAATTTCCAAAAGTTTTCCCATTGCCATCAGTTGAATATTATGAAGATGCAGTGTCTTCAATAAAGTCTGAGAGACAGGATGCAATACCAGTAATTTTCACCGATGACAAAAAATGGTGTGAAGAAAATTTTCCAAAAATGCAAATTTTTTCCACTTCAGAAATCGATGATTTGTGTATGATGTCGTTATGCAAACATCATGTGATTGCCAATAGTAGCTTTAGCTGGTGGGGGTCTTGGTTGGCAAAATCAGAAGAACAAATAGTGTATTCACCGCATGCATGGTTTGGTCCAGAAGGACCACAGGACACACAGGATTTATTGCCACCCTGGTACAGGAGATCTTAATGCTATTAGATTTAGAAAAAATTGTTGAAGTTTTTAACATTCCACAAACAGGTGTTTTTCACGTGGGTGCTCACCACGGCCAAGAAATGGAAAGGTATAAAAAATTAAAACTTAAGAATGTTGTGATGTTCGAACCATCTCCAAAGACATTTGAAATACTACAAGAAAACCTAAAGGATGAAGAAGTTACATTGGTAAATTTGGGCCTGGCGTCAGAAGACTCTGAACTAGAGCTCTATGTTGAATCAGCAAATTTAGGACAGTCTAATAGTTTGCTCAAACCAATGCTCCACACATCACAATATCCAGACATAAAATTTGAATCAAAAGAAAAAGTGAACCTCACTTCTTTGGACAAGTGGTGCGAAAAAAATGAAGAAAAATCCATTGCCAACATAATGTCTTTAGACGTTCAAGGCTATGAGCTTGAAGTATTACTGGGTGCACAAAAAACTTTGAAAAACATTGACATCATTATATGCGAGGTCAATAGAAGTGAACTATACAAAGATTGTGCTTTTGTAATTGAAATAGACATCTTTTTAAGACACCATGGCTTCAGGAGAGTGGCAACAAACTGGGTCGGAAAAACTTGGGGTGACGCAGCATATGTAAAGGAGAACTTTGTGCAAAGTGTGTCGAAGATTCCATCCATCGACATAATAGACAAATCATTTTCACACTCTAAGAGTGTTTTGGGATTTGATTCAGCTTGCCTATTGCCTACTTCTAAATTTAATTGGAATAGAGAGAAGACAGGTGATTTCGATTTTGTTGTTATAACCGATGAATCTGTCGCCACCAAGACTGAAAAAAGAAAAATTGCTTGGCTTTTGGAACCTAATGACATATCAAATCATGCATACAACTATGTAGAAAATCACCAAAATGATTTTGTCGGAATAGTTTCTCATGACATAAATTTTGTTCAAAAAATTGAAAA